GCCATCATCGAAGGAAGCCCTGATAAGGAATTTACCCCAATTACTATTGGCGGATTCCGAGATGTTATCAATCACCTCTTCCACTTTAAAGCGGGAAGGGTCATATGGTTTTCTTGCCATTATATAATCCTCCTTTATTTACTTTTCTGTGTATAGGGTAAAAAAATAATAGGAATGAATCCGAAGACTCATTCCTATTATTTGAAAAACCACTATTAACGAACGTATTTCATTGGATCGAAGTCGTTGCGTTTGAAGTTTTTGTTAGCAATGGATTTCAACACTTTAATTGTGAAACCTTTGTTGCGATGGTCGTTAGCAGACACGAAGTCTAATACGAAACCGCCACGTTCTGTTGGGATATCGAATAACCAACGAAGAACGATTTCCATATCCAATTTAATGGATGCTACAGTACGGTCTTTAGACAAGTGCCAATCAACGGAACCAGAAGTAAAGTTAGCGATTGCTGTGTCTAAACCTTCATCACCCAATAATTGGAATTGAGCTTTGTCTGTGTTATTGCGAGCAATGCTATTCAATGTGCCTAGTAAGTTAGAAAGGCCATTGTTACCGCGACCAGAGAAAGAGCGTTTACCTTTACCACCCATACGTTTACGGTCATCTTTGTCTAATTGAACAACGATGTGTGTGTTGAATGGATAGATAACGTCTTTGCCACGGTATTTACCGCTCAATACGCTGTTGAAATGTGGATTGTATTTGGATACCACATATACGCGTTCGTTTAAACCGGACACGTTTAAAGATTGTAGGCAGTTCAATAATGCACGTTCAATGTCGTTAGACTTAACGTCATACATAACTGCACTTGGCACGATGGCCATGTTGTTACGAGTCAATTCCTCGTAGTTTTTCGCCTGTGGATTATTTACCACTTGATTGTTTTGACCTTGGCGATTGTGTTGTGCATTGTTTGCACCGTTTTGATTGTTACCCATTATAAGTAACCTCCTCTTGTTAAAAAGAAACAAAAAATAAGTCGTAAACTCATAATCAAGTTATGGACTTGAATATTTGTTTACGACCTAATTAAATAATATATAGTTAAAATCCGAGTAAGGATTTTTACTATTGATTGGATAGAATCTTAGACTTTGCGTGGGACATCGTAGCGTGTACTTTGTGAGCCCAAGCTTGATCAGATGCATATATAGAATTAACAGAGGATAGATTTGTATACCCTCGGTTAAAGTAAACATCTTTAATCATCTCACCCCAATGGTCAACACATGCTTCCATAGATGGGAAACTATAAGCTGCACCTTCGTTACCATCATAGGCGGCAATACCGAATAAGTTATTTCTAGTGCGAGCTAAATGACTGTTACCCCAAGAGGATTCATGAGCGGCAACGGCAACACCAAATAGAGCATTCACGCCCCATTTTTCTTCCATATGTTGGAATGCATCACCTAAACCAGCGAGACTTGTTCCTTCCAGTGCTTTATTGAGTTCAGCACCAGATAGATGTGTAGGTTGAGTAATATCAAGAGTGATATCATAGATACGTTCTTGAGCTACTCGATGTCCATTCGAATAGCGAGACGTTAAGTGTAAATCTCGTAAGCTTCGAATAGACCAGTCCATTTCACGTTCATTAACGTAGAAATGACCAGAATCGCCCATAGAGAATCCAATGAACTTACCTTCATACAGGTTAAGGTCACGTGTTACTTGCAATCCATACAATAAGATTTCAGTTTCTTTATACTTCGACTTATTCGATAGGAATGAATTCTTAGTAACGTGATGCTCTAGAGCATTGATTTCACGATAGACTTTGCCGTGTGTAGCACCGTCTTTTAACGCGAATTGAATATAGAAATTATCTTTAGCTATTTCCATAGGTACTTTAGCTAACCCTTCCATGGAAACAACTGTTCCATGTTTGTCTAGCGAGTATTTAGTTTTCTCATCATTGATGAGAACAAAGCTTCCTTGCTTAAGTTTGGTTTCCTTTCCATCGTTGGAAATAACAGCAACGTCATTTGTCGTTACTAGATAGATGTGTTCTAGCAGATTGATAGGTACCACATCTTCTGTCGCTAACTGAGAAGTCAACGACGTGCCCTCTTTGTCACTATTGTACTTGGACTCAACTGCTCCTTGCGGAGATGCTGATAAAGCTTTTAAATCGTCTTGGTACTCGCTGATACCGAAGACGACTGCTATAATGAGGACGAATTTGGCAACTTGTAATAAAAATGGATTCACAGTTGTCACTTCCTTTCTTCATTAGAGCAATGTTCAAAAGTTATTGTGCTCTAATATATAAAAATATGGATACGATGAAAATGCTCATCGTATCCATATAATATATACTTTATATACTGATTATACTTCTGTATATTACAGCTAATTCTTTAGGGTCTAATTCAATACCGAAGGTGTCGCCTTCTTTACGACTTCTTTCATTGTATTGCTGTATCATGTAATCAACGATACGGAATCCAGGTAGATGCTTAACTAGAATCGTATGAATGTGTCGGAATGAACCACGTAGACCAGATTCGATATTATAGATATCTGTATCGCAGTCAACGCGATGAATCATTACGATAGCATATAATATATCACATGCTAGATTCTTCATACTCTCTATTGATGTATCACTATCTAATGTGACACCTCGACTATATTCCAATAATCGTTGCGTATATTCTAAAATGTACTCACGACTAAGATATGGGTGACCACTTCGATTACAATTGATATTCTGGAGAAGTTCACGTGTTAGCGTATTCCTATCACTATTGATAGCATTCAATACATCGAGTTTGAAATCATCGAATACACTAGTAGATTCTCCTACGATATCATCTACCGTATCCGTCCGGAACATAGAATTCATGTTCTCAATATACTCGATTTTCATATGAGTCATATATAATTCATATGGGTCAAACTCACCGAATAGCTTACGGTACGCCATAGTGATTTCCATATTATAGTCATCATCAAAGATGAATAGTGGATACATATAGACGTTAATGGTATAGGTAGCTAAGTCAATATAAGCTCGAGTGCAATATACAGTATGGTCAGCTACTACCCATAAGTAATCATAGGTATCAGGGTGACTGAATAGACCGTATTCTGGATGGTCACTACGTAGGATTTCATATACGATTAAGTGGTTAACACCTCGTAAATCTTTTTCCTGTTGACATAGAGAACGGAATACCTCTTCAATACCTTCTGGGATTTCTTTTTCAAGAATTTGCTCTTTAATCTTCTCAGGGAATCCAGGAGTTATCGTTACTGGATTTTCAGTAGCTTCCAATTCTTCAGGACTGTATTCACGACCTAGTATAGAAATCAATTCAGAGTAGTTACTAGTACCATCATCGACTTTCAGATAGTTCACGATAGTGGTAGCGATATCAGCACAATCAGAACGGTCTAATAGACCTATAATGATACTAGCGATAATATAAGATAAACCACCACGTTTTAATAGCATTCCAATCCGTAATCCACGTTCTTCAGCAGATAATGTGTTCGTATTAAGAATGATATTGATGAAAGTGATAATATCAGCAGGTAACGCTGTTTCTACTGATTCATAGGATACCATATATGGTACCGCATCAAGATAACGCTCTGTTTGAGCTTGAATGGATTCAATCAAGTTCTTAACTTGAGTTGGAATCTCATTACGTTCATTGAAATCAAATAGTTCTTTTTCAAAGAATGATTTAGCTCTATCAGATAACGTCATAGTTGTACCATATCCATCAGCAGTTTCTTCCACTCTAATATCTTCATCGGCTACTAAAGTGACGAGTTTATGAGTATCATCCAATGTATTGAATTCTTCTGCTGGGATTGGTTTACGTAATACTTGTGTTTTAGTTGGAACAGCACCTACGATAGGTTCTAATGTACCTACGTTAGATGCTTCGTAAATAGTAGTAGCTTCCGCTACTGGGTATTTGCGTACATCGAAATGACGCATTAATTGACCTTTAAATGCTACTTTTAAATCGAGGGCTTCGATTCTAGCTTTGATAGTATTTACTAAGGTCGGTTTGTCTGCTTCTGGGCAGAGATTGAAATTCCTAACGGCACCATCAAGTTCTTCTTTGGTGTACATAGGAAATCTACGTTGATCAGGTAGACCAAAATATTCGCTTGGATAGCGAACGATTTCTTGAATGTTTATTTCATTCATCAGTTGTCTCCTTTATATTCATTATACTTTTAATAGCTTGTGTTACAACTTAGTAATGGATGTTATATAATTGTGAATAGCGTTTTTTATGTAGCGTCTATAGGAAAACATTTTATGGAGGTGAAAGCTTCGATATGGGTAGACGACACCAAGTAAGTAAGCGATTCAGGCAGAAGAAACACTCAAAAGCAGAAGAGTATTCGCACTATACTAAGAATAGAGTGTCCGTTCCTCAACAGCAGGAACAACAAAAACCTCGACGAAGTACAGTTACTCCATCTCATGTGCAACCAGGTGATATGTTCATTATGCGAGATAACCGATATAATGCCGAAAATAAAGGCAAAGAATCATCCGATACACAAGTTATCCGCTATGATCGACCGGTTGTAGTTATGGCAACCAATAGAAACACTGTTAATGTATTGGCACTATCAACTAAAGAGCGTCCCTATGATGCAATGTACCCATTAGTCATTGAAAAAGGATTAGAATCTTTTGCTATTGTATCACAACCACTTACGGTGGATTTTGATACACTATCCGATTACATTGGTACATTACGTCCAGACGTATTTCACGATATTCAGGAATCATTAAGTCGGTTTATTCTACATGGTACGTCACATGTAAAGAGAACGGTATCTCGTTATGAAATGGATATGGTTCGCTATGAACCATTCGGGGTGTATGAGTTCACCCAAACAGGTGAACGCTACATGGTTCTTAAAACTAAGATTAAGAATTTAATTAAAATACCAGTGGAGATAATAGATGAAGAATCGGTAACGGATACAGATATTAAAGTTTTCTGTGGTCATGTCCGATTGTCCACGGTTCGTCTCTTATCACAAGAAGAGCTTAATTCGGATGATATGGTGCTATATATTGGAGAAGAGTATCGTAAAACGGTACGTAATCGCATCGTTGAATTGGTCAATGAATTCTATGGGATTCGAGTACGCAACTGCTTACTGAAAGAAGATTCCCGTGATATCCAAGAGACTATGACGATGGCTAAGATCATTTCTCCGGTAGATTATATTAATGGTATCAAGGTGATTGATGACATTTGTCACAATCATGTCAAACAGTATCTGGATGACCCTCAAACGTTCGTTAAGAGGGCATTCCGTAAAATCAAAACGTTTAGTAGTCCATTACCGCTCGTGGACATCATTAATGAAAAACTTGTTACAATGAGCGATATTTTGTTGTGTGACACTCGTATTCTCTCAATTGGTGAAAGTAAGTTTGATGCTATTCTCGAACAACGATTACGCCAACACACAAAAGGGTTTACACACAATGACAAAGGTGTGGTAGTGAAATACAACTGCCCAGATAGAAAATACTACTTAAAGAACGTTCGATGGATTTATAAATACCATGAACGTAAAAACAAAGCATAAGCAAACGAAATATAGAGTATATAGGAATTAACCTATATACTCTATATTTTATGTGTTTAACGAGCTGGGTATACGCCTTTGATACCGACTTTACGATACCAATTCGCTTTACCGCGAAGAACGTCACCGCCACGTTGGTAACCTTGACGACCATATGGGTCATATACTGGGGACTCAGGAGTACCTAAGTATTCCAAATCCCAGCGTTCCAAGGCACCAGATTTAGGACCGTATGGTTCATGGTACCATACACCATCTTCATTATCAGCTGCTTCGCCGTGTGTCATAACACGTGCTTTATCGATAGTTAAATCGAGAGCGTTTGCTAATACAGTGATAACTTGAGCCATGGTTTCAATTTGAGCCTTAGTTGGTGGCTCATATGGGTCTACCGCTTCAGGTGTCATATTAGCACATCCAAGCATAGTTACAGCAATAGAGCCTGTATTTCTACGCCATGTACCGTATAAAATATCGTCGAGTTCAACCCCAGTTGGAACATACATGGAACCATCTTTATCAATTTGGATATGATAATCATCCCAGAATTGACCATAGTGACCAGCAGTCCAATGAAGGTAGATTTTTACATCACGACCATATTCACGAGCTTGAGACCAAAGGGACCAATATACTCGTTGAGCCATAGCCTTAATATCAGAAAGAGAAACTTTAGTCATTTCACTTCTAGATAACACATTAGACATATATCCTGACCTCCTTATAATAAAAAGTGGACAATGTGATTATCACAATGTCCTTAAAATCAATTTTTTGGGGGTTGAAACGGAGAGTGAATAAGCAAGGTTTGGGGGCTCGCTACATCACTCTCCGTTTCAGGTTTTATCGAAAAAGTTACCGTTGACCAGAAAGATGAAAAAAAACTAATCAACTAATACTTTGTTAGTTACCAAATAAAATCGTATAATTGAAAGTATTGAATATATATTATTACTGTGAATAGAGATAGAAAACAGTAATGAATTGGAAATGGTCTATACATCTATTCGAAGAAACTTTATAACTTATTTATGAATTATAGGAGACTTAAAAATGACACATTTGGATGAAATCAAAAACTATATTAATGAAAACGAACTTGGTGATAAAATCGTCATGGTTGAAAAAGAGCATCATGGTGACATCCGAGTGATGTTATTCATGAGTGGATTCAATAACATAACTGGATGCGGGATATCATACACTATGAATATATTAGTTGATGGTGAAGATGGTGATATCCTATTCTCAGAATCAACTGAAATGGCAGGTGACTACCATAAGGTTAGACATCAAGAGGATATCGATGAAGTCATGTCTTTTGTTATGTTAATGCATTCTTATGCTAATGAAATGAACTATAATGCATTTCATTTAGCATAATAAAAAGAGAACCTTTCGGTTCTCTTTTTTTTTTTGATTATGGTTTGATTTTTATCTTATTTCTACGTTCCTCGTCGGAAAGGTCATCCGATCTAAGCTTATTAACCAATAGAGAGAACGTACCGTATTTTTTATCAACGACTTTGATGTAGTTGTTATCACGTTGGTTCATAAGAGCTTTATCTTTATATTCCTCTTTTACTTTATCGACGGATTGAATCTTATGGTGCATATTAGGGTTATCCCCACCATCTTTAATCTCAACTTCTAATTTTAAATCTGGAATATAAAAGTCTGGGATATAGAAGTGTACCTTACCATTATACATATATCGATAGATATTAGGAGATGGGGCAATGATATCAGTAGATTCAAAGTTGAATACTGTATCACAGTTCATCAAGAAATCTTTTTCATAAGAACCTACATAGGTAGTTGGTTCTCCACCATTCGCCCATTCATACTTACCAGAGATTTTTCTAGCAGCTAGCATTTTCTTTTGATGTTCTGGGTCATCGGCTAAGTTGTATTTGTTATACACTCGCATCATACGAGCTTTAAAGATTTCTCTATTTTTTTGAGCACATTCTTTACGACCACATAATCTAGCATATTTATGAGTCTTAGGGTTCCACGGTGTTGGTCGTTTACAGATAACACAGCTACCTTGTTTATCATGGGTTAAATCATAGTAGTATTGGTCAGCTGGAATTCCTTCTGGAATCAATTCAGCATGCACACGTTCAATATGGTCGTATACTGCCTCTTTACTTACATAACTCTTCTTGCAAATAGGGCATTTGCATTTACGCATTGTATTTAAATTCAACGATAGTCACCTACTTTATTTATTATCTTAAATATAGGGTAGATAGTATACACTATCTGCCCTACATACAGTTTACAGTTATTAATATGTATCGTTGGTCTAAAAATGATTGATTTATATATTATTCATCCGAATACAAGCACTTAATTTTGTATTCATAATTTTTATGAATGGAGGAAAATACAATGTATACTGATCCTAAAAAGGTCCCGAATATCATCAAATTCGATGATGTCGTACGGGATAACACGTTTGCCACATATGAGTCTACTCATAGTAAACTCGATGAGATTGTAGCAAACGGTACAGAACGAACAATTCATGGATTGACCTTCCATGAATATGAAGACTTACTATACTATGTAGCGAATGATGCTGATGGTAAGCCAGAACGATACATATGTATCGGTAAAGCATCTCTTACCCCACAAGTTATCATTCATCATGTAGCACGATTAACACAGTTACATATTGACGACATCTATTTCTTACGTGACGATGATAAAGAGTTTAGTATCTTCTTTAAGAATGGTAAACGTAATGAAGTCATCAGTACATCTAAATCCAACTGTTATGTGAGCGATGAGTATTTCACTGTATATAAACGGTGCAGTCACTACTTCCCAGATGATTTGATTGTATGGGATAAAGACATCTTTGTCGGATTGGATATGAACCGTTTATTTATGGTAACGAATATGATTCGTATCGAAGATGTGATTGCTACTGGTCGTCCTGGTGAAATCACATTAAATTCCGAATATAGACATAAGACAAGCCCTGTAAACGAGCTAGTATCCACACAAGCGTATTGGATTCAAATGAAATCCCCAAGTATCTTCTATAAGCTACGCTATGAAGGTAAGGAATTACCTGAGCTTACGTTTAGATTAGATGCTGTAGGTAGTTGTGATGGATTAGATAGCTTATTAGGTATGCGAGTAACGGATGATATCTTAAAAGAATTCAAATCAGATATCTCCGCGATTCAAATCACCATGGCTGAAACACTATCTCGTAGAGAGATTCGTGTATTTGGTGGTGTATTAACCCATAATGCTGAACTAGGTGTACCAGAATTCCGCATCGTAGATAATGGCTACTTCAGTGAACTTATCTTTGTGCAATCCACAGATGAGGGTTCATTAGAACTCAGTATCTTCAATCGAGCTAAAGGACTACTATTCCGTATAGCTACAGATGACCAAGAGTTTAGTGAATTAATCAAATCCTTTACGGTAGAGTACATGGAAGAGAAGAATGTATAATAAAAAATTATACAAAAACATCATTATAACGGGTATTCGATACCTTTTATAAGACTATATTTGAAACAGTATAGTAAATTCCTTATAAGTACAACGTTGTAATTCAACAAAAAGTAAAAACTGCCTTTAAAGGAGGATTTTAACAATGTTAAATGAGATTAATAATGCTACAACTTTGGAAGAACTATTGGCTCTAGAAGCTCAATTAGTTGACGAAGAAGTTGCTTTAGAAGCTGAAGAAGCTAAAGACGCTGAAAAAGAAGAAGAAGCACCTGAAGCTAAAGAAGAAAAAGCTGAAGACAAAGGTGAAGAAGCTACTACTGAAGCTGACGATGCTGAAGCAGCTGAAATCGAAGAAACACCTGAAACTGAATTGGAAGAATTGAACATCGATGATCTTCCAGGTGAAGGTGGCGAAAGTGCTGATGATGAAGAAGAGGAAGTTGAAGTGGATGAAGACTCCGAAGTGGAAGAAGCTACATTCGCAGCATTGTTCTTAGAACAATTCGCAACTCCTGAAGAAATCAGTGCTATGGCTGAATCCTATGATGAAATGGGTGCAATGTCTGAAACTATGGGCGTAGCTATGGAAAAAGTTATCGTTCGTTTGGACAAAAAATCCCGTTTGGCACACTTGCAACAAGCTGCTGTGTTCAAATTAGCTAATGCTGCTAACGACCCTAAATACCGCAAATTGTTAACTTTGTGGAAAATGGAACGTCAAATCGAAGCATACTTGAACAAAAAATATGCTTCCCAAGCAACTAAAATTGCTAAATCCAAAATCAAAAACTACACAGCACAAGGCTTGAAAAAGGTGTCTGGTGACCCTAAAAAAGAAGTTGGCAAAGGTAAAATTGCTAACAAAGTGGCTGCTCGTGCAGTTGAACAAACTAAAAAATCTTTCTCTAACAAATAGTGAAAGTCGAATGATGGTATACCCTAGTGGTATACCATCTTCTTTTGTCTAGTAACCTATAATAGTCAAGGAAACGATTTATTATAGTATTAGAGTATGTTTTATAAAGGAGTAAATACAATGGAAAATATTATTACTATTCAAACTCTATGCTACGTGGTGTTATTTAGTTTATTGATTTACATCGCTCTAGAAATATATGACCGTGTAACTCATATTTACCATGTAAAAACAAGAAAACGTAGTAAAGTTCATCACAATGATGAAGAACCAATCCTAACGGTTACTGATGAAGCATGGGCGAATCATATCAGAGAGAATAACCGAACCACATTCAACACAGCTCGTTTATCTCGCTATTCCATGATTAAACGTAATCGTATATAAGGGGTTAGTATGTATATTAGACCTAAAAAAGGCAAATTAAACGAAGTCCTTCATGATATCAATCACAATGGACTTCATCAGTTATCCTCTATCACTGACGATAGAGAGTTATTTCAAACCGTCCGTCTCCATATCATGATGGATTGGTATGTAGGGTATCATAAAGCTAAGTATGGATATAACTTAGCCTATATTCCCACAAGTTTTACACTAGATGAAACTGATATGAAACAAAGTATCGAGTGTTATCTAGATGAACTATATGGGGTGAATGGAACCGATGATTTTGTTCGAGAAACATTCATCGATTTCATTCCCGCATTCATAGATATATTATACTCAAGTAAATTACAAAATCTTGTAGTATAAGGAGGTCTATAATGGATTTAGTTATGGGTCGTTGCCGACGTCGTATTGGACGATTCGGTGACTTCACACTCAGTTTTACAGTGATACCCTCCGATGATAAAACAAATCGGAATGTAGGTCGTTCTGTTGATGGGATGGCTACCACTCGAATTAGTAGTCAGACCTTCACGAATGTAGGGTATGTATCACTGGAACTATTTGAGAAGGTTAGTAAAACCTATCATCATGCATCTATCACGACTAAGAATATCCATACGGTCATCGATGCCTGTAAACGTATTAAACAGTTATTCGATACAGATGAGTTATTCTATATCAATGATAATAACGATCTAGCTATTTATAGTGCAGATGCTGAGAAGTATGCAGTTGATGTAAACCTCGGTAATAACAAACGACTTCGTATTAAACATGCGATTGTTACAGATGAGTTAGATAACTCACTCTATGAGGGTGTAGTGATATTCATACAGACTCTATCTGCGTATGGGTTTATGACCTATTCAGAGTTCTGTGCATTCATTCACAACCTAGAGAAAGTTGATTTCTTTACCTATGCAGAGCAACTCATCACTCATCAGATGATGATTCAAATCTGTTCCGATACGGCAGACAAAGCCATTTCTGATATATTTGATATCAGTGCCAGTCTGGAACGAACAAAACAACTTCATAGTGATGTAAGGGAGAATAATACCGATGAAACAAGAAGTGACAAAGATCAACCTGACAACGGATAAAATGTATATCAGCATTAATGATACACTCTATACGGTGTTACCATTAACAGAGGATGTACGTCCAGTTAAAGGGGTTGGTTATATTTACAAAGACCACGTATATATTTACGAAGGTAAATTATCCAAAACTACATACATGGAACCCGGTTCCATGTATCGTGATGATACAAACACGTTAAAGTTTGTAGCTCCTGTTGATGACCAACACGATGTCGATAAAATCGTAGTAGTCAATAAGGATGCATTAGCAAAAGTGAGTGACGATGACTTAAAGACATTCGACCCTCGATTGGCTGAGTTGAATGAGTCTAATGTCTTCGCTCCAACGATTAATCCAGAGGATGATATTCTCAAACGAGCTATTAAGATGACACTGCAAGAAATGAAGATTGACTTGCGTGCCTATAAAGATAGATTTCGTAATGAGTATGATATCACCAATATGAAATCTGCGATTAATAAACCATCTAATATGACGATTAAGTACCTAGTGAAATGGTGCGAAATATTAGATTTAGATTTGTCGGTAAACGTTAAGTTTAAAGACGCTGACGGTAATGATGCTGAAGTGACAGTTAACTTGAAATAGTGTAATAAACTGGAACTATAAGTATATATTATTACAGTAAGATACTAGAAAAGACGTATAGCCATTTTGCTATACGTCTCATTTCTTTCTAGAAAAAGGAGATTTTAAAATGGTGAAGATTAAAAAATTAGTAGTTGCAGGTTTACTAGGATTAGGACTCATGAGTCCATTTGTAGCAACAAATGCGAATGCGTTGACATTTCCTACAATTGAAGGTGGGTATATGCAAACGTATGAAGAAAGTTTCAAAATTTACGGTATGGAAGGTGATACAATCACTGGACACTATGAGGCATCCTTTAGGGACCAAAATACACATGGTCCGAAAGTTGGTGGGGATTTCCGTATCAATGTTAAAGAGATGACAATTTTCTTTAATATTACATCTTATTTCGGGAAACCTTACTACGAGGACTGGACTCAAATATGGTCCAATCGCTACGGTATCGAATCCCAAGTGCTTGCCAAGTATTTAGTCGGTATGACGAATTATCAACGTCCAGACTTACTTCCTAACTGGAAGGCAAAAATTTTATTTGAAGGTAGATAATCTTAGGAGGAATTCAAAATGAAAAACATGTTGAAAAAGGCGTTATTAATTGCTACAGTTGCAGTATCCTGTTCCGCATCCGTATTTGCATCATACAATACAGCTGCATATGACCATGCAGTTCGAGGTCGTCACTTCGACCCGAATGCGATGGTAACAATGCTAAGCAAAACGGAATATTTACCACGGTACCAAATCACAAATTACTATTATACATATGGTGATGGTACAGTATGTCTAGTTCAGGTAGATCGTGCAGGTATCGTGCACAATATCCTTGTTAAATAGGAGGTAATCTAAGATGAAAAAATTAGCTGTTAAATTCCTTGCTGTTGCAGCATTGTTTGTATCCACTACTGGTGTAGGTTTTGCGTATGAATCATACAGCACAAACCATTATGACCATGCTACGGTAGGTCAAAAATTCGACCGTTTTGCCATGGTAACACAATATGTTGGTGGCCACTACTTAAGAAGTGAACACGCCAATGTATATGACTTCCGCTATGCCGATGGTACCGTGTGTCACGTGGTTGCTGGTGATGATGGTATTGTGCGTCGCATTCGTGTAGATAAACCATAATGCCGCTAAGCATAATATCTCATAAAACATACTGATATCAGAGTTTTATGAGACATGAAAAAAGAAGAACTTCGGTTCTTCTTTTTTTGATATAAAGGAGGTTACATGCGGGAAATTATAAAGTACTCCACTCATATGCAAGTTCCTGATTATGAAATCGGTGACTGTGGAGCCTTAGAAGGTATCCTGTCTAAGTATAACAAACTGTATCATAGACGTGAACCTATCGCTATGGATTATAATGAGGACACATCAACCCTATATATACCAAGTGGGTTAGGTCAAGACTACGTACGCTATTTACTCCAACGGAACGTAGTAGAAAACGAATCCTTCGATTCCTATCAACCTATGAGTATCCGTTTAACAGGATTCCCGAGAAGTGAACTTCAAAATGATTTGATTAAGTTCTTAATCGGTTTAGATAAATACCAGTTCAATCGAAACCTTACTCAGCTAGTAGGGAATGCCGAAACAGGTGAAGGTAAAACATTCTGTGCGATTGCAGCATTAGCCTTCTTACAGATGAAGACGATTATTATCGTTAACCGTAAGAACATCGTTAAAAACTGGATAGATTCCATTGATACGTATACTGATATAGACCGACGTCGAATATTGGAATTAAATAGTTCTAACATCGCTAAGATAATGAAAAACCCTACTCTGACGAAGAAGTATCGGATATATGTAGTCACCCATCGGACTCTTTGGTCTAATGGGAATACCCATGGTTGGGACTTCATTGGTTCTCTATTTAGAAACCTTGGTGTAGGATTGAAAATATATGATGAAGCTCATATGGAGTTTCATAATATGATGATGATTGATTTCCATACCAATACCAGAAAGACGTTCTATTTAACAGCCAATATGGAACGGTCTGGATGGGATGAGAATAATGTATTCCAACGAGTATTCAAATCGGTACCTAGATTTGACCAAGTGAAACTAGGATACACTGAGTCGAAACGACATATCACGATGTTTGTGAATAAGTATAACAGTCACCCATCCGTAAAAGATATTATAGCTTGTAAAGGGGTACAAGGATTCAACAAGAATAGTTATTCTGATTATCAAGTAGAACGGGATGACCAGTTCTTCGATATTCTGGATAGGTATGTCGATATGATGACCGTGAAGAAAGGATATCGTACATTGATATTGGTATCCAAGATATCTTCCTGTGAAATCATTAAAGAACATTTTGCTCAACTATATCCAAACTTATCTATCGGAGTCTATAACTCCAGTATTGATAAGAAAGAGAAGCAACGTGTATTAGATGAAGATGAATTGATTATATCTACATCGGCCTCATTAGGGTTTAGTGAAACCATTGCTAATCTAAGAGTTGCGATTAACTGTGAAGCATTCCGTAGTAAAATCACAGGTAATCAAGCATCAGGTCGATTACGTCGACTGGGTGATGATATCATGTGCTACTATATCGAATTAGTCGATACAGGATTTTCATCGATTCGTGCACAATTCAAAGAGCGTGAAGCTCGTTATAAAACACAGTTCAAAGAGATAATCTATATCAAGTAGAAAGTATATATTATTTCTATGAAGTAATGTGTTTTTTAATTCTGAAAGGTGAGATAGTATGAAAATCGATAGAATACGACTCAAGAACTTCGCTCTGATTAAAACAGGGATGGGGTTAGATGAGTTAGATATAGACTTTACTAAAGCAAAACATGTGGTCACTCTTATCATTGGTAACAATGGTACGGGTAAGACTGCCATGTTATCCAACTTCCACCCATTTGCTTATTTAGGTGGATTAGAGAATCGAGAAGATTCGGACTTAATTATACCTGATAAAGATGGTCATAAACAAATCTGGTATAGTAATGGGAAAGATAAGTATGAAATAGAACATATTTATCTGAAACCCGTAGGTAGTCGTACCAGTCGTTCTGTTAAATCATACATTCGCAAGAATGGTGTGGAACTAAATGAACCTGGTACGGTTACGTCATTCAACGAAATCGTTGAGCAAGAATTCCAAATCGAACAAAACTTCCTTAAGTTAATTCGATTAGGACCTAACGTACAGAACTTCATTCGACTATCTGTTACTGAACGGAAATCGTTCATCAGTAAGTTGCTAGCTGAAGTAGATGTATATATGCGGGATTATAAGTATGCGAATAATCAAAGCAAGTTCTTAAATAACGCATTAAAGATTGCGGTATCTAAGTTAGATAAACTTCATGTTACTGATATATCGGTATTGGATACCATGATTGAACGTAAAGAAGCGAATATAGAACGAAAACAACAAGAGCTCCAAGAATTGGATAGAAAGTTCTATGAGTTCAAAGGTTCTATCAATATCGATGAAATCAATCGAATGGAAGCTGAGTATGAAGATATCGAAGATGATATCCGTAATAAGAAACATGAGCTATCTTCATTAGCGAAACCTAAATACATTCATATCACAACGGATACGGATACATTAGCAACGTATCAGAGTCAACTAGACACACTGAATGAACGACGTGCTAAGATTGTATCTGAACGTGCTGTGCTATTATCCAAACGGGACGATGTTCAGTTCAAGTTAGATGAAGCTAACTCTGCATTAGAGACTGCTAGAGAAGACCAACGTAAAACGGATATGAAGGAATACTTAAAAGAGTTGAGTGATAAGATTACTCAATTCACAAAGTCCTTTGATATTAATAAGTTCGATACGAGTGTGACTAAGAGTGACTTTGAATCGTATACAAATACCATTGGTAACTGTGTTACTAAGATTCGTGGGATTCTAGAGTTACCTGAACTGGGATTAAAGTCATTCCGTTCTATCATCATGGATGATATGATTACAGAGAAAGACTATCCATCCGTTATTAACGAGATGAAGAGTCAATTGGTTAAGTTATATACCGACTTGGAGAAAGCTGAGAAGTTACGTCAGCAAGGGAAAGTATCTGGCACTAAGGATGGATTATCAGTACCAGCTGATTGTGATATCTTTAATACCTGCCCATACTATCTAAGTTATCAAATGGATTTACAGTCTAGCTCTAAAAGTTCTATTACTTCTATTGAAGAAGAGATAGAAGAAAAGAATACTGTACTTGATATCTTTAGTCGTCTATCTGAGATTAAGAATATCTTACAGCTAATTACACTTGAACGTAGATTGGATACTGGCTATGATGGTATTATTAAAGCTATCCTAACGAATAACCCAACGGCATTTGTAAAGCCAGATGTTATTCAAGACCAATTAGAATTCATTGAGTACTATGAAGAGTATAAGAAGAATATTGAAAAACGAAATCAGTTTTCTCAAGAACTTCAAATCATGGAACTCTCTAGTGGTGTAGAAGATGTGGATAGCTTATTAGCTAAAGCATCGGCTGCTACTCTAACGATTAGTGAATACAATAAATCGATTGCTACACTCGATATGGATGAAACTGAAGTCAATGAAGAAATTCGTCAGATGAATGATATCATCAGTGACTTTACTCAATATATTCAATACAGTGCCCAAAGTACGAGTATAGAAACAGAGATTGAACTTCTTAAAGAGAAGCTAAAAGGATATGATGAAGTACTTAAGCGTAAATCTAAGTATGATGACGTTTCTAGACAATATGAACGAGATAAACAAATCATTCAATATGACATCAAAACATTGGATGATGCTCTCTATGAAGATAAAGTGAAACGAACGCAATTCATTGAATTGAATGATGAAATCAACTCTGTTCAAGAACGATATGCTTTGATTGAATTATTAAAAGAGGCTGTATCGACAACCAAAGGGATTCCGTTGATTTATATCAACTCCTATTTCAAATCTCTTCGTTTAACGGCTAATGAAATCATTAAGCATATTTACGATAGCGAATTAATCTTAGATGAATTCGTAGTCAATGATAAAGAGTTCCGTATTCCATATAGAACAAAAGGTGCTGAAGTGCGAGATATTAAATACGCATCCCAAGCTGAAAGTTCTGTAGCTACACTGGCTATATCCTTTGCAATGCTAGAACAGTTTGCTTATAACTATAACATCATTCTACTCGATGAAGTAGATGGTCCTATGTATAAGCATAATAAAGAGAGATTCTTTGCTGCATTAGAAGGTATGCTAGAACGGATTAAGTGTGAACAATCATTCATTATCACACAAAGTACGATGTTTAACGATTATCCAGTGAATCTCATCATTACTGACCCTACTTATAAAGAAGAGTATGGTAGCAGTAATAATGTGATATTCCAACGATAATGAGTTTATATATTATATAAGAGAATAGAACCGATTGAGTTCTATTCTCTTATATGTATACCCTAGGAGGAAACTATGAAGAAACAAGGTGGTATTCTTGAAACGATTGGTAATATGATTCCTGAACGAAAGAAGCATAAGTTATATGCTAAACTCAGAGAGGAGTCTATTACAACCAAATCGAAGTTCAAGAAAAAAGTTTGTAATTCCATCATAAAGGAGATGAATCTAGATGGTAAGAAATTTTAATATTGAACGCTTAATGGACTTAGTAAAAGACATTGATATGGTTCGGGTAGAAGAAATCGTATCCCGTATCGTATCGGCTATGTACAAAGGCGCTATGGAAGCTGAACTAGCGAAAGCTCGTTTCATGTTGAAAATCACATGTGCTAGAATTGCAGGTAGACAACAATCAGATTACTTTAAAAAGGTTATGTTGGAACTAAACCCTGATAAGAATACCTTAAAACGTATCATGAAATACATGAAGTTTCTACGTCCCGGTATTACAGAAGCGGAAGTCACAGTTATCGATGTAGCGTATGAAAACTATAAGACTACCTTTAAACGTGTTAAAGGTGAAAGAAAAGAAGAATAGGGATAACCCTATTCTTCTTCTTATTTTTTTTTTGATTATTCCTCAATGATACGATATGTACGACCTGTTTCATCGGTAGCACTCATACTATCCATATTGAAGGATACTTTACCAAGATTGTCAACTGGAATCCGTGGATAATCAGAAGGCATGATATTACCATCTTTATCAATCGCTTCTAATTCCCATTCTGTACTACCCCCATTATTACGCATGAATATTACGTACTCTGGGGATAGATATTCGTATCGAACGTATGCATTACCGTCATCTGAACGGAAGTTTACCTCCTCAGTTCCTAGACGGTCGTTGATGACATCAAATACGTCATCTGGATTATTGGTAGCTGGCATGTAATTGAATACACTTTGGTTAGTGTCAGGTTTCATAGCCCCATAACCAGCCGCAATTTGTTCCATAAGAGCTTTACGACCACCGCTACCGTAGAAGGAGTTAAATACGTTAATACCTTCTTCTTCTTCGTTACGGGCTTTTTCGTCTTCTTTCTTACCTTTCGCTGTTTTAAGTTCAAGGTCGACAATGGATTTCTTGATGTTTGCAATATCTCTAAGAACAGAAGCTCTGTTACTATTTGTGCTATTCAATGTGACTAATAAGTCAGTTAATAATTTACCCGCTCCACGAGCACTCTTAGAACGGATTTCTTCAACCATTCCTTTAATGAGATTCGCTACATCTTCATTGTCTTTTAAGATACGACGATATTGAGTTAGTTCAGGATTGAACTTTGTTTCAATGCTTGCTTTCTTTTTCTTCTTCGCTTCTTTCATATCGAAGAGGTTTTTCTTCTTCCCTTTTGGTACAACTGCATCAATGAGGAAGTCTTCTTGAGAGAATTCAAAATCAGCACTAGCCCCAAGAGAACCTGGGTCTAATAGCAAAGAGATTTTATCCTCATCAAATGAATCAAATTTGTCTTTCGTTTTCTTCTTTTTCTTCTTCTTTTTCTTTTTAGGTTTTTCCGTATATAGAAAAGAGTCAGAAGATGCTTCTGAAGCTTCTACTTGCTCATTAGATAGAGGAGACTCCTCTTTGAGCTTTAGAAACTCTTCAGAAATATCGAAATTATCTGTACTCATAGTATATCTCCTTTACTACAAAATATTCTATAATTACTTGTGATATATTGTTGATATTAAATGCCGTTTTTATACATATATCATAATACCGAATGTAAGAAAGGAGTTTATAATGAGAATTGAATCTTCTATACTAAGTCCTGAAGAGTTACATAAAGAACTATGTATCATATATCGGAAGGCGATTGAAATTGAATCTAAACGAAAAGGCAAACCTATATTCGAAATGAATCTAGGATTAAACTTTGTATTTTATCCAGTTCCAAAGAGTACTGATATTAAACCCTATCTAGTGAACGTCTTCCTATGTCATCCCTATGATAGTGGGAATGTAATTGAAGATATTTATGCTAGAATTGAAATCGTAGGATATGATGGTATATTCGATAAAGATACCCCTAAGCGAGATATCAAACAAACAATACGTTCAGGGGAAGGTGACCTCTATCAATTTGGTCGCTATATACTACCAGTGGAAGAGTTTGCTGATACCATGAGTACCGTTAGGAACTTTTGTATCGTTGACCCTGATGATTTATATGAACTACGGAATGTTAGTTCTGATATCGAACCATTTAGAATATTAGCTCAATCCTATATGGATAAACGAGTTCAACAGTTATCGTAGTAACATCTAAGATTGTCCCATACATTTGGATATATTGTAATGAATTTTTAATAAGGAGTACAATGACATGGCAGAAAATCGTGAATTTAAGAGTAGTCAAGATTTAGTCGATGTATCCAGCTTATTGGCTGAAAAGACTAAAGAGTTTGAAGGAACCGATAACCATCTGGGGTTAACCCTTATGACATTCCCTCAATACATTTCATCTACTCGCTCTATTATGTTTACGAGTCATTTGAAACAATTCAACACATTAAACGAACCTCAATTCCCACGAGTGTTTACTAACTATGAGAATATCTTTGGTAAGAATTCCTCTGGGTTAGTTAAAGCTAGAAGTAATTATACGGTGGTGAAAAAGATTGACAAGTTTGCTGATAAGCCTGGATATATCTTTGCCACCGTGTTATATGATGAAGATAATGATTTCTATGATATTATCTTCAAGAAACAATCCGAAGATTTGACGGAAAACTTCGGGTATGTATACAATACAGAACCATTGGATAATCTCAAAGAAGGTGACTTCGTTGAGAAAGGTGATGTATTATATAAAACTACTTCCTACGATGAAGACAATAACTACTGCTATGGTCGTAATGCTAGAACAGCCTACATCTTAGACCCAGACGTTATTGAAGATGCATACGTAGTGAGTGAATCCTTTGCACGTTCTATGGTATCCCGAAAAGTAGATACTGTTAAAGTATCTATCAATGACAATGATTTCTTGTTGGATATCTATGGCAATGATGAAACGGGATATAAAGGCTTCCCTGATATTGGTGAAGAAGTATCTAAGCAAATCATCTGTACCAAACGTCGGATTCAAAACACACAAATCTTATATGATATGAAGAAATCCAATATGAAAAAGATTTCTCCATTGAATGATAAGTCCTTCTTTACGAAGGGTTGGGTAACGGATATCGATATCTATTCCAATAAGGAATTAGATGAGATTCCTCGTACGGAATACAATGAACAAATCATCTATTACTTAGAGAACCAAACTCGTTATTATCAAGAACTCTTTGATATCTGTGAAGAGATTCTGAATAGCGGTTCTAAGTATTCCGATGACATTGGTTTCATCTACCGTCGAGCTAAGAATATCTTAGACCCAGATTATAAATGGAAAGATAATGATACCGTGTTTAATAACATCATTATTGATTTCCGTGTAGACCGTGATGTACGTCTATTTAAAGGCTCTAAAATCACAGGTCGTTATGGCGATAAAGGGGTTGTATCAGTTATCAGACCAGACGAAGAAATGCCATTTGATAAAACTGGTAAACGTCTAGATGTTATCTGTAACCCTCTTAGCTGTATCAACCGACTTAATTCCTTCCAATGGATTGAATTGAGTTTGAATCATTGTGCAGACCAACTCATCGAAAAGATGAAAGATATGAAGTCTAACTCCGAACGTTTCAAAGTGTTAATGGACTTCATGTTCTATTTCAATGAACGGGGTGAACGCGATGAATTAGAGAAATACTATAAAGGTCTTTCTCGTTCCGAACGAGATGAGTTCTTTGAATCAATCTACGAGGAAGGTATTTTCATTAACTACCCACCAATGTGGGAAGGTATGCCTGCTGTTAAGAAGATTGAAGAATTATATGATAAGTTCGGTTTCACTCGTGACCAGTTGTATATCAACCGATGGGGTAGAACTATCCCATTATTGAGTAAAGTGATTGTAGGGGAGAAGTATATGATTAAGTTGAAACAGACTTCCGAAAAGAACTTCTCTGCTCGTTCTACTGGTTACTTATCACAGAAAGGTCTACCGGAAAAATCCAATAAAGTTCGTACTAATGAGCAATTGTATTCTACAACACCTATTACTGTAGGTCGTGATGAAAACAATAACTTGGGTATTGGTGTAAGACCATTCATTCTATCTAAACTTCATTTGTTCTATCGTACATCTCCATTGGCTCGTAAGCAAGTGGGTAAACTATTCACAGAGGATGTATTAGACTATAAGAAGTTTAAGATTAAAGATGGGTATAAGAATCGTAACGTAGAAATCTTAAACGCTGAATTGAAGTCTATCGGTGCAGTCATTGATTTCGGTTTCGATGGATTAACCCTAGATGTTGATGATGAACATCTCAACACATATACATACAAGGATGAAATTCATTTCCGTACCAAACAAGAAATGAGAGACATCCTATTGGACGATTTATTGAAGCCTCAATTCGATGCTCAATATACAGGTTCCAAATCTAAGTATGACAAAGAGTACGCTGAGTTTAAAGCAGAAGCTGTTAAACGTGCTCAAAAGAATCTCGACCGTATCAAAGATGATATCGATGAGATGAAAGACTAATAGAACTATAGAGGTGTACCGTTTGGTACACCTCTTTCTATTTCTTATTTTTTATTTGAAATATATATTATTTATATGAATAGAGAATCAAAAATCTATTCTAATAGCTATTAGATTTATCGGTTAATGTATGTAAGAAAAGGAGTAAAACTATGGCTAAGAAGAAAAACAAAAAGAAAATGAAAAAGGTTGACAACGTAGTTCAATTTGAACAAGAAACGCAACCGATGATTGTGTCCTATTCTGAAGAGGACCAAGTGAAAAAGGAATGCAAATCCAAAGTTGATGAAATCGTTGATATGTTGAAATTAGATAGCAAACGGATTGCTAAGAAAACCAACAGTATCAAAGGTGCTGTACAAATCACAGAATCATTATTCGATGGTATTGACATTCCAGATTTGAAAACTAGCGAAAGTCAAAATGTATTATCTAAACTAGCGATTTGTCTAGCTGGGTGTGCTGTTGGAGCTGTTGCTTACGCATATGCGAAAGTAGAAGGTCTCTAATAGCATACCGAAAAGACCCTTCGGGGTCTTTTTTCTTAGTTGATTAGGAGTTCTTATGTTAGAGATACTATATACGAAATCCCTAGAGGATTTCACAAAAGAAGATATCCATACAGTTAAGAATGAAGCGTATAGCTTATATAACGAATTTATTAAGCAATATGAGCATCACGAAGTGATCAATGTAACAGCATTGGAAACATTCTTAATTATCATGGATGATATTTATCGAGAAGGTAAACAAACCACTCCATTGAGTGATGAAGAGTATGATACACTTCATTCTATTTATATTGACCAAACTGGTCATATGATTCGACAAGAATCTCATATGGAAAAAGTGAATGAACAAAGTAAACTAGCTCATGAGTATCCGCAACTTAAGGGTACTATGGAGAAGGTTCATTATATCACCAAAGAAGAGCGATTAGCTGACCCCAATGCCATAGCGACACATAAATCTATCATGGAATGGTTTGAGAGTCGCATGGAAAAGATTAAGGAGATGAAACGAGACCCGAAAGAGGAAATCATCGTTTCATTCTTCCCTAAGTACGATGGTGTATCGATTCAATTATCTCTTGATGAATCAGGTAAGGTAACAAAAGCGATTACTCGTGGTGATACAGATACTGGTATTGGGATTGATAGAACTGCACTATTTGAGAATGTATCCATGCTTAATTTTATTCCACATGAATATCGAGGACGTAAACTCGGTATGAAAGTCGAATGTATTATGAAAATGGATGTGTTCGAAGAATACAATGAAAAGTTCGGTGATAATAAACTCATCAATGAACGAAGTGCTGTAACAAGTTTAACGAACTCCAATACCTTTACGGATGTACATGCCAAGTACTTATCCATTTGCCCATTGATGTTAGAAGTTGATGGTAAGTTGGTATCCTACCAATCTAAGAGTGGTGAAGGTTGTGTTATGTGCCCACCATTTGAGTTCATGAACTATTTTGTTAATAGTGGCGAATTCACAAGTGAACATCTCCCAACGTATATTCGAAATGGAGCCATGTTTATCGATAATCTACCCTATCAGTGTGATGGGATAGTCATTCGTTTCGTACAGCAAGATATCATGGATTATCTTGGTCGGAATGAAAACAAAGGAACGAATAACTTTGAAGTAGCCTATAAGTTCCCTAAACCATCTAACTATACTACACTACTAGATATTGAGCAAGATATCGGTTTAATGGGAAAAGTATCCTTCACAGCTAAGGTAGAACCGTTTGTGTTCAATAATAAGACCATTAAGTCTGTTAGTCTTGGTTCTTATGATAGATTTAAGGAATTGAAATTAGCTAAAGGGGATATGGTCAATGTGAAGTATGAAATCATTCCATACTTATTGATTGATAAGGTATGTGAAGACCATCGGTCTGGTAATGAACCAATTCCTGTAATTACCCACTGTCCATATTGTGGAGAAGAACTAGAATTCAATCCAGAGTATATGTGTGTAAATACTTCTTGTCCATCTCGTGTCATTGGTAAGATTTATAACTATTGCTCTAAGATGGGTATGGAGATGATTGGTGAAGCGACTATTGAAACACTTTACCATCATGGATTAGTTACATCTATTCAAGACTTGTATACCTTACACACCAAACGAGATGAGTTTACATCTATTGATGGATTAGGGGATGTTATGTTCGCTAATATGATAGAAGCAATCCATTCAGCATCTGCTCCTATCGATGTTATCATTGGTTCGATTGGAATTCCTGGTGTGGGAAGAAAAATCTTTAAGAAGGTTTTGGATATATATCATATCGATGAGTTGCTACAACTAACTCCTAGTGATAAAAGTATATTATGCACCGTTCCTGGAATCAAGGACACAATGGCTATGCGAATCATAAACGGGATAACTGAGAATAGAGCACTGATCATGTTCTTATTAGATACAGTTACGATTACCGATATGAAAGAAATGGAAGCCGTTGTTGTATTCACTGGTTTCAGAAACAAACTTTTTGAAGACTATCTGAATACTAAGGGTGTCGAAGTAGCTTCTTCAGTGACATCGAAGACTAATTTAGTCATAGCTGACAATCCGAACAAAGTATCGGGTAAGGTAGCTAAGGCTCAACAATTAGGAATCCCTGTCATCGGCGTATTTGATGCATATGAAAAGTTTGGATATAAAGGAAGTAAATAATTACTTCCTTCTATACAACTATATATGCTATACGCAAAACAAAACAGATCTGTTTTTAGTTTTATTTCCAAGGAGGAAAATAACATGGGCTTCAGACCTAGACAAGTGCAAAAAGATGCACGCGAATTCGTAAAAGCAGTAGACACTGCAACAATTGCTCATTTACGTTCTAATGAGTATCAATTGAACATCGTTCAACCAGAAGTGGCTAGTACTGTTGTATTAGTGTGGTTGGAAGAGTTTGCTAAGCACTTAGCAGCTGAAACAGAAGCAAATGGTAACAAACCAGTGGAAGTTGTATTGGATTCTATCATGACAATCGGTACAACTATCCGTGAATCCGAAGAAGGCGAAAAAGAAGGTAACTTAGTACCATTCGTCACTCTCGGTGAAGTATTTAAATTAGGTGCTAAGAACGATGTAAGCACAGAAGACTAAGCACAATGCCTGGATAGAAACTCTCACACGAGGGTCTTTCTATCCAGGTTTTTTCAAAATCGCTTATCTTTTTTGGGGAGACATCGGGAATGAAGAAGTTCATTAGCACGTTTAAGAACGTTAATGAAGATAAACTGAACATGAAACTCATTCATCGGGAATATGAGGATGATTTAGTTGACTTCGTCGTTAACGTATTCAAATCATTGGAAGCGATTCGCTCCATTCAATTCATCGACTATCAAGTGGAGTATGATGAGTCTAAAATAGACATCAATAAATACGTCACCAGTCGAAAGAAGAAACGTAAGAAAGATGCTCATATCAAGTATCAATATATCAAATCTGATAGAGTATTTGAATTAACGATGCGTTTCCATATCGAAGGTATTGATAATAACGAGTTTAAATCTAAGATTATCACTCGTTCTATCCTATTACCTAAGAAAGACCATAATAACTATATGACCTTGAAAGATAAGAAGTACTTCTTATTGTATCAATTGGTTGATAATAGTACCTATGTAAGTAAGAACGGTATCACGTTAAAATCATTAATGCCGATTGTTGTTAACACACGACACTCTCAATTAACTGACGTAACAGGTGAAACATTCGATATCGTTAGTTACTACCTCGGTATGTTCAAACGGGAATTACCAGCATTCATCTTCTACTTTGCTAAAGTTGGTTTTAGTGCGACTATGACTTACTTTGCGGTAGATAGAATTATTGATGCTGTATCCGAACCATATCCTGAAGATACTGAGCATTATTACTTCAAAGCAAATAAACACATTTACTTGAAGGTCAATAAACACTTCTTCGATACATTCCAATACATTCGTGCCGTAACTGTTATGATTAAAGATTGTATCGGTACTCGCACACAAATGGATGATATCGAATCAACAGACTACTGGACAGAACATCTAGGTGGTCTATTCACTAAGACGGCTCATAAGATGCGTGAATCTGGTAACAGTACCATCATGTTCTTTGAACGTCTATTGGATGTGACAACTAAGAATATCTTGAAGATTTCAGATATTAATAAGCAATCAATCTATTCTATCGTGAAATGGATGATTCAAAACTTTGCTGAATTGAAGCAAAAGAACAATATGGATTTATCCACAAAACGATTACGATTGAATGAATATATCGCATCTATGTTATCGATTCGATTAGGTGAAAGTGTAAATCGTGTATTGGCATCCCAAGGGAAGGCTACGTTTAAACAAGTTGAAAACATATTCAAGTTCCCTGGTAATATCGTATTACAATTGTTACAAACATCTCAATTGTTGAAATATGATGACCGTGTCAATGATTTGGATATCTTCTCTGCGTTGCGATACACTGTAAAAGGTCCTAATAGCTTAGGGTCTAAATCTGATAGAAATATCAATGTTAAGTTCAGAGGGGTTCATCCTAGTTATCTAGGAAACTTAGATATCAACGTATATTCCAGTTCATCGCCTGGTTTATCTGGGTCATGTACACCATTCGCTAAAGTAGATGGCTTATACTTTGATAATAACCCTGAACCACAAAATCAAGAATATGATATTATGAAAGAGTTATCTGAGCAAGATAAAAAAGAAGGATTCTTATCCATCGAGATTGGTAACAATCCGGTTGAGTACTATGAAGCTCGAATGAAAATGTTACAACGTCAAGCCGATAACTTCGATATTACATATATGACAGATGAAGAAGATGGAATGTTATATGTCATCTTAGGGGAACCTGAGAAGAATTATGATATTTAGTTATACGGGTATAGTGAAATACCTATACCCTTCCATCATACTAGGAGGATTAACATGAGTGACTATAACGTACAAGTGCTACAATATACAGACATAGACGTGATTAAGAAAGCCACAGGGAAATGCTACAATCGAACGATTGGAGATAAAGGTTTACAAAATATCACTAAAGCGGGTCACTGGAGTGTTCTTGAACATTCTGTCATTACATTAGATTTGACTTGTAGTCAAAAGGTATTAGCTCAAATCACTCGCCATCGTCATTTCAGTTTCACTGTACAATCGACACGTGGTATGGATATGGGTGCTAATGGATATATCAATAAAGAAACAAATCCAGAATATAGAGAACTCATTAATGCAAGTATTGAACGTTCCATTCAAGACTACCAAGAAGCGGTTGCTAAAGGGGTTCCATATGAACAAGCGGCGTATATGTTACCATTAGGTAGTAAAGTTACACTATCTATTTCTGGTAATATTCGTTGCTGGATGGAATACTTATCTAAGCGTATTTGTAAACGTGCTTCTCTGGAACATAGAGAATTGGCGATTGAAATCTATGATAGACTTCATGAAATCTATCCAGATTACTTTAACCTAGAAGCTCTAGGTGTCTGTGTAGGATGTAAAGAGAAATCCTGCGATTTCACAACACATAGTGCTACACAGAAAGAACCGATTATAAAAGATTTAATGGGGAGATAGTTAGTATGACGTGTAAACATACCGTATATAAAACGCTTCGCTCTAGTGTAATATACATTGAACTACATTGTGGTCGTGATATTTTCAGCGAAGCTGGGGAATATGACATCGATGACTACTCTAAATTAGTCATTGAAAATAAACCAGGGTTTAAAGTGTATTATATGGAAACCCATGGTTCTGTAGTACATAAGATGGATATCACACGAACTGTACTCAATCAATTATACAGTACAGAAGATTCATTCTTAGATATTACCGTATATATGTAATCAATAAAGTCCCATGGAGTTTATCCATGGGACATTGATTTGCGTAATTTTCTTTTTTTTTAAGTATATATTATCACCATGCTAGGGGAGTATTCTAGCAGGTTTTTAAAATTTTACATTTGTAAAAAAGGAGCTTATCAATGAAAATGAAAGCAAACAAAAAAATGATTTTAGTTGCTGGGGTTTTAGCAACTATCAGTGGTAGCGTATTTGCAACAGACATCACGCTAGCTAACAACCACACAGCTGATTCAAACTATAACTTAGTTTCTTCTACTGGTAACAACGTTGTGGTTAAAGATGGTGATGATGACACTGTCAATAATTTAATCCTAGGTGGATGGTCTAAATTCCAAGGTCGAAATATCTATAACATTATTAGCGGCACTGAAATCAAACCAACTAAGAAAAATGTTGAAAATATCATGGTTGGTGACGTAATCAACGTTGAAAATAGTGATTATGGTGTAATCGTGGGTAATCATATTACCGTTACTAATGATGATGCAAGTATTAAGAAATACGGTCGTAGAAGTACTATGGCTAAAGGCGATAAATTAACCATTAAGAATTCTCCATTTGCTACAGTAATGGGTAGAAATACGACAGTAGATAACTCTTTTGGTTCTTTAGTCGTAGGTCAAGATAATAATGTAAAGAATGCGACTCTATCCGTTGTATTCGGCGATAGTGCAACAGTTGATTTACCTGTAGCTGAAAAAGGTTCCGTGTTCATGTTTGGTAAGAAAGCATACACTAATGCTAATTATACAATAACTATGGGCTATGGTGCAAGAACAACTGCATATTCTGCAACAGCCATCGGTAACCAATCTGAAGCAAGTGGTGAGTACTCAACTGCATTATCTGGTGGTAATGCCTCTGGTAAATTTGCTATGGCCTTAGGTGACAGAACTGAAGCTAAAGCATTAGCTGCTGTTGCGTTAGGTCTACAAGCAACAGCAAATAAAAATGCCGGTGTTGCTATTGGTGGTTCCGCTAATTCCGATGGAGACTATGCCACAGCTATTGGTGTAAATTCCAAGGCTACTGCTACAGACGCTATTGCTGTTGGACGTGTATCTAAAGCTGAAGCTGAAAAAGGTATTGCTATCGGTACTAATGTTACAGCTAAAGAGACTTCCAGTATTGCAATTGGTCATAACACTGAAGCGTCTGGTCTAAACTCTATTGCCATTGGAGGTAATACTAAAGTATCTGGTGACTATGTTGATACACCAATTACAAAGGCAACGGCTGAACAGTCTATCGCTATTGGGTATCGTGCTGAAGCATTATCTCGCACTAGTGTTGCTATCGGGTATGGTGCACATACAAGTGAGGGTTCTGGTACTGTAGCTATTGGTTTAGGTGCAGCATCTATTGCTAATGATGGTACTGCTGTCGGTAATGGTGCAATGGCTAGAGCTGAACAAGCTTCCGCATTTGGTACAATAAGTCGTGCAGATGGTCAATATTCTGTTGCTGTTGGTTATAATGCAGATGCTAATAGTATTAATTCTATCAGTATCGGTAACAATGCTGATGCTCAAGGTGATAACAGTATTCATATCGGCTCTGATAACGAAGTTAACCCATATGTAGGCGAACAAGTTATGCGTAATGCGGTTGTCATTGGTTCTGGTAATAGAATTAATTCTGATTCAACTAATGAAAATATGCATGCTGAACGTTCTGTTGTTATTGGTTCTGGTAACTCTATCGAAGATTCTACTGATTTCATTGCTATCGGTGGCGGTACAATACAAGGTTCCAAACGTTCTATCGTTATGGGTAATAATGCTAAAGTTGCCGCTGATAATAGCGTAGCCCTTGGTTATGATTCCTTTGCATATGATGTCGAATCTACTGCATCTACAGAAATTAATGGTAAAACATATAATTTCGCTGGTTCCGTCGCACATGGTACAGTAGGTATCGGTGCTCGTGGTGAGCATGGTGAACGAACAATCACAGGTCTTGCCGCAGGCCGCATCAATAATGAATCTACTGATGCAATCAATGGTTCTCAATTACATGCTGTAATCGAAGCGGTAAATGATGTAGCTAAAGCAACTGAGCGTGCGACATCCTTGGCAACTAAACACTCTAATGTGGTTGCTGGTGATAATGTAACAGTAGCGACATCTACTAATTCCGATGGTGGTAAAGAATACAAAGTATCCCTAGACCAAGCAACTGCTAAGAAAATCGATGACACTGCTAAAGGCGTTGCTGATAATGCAACTGCTATTAAAACAAATGCTGACAATATCGCTATCAATACAGCTAATATCATAAAAGCTAAATCCACTGTAAGTGCAGGTACTGGTGTAACTGTTACTGAAACAGCAAACGCTAATGGTTCCGCTAATTATGAAGTAGCAATTGATAAATCTACTATGGATAAAATCAATGCCGCTACTGATGGTATCAATGGATTGAATGGTAAAGTTGGCGAAAATGCTAAAGCTATTGACGGCTTAAAATCTGACGTAGTGAAAGCAAAAACTACAGTAACTGCTGGTAATGGTGTTGTAGTTAACGAAACCACAAATGACAATGGTTCTACTAATTATGAAGTAGTGGTCTCCAAATCAGTTACTGACCAAATTGCAGCTAATACTAATGGTATTAGTGGCTTAAATGGTAAAGTAGTTGACACCACTAAAGATATCAAAGCTAACGCTGATGCTATTAAAGAAAACAAGGGTAATATTGCTCTTAACAAAGCAGCGATTGATGAATTAGCTGATCGTGTTGTAAATGGTACTAACACATTGAACAACAGAATCAATGATGTTCAAAAAGAATCCCGTCGTGGTGTAGCTTCTGCATCTGCATTAGCGGCATTACACCCATTGGATTATAACCCTGACCATAAGTTAGATATTATGGCAGGTCTTGGCCACTATCATGGCAACACTGCTGTAGCATTGGGTGCAGCATATCGTCCTAATGAAAACGTTATGTTCAGTGCAGGCGTTTCTATTAATGGTAAGGACACAGCAGTCAATGCTGGCGTTTCCTATAAAGTAGGTGCGAAAGATTCCACTTACAGAAGCCAATCCCAAGTAAATCAAGAGATTGATGCTCTTAAAGCTATGGTGGCTCAGTTGCATGAAGAAAATGGTGAGCTTAAAGCTATCATTAATAACATGCAAGCTAAATAATAGTTGATATTGATGTGCGGGTACTGTATGTATATACCCGCACATTATTTTTATTTCTCATATAAGGAGGAAACTATCATGACAATTACAAAAACTATATTAACAACTGCTGTATTAGCAGCAATTTCTGGTTCCGTATTTGCAGCAAATACAAATCAAGTTGTAGGTAATTTAAACAAAACGGATTTTCTAAGTAATTCTAATGTAGTTGGAAACTATAATGAAGTTGAAGGTGAAAATAATAATGTAGTTGGAGACCGTAATGACGTTTCCGGATATTCCGCTATTGCTATCGGTAATCATATTGATTCAAAGGGTCATTTGTATAGTGATATTAATAAATCATATTCTTTGTCTCCTAAAGGCAAAGGAAATATTGCTATTGGTGACCATACAAAAGCGGAAGTTGCGGCAACTACAGCAATTGGATATCTCGCTCAATCTTGGGGTGATGCTTCTGTGGCTGTTGGTGCCTATAGCATGGCATTTGATGATGTACACAAAGTCGATGAAAAATACGCTGGTGTAAAAACAACTCAAGGTGTATTTAGTATTGGTAATAGTAATTATTTTACAACTTATGACCGAGGAACCACACCAGAAGCAAAATTTAAAATTTTCACACGTCAACTACAAAATGTAGGTGCTGGTGCAATTTCTGCTACATCTACCGATGCAGTTAATGGTAGTCAATTATACTATGCTATGGAAGAAGCAAAAAAACATGCAACTGTAGTAGCTGGTGATAATGTAGAAGTAACAACTGACACAAACGCTAATGGGGGTAACGAATACACTGTATCAGTTAATAAAGATTTAACTGATATGACTTCTGCTACATTCGGTTCTGGTGATACACGTAATGCTATTGATAAAGGTTGTGTTCGTGTATTCGATGGTTCTGTAAATACTGGTGTAACAGCTAATGGTATGGTTATCGAAAATACCGACACATTAGAACAAGCATCTTACACTGGTTCTGGTATGCAAGCATCCGACGATAATGGAACAGTTCGTTTCACTACATCTAACATTGATGCTGGTAACCAAATCGTTCATGGTGTAAAAGCTGGTGTTGCTGATACTGATGCAGTCAATGTAAAACAATTGAAAGACTACATGTCTTCCAATGACAAAGATACTATTACTACTATAAAAGCAGGTAATCGTATTAAAGTGACTAACACTGGTCACGATTATATGGTAGCATTGGACGATAAAACAATCGACCAAATCAATACTACTGAAACTGGTATGAAAGGTAATGCTCGTGACATCGCTAAATTGAAAGCGGATGTGGTAGAAGCTAAAACTTCTGTATCTGTTGGTAATGGTCTAAATGTGAAACCTAGCTTCAATGCAAATGGTTCCACTAACTACCATGTAACACTTGATAGTAAAGTAACTGACCAAATCAAAGATAATAAAGATGCTATCAAAGCTAACAGTGATAAAATCGCTGATAACAAAGCACGTATCGATGACTTGGCAAACAAAGTGGGTACTACTAACAGTAACATTGGTCGTACAATCAGTGAAAACCAAAAAGAAGCTCGTCGTGGTATCGCTAGTGCGTCTGCATTAGCTGCTATGCATCCATTGGACTATGACCCTGAGCATAAAGTGGATGTTATGGCTGGCGTTGGTCATTTCAAAGGCACTACAGCGGTAGCTATTGGAGCAGCATACAGACCTAACGAAAACTTAATGTTCACAGTTGGTGCATCCATTAATGGTTCTGCTTCCACTCTTAACGCTGGTGTATCTTATAAAGTTGGTACTGATGCGAAAGATACATATCATAGCAAAGCATCTATGATGAATAAAATCAAACAATTGGAAACAACAGTAGAAGAGCAAAATGCTCAAATCGAAAAATTGATGAAAATTGTTGATACATTAGTTCCAGCTAATCACTAATCACAATACTAATAGAAGAGTACCCGAGGGTACTCTTCTATTTTTTTAACTTGATTTTTAAATATTTAATATATAGGTGTGATACGAATAAGTCTAGTATCATTTATGGTTTCTTAGTAAAGGAGAAAAACGAAAATGAAAAAGAAATTAACTCTATTGTGTATGACTATGGTACTTGGTTCTACTGTATTATATGCAAATGCGGATGGATATACTTCTCTAAAAAATGAAAATTTAGATGGTATTGTAAATAGTGACAATCTCGCAGTTACCACATTTACCAATTCTTTTGGTCCCGATGGTAAAGTTAAAAAAGATTGGACTCGAGATTTATATATTGGCCTAAAAGATGAATTGAAAAGAATGGTTAAGATAGAGTACCGGAAAGAACCAGGTTTATATCATAGCGAAGTATATCACGAGCAAACAGTTGATCATATTAAATTATATGATAAGAGTACTGAAGCTGGTGAATATGATTTAGCTAGCACAAACATGCAAAGTTATGGCATGGATGTCACTACTCGTGATTTTGATGGTAGTACTATCGGTAATGCAAGTATTCGCTCTGCTGCCATTACAGTTGAAGTCACAAATAGACCAACTGTTAGAATGGGTGAGGGTGAGTTCCAAGTAATCCATTATGATAGTAACTATAATCGGAATGTCATAAAACTTTCTAAAGATGGCTTAGATAATGGTACCAATAAAATCATTAACGTGTTACCAGGTGAAGCTGATACCGATGCGGTGAATGTAAGTCAATTGAATAAACTTGGTTCTCAAGTGAATATCAATACAAACGATATTAGTGAATTGAAAGGTAAACTTGCTGGGACTACTAATATTCTGAACGAATCTAAGTCTTATACCGATACTAAATTTAATGAAGCTGCATCCTATACTGATCAACGTATTGCTAAAGCGGGTGCTGCTAACGCTGCATTATCTGGTCTTAAATACTTAGACTATGATGCGAATCATAAGTTCGTTGCAGCTGCTTCCTTTGGTCAATATAAAGGTGCTACTTCTGGTGCTATTGGTATAGCATACCAACCAAATGAAGATGTGTTATTACACCTAGGTACAACTATCGGTAGCGATCATATGCTTAATGGTGGTGTATCTATTCGCGTTGGTGATTCCAATAAAGGTGTTAAAGCTAACACTAAAAATCTTGCTAAAGAAATGGATATGATTAAAGCTGAGAACGCTGAATTGAAAGCAGAACTCGCTGAAATCAAAGCTATGCTAGCAAGCAAATAATACTATAAAAAGAGTACCTTCGGGTACTCTTTTTTTTGCCATGAAATAATGTAATTTCTATACTATATGAGTATATATTATTAACGTGAATAGAGATAGAAAACAGTAATGAATTGGAAATGGTCTATACATCTATTCGAAGAAACTTTATTATTATTTTACAATATTCCATAAGGAGAATTAAAATGAAATCTTTAACGTCTGAAGTAGTATCTAAAATCACTCAATTTGTAAATGAGCGTTCTGTAGAAAGTACTGATATCATCCATAAACGTAATGATGATGGTAATGTCGTAGTATCACTTACGACTGACCTTCAACCTATGTATTGTAGCCCTAATGGTAATAGAGTATTAACTGATAAGGGATACAAAGTAACTAGGGTTACGTTTGATTCTGAAACAGGAGATACTCTATCATTTGAGGCATATGTTAACGTTGGATATGGTTTCGAAGAATTTGAGTTCAATGGACCGTATGATATCATGCCAGTATACACTAACCGTGTAAGTACTGAAACAGTCCAAGCATGGTAAGAAAATTAAAAGAAGTCGTTTAAACGACTTCTTTTTTTTTATTTTTTTAATCTTAATCTGACTTATATATTATGAATATGAATACTAGTATTGACATATAGTAAATATATGAGCTATTAGTATTTATTTTTTATTTGTAGATTATGTGTGTAGTTTGTAAGAAAGGGGTTTAACTATGTTAAATTCAACAATTTTAAAAATTTCAAACTTTATTCGTTCTTTGGAAGCTAATGATTTCGCGTATCTACGTAAGTTATCGGATGGTGAATATGTATTAGTCGTTCAATATGCTAAGAACCTATATGGTAAACCATACGATGGTGATATTGAAAACGTTGAACAAAACGTACACCTAACTATGGAATTCAAAGAAGTGGGTACGGATATCAAAATCACCGATGTTAAAATCGATGCGATTATCCCTAAAGGAGAATCGTCCAATTGGAAAGGGTATAAACATCATGAATTTTATGCTGGTATCGGGCAAGTATCATTGAATAAAATCCGTGAAGAATTTAATAAATTCGGTCAAAAGGGTGAACTGTACAGAACTGAATCCGTTCCAGCTATTGCTGAATGGTCAGTCGATCCAACTAGAGAGACAATCACCATCGCTCATGGATGGGAAATCGCTAATGAACAAACGATTTATACTGATGGAGAGGAAGCGTAATGCTTCCTCTCTTTTTATAAATTACAAGGAGAATAGAAATGAATGTCGTTTTTGATATGAAGCTGTTTATTTGTGCGGCCTCTATATTTTTAACCTTATCGTTGGTTATGATGGCTCTTGTGCAATCAAATCGGAATATTCCTACCGTGATAGATATTGCTTGGTTGACAAGCTTCCTCATCTCAATTATTATTTATTTTTCACTGTAAGGGGTTGAATATCATGCGTATAGATGATACTAAAATAACTAAAATGATAATGGATATGTTTGCGGGTAGACCTATTCGGCTATTAGATAAAGAAATACCATTTCTATATAACATGAAAGTCTACAGCTATAATCAACAAAGACACTTGAGTATTATTCGATTAGATTATCGTGATGATGTGTATGAGTGTGCTAAGGTGGATATGATTAGGAATATAGTATGTGGTGAACCAGAATTCTGTTTCAGTGTAGATGAAACGGTAGAATGGTTATCAAAGCAAATCAGTTTTCTTGATGGGAAATAATAAAAAAGAGAACCTTTCGGTTCTCTTTTTTTTGTAATTACCAAGATACTGTAATATCTGTAGTATCGTATTTAACAAGGTATAGTTTAGCACCAGATGTAATACCATTACTGTATACAACTGTATTTAGTTCATATGTACCTGTGCTATTGTCAACATCAGTGATCTCATATCCTGCACTATCATGTGATTTAATGAATAATCTAAACTTAGTTCCTGGAGTGAACTTAAATGTCACAGTATCACTACCTGCATCGATAAATCGGAAGTTTTCACTACCTTTAATTTGATAGAAGTCAGAGATAGGAACATCTGTTCTATTCATACGTGGAGGTAAAGCTATATCGGATGGAACTAATTCGTTATTAGATACTGCTTTTAGAAGATTGACAATGTCATCTTTAGGAGCATCTTCTTGTCTGATAAGTTCCATTAACCCATCAATCGGTTTAGCAGCGTCAACTGTTTTTAGTACAAGATTCGCACTATCTGCTTTATTTTTGAAAACGATAGCGGTTCCATATGCACTAAATTTATCAGTTAGTTTTACTTCGCCACTGTTTGGTTGAATCTTATGTACTGTGTTGGATAATGAATTGAATGTAGTCTTTGCAACGATAGCAATTTCATCAGTTAAATTAGCTGTATCTATTACATAGTCATAGTCGTAAGATGATGGCGTCCCATTGAATGACAATATACGTTGATGACCGTTGCATCCAGTTTCTATAGTTTGACCAGGTGTGATGTTCAAATTCATCAAATCTAAAACTACAATACTATTAACTGCTCCCAATGAGTATTGTATATTCCCAATATTTGGATTGAATGCACTATATGATTCAGTGGTACATTCTTCATATGTAAACAATTCGCCACGATCAATAGTTTTAACATCATTGATGCGAGATCGAACGTCTGCTAGTAAGTCATCCATATTATCAAATTCTTTCCAAGTAGATGGGATGAATTGGGATAATTCAGTTTCGCTATTGGAGCGAATTACATTACTTGTGTCAAAAATACCAGATTTTTTAACGATCTTCGCTAGATATGTAGTTTGATCATCAGCCGTTTCTGGGGAGAATATGGATTTTGTTGTACCATACCCATCAGCTGAATTGTATTGAAGTGATACATGTGAGCCATATACAGTAAATGATAATTCCCCATCGTTTAGTAGTTTTTCTGGGATAGTTGGTGTAATATTAGTATAATTTATACGGGCTGCACCATCATAGGTACCATGATGTGTAGCGGATTCTTCATATAAACCGATAATCGGCTCTTTAAACCCGATAGCACCAAATGTTGCACTATCACCACTAATAACACAATAGAAGTGAATTAGGTTCTTGAAGATATTTGTTTCTTTATCAAACGGTAAGGTATCCGCAGGTAATGGAATACGATAGTATTTCGCTGTTTTTTGGTTACCTGACACATCACTTACGTACAGTTGGATTTTTTTCTGGATAGCCATACAAAGGTTCCTTTCTATAAAAAAAACGGATATGTTTAATAGTTATAGATATGTCAATCGTTGTTTGTTGTATTAGTCTTAAATCTATTTACTATTGACATTATTATAATCAAGATAATTCCTATTCAGTTGAGTATATAGAAAGGACATAAATACTTATGGCTATTGAAAAAAAAAATCCGTCTCTATGTGAGCGAATCTACAGGTACAAATAAAGTATCTAAATATTTCCGTATTCCATTACCTGCGGATACTGATAATATGAACAGAACGACTAACCGATTTAAAGGTTTAGTTCGTATGTATGCTAAGGTATCTGCTGATACATTCTATATCGGCATGGTTCTTAAACCAGCTTTAGATGCGATTAGAATAGTTGAGGATTATGATGATCAACTCACTCGTAACCTCACTCCAAATATCCCTGAAAAATTAATGAATGATGGCGAGGGTCTTATTCAATTTGGTTCTATCTATGAACATGGTAGAGGATATGATAAGATTAATTTCTTAGGTGACCTCAGCGAATCTACATTAGGTGATGGTAACGAAGCTCAATTATATGGATATGCAAATAAAAAGAAAAATAATGTATTTACAGTATCCATTAAATCTGACTCCGAAAATGACTTATCTCAATTCGTTCCGTCTACTTGGCAAGAATTCGATACAATTGACCAAGTATTAGCAGATATTAATACATGGGGTACTACTCCAGCTGAAAGTCGGGGTCCATTATTCTTCTCATATGATAAAACAGATTTTGTGAATGCTAGTGGTACTGGTATACTTGAATCATGTTCCACTTACAATGTAGATACTAGCGCATTCGATGATAAAACAAGTCTTATTCCAGACGTTGTTACCCTTTCACCGTTTAGTGGTTCTGGTGAACTTACTATTACAGCACCAAATGCGACTCCATTTAGTAAAATATATGCTATCCCTTATAAAATTACATCTGGACACGATTTTGATAACGCAGTGGTCCAAGAATATACATTTACTGATGGTGTAGCAACCGTTCCATTTAACAGCGCCAATGCTGATAATTATAACCAATTGGTACTTGCCGTGTCTCATGACATACTCGGTAACTTTACAGTTAATAGTATTAAGAACTAATATTTTTTTTAAATCTATAATAGATACTACCTTCGGGTAGTATCTATTTTTTTATTCCAATATCAACTCATCTCTAAAATATATATCATTACTATGAAACATACTACCCTATGGGAATTCGTTTATACCTAGGAACGTATGTTTCATATCTAACTATACCATATTTATCTTTTTAATGTATGATTTTTAAAAAATGGAGGTCTATATGACTAGTTGTATCAAACAGCAAGAAAACCCATCTCTCGTATGTCATCTGGTTCATCTCAGAGTGATTGATAATGAGAGATATTATGCTCTTCGTGATGCTATCATGGAAGAGTATTCTGATGTATGTAAAAAGTGTTCCAGTAGTGAAGTCTTAGTTTACCTATCGTCGTTATACGGTGTTGATGACCTAGCTCGGTTAAACCGTACGACAGTGAAATGGGCGATTAAGATTCTCATGAGTGTAGCTGAAACATTCCAATTCTCATCTAATCGGGATGAGAATATCCATCTATTCGATATCCACGATACCACATTAAAAACGATGGCTAAGTATGATATCGGAACGATCATCAATTCATTTATTAAGTGTGACTCTTTAAATAATCGAGATTCGGTTAATTATCTAAAAGAACATGATGAAGGAGTATAACTATGAGTAAACTATTTAATGATACTGAAATGCTAGCTAAAGTTATCTATGATTTGATTCATAGTGACCGTATATATGCAGGTGTACACACTAAAGAAGTAACCGTAGATGAAATCATCTATGGGATTGACCATTCCATTAGCGAGTTCAATGAATTCAAATTTACGTTTGTATTTGGCGACCGTGACTTCTTGGGGGAAATTAAAATCGTCAACGGTTATAAATTAGAAACACGAATTCTATCATTACAAACTTTGGATACTGTGTCGAAAAACTTCAGTCGTCCTGATGTATTGGATTGGTATATTAATACCGTATTAGATAAAGTAGTTAATGAAAAGGTAATCGATATCAATAAACTTATCGGTTGTTAGTATAATTTAATATGGGAAAGTGATAGTATGAATGTAGTAGTTAATGAACGTGATGTGCGAAATTTGATTTGGGAGATGGCTAATAGTGATAATGTGAGAATTCGACATCATGAACGAAATTATAGAATAAATTCTCGAGTTACGTTAACATGTAACGATATATGCTTTGGGAAATTATTCACCATGCAAATAATGATTGAACCATTGGATTCTGGGTATCAAGTACGCTATAGGGAGCGTTTACGTACAGATTTTACTGATGATATAGATGTTACAGTAACAACTGAACAACTATACTACACATTACTTGATATCATAGAATTATTCAAATATGATTGCTATGGTATAACCGTAGATGATATTGAAGCATATTCACCAATCTATTATTTGATGGAAGAATTACAGGAGCAAAACTATGAAAACGAAAAAAGTGAAGAGTAATGAATTAACAGTATTTGAGTTAGACCAAAACTTAGCATTTGGTGTTCGAATCACTAGTAAACGATTAATGGAAGGTATAGATGAAGGAACCGCTAAACTTCTTCAATCCATTCTTGATTCCTATAAAGATGATTTCTCAAGAACGGCTAAATATATTGGTATCAAACCTAAATGTAAACTGGATATCGAACTAGCTGTATATGAACCAGCAGAATCTCGCATTTGTATTCAAGGTACAGTATTAGAAGGTCACTGTAACTATGGTAATATCACTAAGACGATTGCTCGACTTATTGAATCTTTACCTAGGTACGACAAAAAAGATAAATATAAGGTCAACTATTTCATGTTAATGCTACGTGAAAACGACCTTGACCTTAAGTCGTAATATAAAGAAAGAGGATTCCGGTCCTCTTTTTTTGTGTACTAAAGAAGGAGATTGGAAATGTTTGTTAATAAAGAAAATTGTATGAAGAATGTAAGCGACCGTCTTCGCTTCCATGTATTTGAGCAAGAGAAGAAAGTATTAAGCATTGTACGAGATTACCCAGAAGAAGGGCAAGCTCGCAATATCTTTTATAGTTACTTACATGGTAAGGCGAATATCCCGTTACATAATGCTAGATTCCTAGCTGAACACCTAGGGATATCTATTGACACGCTAGCATTACCATTTACACAACCCGATAAGATGTATGATATTAAAATCACTCTCTATATGACAGCACCATTTAGGGTTGATGATATCACTCGCATCTGTAATATGGTGACTACACCTTTATTTGATACCATATATGAAGGTGTAATGGGTGCACCACGTCGTAATCCAAATAAGATTGATGTATCGACAGCATCCATTGGTGTTACTAGTGGGGAATCGGATATTATAGAAATCACCATTCGAAGTATTGGGATTCCTAAGAAGCAAATGGATGTATTAGATTCAACTAGAGAAGTGATTAACTTCATTTCCCGTTTATGTAGACCATATGCTCGTAAGATTTCTTACAAGACATATTTATGACATTTGAACAAGTTAGTATAGGTTCACGTATAGCCTATACTAACTTATTTTTTTTAAGCAATTTTGCTTATTTAATCTATAAAGGAGTTAATCATATGACAAAAATTGATAAGCTCAAAAAGCTCTTTGTGGTTCGTGAAAACGACCAAGGCCACAAAGAACTTGTAGAATTATTAGACTGCACTAATATTGGAAAAGCCGGTGGCGATACGTCACCTGCTGGAGACAATACTGGAGAAGTGGCTCAATATGCCCACGTATCAGATATTGTTAAATATAAGGTTCGTATAAATCCGGAATTAGTTGCACATGATAGACTTAAAAATCCTATCCATGACGACGGTTCAGTTGGTATATTGACAGTTAACACATTCACAGGATTGGCACTGTTAAATTACCGTGTTAACTCGGGGGACGAATGGTCTGATGATTATAAAGTTCCAGATGGCACTACCATTCTAATAATAGATGAAGAACCATTCGAGGGGACAAAACCAGAAGGCTACTCCATTAAACTTTCAGCAGGTAATGAAGGTGTATTATATACAAATCATCAAATCACTAACTATCTAGTATTCCTAAACCTCGTTGAGAATAATGGGAAACTATCAATCAAAGTTAAAGCGATTAATCAAGAAGCACGCGATGCACTCAATAATAGTTCGGTGTCATTATTTACAAATTCGCTACTTGACTTATTAACACCAGTTACATTTATGGTTTATTTTGAAAAGAAATAGTTAGGAGGTCACTGAATGGCTGAAGTAAAATTTACGATAAAACGATATAACGGTACAACATTCGACATTGCACTTCCTAAAACGGTCGTTGAGCAAGTGATTGAAATCAACGAGCATTTAAAAGATGGTGACCGTCATATCTCTGCTGAAGACAGAGAAGTATTAAAGACGGTTGCCACATTAAGTGCTAAAGGCTATGCTCCTATCCGTAACAGTGCAATGGCTACTGTAAAAGAGTACCCTACGTATACTGCATTAAAGAATGATTTAGCTAACTTACCACAAGGCACAACAGCTATGGTACTGGATGCATCTGATGATGTATTAGTTGACTATGGTTACGCTATGTACCGTGTTATGTTAGATGAAACTGATAATAAAACACTTATTAAAGTTTCCGATACTATGAGTATGGACTTCGTACTCAAATTGGATAACGTGAGAGGATTCAATCAATCTGCGGAAGCAGTTGATAAGATGGTAGAAGATAGCCATTTCCATGACAACTTTGCGTTATTAAATACCTTAACACAAGGTATGTTTGAAGGTCTTAAAGACTACCAAAAAGCGAAAACTGCTTTTGAAAACACTCTTGATAAAGTAGGTCTACGTTCTGGTGATATGGCTTTCGTTAAAGTGGGTAATGATCCAACGGTACCTACTGAAGAAGAACACACACCAGGTCCAGTTGTTCCTCCAGTATCCGAAGATACACATACAGAACAACCTCAACCGCCAGCATCTGAGGAAACTCATACTGAACAACCTGCTGCACCTGTAACACCTGGTGAGAATACTGTAACTCCTCAACCTGAGGGTATTGGTGAAACTCATACTGAACAACCTGTAGTTCCTGCTACCCCTGAAGAGACTCATGAAAATACAGGCTCTCCAGCAGTAACTCCTGGTGAGAATACTGGAACTCCTCAACCGGAAGCGCCAGTGAATACAGGTGATACTCATACTGAAGATAATACTGCAACTCCTGGTGTCCCAGAAGCCCCTAAACCAGCAGATGAAACTAATCATACAGTAGAACCATCTGCTCCAGTAGCTGAAGAACCAGGTCACACTGAAGAACATAAACCTGTAACTCCTGAGGGTGGTAACCCAGATACTACTGGGCAACCTACTCCAGAAGAACATCAACCTCAACCACCAGTAGTTGAGGATACACATAATGGAGAAACTCCAGCTAACCCAACATCTGGGACTGAAGAAAAGCATGAAGATGCTCCAGTAGCTGAAGATACTCACGCTGGTGAAAACACTGCATCTCCTGTTGTTCCAGAAGCACCTAAAGAAACAGAAGGAACACATACAGAACAACCTGTAACACCTGGCGAAACTCACACTGAAGAGAATACTGTATCCCCTGCGGCTCCTGAAGAGTCCCATGAACATACAGAATCTCCAGTGGTAAAACCTGAAGATAATACAGTTGTAACTCCTCAACCTGAGGGTACAGGTGACACTCATACTGAAACTGAGCCAGTGGCTCCAACACCAGTAGAGGAAACTCATACTGAGCAACCAGCGGCTCCAGTAGCTGAAGATGCTCATACAGAACATCCTATGACTAATGAAGGTCAACCTGCTACACCAGTCCCTTCAGAGGGTACTCCAGCAGTAACTCCTGAAAGTGGTACACCAGATGGCACTGAACAACCAGCTAATCCAGCAGTAACTCCTGGTGAGAATACTGTAACTCCTCAACCAGAAGCAGAAGCTAACCCTCCTGCATCTGAAGACACTCATACAGAACAACCTGTGGTAACAGGTGAAACTCATACTGAAGAAAATACAGTATCACCTGCTACACCTGTAGAATCCCATGAAAATACAGGGTCTCCAGTTGTAACACCTGAAAGTGGTACACCAGATACTACTGTAACTCCTCAACCTGAAGCTCCAGTATCTAGTGAAACTCCTGTAAATACAGGTGACACACATACCGAAGACCATGCTGTTAACACAGGGGAATCTCATTCCGAGGAATCTTCCGGTACACCAACAGTAGGAACAGAAGAAAATAATGTGGTAACTCCAATAGCTGAAGAACCAGTACATACTGAAGTAACTCCTGCTCCAACTCCAGCGGTACCTGAAGAACACGCTCATAGTGAAACAACTGAAAACTCCGAAGGTGCTCCTGTAGCAAATACAGAAGATACTTCCGGTGATACACCAAAACCTGCTACCCCAGATGATGAACGATTCAATTCTCATCTAGCAGTACAACCAAAACCAGTTGAAAATGATTTACCTGAAGGCGTTTCCCCTACATCTGGAAACAATTAATCAATGAATTGATACACTTCCCAATATAATCAATTGATTATATTGGGATTGTGTTTTTTTTTTGATATAGAAAGGATACATATGCTAGACTTATTCAAACAACTTAAGACTCATTTGTTTCCTCATATTCATTTGATTACATTCAAATGGTTGAGAACATGTGCTCTTGATTTACTATTCAATTTGATTTGTTACATTACCAATCCAATTATCATTTTATTTGCTGATGAAGAAGGTAATCTACCTAAGAAACTTCGTTGGTGGCAAACCTATGATAATTGCCTAGATGTTGAATGGATGGTCACGGAAGGTATTGTGCCAAAGATATTCCAATATGACTTTAATAAACACTATCGCTACACCTATGAAGAAAAAGATAGCTTCGGTAATGTTATCCCAGGTTTCGTAGAAATCGTTGACCCTAACTTTACATGGAAAGAACGTATCCAACGCTACTTCTGTCGATTAGCTTGGTTAAACCGTAATGCTGCTTATGGGTATTCTTATGAAGTTTCTGGAATCATGTACAAAGGTTCCGATATGACTATTCATATGGAAAAACCACATTACCGTGTAATTACATTACCGAATGGTGATTTCGATATCAAAATGGAAATCAAATGGTACTGCTCCTTCTTGAAGAAACACTTCGATTGTGATGTATACTTAGGATGGAAACTAATTGCTAACAATACAAGCAATCGACCAACTCGTGCTATGTTAGCAATGCGTATTTCCCCATTCCATAAATGGAAATGGAATGACTAAGATGCCAACTTTTTCATTGACAACTTATAATAGAGAATACAGTTTGGTAACTGTATTCTCTATTTTTTTTTATTTTCTTAAGGAGAAGATATGTTATTTTACGAAGTGAGAACCAAAACAACGGTCAGCATGGCAAAAGACCCAGAAACGGGAAATTTCCTTAGCGAAGACCCGATTAACTTTTGGGAGTATATCAATAACGAAGCAAATAATTTGCAGTATTCCGATATATCATCTCCTATTATATTAACACCATTTGCATTTAATACAATTAGTGTAGATGATACTACTAATACATCGGAAATTGAGATGACGTTCATTGCTATTTATACAGGAACCCATCTCCCAACAAGAATACCCGTAACCTCATTAATTCATGATGAGGCTCGTAATAGACTTAAATTAGTAACACGAGAGCATGTATGTAAAGAGGAATTCCAATTCACTGTAACGAATATTAGTATCCAATCAGCTAATACCTTAATGGCGATTATCAATGATATATTGGAAGTCATTATTAAAGGTTCAGGGGATACTATCCCAGTACCATTAGTATCATACACTCGGTATATCAAACGAATTGAAGATTGTCTAACGGTACGGTCAAAAGTAAGTAATGCGGTGATATATTCTATCGATACGGAAACGATAGTAGAAGATAACCTCTATATGGATATGATTCTCCATAAGATGATGCAGGCTATTCGCCATTATCCATTAGATAGAAATAACCCACCGAAGACTAACTTATTCAACTTATATATGAGTGGTTTCCAACCAGTATCAGCTGAATCTGTATTTAGATACCATCTCAGTCAATTATATTTCCGAGGGATTATCGAATCCCCAGACTATCTCATCATTAATAGTGATACGATTCTAAAGAACCCATCCTTCTCATTTATAATCGAGAAGTATCGGAATATGAATGTGTTGCTTGTCAATGATGGGCGAATGGTTGATATTGCCGATATTGCACCCATTATTAATATGGTGAGTTCCCATGCTACTATAATGGTATATTCCATCTATGAAGATACGGATGCATTATTCGTTAAGATGATACCACCACCATCACAACCTGGTATGTATATATCACCAGATGATATCGATGATACTGAACCAACGGGTCAAGTATTTGATGAAGATTTTGACCCAGGTATAACGGAGATTTTACAATCCCCAACTAATAAACCATTCATTACATTAGGTCAATATATACCAAGTGAGTTAGCGAATGAATATATTGAAGCAACCTTAAAAGACTCTGATTTAGCTGATTCTCTCGATGCTTTCACAGCTTGCTTATTTAGTAAGGGTACATTTACATCACTCACTGAGATTAGTAAGCGACTCATGGAGAATCGAGAATATATTATCATGGCTACAGAGGGAGAAGAATCCCCTGTGACTAAATTTATCAATGACCGATTATTGACAAACGATATAACTATCATCATGAAAGCTGATGAAGAAGTAGAAGAAGGACATGGCGTATTAGCCACCCTTAAATCTACATTGGGTTTAGGTAAGAAGAAAGATGTTGAACCCAAGACTGTTAAATTCACCAAACCTAGGAAAGAAAAACCTGTTGAGGAAATACCCGATCCATATGTGAAGCTAGATGCTTTGATTGGATTAACAGATGTGAAGAAAACACTTCATGACATCGTTTCTGTTGTAAGAGCTAATAAGCTCTATATTGAAAACGGTATCACTCCATTGAATGAGTATTTCCATATGGTATTCTATGGTAACCCAGGTACGGCTAAAACAACGATTGCTAGACTCTGTGCTGATATCTTCCATAAGGAAGGGTTGTTGAAAACCAACAAGTTCACTGAGTTTGGGCGTACTGAATTAGTTGGTCAATATGTGGGTCATACCGCAGATAAAGTGAAACGAGCATTCGAAGCAGCTAGGGGCGGAGTTATCTTTATTGATGAAGCATACTCTCTCACAGCAAGTCAGGCTACGAACGATTTCGGTTTAGAAGCCGTAAATACAATCGTACAACTTATCGAAGACTACCGTACAGATACCATCGTTATCTTTGCTGGTTATGGTAAAGAAATGGACCAGTTCATTAAATCGAACCCTGGTCTTAAATCTAGGATTACCTACAATCTCCAATTCAAGAACTATACAATCGATGAATTAATGGAGATTTTAGAATCCTATGCCAAAGAGTATAAGTTTATTCTATCCGATGCATATAAGACAGCTTGTAAGCAATTCTTTGATAGGTCATTAACTAAGACTGGATTTGGTAATGGTCGAACCGTTAGAGATATCTTTAAACGGTCGATTATTAAACATTCAGCTCGAATTACAGATGTGGAAAACCCTTCCGTAACTGATATAAAAACCATTAGTGAAGAAGACTTCCCAGATACAAAAGATATTGAATTTACTACCAAACAAGTAGGGTTTACTAAGTAAACCCTACTTTTTATAGTGTAACACATTACTGTAAAGGTGGTGGAAATGTATGGCAAAAAACATTGCTGAGTTAGACTTTAGTCTAGATGATTTCCATAACCAAAAAGTCTTGCGAGGTGCCGACGCCTATGGTCGGTTGATTCAACGACTTTTATTTATGCGTAAAGGAACATACCCAACTATCCCTGATATGGGTGTCGATATCGCTTCCTATCGCTTTGCTGATTTAGATACACTGACAGCAGGTGAACTGAAGAATACAATACGACATCAATGCGACACCTATATCGATGGGGTTCCAATACAAGATATAAATATCTCGGTGGTGAAAATACCATCAGGATACGTATTATTCATCGATATAATGGTAGTCGGTGAATTGCGTAAAATTTCCATTTCTATCTTGCAAGATGGTTATGAGATTATTAATACTTCACTTAAGGTTGAAAAACCTAAACTGATTAATGTACCTAGAACTGGTGCATAACAATTATTCTGGAGGATAATCATGAGCGAAGAAACCAAAATTGATTTTGAAGAACTAAAGAAAGAAGCTACGCTTCTTACAGACCCTGAGATTCCAGAAAGTGTTATGAATGCTCCTATGAGTGATGGTAACACTTCTATCGATACCGATGGTCTGATTATTAGTGATGATGATTTTGATGATGATGAAGTATCCCAAGATACAGAAGCAAAATACGATGGTCCAGGTATGGTCATCGATACACCTAAACCACAAGCTGATACTACCTATAAAGTTGGTCCTATGGCTAACAAAGAGCGTGTGGAAGGTGTAGAAAATACCTTAGCTGATATGGATGAGCAAATCATCGAGGCCCATAAACAATTTATGGAAATCACTAAAGGTGGTAAAGCAATTCCAGCAGCGGATGATGAGAAGAAAGCTTCTCCTGAAGAAGTCACTCTCATCATTGATAAATCTGGCATGGGTAGCGTTGTCTTCACTGAAGAAGAAAAGAAACGCATTGAACTTGCCAAGAAAATTAAATTAGTGGAAGTTTCCGAAAAGAAACTCAAAACACTAAAGATTAAAAAGAAACTAACTGACGAAGATAACTTCGAAGTAGTGCAAAAAAGTTTCGATAAGTCCCTCTCTCCTGTTATCGCCTTAGCATCCGGTTATACTGGTCGCATGGGTAACATCTCAGCTATCGAAGCTATTAAATTAACTCAACGTCCCGGTGATGATACTGCGAATACAGTATTGGAAAAATGGTCTTTGATTTATGACAAATTGAAAGACGTTTCTATCGGTAAATTTGAAACATTCGATGACTTCTTATCCAATACGGCATTTGCTGACTATGATAGCTTTGTATATGGTTTATTATGCTCCAGCTATCCTGAAGAAGATTCCATCTCCTTTACATGTCAAACGCCTGAATGTGTTAAGAAGGGTGTAGCTGATTTTGAAATCAACTACCGTAATAAAGAACTTATCCGTACGGATATCATTACGGAAGAACAAAAAGAAGCCATTGCTGAAATCATCAATAGTGCTGCTATTGTAGATGAAGCTAAGAAAGTTCATGAAGAAGCACCAGTGAATCAAACATTCCGTTTTGCGTTTGATGATGAATCTGGTATCATTATTGACTTCGGTATCCTTTCTGTAAAAGATGTTATCGAGCGATTGTATAACAAACTTAGTGATGATTTGCTAGTGGAAGAAAACAGACCAGCTATCCTATTAGCACATAGCATTAAAGCAATCTATGTGCCTGATTATGATACAGAAGGCGACGAATACGAATACTATGAAATCACTGATTTGAATAAGATTGTTTCCACGGTGAATAACTTCAACGAGTATCAAAACAACTTGATTACTACGTTCCTTGACCGTCTAAACTCTCGTTACCAAATCCAATTCGGTTTTGCTTCTGTAGAATGCCCAAATTGTCACCATAATTATGGCGAATACAATATGGACTTGGATAGAATTGTTTTTCTGAGAGTCCAACGGAGACTGAACACTCAGATCGGATAAAAAAGTTCTATGAACTCATCGATGAAACAGCGGAGCTCTTTAAAGGTGAATATGGAGACATACACGTTCTCCAGTCTATGACACTTAAAGAGCTACGACTTCGTCGAGATATTCGTGTCGACCGAAAACTGAAAGAACAGAAAGAGGAAGACAAACGTCAGAAAGAACTTGAAAAGAAACGTGAGCGTGAAGCGGCACGGTTCAGATAATTCCATCTGATATGTTTATCCATTGGACGGTAATCTAATACAACCAAATCACATACGGAGGTATCAGTATAATTATGGTTAAAGACCGTATCGTGGTTTTTAATCGGTTAGTCGATAAAGAGATTGCCGATTGTTCTGTATTTGAAGAACTCCTGGAAAACCACTATCATAAGTTTGTATATTTTTACTCTATTATTGAAAGCGATGATTTAATCGAATATATTGAAGACGTATCTTGCGTTCCTCAAGAAGGTCGATTAGACATATACCTCACATTATGTGGCGATGTTGATATTGATGACTTCGACCAAGAGCTGGAAGACAATTTCGGATGTAGCTACTTATGTGAGCAGTTTGATGCCTATGTTTCCACCGAAACTGACGGCTCATTAGTTATTTCTATTAAAGATTAAATGAGGTGATTCCTTGAAGATCGTATTAATGAACGTAGATAAGTTTGTTCAGGCTAATAACCTTCAACGTATCACGAATCCAATTCTATTGGAACGAGGATATGTTCCTTCTCCCGATGGGTTATTATCTACTGAAATTTTCGGTAGCAATACGAGCAAACGAAAAGTGACGTTCGCCTATATTGATTTGAACGGACACTTTCTACAACCATTGGCGTACAAGACCCTTAAACGAGTCTTTACTAAACTTGATAGCCTAATCGCTGGGATTACCTACTATAGTATCTCTAAAGAGGGATATTTAGAAGAAGACCCTAATGGCGAAACAGGTATCGAATTCTTATATAAGAATTGGAATAAAATCAAATTCAAAGAAAATGATTCCAAGATTCGTACTGAACGAATCGACCTATTTAAAAATTTCACTCGCGATGAAATTTTTATGACCAAACAGATTGTATGTCCGCCATTCTATCGTGACATCAATCTACAAAATACAGATTCTAAGAAACCATCGGTTCATGAAATCAATGGTCCGTATCAGAAACTCATTCGATTGGCATCTATGTTGACACAAGGTAACTTTGCCATTACCTTGCATGGAACTCGATTAAATATCCAGCAAGAAATCGTAGTAGTGTACGATTACTTCAAAGCTCGGATTGAAAAGAAAAATGGTTTCATTCGACAAGCCGTCTTAGGTAAATCTGATGACTATTGTTCTCGGTTAGTTATCTCTGCACCTCAATATACAAAAAATAAAGCCTCTGAGATGCCTGTAGATTTCTACCATAGTGGATTACCACTATCTCACTGTATCTCTACCTTCGCACCATTCTTTGTAGGATGGATTCAGAACTTCTTAGTGAATAACTTGGAAGTAAATGGATATAAGATTCCAATTAGAGATGCTAAAGGTAAACTTAGATATGTAAAACCAAAAGATGTAGCGGTCCAATTTAATGATGAAAAAATCAATAAAATGATGACCAAATTCATCTTCAACTATTCTAATCGTTTTGACCCTATTGAAATAGAGTTTGAAAACGGTGAAGTTCGTAATCTCATTATCAGTGGTGTGGACCCTAAAACAGGTCCATTCGAACGTGATATGACATTAACGGATTTATTCTATATAGCAGCTGAAGATATCCTTAAAGACAAGCATATCTATATCACACGCTATCCAATTACTGACCATCTTGGTATCTTCCCTAACCGTATTCATGTAGCTTCTACGATTGAAACTACTCCTATGGTTATCTCGGGGAAAGAATACAAGTATTACCCAGTTATTGATATGAATATGCCTAAAGAAAAAGTAGCGGTAAATTTCGTTGAAGTATTACAGATGTCTAACGTATACTTGAAAGCCATCGGTGGTGACTATGATGGTGACCAAGTAACGGTTAAGTCTGTATTCTCTCAAGAAGCGAATGAAGAAGCTGAAAAGAAAATGAAAGCTATTTCTAATATTCTATCCGTTAATGGTAATAATGTCAGAAAGACTACCAATGAAGCTGTACAAACCTTGTACATGATGACTCGTTGGTAATACAAATTAAGAGCCCGATATAGGTGAATGCCTATATCGGACTTTTTTATGCCTTGATTAAAATATATATTATAAAAATATACACCATTGGTTGTGTATATATGGAGGTTATTTTGTGTGGTTAGTGCATCTGGGACTGGGGTGGAAAGGAGATATGTCCCGGTGTAAATTACTAACAATCTAGTAGAAAACAAACGCTGCCATTTGTATTGTTTTCCCATAAAAGACAAAGTCAAAGTTTTGATTTGGCTCATGTTAAGGTACATATCCTCCCAAAATAAACGTGTACCAATCAATAAGAAGATAGCACGCCAGGCTATCTTCTTATTTTATGTCTTCCTATAGGGCAACTACAGACATAGTTGTAACCAGTAACTATATTGTATTTAAAAAGGAAGTGAATCAATGACAAATACGATTACTTTTGCTGCTCTATATAAAGACTTTACTCGCTATCAACTCGGTATGCCTACGCAATTACCTGCTGAAATTCCAGTTGGTGGTTTTACAGTTAAACGGGGCCAGTTATATCGTTTAGCAAGTCGTAATTACGTTCTTCAAAAACCATTCAAGTTTGGTGAAGAACCAATTGTGTTTGACTTAGCTGTTCGATTACGCCAAACGTGGGATGCTAATGTTCGTAAGAACTTTAATAAGCTCTCGGTTCCAACTGAACAAACTCGTGATGTATTCGTACGTACGGTACCATTTACTGACCGTGTTATCCCATTCTATATCAATACAAAAACATGGAATGTGGAAACGGTAGACGCTGCTCATGGTGAACAACTTAGATTGACAACTATGAACAAAGACCATACATACATTACATTCGATAGCGACGTAAACCGCGTTGTTCGAATCCCTGATGCTAACATCGGTCTTTCTGAACTACCAATCAAACATGAAGATGGTTCTGTTAGTGACCATCCGTATAAAGACAGACTATTATTTGAGCCTGTATTGTTTACTAATGATACTTTCGTTAATAAATTCGATGAAACAGTTATCGAAGTGACATTGTATCCATCTTTGGAAAAAAGTAAACACTTTACAACACCATATGACTTACAACTTGTAAACCAAGATGCTTCGTATAAGCAACGTGTACTTCATGTTACAGGTAACACTCTACCTTCTAAAGATGTAGAACCTCGTTTCTTTGACATGGTATACCAAGGTAAAGTTGTGGGCATGGTTATGCTCATTGTAGCAGCCGACTAACACATATAAGAGTATAGGATTTCCTATACTCTTCTTTTTTCACGTATAGTATAATTATAGCCAATACAAGCTAATAGTTATTACTATTTCGTATTTTAATCTGAAGGAGTAAATATCATGAAAGACACAGTATTTTTGTACAAGATTACCAATTCCAATGAAGTTTCTTTACCAGTGGTGAAAGAAGTATACCGTAAGATTGGTAAAGACTTTAAACAGGTGATTATTGATAAACATCATCCAGATGAGTCTACTGTTATTTGCAACTTACAAACAACGATTATTGAAAATTTAAATGGTCATATAGCATTCGCTATATCCATGGTAGGACAAGACACCTACACAACTAAACTAAGTAAGTTTATTGAATCCACATTAAGTCGTCGTCTCCATGCTATCAGTGGTACAGATGACTATGCTGTATCTTCCTTTGAAGTTGTCGATTATCATGAAGTAATCGGTTAGAGGTGTACTATGATAGAACAAATTGCATTTGATTTACGTGATTTGATTGATTATCTAGAAATCGATGAAGAAGCGAAAGCTCGTATCGTCGTTAGTACACTGGAAGTCGAAGATGATATCGTCGAAGTAAAAGAACTCCAAGGTCATGTGGAAGGCTATGGGTGGGATATCACTATCGTTAAACATGATGGGATTGAAGGTATTCGACTATACATCCATGACATTCGTGATAACCGATTAATCGAAGCTCATTCTGTTATCGATATCGGCGATGATATCAACGGTGAACGATTCGATGAAAGTATCATTGCCTATACACGAAGTATTCAAACGGATAAAGTTCGAATCATCAATGACCCAGCTATCGCGAAAGTCGATAGAATTAAACTATTAGTCGAAAACATCGTATTGACTATGTATGAAAACAAAGAGACTGATTCCATTCGAATGGTTCGACCATAGGAGATTGATAATGGATCAAAGTATGTTACACTATAGAGATAGCCTATGTGCTATCTCTATCAACATAAGTAGATTGCTGGCGATGTTGGGTATCGTTCCAGTGGTATGTCCATATGAAGATATGGAGTCTGATGTATGTCAATATGTCATACCGTACGATAATTTTAGTGTCTGTATTAAAGAGGAAACGACACATACGAAGCGTTGTACGCTCATTGTTCAATCTGTCGATTATTATCGTTCGATGACATTTGAATGTAATGTTTTCCTAGTCTTAGAGGCATTAAAAGATGAAATCAATCGACTGCGACTAGATGTATCATTATTGGATACAGGTAATACGGTTGACTATGTGAAAGTATATCGTTTATTTCAAACTATTAGAAAGAGACATACAATCTGTGTGTCAAATGGATTATTTATATGATTCGTAAAACGATTGTTACACTATTAAGTGCTATGGGTATCTTAGCACTCAATCAATTCGCTGGTATATTTGATGAAGAAGTAGTTATGTTCCTATTTGGATTTACATGCTTCTTTATCATCTATATGTGGGGAACTATGTAATGAATAAGGATAGAGTCCGCTCTATCCTTATTCTTTTTTTTTGACAAATTAGTATATAAATTAAATACTAATAAAAGGAGGATATGATGAAATATCTAACTTTACATGTGGGTGATACAACGTACAATCAGATACCATTCTTTCCAAAAGGGACTCTTGACAATGATATCCCATATACACGAAATTTTGTATCATCTATCATAGCACCAAATGGCGACAACCTAGGTCGAATCTTCTCTATACCTGATTCATTTACTTGGGAAGATGATACCACAAATACGGGAGTCTATTACGATAGCCCAGAGGGACGACGTTTACTCGTAAATACCGATAGATTTTATACTGTAGCAACTCTTGTTAGGGGTAAAGCTAATGTATATTGTAATTCAAGTACTACGACGTTGAGTGCTGCTGGGATACAGAATAAAGTTTTTCCTCGTAGTGTTAGGGAGATTAATGAAAACGTTGGTTTTTATGCCGTGGTACAAGCGTATACGTTAATCAATGATGATAAACGTTTAAATATCTTTGAGGGCTCTGTTATATCATATGGGGTATCTCAATATGGATTTTTCACAGACACCGTTAATCTTACAGGTAAAGGGAAAAATAATATCTATATAGGTCATACGGGTAGAATTTATGAAAAAGATGGTCGACGATTTGTCGAGGAGATTTCCTATACAGCATATAGAGGAACTGAGCTTGTATATACCCAAGACTGGGCCACTTCATTCCCTCAAAAAGTGTTCAGTTTTATTGAGAATGATGGTATTACCAGCATGACTATTAATGCAAGAGCTAAAGAGATTACCGAATAATTACATTGACGACATGGCAATCCCATGTCGTCTAATACCCCCATATTGAAACATTATACTAATATTATTTACTAATTAGAAAAGGAGTGTGAATATCCTTGGCTAAAGAAAACCCAAATAAACCAAGAAAGATGGGTAAGAACCTATACGGTCTTGGCTTTTCTCCATTAAGCGTTGGTAACAAAGACCATGCCTTCCCAGAGGAACTGATGTCCCAAAAGGAAACTGGTACCTTTGCTATCATGGGTGCTGATGGTTATATGGTTTCTAGCGAATACCTTGGTCGTACTAAGGCCCATATCGAATCCTTTGCGAATCGAATGGTAGCTGATAATACACTCGGTAAAATCTATAAAATGACGTTAGACGAGAACCTTGTACGTACAGTGGTTTCTCCTGAAAATATGATGGTAAATGAAATCGTAATTCCTAATGAAAAAGAAGCTATCACGTCTATCCGTTTCGATGTTGGCATCGAATACTTTGAACGTGCTACGTCTGCTACGATTATCACTGCATCTGATATTAAAGTAGAAATTGAATTTGAACTGGTACGTGGTACTCATTCTAAATCCTATCGTATTAGTGAGCCAATTGATAAAATCAATGTATTGGCTTATAAACTTGATTATGATGGCTATCCAGCTGCAACTCCAGAAGATAAATATTATTTGAAGGTATCCTCCTTCAAAATTGTATTGCCTGAAGGGTTTAATCAAGAAACACATACCGTAGCCGTTCATGATATTCTTATTGGTGTCATTGGAGGTGCTAGTACATGGTAAAATATACTCTAGTAATGGACTTAGCGAAACAGTTCAGTACTCGTTTGAGTAAAGATAGACTCATTAATACCGTATTAATGGGTGATGGTCGCTACTTCCTAAATCAATATGACCCTTCTAAGGTATATCATATTGGTGATAAAATCCCGTATCTTACTGATACAGGTGAGCTTGTTATCTTAACAGCTTTAGAAGATAATATCACAGGTCCTCTCGACTTACGTAAGTGGGAAGAATGGGATATTGTCAGTGAAACAATCCGTCTATACCAAGACTTCATTCAATTGAGTTGGCATGTACCTAAATCTCGTCTAAACCGTGTATGGTTATCCATCAAAAAGGAATCCATGCAAGATTACGAAGATTTGGACATCAACGTGGACGGCATTCTCGTATATAGTAACTTCATTATCAGTAAAGATAGACCTACTATGACTAAGAACGTTATCTGGGGTCGTGTTACTGAATTGGTTGCTGGTGATGGTACAACTGAACCAGGTGGGTCTGATGAATACAGTCCACGTGGTAATACTAAACCAAATATATATATCCCTGAAGCAAATGAAGTGAATCGTGCAACGATTGCTGTATCTGGCTTTGACATCAGAGATGGGTTACATGTAACGTACCACGATGAAACAAACTCTTACATTGACCATATCAATTTAGATTATGGTAAATCCTTAGTATCTGTAACAATGAAACCTGTGGATATTGCTCCAGCAGAGAACGATATGTTAGTTGTTAAAGTTGATCCATACAACGGTTCTGAACCTAAAGTTGTTGGTGTATATGCTGTTGACAAACGTCATGATGGTACAACTCCAGTGACTGTAACGTTCTTAGCCGATACTCGTCTTGGTACAAACTACACGATTACATTCGAAAAAGCTGGAACATACGGTTTCGGTTCTGGTCTAAGTTTACATATCGATACATTGAAAAACCATGATGATTTGAAAATCTGCTTATTCAAGAATAACTTGAAAACTGGGGAACCAACTCCAATTGCAGACTTGATCGTTGATGAAGCTGGACGTAACCGTTTCAAAGAATTATATGAAGCTAAATATGCAAATGGTGGTAAAGTACCTCTCGTTATGGGCTCCCGTCCTGAACACTTAGCAAACACTGGTAGACATACTGGTGTAACTGTTGTAACTGACCCTAACGCGTGGTATCGTTGGTTCACATCGTTCACTGCTGTTCACGCAAGTGTATTGACACCATATTCCATTTCTCCATTGACATTCAACAATGTGGGTAATGTGAATAAAGCATATATCACTAAACGTGATTCTGAAGAACGTGTTACTGAAATGACATTCAAGTTCGATTCTCGTCAACAGCTTGTATCTATCCCAACTAAGGGTAAAGAACGTGATGTTGATGGTGGTACAGTTCATATTGATATTGATATTCCGGCACAATAATATGAGTAGATTATATTTTGTATCTGAACATCGAATGGACGGTGTAACTCTCGAACCAAGAATCCCACAAAACTTTTTAACTAAACATGGATATGAGGATAATACCACAAAACGAGTATGTTTTTCAACATCTATTGATGGATGTCTGATTGCTCTATCTCAAAATATCAAAGGTAAAATCTTCTATGTTCATGAACCTGTTAAAAAACCAACATCTATTAAGGTACCTACTAAGAAACAAGTTCCTGATGTTGCTCATACTCATGAAGTGTGGGTAACGGAACCTGTTACCCTAAAGGTAACTGGGAAGATTGTGGTTAAAGATGCTAAACCTAAAGAACTTCATTATTTCTACGGAGATAATCATGAAGCTATCTTATATGGTTGGAACTATACTGCCGTTCATTTAGAGAAACTCCTTTAATACCATATAGGAGATTTTTCATAACAAATAGTTAATTAGTTTAGTAATAAACTCGATTTAATTATCTTTATTTTTAAATCACATTTTTAAATATAAAGGAGGCCCTTAAATGGCTGAAACAAAACATCTGATTACGATGATGCAGAAGAATGCTACTGGTGGTTATGATACTTTCTATCCTAAAACCATCGCTTCCCAAGTTTTCATCGATGACACTACTACTGTAGCTGACCACATCGCTGACAATTCCAAGCATTTGACTGCTGAAGAACGTGAACGTTTGACTAAAGCAGGCCAAGCAAACGGCTTTGCTGTATTGGATGAAAATGGCTTCATCCCTTCCAAAAATATCAACCCATCCGTATTAGCAATCAATACTGAATTCGCTAATATTGCTGCTATGAAAGCTGCCACTACTGAACAAATCTTCCCTGGTGAATTGGTAATGGTATTGGACGCTTCCGAAGACCCAACTGTTGACACTGGCTGGGCTATCTACCGTCGTTTGACAAATGCTACTGATCTTTCCGATATGGCATCTTGGCAAAAAATCGCTGAAAAAGAATCCCTTGACGTTGTAGTTTCTTGGGAAAACTTGAAAGACAAACCAACATCCACTGTTGCTGCAATCGATGCTGCTGTAGCTAATGCTCACACTCATGCTAACAAAGCTGTGTTGGACAAATTGTCTGAACAAGATGGTGTTCTTTGCTATGATGGTCTTCCAGTTGCAATGGCACAAGACGTTACTAAATTCGTAGTACAAGCTGAACAACCTGATGTGCAAACATTAAAAGTTGGCGACTTCTGGTATCAAACTACTGGTACTACTGAAATCTAATATAACTTACCCATGGAGTCTCGTTACTCCATGGGTATTTTTTATTAATGAAATGAGGTAATTATATGGTAGATGAATCCATATTAAGTCAACAGACTATACATATACCATCTAAAGCACTCGGTTTGGATGAATTGAACGCTACTATCTCAGGTGAGATATATGTATTAGACCGTACATCTAATAAGTATAGTCCATCTGATCTTGGAGAGTACATTAATAAAGTACGAATATTAACACATCAGCCGATACTACATTCATATATATTGAAGGGGACGACTACGCAGCATACTGTATTTGGTATACCAATAGACCAATATAAACAGCTCCAACCCATAGGTGGGTATTCATACCCTATCCACAACAATGGAAGTTATGAATTCGCTATTCCATACACTTCTATAGGGTTCAATATAGAAGGTAATGGGTTTGTATTGGAACCTAATAAAACCGATATCATTTGGCACCATCAGAATAGAGTCCCATTCACTGGATACATAAGTTATAGTATCCTATTATATAATGAACGCTATGACATCTATATGTATATACAGACTAAATATAAAGCTGTATATGGTGATGGCACGGAAGTTCGTTTCACTACTATAGGGGATATCCAACAGGCTACATTAACTTCTGCTGAATATGATAATGGTAAAGGTCTACCATTACGCTGGAATAGTAGTAGTAAAGATGTGCTAATGATTGATGAAACTAAATTTAAGATTAATAGACAAATCCCATTCTTCGAACTGAGTATGGCATCCGGTATCAAATCTTTATTAGTTGATAATAACGATTTTAATCGTGGTGATAGTATAGAAAACTGGGAGGTTCTCTGCCCAACTGGTAATGGAGCAGAGTATACATGGCAACGATTCCGTTCATATGGTGCACCAATTGATAAGAATCGTGAAGATATTAGAATCCCATAACAGATGGATACACTCACCAGAGTGTATCCATCTATTTCTGTAATTTTTAGAATAGTTATTTATATATTATTATAATGAATAGAGATAGAAAACAGTAATGAATGAGAAGAGTCTATCAAATCTATTCATAAAAAAACTTATAATTTATTTATACTTTTAAGGAGAATTAAAAATGGAAGCTTTGCTATCTATAACAATAGTTATTTTGGGATTAATATTAATCCCAACAGTTAGCTTACTGTGCTATATTGCATATAAAATAGGGTACAAGAAAGGTCGTTATGACCTATCCAAAGAAGAAGAGAGTTTAGTTATCGATTTTTATCGAGAACACAAAGACTTCTTCGAAAACTATAAAGAGGAACGGAAATAATCCGTTCCTCTTTTTTTTTAGTTAGAAATGTAATTGAATGCTTCTTTACATGACCGAATGAAGGTTTCTAGTGATTGACCTTTATTTGTTTTAAGTTCATTAATCATACCCTCTACACCATTAAAGCATTCTACTTCATATACACGACGTTCTTTCCAATGGAATATGAAGTATACACCTTCTTCATCATAATCGATAACGATACCGCATACGTTACCAGAGAATCGTTTTTGAAGCTCTTTGTATGTTTTGATATCAGCTGCGGTTAGTGTTTCTTCATCATATGTTTCAATAGGTTCATGTAGACCACAGGAATCGTCGATATCGAATTTGTTTGCTTTTGCAATCGTAAGAATAATCTTTTCATCTAACTCACCAGCACCAGCAGATTCATGGTTAATGAATGGGGATTTATTCTTCAATGCTTGTTCATATGCAATTTTAGCCCATTCAATTTGCTTAGGATTTGGTGGTTGTTTCTTTTGTTCTTCTTTGTTTGGTTTAGTTCTGAAATGTTTTCTGATTTTATTGAATATACCCATTATATCACCTCGGCACTATATATTACGCTTTTTCTAAACCGTCGGTATAGCGTTGACGACAGAGTTTAATGAAAGATTCTACAGTATAACCATCTAGATTACTACAGAACTTCGGTACATCATGACGGAACAAATACACCTTTTTAGTTTTGAAGTTGTATACCATCATATCACCACAACCATAGTCTACTACGATACCAGAGTTGGATGTAGTGAATGTTTTTTCCAATGATTTGTAATGGTCTTCGTATACTTCATAATTTGGCTGGTCTTCAACGTATTGTAAATAGTTGTCATATACGTCGAACTTGTTTGCTTTAGCAATCATTTCAACTTCTTTAGCAGTAATCTTACCAGCCCCTGCAATATCATCACACGGGAATGGTTTTCTACGTTTCAAGCAACCTTCATACATTACGATGGATGTCTTTTTGTAGCTTTCTTGATTGGCTTCTTTTTTCTTTTGTGCTTCTTCCAGTTTTTGAGCACGAGTCTTGATACCAAACTTATTTAAAATTTTGGTCAAGATTTTGTTTTCTTTACTCATGGTAAGTTACCTCATTTCATGAAATTAAGTACTAGTACTACTTATATGTCAACCCTAATAAACCATATGGATTAGGTATAGTTTAAAATATATATTATAGTGATAGTGGTATAAGTATATACTACTATATTTATTTTTTATCTCGGAGGAAATTATGGAAAACAAACTACATACGAATCAACCTGAAAGCGGTATCGCTACTGTGGTACAAGACACTGTTCAGAAAATGACAACTAAAGTTAAAAATCTTACTAATGACGTAGCTGATTTTATGGATGCTACATCTAAAACAGTTGAACGTGTAACTACATTGGTAGAGAATACTACCGATACAGATACACCTAATGATACAGAAGACATTGTAGTGGATGACACATTCATCAATCGTGAACTGTCTTGGTTAGATTTCAATGAGAGAGTTATCTCTCAATATGATAGAACGGATATGTGTTATATGGATAGACTTACGTTCTTAGGTATTGCATCATCTAACTTAGACGAGTTCATCTCTGTACGATTCGCTGGTCTATATCACACAAAAGAAACTACAGAAAATTCTGTCGATGCTTTCTTGTATCGTAAAGTACTCTCTCGTATCAAAGAACAACGAGAAAAGATTAACCTATATCTGAATAAGAGTGTTCCTACAGAAGTATCCAATGACATCGTTCGATATGGTGACCCACGATTCAATGTGACGAATAAGATGCGTCATTACTTTACCAACGAAATCTTCCCTATCCTAACACCTATATCCTTAGGTACGAATAAGGAAGTTCCAAAGTTTAATGATAACGATGTCAACTTCTTCATTAAGTTGAAACCAATGAGTGAAGAAACAAAGTCCAACTATTGTTTCTTACAAGTTCCACATCAAATCCCAAGAGTCGTTAAGCTTGGTAAAGTATACTATTTCGTAGACGATATCATCCAAGCATTCTTTGCGGATATCTTCAACAATGCGGATATCGAAGACTATATCGAATTCAAGGTAACGAAAGAGTATGATGCAGAGATTGAGAATGATGATAACATCTCTATCATTGATCGAGTCAATACCGTACTCGTAAAACGAGAAGAGAATAACATCGTATTCATTGACGTAATGGGTGTTACAACGGATTCTGATTCTTCCAACATGGTTAAGAAGCTAACTAAATTATTGAACGTAGATAAACGTCATGTCTATAAGACAGAGCAACGTATCGGTAGTTTACGAGCATTAGCTAATCAATATCTGAAAGATAAACCATTCAAGAAGATTAGTATCAATAGTGTCGTCGAACACGTCCCATTTAAACCAATCCTTCCTACAGAGTTGGAAAATGAGAAAAGTATCTTTGATTACTTAGATGATGATGACTTAATCTTACATCATCCATATCATTCCTATGATGCAGTCGTTGGGTTTATCAGAGAAGCTGCTAATGACCCTAAGGTAATCAGTATTAAACAAACATTGTATCGAGTAAGCTCTGAGAAATCTCCTATCATTCGAGCATTGTGTGATGCTGCTATGAGTGGTAAGAAAGTAACAGTAATGTTAGAGCTATTAGCTCGATTCGATGAACGTCAGAACATCAATCTCATTAATACACTTAACCAAGCTGGTTGTAACATTGTGTACTCCTTAGAAGGGCTCAAGACCCACTGTAAGATGTGCATTGTTACAAAATCCACAAAGAAAGGTATAGTGACGTACTCCCATGTTGGTACTGGAAATTATAACGAGAAAACAGCTCATATCTATACAGATATCAGTTATCTCACATCCAACAAAGCAATTGGTCATGACTTAACGAGTATCTTCAATATGATTACTGGGTTCTCTAAACCATCTGAATTGAAACGGGTGAAATATTCTCCGATCACACTACGCTCTACGTTAGTAGAAGAGATGGAGCGTTGTTGTATAGAATCAACTGAGGAAGTTCCATCTAATATCACAATCAAGATCAACTCATTCAGTGATATTGAAATGGTAAATACCATCGAGCAACTTATTGAGAAATATCCAACGGTTCAATGGATGTTCATTGTACGAGGTATCTGTTCCTTACCTAAGTTAGAACGATATAGCAATGTAACGATTAAATCTATCGTAGGTAGATTCCTAGAACATAGTCGAATCTATTCCTTTGAGTCTAAAGGTAAATCTAGAGTCTATATCTCTTCAGCCGATATGTTAACTCGTAACTTAGATAAACGAATTGAAATTCTTTGTCCGATTAGTGATAAAGAAAGTAAAGCTAAGTTAGTCAATATACTAGATACGATGGCTAAGGATACTGTCAATAGTTGGGTAATGGAAGGAACTTCATTCAAACGTGTAGTATCTGATGATGAGTTTAATAGTCACTCAGCATTCATTACTAATACACGGTAGTATACGAAAAGAGATATGGATATCCATATCTCTTTTTTCGGTACATAGAAAAGTGTAATTTTCATATGTGTTGAATATATATTATTACTGTGAATAAAGATATAAATCATTTTATTATATTAATATAAGGAGAATTAAAATGAAAGCATTATTGGCATTAGTATTAGTTATCGTGGCAGTTGTAATTGGTTATTCTGTATATGAAACATCATACGGTGAAAACCGCTTGGTGGTTGTCCAATATACAGTACAACCAGGCGACTCCCAAATCAGCATCGGGGAGCATTTCTCCAACGATGCGTTAAGTGCGTCTAAAGTAATTTATGAGTCCGCTAACTACCGCGGAATCATTGAGCCTAAGGCTTACGAAGAAATCAAAATTGTAACAACACATAGCCGTTACAATGAATTAGTCAATCAAGGAGAAAAAATTAAACTCCTTGTTGACTAATAAGAAAAGAGATATGGAATACACCATATCTCTTTTTTTTTGATTGAATTAGTCTAGTTTAAATTGGCTTTTCTTAATATAGATGAAACCAGCATTACTCATATTTCGTTCATTGTATGCGATGATAAATTTAGAAATATTAGATGCACCAGTTAAATGAATACGGTAACCACCATATTCATAACTATCAATATAGTATTCATAGTTTGTGATACCGTATTTACGTACATGCTTACTACCATCTTTGTTAATTGTGCAGATATATGCATCGGCACCTAGGTCACCAGTGATAAGTATATCTAATTCATCACCAATTAACATACCTTCTGGAATACTATAACCTTGGATGTTATTGCCAGGAATGTCACCCATATGTCCACCACCATTGTATTCATGATAGAATTGATGGTAATCTGAGTCGTTTGCTGTATTATCACTGAAGAATCTGGATGTGATTTCATGGAATTCGGAATGAGCTTTAATACTATCCTCAGTGATAGCATCTGGGATAAATGCTTCTTTTTCTGCTCTCCAAGTAGTTACCTCTCTAAGAATTTCATTGATGTTATCTTTTTCAATCCATTCACTTGGTACTACTTCAACTAAGTCAGTATATTCATCGGATACAATAGAATTTAGTTGAGAGAACATAGTTTCTTTATCAACGAAGGATTGACTATTAGGGGTGAAACTAATAATACCTTTAGTAACAGAGTATTTAGCAACTTCGCCATCATCGATACCTTTAGCGGTAATAGTAACAGTACTTTCACCTGAGTTTAAGAATTCAGGTGGGAGATTAATATTAAAGGATTCTCTACATGGGTCAAGTTCAGCCCTATACTCAGCTAAAAACGATTGTTTATTGATAACTGCGAACATGATTCGGTCACCAGATATTTTAGCATACATGCGGAATAAATCTTTATACGTATTCGTTGTTACACTGTATGGTAAGGAATCACCAACCGTTGGGATACGGTAGTATTTGGATGTTTTACGTTCACCGGTTGCATCGGAAACGTATAGCTTAATTTTTTTCTCAATAGCCATGAGTTTATATCTCCTTTTCTAAGGGAACACAGTAGATTTACATTATATAAGCGTCAATACAAAAGAATGAGAGAATATAGTACGTCTATATTCTCTCATTGTAGTCATATTAGACTTAGTGTGCAGGTTGCAATTCAACTTGAACAACTTTTTCAATTTCATCACAATAGATGTCAACTTCTGCACCATATTTAGCTGGGTCAACTTCACCTTGAATATCCAAGTCAACGATTTTGAAGTCATACTTAGTATATAATTCAGGTACATCGATTTTGATTTCACGAACTTCTTGTTTATCCAAGATATAGTCAGTGTTAACAACTTCACCATCACGGCGAGTCATAGTTACATGAACGGTAGCACCACAGTTAGTGGATGTATTCGTCATGCGAATATTAGATACGAATTTTTGTACCACACGGTCACCACGATTTTCCGGTTGAGTTGCAATGGATTCTAAATGGTCACCTTTATTCAATTTAAGAAGTACGGATGGTAAGCTGTTAGCAGCTCTATCAAGTTCTGGGTTGACTTTAGGGTCTTCTAATACGAAGATAAGACTACCTGTACCTAAACCGTCTGTGTTCGGAGGAATCATACCATCACGAACAGTAATCGCACGTTGTAAATCACGTTTAGCATCGAAAGATTTATCTGTTACTTTATCAAGTACAGCCAAGTTAGCATGAAGATGGGAATCTTCCACCATTTTATCAATCGCTTCAACGGAAGATAATGGTTTTTCAGTGATGCTACCATAAGGACGTTCATCGATATCGATGGAAAGTGTATCTGCAAATACAGTGAATTTACCTTCACCTGTATGGATACCCATTTCCCAACCACCATTATCTAATGCCGTAATGAATAATTGACCGATAGGTAACGTATTTACTTTAGCATCTCGGTCTTCACGAGATGTGAATTCGATTGCTTTGCGAAGATCCGGTTTATCTTTAAGATTTACGGCACTGATTTTACCAGTGTCATCTAATTTGGCAGTAGATAGCATGATATGTCTATCTGCTGTAGATACGTGAATATCAGTGTTTTCGACATGAGCTCTTAACCCGTCAACTTGGTCTACGACTGTTTTAGGTAGAACGACTGTATATTCTGTACCAGTATACCGACGTAGGGTAATCAAATGTTTCATTTGTTAATCACCTTTCTATATACGTATATAAATAGTAATTATGTCAGAAAGAATCCAGAATCTATAGAAAAAGATTCTGGATTTCTATTAATTAATAGTTGGTCGTTTTTTAAGATTTAGTGACAGTAATAACTATTATGATTAAACATGGCTATGATTACATACTTGTCAAGTCAAAAAAGAATGATAGAGTAGATCACTCTACTCTATCATCTATGGGAATATGTTATTTTTTCTTATTGTCATCTTTTCTAGTTGGTTTCTTTTTATTATGCTCGGCAGCAGGTTCGGGCGATGTTGTCGCATATTCGTAGACTTGATGGACATCCTTTGCTAGGTCTTTAATACCATCGATAGAAGACAATTTACCGAACAAGTCGAAGCCGAGGACCCCGAATAAAAAGCTCACGAAAGACATAACTTTCCACGTCCCCCTATCGGCAAGAAAAAAATCTTTAAAAGCGAGAGCCATAAAGGTAGCCACGATAGTACCGAGAGTGATACGTATCATTCTACCACTATGGGTGGTTGTTCGCCTAATTCGAAAAAGATAAATTTCTTTAGAGCATGAACCAATTAAGGCAAATAAAAAATAACCAATGATTTCGATGATATAAAAAACATTAAATCCGAGCACATTGAGAACTAACTCTTGATCCACTGTTATATCACCTACTTATCTTATTAATACACTATTCAATTGTCGAACTCGCACATGGAATTCGTCGCCCACATTTCGTTCTTCCACCATGAGTCGCACTCAAGAAGAAGATTACGCAAAATAGGGCAAATATGTTAACACCAATGTTGGCCAAATACGTGATCGCTTTGAATTCCATTTGACCACGAATATCAGCATCGATGGAATCTCGCTCTCTATCAATGGATTCTAAGATACCAGGATGTTGTTTGTTCATAATATCAACGATGTTGAATTTCTGAACGACAACCATTTTATGGTTATTAGTGAACCCATTTCCATTATAATCTGGAGTACCAAAGATATCTCCCTTATCTGTGATATAATATGGAGCTAGGAACGTATAAGTGGATAACCCTTCAAAACCTTCATCAACGTAAATCTTACGCAACTCACTTAGTTTCATTTTAGTAATGAGTTTATGGTCTGGGTTACCGCTATGTAATGGCTCATAGAAGATGAGCTTATTAGTATCTTTATGGTTAATAATCGCATCAATAGCTTGGTTGTATAGATACGGGTTTTTACCATAGTATATCTTATCATACTCGAAAGAATGTGTCAAGCCGGCATTTGTAATAGGATTCATATCGGCAAGAACACGGTCTCTAGTGAATACTGTGAGACTATTCTCGTAGTTATCGATATCGTAAAGGAAACGGTTACCGATAACATCAACAATGATACCACCGAACGCGAAACCTACATCGGGTTGGGCTTCTAAATCTAAGCGTAAATCACTTTTATCCGGATAGCGTTTCTCCACTTCTGAGACAATATCATTTGCTGCTTCTCTAGCAGAAATATCTGCTAGATAGTCGGCATCTTTTAAAGTAGATTCAATAAGTTTCCATTTAATTTCTGTGTATGTCTCATCATTCTGGACGATGTGTGAACGAAACTGTTCCATTTCCGAATTGAACAGAATGTAATGGAACACGGATACTGTCGCGATGATGATTAATAGAGCCACACCGATAATGGATTGTAATCGTGCTCGATAGTATAAAAATGCTTTCTTGAGTTTATTCATATACTATCAACCCTTTCAAAGAATACTATTTATGTAAATCTGCGTCTTTAGCACTTTCTGCTTGTAGGCGACGGATTTCAGCCACTTGCATATCGATAATCCAACCTAATACGAATTTAGGTAGACGAATCAATTTGTAAGATAATAGACCTTGAAGCTTTTCGATTGCAACATTGCGTTTATCAGCATTCGTCATGTTATCAGCAAATTCATCTAAGTTGTAGATGAATCGTTTCATGATGTCAACAACTACTTCATTGCTCGCTCTGTTGTAGATAAGGAATACTACTTTTTTAGCTACGAAAGCTAATGCATATAGTACAGCTACCAAAGCGATGATGGTAATAATCTCCACCTTATCAACATTAGTTGTTAAGGTATTCACCAAATTTGTGATTTCCTCGAACATTAAAGTCACTTCCTTTCAGGAAAACAAAAATTAAAAATCATTATCCTAATGTCTAAGATTTCAGTCGGAGGTTTTCAAATAAAAAATCATAGCGTGAACATTAACATTCATGTAATACCAAATGCTTTTATTTAGAAAGGAAGGTATTTCATATATGGCAAAAAGCACAGACTTGGCTAAAATGTTCGATAAGGACAATATCCAAAACGCTTTCAAAGAAGCGTTGCAAGAAACTGCCGATTCTATGGTGGACGAAATCACTGAACAAGCGATTAGGGCTATTCAAGAAGAAGCGGTTGTCTTCCTTGAAGCTCGTAAAGACGAATTGATTAAAGACTTACAAGCTGAAATCGATGCGACTGATAACTACCATATTAAAATGAGAAATCGTATTTACATTTTCCTTTTGTTAGCATCCACTGGATTCCTAACACAATTGGAAAAACGATTCTCTGAAAAAATCCGAGCACAAAAGGATAAATAAAAAACACGAAGGAGATACGGGAAAATTCGACCCGTATCTCCTTTTATTAAGCCCCCACGTATAAACGTAGGGTCTAACATATTATTAATATTTTAACAACCTCGATTTTTATTATAGACGTTTTACATAAAAAGGAGAGTGTTCGAATGGGCAATTATATGCTTGAACGTGTCTTCACTATGATGATTCGACAGGATGATGGAACATACAAGATTTTGTATCCTAGAACAACTGCCGAGCAAGTCATGGCGACAGACATTACACTCAAAGAGCATTGTACCGACTTCCTATCCCATATCTGGGAAACTGAACGTCGTTTATTAAATAATGCCAATAGACCAAATGGCTATGTACTCCTTGAAGAAAATGGTTACTTAGGTGAAAATCGTATTCGTCAAGAGCTATTAGCTATTAATAAAGAATATGCTACCATTAGTGATTTACTGAATGAATCTAGATGTCAACCTGGTAAATTGGTAATGGTACTTGATGCGACTTCCGACCCTTCAGTTGATGAGGGTTGGGCTATTTATCGTCGTACAAAAGATGAAGCTTACTTTGATCTTCTTCGTGGTTGGGAAAAAGTAAGTGAACAAGAAGCAATCAACATTGATCTACACTGGGAGAATGTAAAAGATAAACCAACTTCTAGTATTCCTGCTATCGACCAAATGATTCGTAAAGCACATGTGCATGTGGGATTAAAAGCTCTCCATGCATTAGATGTGGCTAAAGCAGACAGTGTATTCGACCATGACTATTTCTCTCATGCTGGTAAACGTGTAGGTGAAGATGCTAACATCGTTCAAATCTACGTGGGTGCTGTAGAGAAACCAGTCGGTGTGGGTCGAGATATGGTATCTGGTGATTTCTGGTACAAACCTAGTATTGGTCAATCTTGGTGGTTCGATCCTAGAATCGAAGAAGCTACGGATACTTGCTATGAAAAGTTCCGTGACCAAGAAGAAATGACTGAATCTCCTAAACTCCGTACCAACAAAACGAAAGTGATGCGTCGTATGTTCTACCGTTGTGAAAATCTCACATTGGTAAACCAATACGATACTCGTAACGTAACAGACTTCACAGGGATGTTCTATGAATGTCATAACCTAAGAGAAGTTCCTCCATTCTATTCCCATAAAGGTAAAACATTCGATTCCATGTTCTATGGATGTAATCGTTTACTCTATGGACCAGAATTGGATTTACGTTCTGCGACTACAACAGCTGCTATGTTCTCCGGTTGTGAAAACATGAAACGGGTTGTTGCATTAAAGAACACTGGTAATGTTGCTGACATGCGTGAAATGTTTAATGGCTGTCGTTCTTTGGAAGTTCTCCCTGTTCTAGATGTAACTGGGGTAACGACTGACGAAGGTCTTACTAAGACATTTAACGAATGTTTCAGCTTACGTGAGGTATACTTCAAACCTGGTTCCTTAACTTGTTCTTTATCATTAGAGAACACTAAAGTGGACATGGACTGCATTAGAAAACTCTTTGAAGGTCTACCTACTATCACGACTCGAAAAGTCATTAACCTTATTAATACACCAGGTATTGGTAAGTTAACTGCTGAAGACCGTGAAGTTGCAACTCGAAAAGGTTGGATTATCCTTCCAGCATTATAAACTATATAAAGACTATATCTTCGGGTATAGTCTTTATAATTTGACTTACTATAGAAAAATCAAACAAGTATATAACGAAAAGCTTATTTCACAACTTATTTTTTAAAAATATAAGGAGTAATGTTAAATGGCTAAAGAAATTAAAAATATCGTAATTCGCCGTCTTGAGGAAGATGGTTTATTCCACGTCTACTATCCTCAAACAACTGCGGCTGGATTACAAGATAAAAATATTAATGCAACTGGTCACTACAACGACGAAAGCGTCCATTTAAAACCAGAAGACCGTGTTAACGTATTGAATAAAGGTGTTATCCTTGATAGCAAAGGTATGATTCCTGATAATATGGTTGGCTCTAAAGGCACAGGTCTTCGTGACTATGCCAACTTCACCGAGTTAGATCAAGCATTGGACTTGAAATCTGGTGAAATGGTTATGGTTATGGATGCATCCGATAATCCTAAGGCAGATGCACGCCATACTGGTTGGGAAATCGTTCGTGTTGAAGGTTCACCAAGAGCTAAAGAATATTCCACTGTTTCTAAAGCACAACTTATGGACTATGTGGCTCAAGTAGAACATGTAAATGGTATCTACAATAGCCAACATGCTGACGTTGATGCTATGGTCGAAAAAGACCATACTCACGCTAATCTTGAAGTATTAAATGGTTTAACGGAAGAAGCTATCGCTAAACTTGCTAAGAAAAAAGATAATACAATCATCAAATATGGTGAAAACGCAGATAAACTTGAAAATAAAGAAGGTGACATTGTATACAATGTTACTGGTGTTATCAACTAATTTGACGTTATTAAGAGAATATACGGGTAATTCCGTATATTCTCTTATTTTTTTTTATTCTGTAACAGCAGATACTGTTAGTGTCCAACCTTTAACGGTTGCTAGTTGTTGAATTGATTCTATGTTAGATGTAGCATCAGCTGATTCATTGTAATAGTATACATGAACTTCTTTAGGATCATGATTCATATCAGCTAAGCCAGTGACTATGTCAGTAAGTAGTGCTCGGTTTACTGATTGACAGTATACATCTAGGTTACATTTGATAGTACGACTCTTAGGTCTAAACACATTCAATTTACGGCAACCCTTTAACATATCGGTTGCATCTTTACAGGAACTCATATCGATATCATAGATACCTTTGAGTTCTCGGCAGTCTTTAAACATATTTACCATAGATGATGCGGATGATGTATCTAGTTTATAATAATCAGCTAGATGCGTACATCCTTCAAATAAAGACGTTAAGTCTTTAACCATAGTGGTATTGAGTGCTGGCATATGTTCTAAGTTAGTACAACCACTGAACATCTCTCTACACTCTCTCAATACTGGAGTAAAGAAATCGGGAGCATTGTTGAATGTGGTACATCCCTTAAACATTCTATTTACTTTTTCTAACGTCAAGAGGTTTGTCTTTGGAATACTCTTAAGAGATTCACAACCTTCGAACATAGAACTCATATCACGAACTTTATCGGTAGGGAAAGTAGGGATATCACCTAACTTCTCACAGTTCAAGAACATTTCTTTCATCTCCACTGTATCAGATGTATCATACCAAGGTACGTATACTAGTTCATGACAGTTAGCAAAGAAGCGATTCATCTTAGATACTTGCCCACATTTAATCTTAGGGGCCTTGATAATATCTTGATTATCTTCATAGAACCCAGATACATCACCATGTAACGTCAAGGTTTCCGGATTGATAATCTGTGCTTGGTGAGGATATGTAGTTTCAGAGGTATTGATAGGATTACCATTTGGATCCATCTTAGGATTCAAGTTCTCTCCTGTCACATACATAACACAGTCACCAGCGAATAAATCATTACTCATGAGATTTGTTGTCACCTTATAGGCTGCAATTTCTTCTCTATGACGAATCTTAATATCACCGAAATATAAGTGACCTAAGGAAGCCGATAATTTATTTAACGTTTCGATAGTTTCATGGGTATGACCTACTTTACCTAAGTTATCAATTTGCTCAAGGGTAGAACGGAATGGAGCATGTAAATCTTTCCAAGAGAAGCTGAATTCGATTGATTCTTCTTCAGCAATCTTTTCCCATGCTTCCGCACGACTAGCATTACCACCACGATATCTAAATGTAGCCCAAGAGCCACGTTTCTTAACATCAGGATAGTCACTCGCATCTAACACCATAACCACACGACCAATGTCATGAGGAGATGTATATAGAGTCGTAGCGAGTAATCGTTCAAATGTTGGATATTCTTCATTGATACCAATTAGGATTGGATTGAAGTGGTCATTTCCTAAATACCCATCTTTATCTAATACAACAAACGCTTTTGGTTGATTGATTGTATTTAATAGTATATGGTCTTTAGCAGTACAGTGTACAATCATACTTTCTACATGATGTAACACGGTTTCTTTCTGACGACGAGCCCAAACCCCTTCGGCATATGTCTTAGGGAGTTGAAGAATCAAGTCACCAGAATTGGATTCATCCTTACGAACGAGTAAGGATATTTTATATTCATTAAATTCACGAAGACCCATTATGTAATCTCCTTTCATTTAGTTCTTAAAGATATTAGTGTAATGTTAAAATGAGGTTTTATATACATGCTTACAATAAAGTATGGGTAGCTCCTGATGCCCGGTTTTCACATAGGGGAATATGTATAGTACCATTACTACTATACGTATTCTCCCCATCTTTTGTCTCTTAGGTATCGAATACCCTATTGTAACATTATACTAATTACTTCTTAATAAAATAAATTATAATGAAGGAGGTACTGTATAATGCCTGATAATCAAATTAAGGTCCTTCATAGCCAATATAAATTCAACACAAAAGTTGAACGTGGTGGTGTTGAACAAGATTACGTAGTCGTATACTTTGAAAACAATGCCACTGATGTTATGATGCATGGTTATACACAAGTACCTAGAGAGCATATACATACACAAGGTGATATTAACAATAAAGATACAGCAATGGATGCCTTCAAAAAGCTCGATTCTGCTATCCGTAATACTCGCTTTGGTCATGAAAACGATAATACCAATCTTAAAGTAAATGGTAACTTCGTTATTGACTCTAAAGGTACATTAGGTCTTAATATTGTCATGCTCGAAAACCGAGCGGCATATAATGCATTAGCACATATTGATGAAAATGCCATCTATATGTGGACTGATAATGGTTCGTTATCTGGCGTTGGCGTTGGGGGAAACCCTGGCGGTGGCGGTAACGTTGCCTCTATCGAAGCCCATAATATCTCTCCTTTAGCTCATGCTGACATTCGTGCACTGATTACTAAACTTGAAGATGGTTTCGATGGTATCAATACAACTGTAACTGACCAAAAGTCAGAAGTGTTAAAAATGAAATCGTTAGTAGATGCAGCTGTTAAAGCGGTGAATACTATCAAAACTACAGGTATCGACTCTGCCGCATTAGCCGACCGTGCTAAGTTAGCGGATAGATTGACTCGACCTGTATTTATTAATGGCGTCCAATTCGATGGTTCCGCAAATATCACTCTTACTGATATTGATTACTCTAAAACAACAGGTAAACTTAAGAAAGCAGTGCTTATTAACGGTATCCAATTTGATGGCTCCGAAAATATCAATATTCCTAAAGTAGACTCTGCATCTTCTGCTGATACAGCAACTAAATTGACGCAACCAGTTCGAATCAATGGTATTGAATTCGATGGTTCTACTGATATTGAAATCCCTGCATCTGCTATGGGTGGTTTATCGGTAGAGAACTCTAAAAAATTAGGTAACTTAGATGCAAGTGAATATGCGTTGAAACGCGATGTATATCTTCGTACACAAACATATTCCAAGGAAGAAGTATATAATAAACAAGAAGTAGATGCACGTGCTGGGGTGATTCCTGGTGGTCGTATCTATATTGTTTAGATTGGGAGGCTATCTATGAATCGTTTCGCTGAAATTAAATATGGTCGTATCAATGATATCATTGAAACTATCAATGATTTAGATTGGGTACGTACCATTTTTTCTCCAACGTCTTTATGGACTGATATTACAGATATGCTAGACTCCGATGGTAACCGTATCGAGATTGGTCATGTATATGAGAAAGGTGCATTCCGTTCTCCTGCTACTAGAACCGTTCCTGTTACATTGGAAGACCATCGTCGTGTCGCATTACATCGTAAAGACTTATTAGTTACCCAAAAAGTAGAAGAAGGTTTCTTCTCTAAAGCCTTGGGTGATGAACAATTCTTCCCATATAATGGTGAAGCTAAAGAAATGCTTGATACTGACTTCGAATTATTGGAAGATGATGAAGAAGAAGGTTTTGTCGTTCTATATCGTTCCACTCGTGATGCTGAAGGGTCTAAGAATATCCTTAAAGATGATGCTACTGCATCTCAAATTAAAGCTATTCGTAAAGACTTCCGTAAACATAAATTAGCTTGCAATAAACGTGGTTCTGAAATTACAGAGCAAATCAATCAAGCAACAGCCATCGAAGAGATGTATAATTATATCAATTGGGATAAATAATACAATAGGTAACGACAGAGATTGTCGTTACCTATATTCTTCGACATTTAACAAATTACTAATACTTTATACGTATCCTTTATAAGAAAGGAGAATTCCTACTATGGGTTTAGCACATGGTGGGCGTGTAATCGCTGAAGATTATTTCGCTCTCATTAATACTAAAATAAAAGAACTCGAATCCCGTCTTGGTACGGTAAGTGGTGATATTTCTGGTAAAAATAGTGATTTGGATACTCGTTTCCGTGAATTCACTGCTAGAATCGATAACTCTATCAGAGCCATCGAACGTAAAGTTGATAATGATATCACAACTCGTTTGAAATCCATGGATTCTACTATCGCGAGTAACTATGAAACACTCAATACAGCTATCAATAACAAATCTACCAATTTAGGTGGTCGTATCGATGCATTGAATACCACACATGCGAATGATATTAAAACACTTCGTGGTACAGTAGAAGGTTATAAAACGGATATCTATGGTACAGTCAATGCGAATAAAGAAATCGCTGATAGAAACCACACTGAAGTTACTAAGAAAATCAATGATTTTATCGATAAATTCCAATTTGGTGGAACACAACCTACTAACCAAAACGTATTAGTTTGGTTCGACTATAAAAACCCAGACGACCCAGTGATTCGTTTCCGTAAAGGGAATGAATTCGTTGTCTTCGGTACAGATTGGAAATAATATAATCTTAAGGGAGATTAACATGAGCCATTTTAATGACATAATGGCAATTCGAGCAGCCGTGTTGACAGTCACTACCGACTGTCAACTTCGTTGTTCGTATTGTTTCGAAGAAAATAAAGCAAAGAACTATATGAGTGTCGAAGATGCTCGTAGTATTGCTAAAACACTATGTGATAACTTTAGAGATAAAGTATTCTCTGGCGATAATACGGCTAAGTTATCCATCAGTTTCTTTGGTGGTGAACCCACCCTTAATTTTGATGCTATTAAAGCAGTCGTTGCATACTGTAATGAACAAGAATTCATCGTTCAATATGGTATCACAACCAACTGTGTTCATATCACAGATGATATGATTGAATTCTTCTATGATAATAATTTCGGGATTCTTGTATCCATTGATGGCACAAGAGAGCTCCATAATAGAAATCGTTCCAACTCCTATGACACGGTTGTAGCTAATATACAACACATGATGGAAGAAGGATTGAAGTTAAATATGGAAGCCCGTATCACTGTTCCTCCAGCGGACATTGATAAGCTCTATGACTCTATGGTCGCTATGTATGATGTTGGTTTTGACCAAATTGCACCATGTGTAGTATATGACCAAGAGTGGACAGAGGAACAACATACAGAATATGAAAACCAAATTCGTAAAATCTATGAATTTGCGTTTGATAAATACAATAGTGAATCCCATAGAAATCTTCAAATCAAAAACATTGAAGATTATATCTATGCATGCTATGACCAACCTACGAATGATATTTCTCCATGTGGGTTTGGTACACCATCTTGGGTGGCTATTGGATATGATGGTGAAGTAACACCATGTCATCAAGTTCATACTAACTTCCGTAGTAATGAAGCTCTTCATATGGGCAACATTCTAACGGATGAGATTGATGAATCGGTATTACTTCGTATCCGTTCTGAATTCGACCGCAGTCAATGCGGCAACTGTGACTACTTCCATGTATGTCGCGGTGGTTGTCCAGCAGAATCCTTTGGTGCCGATTATGATTTCAATGCGTTAAACCCAGCGGTTTGTCGTCATATGGAGATCATGTACTCAATTGCCAAGGAATACCAAGAGAAGATTTTATCTTCTTCTAATCTACGGTCTCGTAGACTAAACGTATTAAAACGTAATCTTGAATTCAAAGACACTGTAGTTAAAGCAATGGATGAATTCTCAACGAATGATATGGATAGTAATCTACTTAACTTATCTAAAATTCAAGAGCATATTTTTGGTGGTGAGAAGATTCTTCTCCCAGCGTATATTAAATTAGCTGAACGAGCTATTGATTTAATTACAAACCAATTACTTCTCGAATTAAGTGATACACTAGAAGAGTATCAACGAGAGATAGAAGGCGGTGAATAGATTGGGACGTATTAAAGCAAAAGAAGTTAACGATTTGATTACTAAAATCAATGAATTGACTAAATATTCCAGAGGTATCGGCTCTGTAAAAACGAATCCTGGTATTTTCATCAACTCTGGTATGGGTGTTAGTACTAAATGTCATCGTTATGGTGATAAAGCTCACACTCCTATCCCTGAAGATATGAGACAACAAAAATACCAAGGTGGTGATGTTAGTAACGCTAAGGTACAAGCTGGTAAACGCGTAATGGCTGACGGTATGAATGGTATCGTAGATGGTATTAATAAAGCAATTACTGAAATCCGTATAAATGTTACAGGTAATGACGCTCCTGGTTTAGATGTACAAGGACCAAGTCATGTTACTAAAAACACAATTGCTCGTTTACAGCAATTACAAGCGTGTATCAACGCAGTCAATACGATTGATAATACATTACATCGTGTAGATGGTTGGTTTAACTCCAATAACCGGTGCAATCGCTCTTGTCAAGTTAACTGTCAAGTTGGTTGTCAAGTAGCATGTAACAGTGTTAACTGGTGTCATGACCAAAAGTGCGGTGGACATTAATAATCACAATAACTATAAGGTATAGGGTTTTTACCCTATACCTTATTTTTTATTCTATCTAGGAGGTATTCATGTTTGATACCATAAACAGAATTTCTATAAAAGTAACAGACTTCTGCAACCTAGATTGCGTCTACTGTCACCAACAACAAAAGGTAAAAGATGAGACATCGGAATTCAAATACTTTGATAAGTTGGAATCCTTTATCGAATCACTCCCATTGGCTGAAGCAGTGGATGTTCTTGTTACTGGTGGAGAAATCTCCATTAAATTACACTTATTTGAAAAAGTAGAAAAGATTCTACGACGAATTGAACGCAAACGTGACGTTCAATTCATTATGTCTGTCATCAGTAATGGTACGAATATGCAAGGACTGATTGACATTGTCAATGAAGGTCGAATGAAAGCATCGTCCGTATCATTCTCATGGGATGGTATTCACTCCTATACGGAGAGTCGAAAAGGTAAACTACCGAATCTATCCGATGAGTATTTTAATAATAATATCCCATTGATTGTAAAGCATGGATATGCTCATTCTATCAATGTAGCATTTGCCATTACACCAACAACCATTACATCATTGGTTGATAGTTTGCGTTTCTGTTTAGATTCTGGCTTGCGTAATTTTTCATTCTATTATATTCATGAGGCAAATTATAATGACCCAGAATTCATAGAAAACTATAGAAACGCGTTAGAGAAAGTGGCTCAAATTTTTGTTGGAACGTATCATGACGTAGAAAAACGATTCCGTTACTATAATTGGCAAAATATGTATTGTCGCTATAAAGCATCTGATGCATCTATGTTTGCTAAGACATCCTGTGTTAAATTGGGTAACTCCATTCATATTGATATCGATGGAGCGGTCTATCCATGTACATTCTTCTCTGACCATCGGTCTATGCAGATTGGTCATATATTAGAAGGATTCTATCAAGATAGAATCGATGCATTCACGGAAGAATATTTTACTGAACCATCCTGTGACATGAGTTCTTGTAAGAACGAACATTGTTTCGAGTGTCCCGCATCAAACTATATTTTGAATAAAGGCCTTAATAACCGAACCATGAATCTATGTCACTTATTAAGCATTGAACGAGAAATCTTCATGCGATATTTCGATATGATCCATATCAGTCCATACGATGCACTTACATTCTGGAATGTGGGTACATCTGTTATTGAATCTCATATAGATAATAAACGGACAGCTACCTGTCATCTCCCAATTGCTGAGAACCCTCAATACAAATATGAGGATGAAATGCTAGTATCTGATAATATAGAGGTGGTGCAATCATGGTAGAACAACGTCCATTTTTCTTAGAATATCAAGTAGACTTCTATCTGATGTTAACAGAAGCATGTCCCTTACGATGTGAGTACTGCTATATCAAAGATAGAGATAATCCATTACGAATGACTCGTGATATGATGGATACCGTTATGAAAAAGGTTCAAACGAAACCAAGAATCATATTCTTTGGTGGTGAACCGTTATTAGGTATTGATGATATCGAGTGGTTTGTATCTAAATATGAGGATAAAGTCAAACGATTCCAAATCGTTACATCTACCTTCCCTAATGCTAATTACAAGCGATTGATTGAAGACGTGATTCAACCACGACAAGACATGTTTGAATTGCAACTGTCATTCGATGGGTTTAAAGGCAGTGAACGTAAATTAGTTAATAACTCCCCTGTAGCTGAAACTGTATATGAGAACATCTTATATACGCTCAATAAGGGAGTGAGACTTCAAATTCGTTGTGTTATTAATGATAGTAATATCTATTACTTCTATGATACCTATAAACAGTTTGAAGCATTGAACAGCGAATATCCAGGGTTATTCTTCGCTGATTTCACATTAGTGCATCAAACCGAACTTGATAGCGATTTCCCTGAAGTTTTAGAAGACCAACTTGGAAAGATATTTGATGATATTGTATCTACAGATACGCCATTCATTACCTCTGGCTTAGCATCTATGATTGGTGCTATATTAGACGAAGGTAAATGTATGGCTTGTAATGTAGGTTCTGAAGTTATCATTCGACCGAATGGTGATATCTATCCATGCACGATGCTATCACAATATTCAGAAGAGTTCAAGGTTGGTAATATCTATGATAGAGAACTTCAATCTAATCATATTGAACGATTACACACTCGTCCAGAAGCTTGTGAAACGTGTGAGTTTAATACGTATTGTTTCGGTGGTTGTCGGTATGAACGAACCTATTTAGGTAACTTCCAAGATGTTAATACTGGCTATTGTGAACAGACTAAGTCTGTTATTCGATCACTATTACGTCTAAAAGAGTTACTAGAAACCCACCCAGAGAGCAAACGTATCATCGTTGAACGAGTTAATCGTAATCGAACTTGGCGGAGTGGAATGGAATCCACGATGGACTTTGAGTTCACGAATTTCAGAGGTAACCAAAATGGAGCTAAGTAAACAGTTTAAACGAAGAGTCAAAAATATCATTCGTTTCACTCAAACCTTCCGTTCCTTTCAAGAGTTCTTTTTCAATCTAACATACCAATGCCCATTGGCTTGTAAGTATTGTTACATTGACCCAAATCTCAAAGGAATGACGTTAGAAGAAGTTGACTATATTATGAGTCAATTATCAAAAGATAAATTCAACTATAGTCGAACGATCACGTTCTTTGGTGGGGAACCTGCATTGCAGATTGATATCATCGAATCGATTATTCGTAAGTATTACAATGAAATGCTACCTGGTGCCAATGAACGTAAGTTTCGATTTGGTATCATTACAGGATTCACTGTAAACCAAGAAAGACTATTGAAACTCTACGAAGAGTTTCCATTTGAAATCATTGTATCCTATGATAATCCAAAGAACGAACAACGTCTTGACCGTTCAGGTAAACCATTTAGTTCCTATCAATGGTTTGAAAATCATGGGGTAGATATTGGTCAATATTCAGATAACTTAGCTTTACAGAAAACAGTATCTGGATTAGAAAAATCATTCTCTTCTGATATCGAAGAATTGATGATGATTAAACGAAAGCATAATATCAATTATTGCTGGGCTCATAACCGAACTCCATATGAAGGATTGGATTATGATAAACTAACTAACGAGTATAAGGCGGTTATCAATATGCATTTAGATGCACTTTTAGATGATGCTGATACCTATATACCTAAGATTCTAGCAACTGAGTTTCTAGCTATCATTAACCATGATATGGGGAACTGTGGTGGCTGTGGTCTTATGACTGAACTATTTATCTCTTCTGGTGCTAGGGTATTCCCTTGCTCTATATCTAATAGTGTATTAGACCGATTTGAATTATCCGACGAAGATAATACAGAGTATATCTCAGATGCCGAATCGTGCTATTTAGCCAATGATACATGTGAATCATGCTCTACTAAATACTTCTGTAATGGTGGTTGTCTTGTAACACGATATACCAAGAATCAAGAGTTCTACACTCCAGATTCGAACTGGTGTAAGTATATCAAAGCGATTGAGGAAGCCTATTATAAAGCATTATCGAAATACACAGAGGAAGAGATGATACAACTCACTACATTGGTTACATCTTGGAAGATTGGTTTCTATCACCAATGTACTTCCCCTGTTAATAACCATAATATATTAGGAGGAACTGTTGTATGATGATTCATTTACCTGAACGTGTCTGGAACGTCGTAAAGGATAATCCAGAGGTTCAAAAATATAGCAAAGAACTAACTAGTGTATGGACTGGTTTATATGATTCTGATTTTATTTTCAATAAGTTAAATCAAATTGGCTTCAAATATATGCTCAGTGTATATCGAGCAGTAAAACATCATGAAAACGAACTATGTCAATTCTATATAGGGTTACATGATTTCCCATCAAATGAATTGATGGAATTCTATGAAAACGTAGATACTGAAAACACATTGGATATTCTATATCGATTGATGGATATGGGGTATAGTAGAGAATGGTGTAAAGATACATTCATTGAACTCTTTGAATCCTTATCTAAAGATGAGATGAGTAAGCTATCCGCATCTATTGTTAAACTATATTATATCATCAAGATATCTAGAATCCATGAACAGAAAACAGAAGAAGTGTTCACGAAAGCTATAAATATATACCATCAACTACTTGGTATCTTTGGAGATGATGTGCGATTAATCAAGATGCTGAATGTAGGTCTTATGGACCAAATGATTATCCGTCTACGTGATGATTTACAATGTAAGCCTTTGACAGCTTGCACTGCTATGATGAATAAGTTGTTCGATATCGTAACGGGCAATCTTCATAAAATTGATGCTATGTATCTAATCTATAACACTCGATTCCTTCATTATTTCTTAGAAGAATTGATGACTGAATTTAATAGTGGTAAGGATTACTCATCGAAGTTACAGTTTCTGAAAACATACCTATTCGAATGCTTAGAACATAGAGAGATGACCCATCGTTCTCTCATCACCGATAATGAATTCATGTATCCACAGTTTATCGTATTGGTAAACGCTATCTATATGATACTGGATGTAGAAGACCAAGTTAAACTCCGTCGTCTACTTCATCAAAATGAATACCAATTCATTATCCCATTGAGTGAAACCCATAAACTATCCAACTACGTATTCAAACACGTACAGAAAGTAGCGAATGGTGATATGGGAGTAGCATCTATGAAGTACTATGAAGTGCAAGTATATCATATGATTGAGAACCTACTCATTCATATGAACCGAATTAAATAACATAATATAGAGATATTGTCACACGACAATATCTCTATCTAACGACAAGTTTGTAATTGAATTTATACAGTAAGGAGGAATATCAGTGAATACGGTATTTTTACCAAACGATGTATATGCATCGATATCACAAGATAGTCAATTCATTGAGTTTAACAATGAACTTGACCGATTAAAAACAACCTCTAGTATCCTACCTGCTAAAGATAATGTGGCTGTGTTCAAAGAAACAGTAAACCGCATGTATCTTCATATAGAACAGTTATTAAAAACATCAACTAGCCAAGTAGCGATGATTATTAGTGCAGATGATAGTACCCGTGAGAATATTCAAGTTAGAACATTGGATTCAGTTGAATCTCGCTTTGTACTAGCATCTCTTAAACTCGCTAATTCCAATGGTGAATATGGTCCTATAGTAAAGTATGTAGAGAACTCTGGTCTTATGACTGAGTTGTTACATGATAAATACTATGCCGTATTGTATTTCCGTGCATTAGTACACTACATGTTCCAAGAACCTGGGAATTTCAATATCAATGATATTCTTGAAAAGCTTAAGTTGATTGAAGATGTTTCTATTCGTAAAGCGGTAACATCCGTTATCTTTGACGAATATACGAATCTATATGTGCCGGTATCATACATTGATGCAATTCGCCATCTAACTCTATTCATGGAGTTATTGGCCGCTATTAGTGGAGTGGATAGACGTTTATTGAAAACAGGCTATTCTTTCCTCTTCACAATGTTACAATTTGGACCATGTCCTGAATTAAAAATGATTGTTAATAGTATCACTCAGAAATCTATCGAGTTCGTTAACGATTTCGATAACTGTACTGATAGTAATAACACATTTGACTGGTTACTCATTCTAAACGTTATCTATAATAAAATGGGTATCAAGTTTAAATTAGATGCTTTCTCTGAAGAAGATAAAGGTCTAATTCAAGCGGAAGATCCAATTCGTTATTATAGAGACACATTCCAATCTGATTTCTATATTGATGGTAATATAGACCAATTCTATGCCACTATCATTAAAATAGTAGAACATCCTATTCCAGTATAGAAAGGAGTCTTTACTAAATGGCAAAGCTGAATAAGCGATTTAAATTTATAAAAGAAGTTAGTAAGGAAACTTACTATGCTGATATCTATTCTTCCTTAGATGATATGGAAGATAATCAACCCGTCTTAAAGGCTGATATCATATTAGACGAATCCACTACGATTCCTGGTTATATTCAAGGTTCCAGAAGTCGTTACGACGATGACTTATTAGATGTATATGTAGCCCCAACTAATGGTCAAGCTGATTTTAGATTGAAATCCCGTTCTGTCAAACGTATTGCAACGGGTGTATCTATCTTCTCTACACCAGGGAATCATACATTTAATGTACCTATCGGAGTTACACGAGTACTTGCTCTTACAGTAGCTGGTGGTTCCAACTTCGATTATATTCATAAAGCTAGACCAACCAATTGGTCTGAACTTGAAAAAGATCTTCAATTCACGTCTGTTCCAAGTAAAGTCTCGGTAACTGGAAGTGAAGATGTATTACTTGAATCAGGTGTAGATAAACAAACTGCATCATACACTGGTTCTCAAATCACTGGGTATAGCATTGATGCTGTCACAGGTTCCATTACAAAACATGAAATCCCTGTCAATACTGCGTTGTATTTTGGTACACCATCTGGTATTTACAATGACTCTACATCAGCATATATCCATTCTGCATCTGGTCAATTACGTGCTAAAGTTATTGATGTAAGAAATATCGAATCTCTCGATATCGTCGTTGGTAACTATGGCAATGTGACAGATACGAACAACCCTAAAGTGGGTTTGACTGAATTAACAAGTGGTTCATTAGAAGCTACAACGATTCCAAGAGGTGTTAATGGAACAATTGAAAAATTTAGTGATACCTTGGGTAAGACACCACATATATTCAAAGTCGATGCAGTCGGTATGGGTGGTCTTGGTACTGCTGGTCTTAGTCCCGATACTAATGATCCAGGCAATCAGGCTTACGACCCTGCTAGTGTTAATCGGAGTGGCGTTGGGACGATAGTTAAGTTCACAACTCCAGATAGAACGATTAATACAACGACTGTTGCTGATGGTGCATCTGCTCAGTTGAATAATATCACAATGAATGATCCAACTCCAATTCCAGGTGCTAAATTTACTGGCTCCGTTGAAACCAATCCTAACTATGCGGGTATCACAACATTCACTGCTGAACAATTGGAAGCGGGTCGTGGTCTTAAAGGTAAAGATGTAAAACAGATTTACATTGAAGGTCTTGAAGGCTACGATAACCCAATCTTAGAGGGTGGTGCAGGTGGTTTACCTGGTAAAGATGGTCAACCTGGCAAAGTATGTAAATTCTACACTATCAAAGATGGAGTTCCTCAATATATTAAATCTGGTGGTGGTGGTGCTGGTGCATCTTATATCACAGGTAAGATTGTTACTATCAATGGTACTGATTATGCCGATGGTAAAGAAGTAACTGCTACAGCTTCCTATAATAAAATGAATGATATGAGTACATCTGGTAGCTATACTATTAGCTACGGTGGTGTATTAGAACCTAAGGTGAACTTAGCCGTTCCTAATACAGGTCTTGTATCTATCATTTATGGTCCAGATATTGAAAGTGGGGACGTCCCTACTTACACTTGGTTACTCGACCAAGAATCCTATGATTATAAGAATAAGCGTTACTATAGTGGCAATGTGATTCAAGGTAGCTTGAGCTTCTGTCCTAAACGTATCTTTGTGTCTCATACATTTATCACTGATGAAACGGCTACGTCTGAAACATTCATGACAGAAGACCAAAAGTCTGCATTGGATAATCTTGTATTAGAATACAAGAACGATAGTGGGGCTTGGGTTAACTTTAAAACACCTTCTATGACATTCACTATGATGCGTGAGAATGGACTTATCTATCTAGATATTCCTCTTCGTATTTACAGTACTGAATGGCGTGTACGTCTACCAGATGAAAACCTACATCTTAAAACTAAGAATGGTGTTAAGATTGATTCTTACGTTATCTACTCCGATGAAGAGTCTAATAACGTGGGTCGATAATCATAGACCAAATCAAAATATATATTATATGGATGAATACTACTAACCGTATTCATCCATATTCTTTTGTGCCTATAAGATATAACATCATAGGTAACAAAAGAATATTGGAAAGTGTTTTAATTTTTTCTTTCAGGAGGAACACAACATGGCTTTCAATTCTTCTATGACAAGTCAAAACCAACAATCCCCAACGGATAATATCAATACCCGTGGGATTCAATTGTACAACGGTGATGCAACGATTGTATTAGACTATTGGAATGGTCTAGCTACCGTAAAAATCCATCCGGCGTTACCAGAGAGTGAACGTCAAAATAAACAAGTTTATGATTATAAAAAATCTGTATCTGTAACATTAACACCTGAAAATGCTGTATTGCTTGGTAAATATATCCGTGAAGATATCACTCCTGCATTAGCTAAAGGTGAAGAATGTACACGTGCGATTATCTCTGCTCGTGTCAATATGATTGTGGTTTCTACAGGTGTCGGTGAACATGGTGAAGTAAAACCATATGTTGCCGTATACCGTAAAATCAATGAAAACCGAATTCCTGAGGAAGCAATGGCGTTCTTCTTGGATAAACATCCAGTAGTGACTAAATTCAATCCTTCTACAGGTGATTTCGCTGCTGACCAAGCATACACTGAAATCTATGTATTAGAACAGTTCTTTACTGCTTGCACAGCATTAATGTCTGCTGACGTGCATGCTCACAACTATGCGAATCGTTTCCGTATTAATCGTGAATATGAATTCCGTGCAGCAGCAGGAAGCAAACTAGGTATTGAAACCGATGGTAGTCGTACCAATTACGTAAACCGTAATAGTGCAGGTTCCAGTCAAAATATCTGGGATACTAAAACACCAACTGATTCATTAGTATCAGCAGGTGCTCCAACAGCAGAAACATCTACTGCTTCCATGGATAGCTTGGCTGACCTTATATAGTAGGTAAGAAATACTTCTATATCCACTCGATATAGAAGTATTTTTTTTATGAGGTTCTTTATATATGGCAGAAGATGATAAACTCAAGAGTATACGAGTCTTAGTCGCCTATAGAGATATTATTAAAACAGCGGATATGTATATAATCAATCTCTTAAAGACTAAGTTTCGTGATAAGTTTAAGGAGTATATTGATTACTCCCTCTTGGATACATTAACCGATGAAGCTCTTCTGCTCCATTGGGTTAATCGTCCCGTAAAGAATCCATTAGAATGGTTAGCAATTAAACCATTCGATTATGAGAAAAACTACCAGCTATTGTATGACAAATCCAAACGATTATATATCGATTGCGATGCTCTGAAGTTTGATACAACGTTATCTAATTATAAGGTATCTAGAGCAATCGATGATATCTATGTTTGGAATCCAACGTATGATAAGCGACAACATTTCGACTTACAAGTTAGGCATGGGTTAGGTAAAATCAAATATGTGACAGGTGAATTAGACGCTGTCTTAGACAAACTTGGAGATATCCATCTAGTATATGATACCGATGCCGATAGAGTCCAAGCATTAATTGACACAGGCAAATACGATATGACGGTATTTGGTGTGGCGGCATATGGTTATAACTTTGAACGTGATTTCATTTTGAAACATTCTCTAGCGGACAATGTGAATGTTTCTACGTTCCCTGTTATAACGATAACTGATAAGTATTTATTTAATGGCTAGGAGATTGAACTATATGACAACACCATATAATCAAACTGAAGACGAACAAATTAAGGTGACTGTATATAAGGATTCCGATGCGGATAGTAATGCCCCTATAACTGTAGAAGATGCAGTTATCGATGCTACTTCTATTGCTACGAAACATCCTTGGAACGTTATCACCGAAGATGAATTCAAGAAACGTATGAGTGAAATCTTCGAGATGGTAGCCAGTGCACTTAAAAGTACATTAGGACCATATGGTGCGAGTACATTGATTGAATCTATGGGTACCTACCATCTCACTAAAGATGGTTTTACTGTATTGAAAAACATTCATTTCAATAACCGTACCGATAATACGATTCTTAATACAATCCTAACCATCTCTCATCAAATGGTTATGAAAGTAGGGGATGGTTCTACCTCTTCTATTATCGCAGCATATAACTTCTTACATCGTTTATCTCAATCCGATGAGTTGAAAGCTCTTCGTCCTCGTGATTTAAAACAGCATGTAAACCAATTCGTTGATGTAGCCACACGCTATATCCAATCTAACGCTCAGCAATTGACTGACGAAAACTTCTTAGACATCGTTACCAACATTGCTAAAGTAGCAACAAATGATGATAAAACATATACGAATATCATTCACGATATCTATAAAGAATGCGGTCGTGATGTCACTATCAGCAAAGCGATGTCTGATACAAATGAAGCATCCTATGACATCAAAGATGATATGTTCTATATCGATGCAGGATACTTAGACCGTATCTATTGTAATACTGACAATGGTACTAAAGTATCTCTTAAACAACCATCCGTTGTATTATTTAACTTCACACTAGAAAATAAGCATTGGGATTTAATCAAAATTATGAATGCTGCTATGAGTAAGAATGACCCAACAGGTCAACGTCAAATGCTCGTTATTGCACCGTACTACGATGACCAATTCTTAGACCGTGTGAAAAATGATATCAATCGCTTCCGTGCTTGGTATCATCAACAACAGCAACAAGCAGGTGCGATTCCATTCCCTATGGTATTTGGTAAAGCTCCATTCTTCAAAGCGATTCAACGTGATATCTATGATGATGCGTCCGCTTTCTTAGGTAATACGATTATTAATCCTATGGATGCAGATACGCTATTAGAAACATTGAATGACTTGAATGGTAAACAAGTACAATGGAATGAATACGACCAAGCTAAACAAACCATGGACCCAGAAGCATTCGAATCCTTCTGGGGTACTCGTCCAGTTCCTGAAGACCCTACTCCTAAAGTAGATGAACTATTGGATGAAGTAACTAAGCGTTTCGGTACATCTGAAAATGTTTTGATGACACAAAAGACAATCGAATTCACTGGGTTAACAAACCAAGATGCGAATATGATTGAACTTCGTACTAACATTGCTCGTGGTGATATGGAAAAAGAATTAGCGGAAGTGGAAAACCTTCGCTATATTTCCAAAGACTTCATCGCTGCTAAAGAACGATTATCCCGTTTGGCATTGAAATCTGCTACGATTAAAGTTGGTGGTAATAGCGAACTTGAAAAGAAAATGAATGATGATGCGTTAGACGATGCGATTAAAGCATGTGATTCTGCACTTCGATACGGTATCAACCCTGGTTGTAATACCGCTATCATTCAAGCATGTCTTCCTGAGTTGAATACTGATTTGACAAATGAAGACCCAATCATTCAAACAATTGCTTCCATTGCTTATGAATCTTTCTTGGACGTAGTACATACGATTTACAAGAATAAAGATAGCATGGTGACTCGTGATGAAGTTAAATTCATCGTAGATAACTCTGCTACTGAAAACAAATGTTATGATTTGGTAACAGAAATGTACTCTAATGATATCATTAACTCCTGCCGTACAGATATCGAAATCTTACGCAGTGCGATTGCTATCATTGGGGTTATCTTATCTTCCAACCAATACTTGGCGGCAGATATAAAAAATTAAACTATAAGTTACAAGTAGATAGAAGGCACTAGTGGCCTTCTATCTATTTATTTCATTTTTTAAGATAAGGAGAAAGTACATGGACCATTTGTACCCAACGTTACAAGCGTTCATTACTGAGGCACGCAGAAAAGTACCTAAAGACCATGTGGATGGTCGCTGTATTATCGAAGGTGATTATGAACGTCGATATACAGAGTTTATTAAACAGAATCCTAGACTGCAAGTCAACTACTACACTTCTCCCCATTCTTACTTTATTCATGTCCAAATACCCTCAATCCAATCGGATACACAAGAATTACGTGTAGCCTACGATGTAGTATTTGAACTCTTCCCAGGGAATGATAGCATTGCTAAGGAAGCTACGTTCAAAAATTATACAGTTAGAGTCTTCTCTAACTGCCCTGCATTTGCTTATAAATATGCGTATGTGTATCACCAAACAGGATTATTGATAACTGGCTTAGATGATAAGTATGACGATAAGATTCTTCGTGGTAAACCAACTCGGTTAAACCCAGAAGAAATCATCGGTTTCGATTATACGATCTACTATGCCGCTATGTATTTATTAAATCGACCTAGTTCGATTCGGTTATCGACCGCACGCAATTATCGGAAAGGTGATTTCAAAGACTTAAGTAAAGTTGTTCGAGATTATTATGAGATTCTTCGAATCTATAATAAGCAAAGTAAGTTATCTCTCCGTAACGTCAAGAATCAATTGACGTTAAAGGTAGATAAGTTCAAACGTCATGTATTCCATGAAGATAAACCAGAACGTACGACTCCTACAACGAAAACTGTTAAGACGACTAAGTTAACACGTGCAGTGAAAACGACTAAAGTTATCAAATCTTCGAAATCTGTAAAAACCACTAGGAGAAAAAGATAAATATATATTATCATCTAAGAGTACAATACGGTCATGTAATTAAGAAAAGATGGAGATCCAAACTATGAATGAGAAAGCAACGCCAAAGTCGCAAGATGTAATTTTAGACCCCGTTCCAGAAGGAGTCATTCCTGTAGATGAATGGGTGTATGAACCAGGCGACGAAATTGTTACGTATAGTGCTAAACAAATCGTAGTTCCTTTTGACGAGATATTCAATATCCCAAGTCAAGTGAGAAGATTAAATGACTTCTATGCTGTCTATAAAGATGCATATGTAAAGCAGTTTAGTGAAATCACTAAGTATATCAACTACTTTATCAAATTCTATGATAGGGATAACGAGTTACTTAGTAATCTATTAGCAATCAAGTATATCTTAGAGAATCGAAATGTAAAACTCGGTCGTAAAGACTTCATTCGATTGCTCTATAACTACATCGTAACACCTACGATGTATGACAAAGTAATGAAGATGGTAGAAGACAACTATCGCATCGACTTAACACAGAAGAAGAAAGAAGGGGTTACCTATTATGAATCCCTTGAGTTCACTAACTATCATGCTAAGTTATTGATGTTGATTAGTATCTTCATTCGAATCTTCATTCCTATCGTAACACACTATATCTCTACAATGAAAACGAAAGCTGAAAATGAACATCTCATCGAATACTATCGTCCGTTGTTTGATATCGTGGAAGAATACGGTAAAGTTAACTTATACCAAAAGTTATTCAACTCCATCAATGTAACAGCTCAGTTATCCTATAAGCGTAATAAAACCATTTGGGATATGTATGAAGCTCAATCCATTGATGTAGTATCTCGTACAGAAGAGTTCTTGAACAAGAACATCATTGTCGATAACGTGTATAAGTACGTATTCAACAAAAGTATCATTGCCTTCAATAGTGTTATTATCAAAACCCAATTGGGTTTCTCTAACACGAAGAACTTTGATATGACCTATCGTGAAATCAGTCAGGATAAAGACTCGGAAGGTCTTTCCTATTTAGATAAATTAGAAATGAGTGCGGTGAAAATCGATGAAAACATTATTCTTTTATCTAAAGTTAATATTGATAGTACGATTAAACGTATTAAACGTGAAAACCGTATTAAAGTCTCTAAGGATGAGGTGAAGTTCTATACACAACACTTCAAATCCAAAATCAATACGATTAGTAAGAACCTTATCTTCTACTACTACAGTAAGTATTTCGGTGGGTATAATGATTTGAACCATATCACACTGAAGCAATATATCAAGTTGATGATTCTTATGAAACGTCGACTCGAGTTCAGTGGCTATATCTATTTGAATCAATTGATTACTGCTCAAATCGAGGGTAAGATTAATAATCGTACCATTCATAATTCTAAGTTCATTGAGAAGGTAGCTTCTTCTACGGTATATCAAAATATCCGCAATGAGAAGTTTAAGACTATCAATGATGTAGGTAAAGGTGATTTGATTATCAATATCCTTTCCTCGTTGATTAATACGTCATTCACCTATGTGGATTATGACAATCAAGAATTGACTGGTAAAACCATTGAGATGGATCATGATATCCTATCTCAAGAATTCCTAGACTTCGTAAACCAAATCTAGGTATATATTATATAAGGGAATAGCGATTGGCTATTCCCTTATTATTTTTATTAGGAGAAACACTATGAACAAAGAAACGTTTTTTAAAGACATGATTACCTTAATGGATATGATGAGTCGAACAAAGGGTCGAGAATGGGGAGTGTTGATAAACATGGAACTATACCCATCCGACTACAGTGATACTGAACTACGTATGTTATTCAAATATACTGATATCGTATATGGTAGTTTAGGAGCTATCACATATGAGGTTGATAGAGAATATGATTCTATTTTAGTATCCATAGAAGACCCAGGTGGTCAACACATTCGACATGAAAAACTATCTCTATTTTTACGAGATTTCTTAGTTCTCAGTAAATGTAAACGAGGAAACTATAGAGGTGCCGTTAAAGTCCTACAAAAGGTAAACCATAAAGACATTCGAGGAGTTAACTGGCATAATATTATTTTAGACTATCTACGTAAAAATAAAAAGTAGATAATTCATAGAAGGAGTTGATAACTATGGATGCCAATGAAATGCGGTCATTAGTTATCGACCGTTTATTGGATACAGCCTATGCTAAGAAAGTGGATGCTGAACACATTGTTGTTCGGTGTCCTATCTGTGGCGATTCAAAGAAACATCACGATGGAGCCCATTGTAACATATGGTTCCGTGATGACCAACCATTGATTTATCATTGTTGGATATGTGAAGAATCTGGACTAGTTGACAGAGAATTCCTTAATGATAAAGGCATTATGGATTCAGAAGTAATCGCTTCGGCTTCACAATATAATCGACAGTATGGTCGTAAAGGTCGTTCTAGTAAGATATCCTATAATGGGGAGATTCAGAATATTGAAATTCCCAAGATACTTCCTAAGGATGACCGTAAAGTAGAGTATATTCGTAAGCGATTAGGGATTGACTTCACGTATGAGTCATTAGAAGCGATGCGAGTCATTACATCTATTAAAGACTTCTTACTACTCAATAAGTTACAACCGAATCCGTCCTATACCCGAGTATTAGATACCTTAGAATCCGACTATATCGGTTTCTTATCTATATCGAAAGGGTATATTATTTTCCGTTCAATTAACCCAAAGAACAAGTTTAGATACATCAACTACCGAGTGTTTCCAGAGATTTTAACTGCTGAGAAGTTCTATACGATGCCCTCACGAGCTGATATTTTAGCAGAAGATGTTACTTTGCATATCACCGAGGGGATATTCGATATCATCTCCGTATTCTTTAATATTGGAGAAGCTCAAGTTGATAATCATATTTATGCTGCTGTATGTGGTAGTGGATATTTGCGAGTATTGGAGTATTTCTTACGGAAAGGAATGATTGGTAACTTAACCGTTAACATCTATTCTGATCTAGATAAGAAACCCTACTTCTATAACAATATCAACGACATGCAGAAATGGTATAAAGGTATGAAGCTATTCTATAACACAGTCCCAGGGGAGAAAGATTTTGGAGTATCCGCTGATAAGATTAAACCAAAACAAATCGTTGTTAAGAACACACGATATCGTAGGTAATGGAGGATGACTATGATTACCAAAGAACAAATGAACACCATCATTAAAGAAGTGATTAAAGAAGCTCGCTCTGAAGCAGAAGATTACTTCGATGGAGTTAGTGTTAAAGACCCTAAGAGTATGGAATATTTACTCATAGGGGAAGATTATTGTGATACGATTCTCCACTTAGTAGAGAAACGATTACTACAAAAAATTAACCAATAATATACATATATATTATTACCACGTATACTACTCAAGTATACACATGCTTTTTTCATGGACCATGTGTGACATTCTCTTATCTTTCACACACATGGTACTAACTTTCTCCTCAGGGGAGTCGGTAAAGGAAACGGGTACACCACTTTTCATTACAAAATACGTCTTTTGTACACACAAGTAAAACCTTCAACAGCTCTAGTGTGTAGTCAAACTCGTTTCCTTTACCCTCAACTGTATTCATGTATAATAAACTGCATCCGATGTTCTTGGATCCCTTTCAAATCCTACAAGGTCTCTCGATGCAACCACTGTATTCTTACCCCCGGCAATATAGTCTTCTCGTTCGCTCCCACGACAGAAGAAGTGTCATGTTGCTACAAAGAATAACTCCTAAATTGAGCGATCTGGCGTCATACTATCGTCCCTAATTCATCATGAGCCCACACCCCTGGGACCAACACCTCATGATGATGCAGTTATCCAACCGCCAGAGTACTTAACTACACAACCAATAAATCTCTCCGGAATTGGTTGCTCGCAGGCTTGCCAATTCCAGAAAACCACACATCAAACACACAAATACACGACATAAACTTCGTGGTTGTATGTGCCGACTCTCACAATCCTTATCGGAGGAGAGACCTGCATTGGGTGCGGTTTATTGTACATGAAACAAAATAAACAAAAGATTCGGATATACCACTAGGGTATATCCGATTTCAACTGTTTATTTTTTTTTTGATTGCCTGAGCAATCGGTTGTTTGGGAAAGACAACATGAGTAGAGTATCTGGTTGTACTACGTTAATGGTAGTGTAAAAGAGACATATTATGATGGTAAGTATGTATGTGATAGATTGTATGTATATCATTGGAGGAATTTCCATGTATCTACTCGTACGAATATTGGACTAAACAGTTGATACTATAATGTGGAAGATATAAAGTAGCACTTTAACAAATCTATAATATTCTTTCTTAGAAAGAGGTGAACCTAATTGGCTAGATTTATAGACAAAGCCGAGTTTATCAATCAGAATGTCAATCTTGCTGAGAACCGTATAACCTCTCAATATTCTACGTTCCTCGAGCAAAAACCGACATTTACGACGTTTTATCACGTCAATACTCGTAGGTCTACCACTGATAAAGGTCTTAAAGATATAGAAGGGTTGATCGATACACGTTCACCGATTCGATATAATAAGATATATAACTTCCCTCTCTATGGGATTGAGCAGATTCAGTTAGATTTACAAGAGGAAGAAGAAGGATTGAACTCATCCTATGATGGGAATGCTGTCATTCTTCCAAACACCATCTATCCGTTACCGGATGACTATTTCTATATAGACTATCTAGGTAGAAAAGCACTATTCCGTGTAACGGACGTTAAATATGACACGATTAAGAGCAATGGCTATTATAATATATCCTTCACGCTTAAGTCTGTCGATGAACATGATGTTGATGTACTCGATACTCTCGTTGTGGAAGAGTATCACTGTATCTTTGAAAATATTGGTACAGGGGATAATTGCCTAATCAAATCACAAGATTTAGAGCAGATTAATCAGGCTAAATCCATCTATGAGAATCTTAAGAATGCATACCTACAGAAATACTTGAATAAGAAGTATAATGCGTTACTCTATATGGTATCTTCTGAGAATATCATGTACGATTACAGTGTATCTCGCTTCGTAAACCGTAATCAAATCTTCTATGATAAGAAGACAAATAACACGGTGTATGTATATGAAGAAGACCGTCAAGTCAACAACTATGAATATGAAAACACGATTTATGATAGAGTGGTTCATAAAGACTTTGATGATTGGGAAGACCTTCTCGCTTACTTCAATATAGAACCAACGTTTATGTTAGCAGAAGTATCGATATTCGATTACTATCGAGATAGACGTATCAAGTATATGCAATTCTTTGATTATCCAATAGGACCATTCAATGATTCATATTATAAGTATATCAGCAAAGACTTTACCAATGCGATTGATTTGATGGATGCCACACTACTTCCACCGAAAGAACGTCCTTGGGAACACTTTGTATGGTTGTATTGCACAACTGACAATATATTGAGTTTGAAACAATGGTTAGATAATATCAATAAACGACGGTTTGCTTATAGCTTAGAAACGTTCGTATTTATCCCTTTGGTATTGTATTGCCTAAGACAACTCATTAATCAACTTACTAATGACAGTAAGGCGTCCAAAACGATCATGGACGAACATCTTCTTAAAAAAAATGATTAGTACTAATTTCTAGGAGGTCACTACAATGGCTTTAAAAACTCTTTTCGAAAGCTTCAAAGCTGAACGAGCAGAACAAGCTCATCAAGACATGGTATTTGAACAAATCCATGCTGCTGACTTGCGCGATGCTATCTTAGAAGCAGCTGAAGAAAAAGAAGAAGATACAAAAGAAGAATCTAAGGAAGCTGAAAAAGCAGAAGATTCCAAAGAAGAAAAAGCTGAATCTGATGAAAAAGAAGAAGAAGCTACTGAAGAATCTTTGTCCTTGGATCAATTACTCGAATCCATCTTAATGGAGTCTGACGATGAAGACGACAGCGAAGATGAAGAGGAAGAAGAGGAGTCTGACGAAGACGAGGATGAAGAATCCGAAGATGATGAAGACTCTGATGATGAGGATGACGAAGAAGAAGAGGAAGAAGAAGTGTCCGAAGACTGGGCAGCGCTTGAAGCTCTTATCGACGAAATCCCTGAAACTGATGCTGAAGATTGCGAAGATTGCGAACCAACTCCAGCAGAAGATGCTGCTCTTGAAGCTTTCTTGGATGAACACATTCCTGATTCTGTTCTTATCTAATTTGATATAGTTATTATAAGAAGGAGAGTCTCTAATGAAAGTATTCACAGCAAAAAAACAAATCGTGATTGACCACAAAGGTGATATTCCTGTACTTAATGTATCTGGTCCAATCGATATTCCATATTGGGAAACATTAGAAAAGATTTCCCAAATGCTTATGTACAACGTAGCTATCTATGAAGTACTTAGCGATGGTACAAAAGTTCGTCTTGACTTGTGTAACTACGATCAAGAGAACGACCCTAAAGAAATGGGTTTAAAACAAACATATGAAACTACTGTTAAACCTACACCTACTAAATTGGTGACTGATAACGGTGTTGATATGAATGAAGTTGTAAGTAACTTCACAAAACCATTACCTCTTCCTAAAACTAAGGACGATGTAATTCAAGGTACAGAATACGAAAACATGGTGGAAGGTGCTAGTAAGAAAATGACTGGTTCTGCTACAATTCGTGAAGAAAAAGTTAGTAAGAAAATGCAAAAAGCTAACAAAATCTATGTACCACCAACTGTTGATGATATCGACGAAAAATAAAAAAAATAAGAGAGAAGCGTTTGCTTCTCTCTTTCTACTTTTTTTCTTACTTAAAGAATACACTAGCTGTAATCTCAAGCCACCACCAGATGCTTACTTTCATTACTTACCTCCTTTCTTAAGGAGGTTTCTAATACTAGCGTCACTGAAGATTCTTTTCATCTTAAATCGATATAAGATGGTTGCATACGTGAGTTGATCCTTAAACCATTCTTCTTTCGACCTAATCAACTGTAACGTTTGACGGTCAACCTCGATATATATTATATCGTTTCCTTTAGTTGACTCGTAAGTTAACGTAATTTGTTTTAACTGTTGTGGGGTTAGGGTGTCGGTGTCACTGATTATAGTGCTCACAGATAGACCCGTTTGTTTTAGAATACGAACAACTCGATTGATAAACTTAATATAATCTGTTTTATTTCTCTCAACAAACCCGACTACGTCAGCTGAGAAACCATTCAACACTAATAAGTTTTGTTTATTTACTCCTTCTGGTGGTTGTATCCATGATAACAACCTCCCAAATTCAATCATTGGGTCTCTATCTGTCTTTTCACAGACCTCTAAAATTTCGTTGATTATTTTTCTTACATCTTCTTTCATATTACTTTCCACCTCACATTAAAGAATAACTCATATGAATGAATAACGATTTCATTCATAATAATAATATATACTTACCATACACTATTTTTACACATATTAAAGTCAAAAAAAAAAATAAGGGATAGCAATTGCTATCCCTTTATTATTATATATCGAAGCATTTCTTGCAAGACTTCATAGTCGTATCCATAAGTTCAAAGATAGTACGAGCAAGAGCTGGTGTCATATTCTTGATACTGAATTGAATATACATTCCTTCATGATCATAGTCAAATCGGTTATATAGGAATGAGTAGCAATACGAACCTTCTTTAACTTCTTCATATATCGCATCGTATAGTTTATCTTCAATGAATTCACCAATGCGGTCGATTGTATCTTCGTCCTTTAAGAACGGTGTACGAATGGTAACTTTAGCTTCTTTATTACCATATAAACCACGACTTGGTTCTACAGCTACTGTGATGACATGGATATCCTTAATAAGAGTATTATCATCAAAGATATAATCAAATTCACCAGTTGTACTCTTATTACTTGGACCATATCCAACAATCATCGCGGTATCACTATTGCGATATAGGATATGAGCATCATATAGTGTACTAAGTGGATTATTATCAATGTACCCACTCATATAGTTAGTACTATGCTCATTTAAGTATTCGGTTGCATTAACGATATGCGTTCTTTCTGTTTGTATCGCAGATAGAATCTCTACTACCTCAACAAGTCTACGATTCCCAATAGGGAATGTACGAGTCATATGAATGAGGTCTTTAATAAAGTATAAGGCATCTGTAATCGTCTTAATTTCTTTTGTGAAGGTAACACGAGTGATTCTGTCGTGGTATGTAGCAGATACTCGTTTGCCTTGGTTCTTTCTATCAGTAGATACATTGATGATTTCACAAGGAATGAATAAGTAGCGTGCCACTGCACGAATAAACTCAACTGTTTTGTTACGAAGTTGGTATGGTTTTGCTTGAATTTCAATGTGTGTGTAAGCTGTCATTATAGTTCTCCTTAATGTAAACAAAAGATAGAGGTATACCGAATGTGGTATACCTCTAATTCTTATTTTTCCATCATATCAAATCGTTCTTTAGCATCTTCGATTTGTTCTTTGATGATTTGGTCTTTGAGAAGTTCTTTATACTTCTTCTGAGCCTTCTTATACTTCTTCGCTTCGTCTTTGATTTCTTCTTTAAAGAAGATGTCATAATCAGACTTGCGATACTTATTGTATGTAGAAGGTTTGATAAACTGACGACCTAATTCTTCGAAGGATAAAGATAATGCAATCGAAGGACTGTATGTCAATGCCTTACTTACTGTAAGAATTTGGTAATCGTTCATCTTATCAGGGTTGTTGAAATCTGGTGGTTGTAGGATATCTTCATTGCTACGTATCAATCCTTTAAGAATCATCTCTGTATGTACAGAGTCAACACTCATACCAGATTCAATCGTCAACTTGTTATAAGCGTTAACCATCTCATCAATCGTTTCACAATTATAATGGTCTTTCTTATCAAGTAGACGAATGATATTTTTCAGTGGTTTAGAAACTTCATTATTAACGATATTAATCATCGCTAATGGATGTGTAATATCCAATGCACTGAGTTTCACACCCACGAAATCGCCACCAAGTGGTTTCAGTTTATTACTGATTTCAGAGAAGAGATACATTTCTCGACATTCCCCTTCTTCAGCAATTTCACGGATTGGAATCAATTCATCAGAATCCTTATGACGTAAGTAGAATACTTCTGTATGGTTATTGAAGTCTGAACTACTGATATCATCCATAGTATATAAGTCTTCTGTACGAATTTGAAGAATCCATTGATTCAAGTCTTCTTTCGTATCTTGATTGAATACAATCTTATTCGCATCCAATAAGAAGAATCGATAGAAGTCAGCATTGAATTCAACTTTATCAGAGTTTGTTTTCAGCATGTGCTTAGTAGACAAAATCTTTTGTTGAATTGGGTTGTTGGTTTGCGTAGCAGCAAATCGACCAGCGTGGAAACTAGGGGTATTATTGATATAATACAAATCACCATAGCACTTGTGACAAACACCATCATGTGCCGTACAAGTGACTGGGGAACGCATTAAGATAACCTTCCCGATTAAATCCACGTCTTTTTCCATATCCACGATATGGAGTACGTCCTCTGGTTCATCTGGTAATCTATAGTAACGACCATTGATTTTCTTAAGCACTTTACGGTTAGCGACATTCAATTCCACTAAGCGTTTAGTATGACAATCATCAACAGTTTTACTGATATTATAAGACGATGTGAGAATCATAGTCTTATAGGAGAAGTGACCAGATTTACCCATAACAGTACTATTCATAATCAGAGCTTTAGGACCTGCTTGACCATCAATATAGAAGTTATTGATAGAGTTCAGACCGCCTGAGATATAGTTACTGTTGATTGGTACAGGAATAACATTGCCTTCTACGTCTGGTTTCAAACCACCAGAGATAGCAAACTCTTGTAACTGACCTGTATTGATACCAGCACCTGTTACTAAGAATGGTTTCAAGTGGTTTTCTTCATCATTAATGATGATATCCAAGAATTCTTTCTTGGAAGATGATAATAAGTCCTCAATTTCTTTCGGTTGCATAGTATCATCGAGTTTAGTATGTAAAATCTCACGGAATCTAGGGTATCGTTGAGCTAAGTCAATGAAGGATTCCATATCCATCGTTGTGCCTGCTAAGATACCAAAGTCTGTAAAGATTTGAGATAACGCATAGATTAAATCATCTAATGCTTTATTCATTGAAATCATATCAACTACTTTGTGATATGGTGCAATGAATGTATGGTTAATATAATCAGAGATATAATCTTCACTGATTTTAGAACCATCGAAGATATGTGGAGATGATAGGTCATCCACTCTATCTAACTTACGGAATACATTCCAAATGATTAAGTTTACGATAAAGTGAGTAATCGGAATCTCTTTGATTTGCTCTGCTTTATCATCAGAGAATCGGAACTTAACAGGGTGTTTACGAACACGTTCCTGTTCATACCCTTGTTTCATATATGTGTAAAATTCATTGAATAGAGCTTTCCACTCTTTCTTGGAACTTACAATATTTCTAACTTCAAATACGGTTTTGGTGAGTCGCTCATGATAGGCATCATAATTGATTTCACCAACGCATTCAGTATGTATAGTTTCCATAGTGCCTCCTAAGAAAATAAGTAAACCTGAATAGTGACTTGTTTAGCTAGCCATTATAAACCACGGTAAATGGTAATGTGATTTGATGTGTATCGTAATGGTATGATACGGTAACGATAGAATCATCTGGTTCACGTAATGAGAAGTATGTTACTTCTTGTTCTTTATCGAGTGGATGGAATTCATAGACTCCGCTAAGATGGTACTTAATATAACCTTCATCTCTAAGCAGAGATTCCACTTTACTCAAACCAATGGAATCATGTAAGAACTTAATCGTTGTTTTCATTGGTTCGAAACTAACCGCGATCGATGTAGTCTTAACAAACATTTCACCAGTCCACTTAGAAGGCTCAAATAACTCTTGGATACTATTTCTTCTAAGTTTATCTGCTACTTCCTTAGTAGCGTACCACTTAATCGGTGGTATTGTACCGTAAGCAGATTCGCTATTATCATATCGAATGATAAAGCTATCGTTACCAAACGGTTTAAAGAGTCGAATGTCCTTAACTGTTAAGTCAATCAATAGTTCACCGATGTTATTGCATCGATTATGGTTGAATAGACCATGTTCAGCTAAGGTCATACGAGTCATTTTAGTTTGGTCCGTATGATCCCATAGTTTGACTAATTTGAAATTAGAAATGGAATCCTGCATATAGATACCAATCACATCACCTTTTCGAATATTATTCAAGTGACCTACAATTTTATTTGTGCCAGATTTCATTAAAATAACACTGTCGTTATTATAGATATATTCTAGCCAACTTTCACCTGTAGAGAATACGGGATATACTGCTTCGGGTCCCATAGCTCTATCAAATGTGGTGATTACTCCAATCATCTGTTGTAACATAGAAACTCCTTAACTTATTTAAAGAAAAAGGTATAGGCTAGGAATAACCCAACCACAACCCATATGATATCGATGAGACCACGAATGACCCGAATCGGTAACGGGTCAGGGTTACTCACAACTACTAATTTATGGTTACGTTTCTCTCTCATAAACGTTTCTCCTTTTACAGTCATTCGTATTCACCTCCTTATGGGATAATATCAAATAATCTAGCCATTAGGTAGAATACGAGAAGAATAATTGAGATATAGGAAAGAATCACCAGCGTCTTAACGACGTGATATAACCTTTCCATGTTTTCTTGCTGCCTAGGTGTCATCTTATTTTGCTCCTTTACTGAATTATACCATATATAGACTCTATAGCTATATATGGTATAATATATGCTTATTATAAGTCTATGATATTGCTCATATGTGCCGTACCGGAACGAGTACGTAACGTAACATCACCAAGACTTTCCAAAATAGGATTGAACTTAGAAACGATATCGTCTATCATGGTTTCTATATCCATGGTGTTGATTAACCAGTCTGGGAGTCTATCAATGTTTTGAGGAATCCCTACAACGGTAATACCACCTTTTGAAATATCATCGATTTTACTATCGAAGATTTCTTTTTGTAAGATAGGACCTGCATGACCAAACGCTTCAAAGTTTTCTTTAAACCGTTTCTCCGTCTTATAGTCCATCTTAACGATATAAATCTTTTCAGGTAAGTTAATCAATCGGTCAGTTTCTACCGCATTCCATACGATAGTACCTTTAATAGCTTGCTGACTATATGGTTTCTTATAGGCTTCAGGTTCTTTAGCTGATACTAGGTTTAAGTAGGTAAGTTCACCATTCAAATACGACTGCCTAAGGATATTCTTGAACTCCTTAATCTTACGAATGATATTGCTCACATTAATCGTTTCAGCTTTAAGAATATCATCATGGATGATAGACGTAAAGAAGTCTTTTACATCATCAGATGTAGTAGACTTAATAAAATCTAAACCGGAGATTTTAACCATTGGTGGGTCAATCAATTGACCTTCTTGAAGTCGTGTATAGGAAACATAGCGTTTCTTCTTAGGGGTTAAAATCATCGTTAAGTTATAGAACTCATTCTTCATATTAATACGATGATGCTGTTCTTTAGGCATATTCACATCTACACAGTATCTCTCTAAGAACTTTTGTGAATAGAGTGTGAGTATATACGCTATGATATTACAGCATATGAAGTCAAGTTCATCTTCATTTTCAGCAGCTATGGAATCACTTAGATTTTGATTCATCATCAATTCCATATATTTAGCAATCGTCACCATTGTAGAATCTGTATCTTGTGTAATCGTCGCAAATCGTGTATGTTGTGTATCACGAACGATACGGGAACGAATTGGGAAGATATGACACACATAATGATACACGTATTCCCATAATAGATTCAAGTTACCAGTCAATTCTTCTGGAATCTTATTCGGATTACGGAAGGATTTCGTTGTGGAACATAGAATAGTCAGCAGTTCTACTACTTCAGGTACATCTCGGAAGAATGGATATAGATTATTCTTGAAGAATAATACCAACTTCTGATAGTCTGATAATGGTTCTATGACCTTAGTCAATATGCTTCGGTATTCATCGTCATGAGTACCTATCTCTCTAAATTGACTCATCATCCTATTAACGACACGTTGTGTCATATCGTCCGAATATGGATTCGTAATAGGGAACTTTGGTTCCGTACCACATACACTCAACGCTCGATCGATAAATAGTAAGCATTCATCTAAGTCGAAGAATTTAACATTGCCTTCTAAGATAGCTTCGAAGGAAGTTTCTGCGGTAGCAATCAATGCTTGACCTGTACCCGTTGTGGATGCTGCCACGTATAGATTATAGAATACAGATGTTTCAGCACCTGCTGCACCGTAATATGAGTTGGCGATAACCTTCTCATTCCCTTGACCAATATCCCTTACTAGGAACTCATAACTATCTTGAGGGAACTTTTTACGTTCAGCTTTAATTCTAGAACGGTTATCCAAGCTCTCTATCAATAGACCCGCAGAAGCATTTGGTGATTTATCATGAGCTTTGAATAATACACCATGACCACCAAGAATCGGTTTAGATTCTGAGATAAATTCATGCACTGCCAATAGAGACGCATCTCTAGCAGTACCTAAGTAGTTATTATCTAATTGACATGGGTGGTCAACGATTCGTTTTTCTAATACAGTTTTTAATTTTTCTTCTATCAATTCATCGGATATATTTGGATATACCATTTTGATTTTCCGACGCATCTCATCTCGCCATTTGGTAGCGAATATGAGACTATTTTTATCCTGTTTCATATCGTTCTCCTTGTATAAAATAAAAATACGGTTCGTGTTTATAATATATATTTGTGAAGACTGTTATCAAAAACAAATGAAAGAGAGAATGCCGAAGCATTCTCTCTTATAATAGTACTGATTAGTGGTACGCCCACTTATTATGCCAAGTACGTATAGCGAAACTATAATCTGGTTTAATTGGAACCTCGACGGTGAGCCATTTTTCAGCATTAGATCGCCCATTTTCCGCTTGGTCTCTATAATTAACACCTTTATTCGGGTCGGATGGTAACTCCCACACAAGAGTATCACCATTATATAAACCAACCGTTTTATATGGTATCCAGTGATATTCAGTAGTAACTTTCAATAAAACTTTCAATGTAATAGTAGGCATTGAACCGATTGTCCCACTTACAGTTTTACTAGACCTATCATTCGCATCTGTAATACCTAAATCTTTAACTGTTCCAGCTTGATCGATAAGTTTAACTGTAGTGACTCCTGAATATTCGATGGTGTAATTAATAGGAATAACTTCACGATTGATACCAACTGTGATATTATTACTATTTGCAGTAATTCTATCTACGTCATCAACAAAACTTAGATTCAATTCTCTCCAACCACCAGTGATTGAAATTTCTTTACTATTGGAGCCAGTAATTGTCGTGCAAGAGTAAGTAAATACACGTGAATTCGGAACCTGTAAACCAACGAACCATTTTAATCCAATAAACCAAGGAATAGTATCCATGGATTCAGACATATTGGATGGTTTGCCATTGGCTTGCGTCTTAGTATGGAATATAATAGGTATTACTCCATCATTCGCAAAACGGTCAATGTTAACACCTTTAGTCATTAGAGTTCGTAATCCGCGATTGTTGATAACTCCATCACTATAGTTATTTCGATAGGTGTCGAAACGTGTAATCTCTGATTTGAAGTTGTTGCTCGGGGTAATCCGAATCGCCTTACCAAATAGAGTAGAACCTGTTTCAATTCTGATTCGATAACTATCACCAGAAGTATACTTCATAATGAATGGAATATCAAATTCACTATTCTCAGCCTTATTTAAGGATAAGAAGCGAACACCGACAATCTTAGTTGTATTACCACTTATTTGTTCAACGATAGCTACTTTATCGAATGGGTCGAGAGTAGTTAATTTATCACAACGAACATTGAAACGGTTAATCGTATTCTGATTTGCACGGTTATTAAATAAGGATGGGATAGGTGTAACTACTGCATGAGTAGGATCAACTAGCCATGTACCAGTAACCTTATTATTAGTATGATCAAATAACGAAATTGTTGACAATGGAAGCGTGTCATTAGTATACACGTCAATCAATGTGCTAGTATCAACGATTTTCAACGAATATCCATTCCATTCAGGTTTAACCTTAATGAAGATATTATATGGGTGGGATAGTTTACCCAAATCTTGAGAATACACTATCGTACCATCTCCACCGATAACAATAGCCGTTTTACCAGCAATCTTAGTACCATCGAAACCAATTTGGATAGTTTCTTGTTTTGTATTCGAGTAACGAATCGGTACGTTATCTGTGGATTTATTGTTTACAAACGCCCAGTATGATATCGATTGATATATTGGATCAGAATCCGGATTAGGTGATGGGTTTGTTGCAGAGAAACGTTTTGTAAGATACGTTGTAGCAATACGACTTACACCTAAATCAGCAAATGATTTCTGATTGATTAAATTCAATGCAAATATCTTAGAACCTGGTACTTCTTTAAGTAAGTAACGAGTTTGTTTAAACCTAGGTGAGAAGTACAATGGTCGAAAATCGTTATTGGTATCTGCTATAATATACCCCATAAGTTCATTACGAGATACGTCGTATATACCATATACTTTTCTAGCAGTACTACCAAATAATTCCCTATTATATAACGTTAGTTCGGAACTATACGGTGCTTTAAGAATGGAATGGTCGTTATTACCGAAACTATTCTTAATCAAGTTAAGACCTTCATAAATCTCAATTTGATTAGGTTTATATGGTCTACCACTAACTGTAGTATCATATACTAGCGTCTTACCATTAGTGATATCATAATTTTCCGCAGTTAAATCCAAATACACATGTTGTGTTGTGAGTGTAATTGCGGCAGTAGTGATATCAAATGCACCTTTTTCTCTATTCTTAATTGCGTGAGATAGGATTTGAGCCATATCTGTATGTGGAATAGTAATACTATTCACATTAGCAGTTGTGCGAGTTCCATAGAAATATCGTTCATGAGAACCGAATGCATTATGAATCTCTGCCAATAGCTTAGGAATAGAGGATGTTTTATGGTAATTCACCACATCGATATCGGTAACGAGACCAGAGTCAATTTGTAATGTTTGGTTCTTAACAGCCGTTCTACATTCAACCTGAGAATTAGCATCTAGGATATAATGTAATACGGAACTGCCAGTACCAGCATTAATCATATCGAATACTTTACCGTCATGCATAGAGATAACGGAAGTATACATATTGAAGGAGTTCGGGATATAGATACGGTAAACTGGTTTGTCCACATAGTCTATACGTACACCGTAGGAAGGATTTTCCATCGTAAACGTAATTCCGTTAGGACGACCGCTCTGTCCTACAGGGACACGAACTAATACAGCATCTGTACGTAAATCACGAACTTCTAATACTGATTTTTTACCTTCAGACATGTTGAAGGATGTACCTCTATTAAGGAGTGTATCTGATTCAATCGTAATTGCACGAGTTGGAGATTTCTCACCTTCACCATACATAGGGAATGTATCCGCAGCATATGGTGCTTTATTCCAACCAGAAGATACAAGTAAACCATCAGTTGGTACACCTGCACCGTATTGGATTTCTAATGTTTTAGGTGGAACGTATCGACGGAATTCTACTCGACAGTTATTGAATCTTGGTTCTAATCGAATATGGTTAGAACCTTTATTTCGTTGAGCACTAGCTCTATTATCATAGCGGTACGTATAAACCACTTTGTTATTCGTAGGGTCAATAAATACAACTTCGATAAGTGTGAGGTTCGTAGTGCCACCGATATTCTTAGTTGGGATATCAAACGCAAGAATACTTTGATCACTGAAGTGTACATATCGATTGTCAGTTCTAGTCATATCAAGACTATCTACACGCTGACCTTCCAAATCATTACCGATATTGGAATTAAATACATACAAGTCATTCAAAGTAACTTCACTACGCCCAACGTTTAATGTATAGACAGTTCCCACATCTTCATAGTTCATCCAGATATCACTATACGGATTTGCTATTTTGATAGGGATGTTATCGAATACTTTATTAGGGTCCAAGAATCTAGCAGCTACAGTGATACCTCTATTACTACCTTCTCGAACAGTGAATAACTTAGTTGCTGGACCTGTACAGATACCAGGTTTGCTATATACAAACGTATCGGAATCTGTGCCATCTGCATAGGTAGGATACATACGAGATGCATATGGTCCTCTATCATCCCATTCACCATCACGAACAATCATACCCCCACCTTGACGTGCTTCGTCACTGTATGTGATATTCAATAGACGACTCGCATCCCAAAGTGCTAATTTAGGTACGGTTGTATTCGGAGCCAATTCAGATAATGGCCAGTCAACTGGGATTGTATAGGTATAAACTCGACCACTAGCAACAGGAGTGATGACCTTAGGGGCATGCTCCGCTAATAGACGGTTTGCTACACCATTCTTACTTGTAAACCAAGCATATTTAATTGGTGTATTCGTAGGGCTATCGATTTGAACTGCGTAACCTGTTTTAACAGGAACACGTAACCGATAGTTAGAAGCTGATAATAACACACTGTCACTCTTAGCAACATCGAATACTGCTGGTAATACAGAGTACTCGTTTGCAGTATCCTTGAATGTAGAGTAAATCGATTGAGCAATGGTAGTCGTATACCGATTGTTGATTAACTCAATATCCATAGTAGCAGGAGAGTTAGCATCAACGTATTCAATCGTCACTGCTGTATCAGGTTTACGAAGAGTAAATTCAATATATCTCTTACCTCGACTAGGTCGACAGTATTCATACACTAACCGTTTACCAGTACCCGTTTGTGTAATGGAAAGAATTTTACCTTCTTTATTACATAGAGTTGGTTCAGTAATACGGACAGTCGTAGAATTTCGGTTCAATGGATATAATGGGAATGTATCATCTGCATATGGTTTACCTACTAAATCTTCGGTAGTCCAAACAGAAGAACTTAATATACCACTTCTAGGAACACCCTCACCGAATGTAATTTCCAATGGGAATTGTACTGGTGGTTTACTAGGGTCTTTATCTACAAGTGATACAACCATCTTACCTGGGATAATCCGAAGTTTTTGGTTAATTTGGTTGAGTTTCTCAGTGGAAATTTTATGGTTATATACCATTCGGTTTTTAGCATCCACTACTTTTACGAAGATTGGTCTAGCTAGTGTTTTAACAGTAGCAACTAAACGAAGTACGTTAGATGTCTTACCATCTGCTACTCCACCTTCACCAATCGTAGAGATAGAGCCTTCAAACTCATCTTCCACTCTAACAAGGAAATCATTTCCTGGTGTCTCTAAGAAATCAGTAGATGTTCTCGTTGAAGCAAACTCAATTCTAGAATCTCTAACTGGTTCTACACGAGGATACTCACCTTCTTCAGGTAACGTTGGTTCAGGTGTAGCAATACGCTCAGGCATTCTAGGATTAGGGTCTTCAAATGGAATGATAACGACATCCACAGGAGGTTCAGCTAATGGACCTTGAGGGTCAACTTCTTTCACTGTACCTTTTCTAGTTTCAGTACCAATCTTATCACGTTTGAAACCTTCACCAGTTTCATACTTATCATGGATAATCGTATGGTTATTTTGGTTAATATCAACGATTTCTTTACCCGTTAAGTCTGTGATAATTGGTTCTTCTTCCTTAGGCTTGTGAAGAATCTCTGTATCATAGTCATAGACAGTCTTAACATTACCGAAGCTAATACCATTATCTAAGTATTCGCGTTCTGTAATGGTTACCCCATCATCAGGTGTATTACCATCCACTTCATCGTATGGATTATGAGGAGCTGGGTTTTCACCATTGTTTTCACCAAGAGTTTTATCATGCCATAGATAGAAACGGTTTTCTTGTGCCACATGGTAACGTACACGGTCATCACCGTTTAATAGTACACGATATCCATGAGTCTCATCGAATAATGGCTCATAGAACTCTAAGTCATAGCGTCTATCAGCATTTACGAAATGATTGAAGAACCAATCATCGAGGAAGTCTTTATACCAGTTACGGATATCATTTAAATCAGTAACGGAACCATCTGGGTTAATTTTCTCTAATGCATCCAGTACTTTCTTTTGGTACTCTTTATCTTGATTGAATAATCTATCAGCTAAGTAGGAAGAATCTTCATCGATTTCAAATTTGAACATCGCATCAGATGCATGTACTTTTTCATAGATTTCCAAGTTATCAAGCGTATTATGTTTCTTAAGCGTTGTGATAATAAACTTAAATGGAGCAATGATTCGAATATCGTTTTTATGTAAACGAACACCATTCAAGTAGATATCATGGTACGCTAAACAGATAGGACGAGTTGTCTTACCTTCTAAGTCAACGAAACCATCATTACGAACATGACGTCTATGATAAATCAATCGTTCATCATAACCTACATAAGCAATACGATTAAAGTGAGTTTCACCTGGTCTAACAGGTAAGTTGAACTTAGGTTGTTCATTGAACGTATTATGTTTATAGATAACATACGAACGTTTAGAGAACATACGACCATCTTCCGTATAGATACGAAGTCTTGGTAATACGTCTTTCTTAACGCTTGTGATACGTTTCAAGTTATTGAAGTTGACTTTAGATGGACGATTATAGTCGTCACCGCTATTCTTACGAGTGTAAGTAACCAATCGGTTATTCACTCTAAGGAATACAGTTGTATTCGCATATTGTGGGAATAGAGGTTTAATCCGTAACTTCATTTTAGGAGTGATATAGTAAACAGAGTTAGTTAAATCCAATACAGATTCAACATTGTCCATTTCTGTATCAATCACAGACACAACGAAGTTATTGTTAGCATAGTTACCTTGTTTATCAGTCAAGAAGAATGAGTTAGCCACTGTACCAGTTCTAAGTATATTCTTCAAGTCAACTACGATACCTTCTTCAGGGATATTGTCGAATTGCTTACTGAAGCTAATGCCATCAAATCGTTCCACTTCAATCATAGAATCTGGTTTGATTAAGCGTTTAGGTAAGTATACATATTGGAACCCTCTGTGTACAATTACAGCAGAAGGGATTACCATTTTACCATCAATATAGAATAGATAGGAGTTCGCATCATCGTACTTCATATCATTCTTATAGGTAAATACGTATTGGGTTTCAGCAAATGTCTTATGGTCCACTTGCTCTTTCGCATTTGGACTCCATGGAACATCTGTATCAGTAGATGTACGTTCTTTAGAAGCTAGATGTTCGGCACTCCATTTGGAGATATCATGATACCAACCTGTCAAGAAACCATACGTTCTACGTTCGTATTCCAAATAGAATTCAGCCCATAACTTGATAAGACCACTAATTGTATTCATCTTATAATGGAACGGATTCCATCGTTCTGTCATATCGACTTCATGAATACCATTATTCTTATCGAAGTATTCTTTAAGGCTATAATCCCATTTAGCTGGTACATAGTTCCGTAAGATATCAGGAACGGTATTTTGATTATATCGTTGGAGTAAATCCACTTGTTCCAAATAGTAATCCATCTCTGTATCAAACTTGATGTGTTTGTTTTGCGTATGGTCAGCATATAAGGCAATCAATAATAGATTGAATTTCTGTGGATTAGAGATACCAATGATATTAGGGTATGCTTCACTTAATACAATAGACCCTGTATTTGGGTAGAATGTATTCAGTTCTTTATCATGTTGCATAACGATGATGTTATGCTTAGGTAATGGCATAGATTTCAATTCGAAATCTACCCATTCTGTATTTGGTTCAACAGCAATGATTTTAAAGAGTAACTCAGTACCAATAATAATCAAACGATGAGAACCTGCTAATGCACGTGTATCATGACCAGGGAATACGAATCGTTTAGTATCCGCATCATATTCAGCTCTAGCATAGGTGCACTCTTGCGTTGCTTTATTTTGCATTAACGCAAAATAGTTGTCAGTGATATTGAAGTCTGAAGCAGTGGAATTGAAGGCTTGTAATGACAGAGCACTACCATTTGCTACAGAGTTATCAATATTTTCTGCCACAGAAATTACCGCGTTCGGAATGAAGAGCACGGTAATTACTTTAGCTGTGTCGATTAGATATTTAGCAATATCTCTACGACGGAAATAGATATTCGTGAACTCTTCATTCGGTTTGATACGAATATTGGTGAAGAGTTTATTATCAATGAATACCAACACATTGTATTTGAAGAGTCTACGATTATGGTTAACGTCATCAAATGTCAATGCTTTATTATAAATAGCAGAATCACGCCATGCTTTACGACGACCCGTAGCAATGAACTGATGTTTCATAGGGAACATCATAACACGCTCAGTATGGTTGTTTTCAAACATATTGGCAGCGGTTTCTACTTTCAATTGAGCAGTAGTAAAACGCTCTTCATGATAATTTACTAAATCCTTTTGGATTCGGTAATCATATTGATAGGATTTAATCTGCATATCAGCGAAGAACTTCCTGAACATCTTGGGGTTTAAGTCCCCAAGAGCCAGTTCTCGTTTCACTGAATCCTTTGTGATGTCTTCAGGCATAGTCAGTTAACTCCTTTAGTTATACAGTGAGAATTGAATTATTTTTTGTATGCGTTGGAAACCCAGGAATAGAATTTATCACCAGATTTACCAATGATATCATCAAATGCATATTGGTTGTTTAAGAAACCACCATTAACAGCACTGATGATATTGAACAAGAAGTAACTGAAGCTTTCTAATGCAAACAATGCGGAGTTACCATACATTGTTAAGAATGCATTAATATAGTTACGAACTGTTAAGTTTTTCATGCCAGTTGTGAGCAAGTAAGACATTTCTTGCATACGAGTCAAGAATGTAGCAATGCTTGCATAATCTTCCGTTCTGAATGCTTCATCAATATCTTTGATAGCAATCATATTCAAACCAGAGATTTTTAGGCAATAGTTTTGTACCATATCACTATCTTCTTTTCTAAGGATAGTCAAGAAGAAGTATTTAGCACATAAATAGATAACCTTAGCAAATGCAGACTTATCTACATTCAATGCATAAAGTTTATTAAGAACTCGAGTTAGCATATGTGCATAGATAGAAGCAGCTTCTACATACACAATCGTGTTATCTAACTTACGAGGGTTTTGTTGAATTTGTTTAGCTAGGTAAGTAGCCTCTAATAGTACATAAAGCTTCTTAGGGTCAATATTCACATTACCATCTTCATCATAGTTAGCGATGTTATCTAAGATACATACGCCAGATAAGTCGTTTGGACGACCTGTTAAGAAGTATGGTAAGGATACTGGAATGCGATTAGATACAGCAATACCAGCTGGGAACATTCTAGCGTATACATGGTCATTGTTTAAGAATGCATGTAATACATCATTCACAAGTGGATATTTGAAATATCGGCGAATGTTACTAATTTGGTCTTCGACCTGTGTTGGTGAAATAGCTACGGATTTAGTTAAGAACTGTTTTAACAAGTTATCCATAGCTCCACCTTTATTCATCATCGTGTAGCAATAGGATTCACGAATGGATGGAAATTGTCGTGGATTACTCATGAGTATCATCTCCTTCAAGTAGAACTAAATCATCATCATTTAAATCTTCGAAGATAATACCATTCATAGGTACATCTAAATGGGTATTTAAAATGATAATATCATAATTGATGCTATCTGTGATTACTCGGTCTTCTGCTTTTCTAATATAATACTCTACGGTACGAACGACCGCTACATTATACTCCATATTTGGGTCGATATCAACATCAGGATAGTTGAACGTGTCAACCTTTTTCAAATGATGGGTTTTAATCATCGTATTATTCAGTACACCGGGTTTTACAGGATTTAGAGAGAACACTAAATCTTCAGTATATAGACTCTCTAACATCCGGTCGATTTCAATATATCGATGCAATGTTAGATTATAGGCAAATGATTCCACATCGCTATGGACTGTAAAGTGTACAGTCGCATGCTCATCTTTATCATGGATGGAAGCGAAGAATGAATCAATTTTACTGATTTGCTCATCTGTGAACGGAAGTTTGTACATCTGTTTCAGATGTTCACTCATAGAAACATCTTGTGTGATTTGTGTGGTACCTAACATAATTTCGATACTCTCCTTCTTTCTTATAATAGCATTAATCACTTGTCAACGTAAAATAAGTGTACTAGACGTAGAGGGTCTAGTACACTTACGCTTAGATGATTTGTGTATTTTTAAGAATATTCACCACTTGCTCATCATCCAATTCAGGGACTTCAGCTTGGTGTTTCATTTCTTCTTCTAATACTTCATCAGGAATGACATTCATTCCGATATATCCGAAACGAGTGGATAGTAATACAGTTTTCATCGGCATTTCAGCATTACCCATAACGATGAAAATAGGGAGTCCAACTTGAGCATTAATCTTATCCGTTTCTTCAACGATTTTATTCGCATCAATAGATGTAATCAAATCACAAATCGTTTTAAAGCTGGGTTGCTTATTCGGTTTAACGATAAGAATCTTTTGTGCTCCAATTTGTAATGGACCTTCGAATACTTCCACTTCATGGTCAGGAAGTTTGTTGAATGCTTCTAGGCTTTCTAATAACAGTTTGATTTTTTTGACCTTCATGTTTCCTCCAATGTAGAACTAGCGTTCTTTATAATCATACTCGTAGAATGATTGATAGTCGCTAATCGCATCAGAAATCTGATGAATGTATAGATTATTCACATAGATCAATATACGATACGTAGCATCTTCATTCTTATTATAAATCAAGACTCGTTTATGTTCTAAGTCAACAACGTAGTCGATTTTATCACCAGGTTTTTCTTTCTTTCCTTTCAGAATCGTCTCATTCTTAAGGATAATGAAATTAAATAGCATATCAGTTGAAATACCATGTTTATGATGATATTCCAATATCTCATCTAACACAGAACTTCCCAGAAGTTTAGATAGGTCTAATACATCCGGTTCTTTCGGAGGTAGACCTTCTTCAATTTGGAACATGTTCGTGAAGAATAACTTATAACCATTTTCATCTTCTTCCTTGAAGAGTTTAGATGGCGTATAATAGGTGTTGATACCAATACCATCAGTGGTACTGATTTCCATACCCATATTTGCTTTAAACATCACATCGTCACGTTCCGTACTTAATTGGTATGCCCCAATGGTATTGAACTCAGTCGATAATGTAAAATTGATATTCGCTGATTCCGATACAGAACCATGTTTTGCTAAATCGTCCATACTTAAATCAGTTAGTACGTATTCCATGTTAACTGGGTAGTATACAAAGAACTCTTCTCTAGAAGAAGCAGTCTTTTCTTTATACGTCCAGTACTTATTCGAGTGACCTGTTAGATATTCAAGGAATGGTCTTACCGTCATCTCTTCATTACGAATCGGTACTTTAGCAAGTGTCGACATTTGTTCGACAATCTGACCAGGTACAAAGCATTCTAATGCGGTATGTACCCAATAGATTTGATTCTCATTGAATCGATTATGCAATGAATTAAATACGTTGATTTGTTGATACGCTGTATCGAACATCATTGTGACTTGTAATACCACACGAACACGGTTCATGAAGTATGATAATGAAATATCATTTACATCATCACGGAACAATGGAAGGAACTGACCATAGTCTTTACTATAGTTAGTGGCACCATTATATAGACGAGTGAACATGGAACCTGACATAAAGATATCGTCATTGATTTCCAAATGAGGCCTAATAATAAGAATCGGACGATTCTTCTTAATAAAGGCGGCTTCCTGTCTATTTTCATTTATTTTGAATTCTCTATACGCCATACGGCTAGAGATGTGTGTATGTCTAAAGAAATTGGGTGTAAAGATACTTTTAATAAACTCAGTCATTTGGAATGTAACATTCCCGACTGTGTGGGCTAAGCTAGAATTAACTACAGCTTGATTCATCGTTCATCACCTCTACAGATTTGTCTGACCATGTACTTATAAATGAGTACATATATGTAATGTGAGATAACTACTCACACGGTACTTAAGATCGACTCTCCAATCTTCTTCTTATAATACGAAAAATACATGACGATACAGAGTATATGGGTAATTCCATATACTCTGTATTTCTTTTTTTTCACAAAAAAAATAATCCCCATACAGTCATTACGATTGTATGGGGATGTTTCTGTTACTTATTACAGAATTGATACAAACCAATCAATTGGTCTTTAATCAATGAGAACTTGTTATTGAATCGACCTGTATTACGGTCAATAATCAAAGACTTATGTGGATTGAATACTTGGTCAAATGCTTTCTTCAATTCATTCGTCTTCAAGGATATGATGTTCAATACGTCACCGTCGAAGTCGGCATTCAAAGATGTCAAGATAGAAATCGGTAAGCTACAAGATAAATCATCGTAGTCTTTCTTAACCTCTACACATTCCATGCATACGAAGGAACCGAAATCGATAGTTGGGTTACGATTTAATAGAATCTTAGTTCTATACTTCGTATTCTCTAGCATGTATTGAATAATCTTATAAATTTTAGGGTCAAATTTACGGAACCCTTTAAACCATTCATCAACGGCTACGTTATAGCTAACACCGGTTAACTTAACAATAAGGTTGATGATTTCTTCTTTATAGAGTTCCATGAACCCAACGTATGGTAAACGAACTTGATAGGAACGTAACCGTGCATCAGGAATGATTACGTTACGAGAACTGAAGTTCACTTTACCACCAAGGATATTACGACGAATATGACCTTCTTTTTCCGTTAAGGACGTGAAGATAAGGGAATACGCTTCCATCAATTTCACTTGAGCTCGATATAAGTTCTTATTCACCTTGGTTGTATTACGAAGGCACAAACCTTCTTTTTCTTCGTTCAATCGTTCGAAGCTACCAAACATCGCATTGTAGCAGGTATCGATTTTAGTATAAGAATAATCTTCATTGGTGAAGAATACTGGACGTAATACAGAAGAGAAGATTGGTACTTCTTGTACGAAAATCTTATGTTTATCAATCATAATGTTTTCGAACAAGTCCAATTTGTTTTTCTTCTTCTTTTTGAACCAGTACATGATTTCATCAAATCGTTCTTTGAAATCAACCATACCAATACCAGCGAATGGATTCTTTTTATCCGTTTCATCTGGTTCTTTATAGTAACCATTGATATCCATTTCTTTCTTAAAGTCTAAGATGGTTTCTAAGGTATCAGTGCCGAAGAAGTCTTTCAACTTAATATACATCAATGGTTGAATAATATAGAATGGTGCAGTGAGCTTTAACCAAGCAAACATGTTCAAGTCCACGTCAACGAATTTAACTTTCGTTCCACAATGGTCACATGTTTGACCTAGGTAAAATTTACCAATTGTCTCACCACATGAACAACGATAGCGTTCTGCAAACGCATTATCATCTTGCCAATCGGAACCGAATCGTGGTGAATGGATACCATCCATTTCTTTTGCTGCCCCAGTCGAGGTGATGTTCCCTTGGCTATCTTTCAGTTTCTTTTTATTAAATGGCTTTGTCTTTACAATAAACCCCTTATTGGTAATCATGTCAGTCTTATACGACTCATGCCAATCAATAACCTTAAGACGTGGACCTACTGTTTCTGGGTTATAGAACTCAGGCAACAGCTCAATGTTCAAGTCTAAATCTGTAGGGGATAAGCCGTAGTCGATTTGAATATCTTTCATCGTATTCTACTCCTTAAGAATAAATATTAATACTGTAACTTACTTACCATTATAATATATAAACCTTTTTATGGTTATATATTATGCTATTATGTACGGGTGTCGGTAGATTATTACTAGTTTTCTACGATCCGGCAAGTTTTTTTAGTAAACGGAGGAAAGAAAGTATGTCAATTAAAAAAGTACTATGTATCCATCATAATGACATGGATGGTTACGCATCAGCAATGGCTGCTCGCACATCTAAGATGTTGAGTAAAGTCCCATTTGAATTCCTATCTGCTAACTATGATATGGAATTCGATTTTTCTAAAATTGATAAAGATTATTTAGTATTGATAGTTGATTTCTCATTACCAGTTCAATACTTTGATGAATTGGTGGATAAAGTTGGTTTAGATAGAATCATCTGGATTGACCATCATTTATCATCCATCAATAAGTATCGAGATTACCCGGCCACTATCAACGGCCTTCAATTCAATGGGTTAGCTGCTTGTGAGCTATGTTACCTATACTTCCATCATACAACGTACCAAAAGAGCCGCGATATCTTAGTGGTAAATGGTAAAGAGTATGATTTGGAAGGTTTACTTGTATTCTTAAAGAATACTAAGGATATTCCTGCATGTGTTAAAGCAGCAGGTCGATTCGATGTATGGCGTTTCACTACCTACGAAGAATACATTCAAAACCTTATGTTCAATGATGGGTTCAGTGCTATTATGCCTAAACCACAAAATGAAGTGGGTGAAGAATGGAAAGCGTTCTTTAGTTTAGATGATACGAAACAAGCTAAAGCGATTCTTGATGCAGGTGCTCCTATTATGGAGTATAAGACTTCCAATTTCGCATCTCAACTTAAACGTCTTGGTTTCCCCTGTCGTATCCGTAAGTTTGATGATGTGCATGCAATTGCCGTGAATACTGCGGAAAAAGGTAGCTTTATCTTCGAAACTGTTAAGAATAACTACGAAGTAGGTATCGTGTTTGCATTGAATGCTAAAGGTAAAATGGAATACTCCATTTACCGTCTTGGGGAAAACCCTGAGAAAACAATTATGGTTAATAAAATTGCCGAATCCTTCGGTGGTGGTGGCCATGCCTCCGCTTCTGGTTGGGTTACTAACGGCACTCTTGTAATCGAGAAAGTATAACGAGGTACAGAAAGATGAGAAAGTATGTCAAATTTGTAACATCCTATTTAGAAAGTCATGAAGCGAACGATTGCGTTCGCTTCATTGATTCCCTTTGTAACGCTCTATTTATTGAGCATTCTATTGTAGTTGGTCGAAGTCATTTCGGTAAACCAATGACGGTAGTGGTAAATGAAACCTATTCACCTAATTTCGATCTATATGAAGAAAATGATGAACAGCGTAGAGAAACATTAGAGTCTGCTATCAACTTCATTATGGGTAATATCCCAATCTGGTTGTATCGAAATGACCATATACAAATCATTCGCGATACTATCAGTGATTTATCCATGCGACATCTAACAGTTGACCAAGCAGCTACTCGGTTGAATGGTATCTTCCCACGTTCTGCTAAAGAACAAATGAAAACGATTCGTTTGATTCATGGTCAAATCGATTTGTTATACCGTAGCTTGGATGCCGCGTTGATTAAATACACTTGTAAACAAGTTGATGGTTTTAGTAACTACTCTGATATTGACTTCGCTATTCACCAAGCTCATTCCATCCCTCATGATAAACGTGATATGGTTATGATGCTATATAGCACAAGTCAAGATACAAACACGATGAATGTATCACTGGATGCCAACGGGAACTTTATTCCGTTCTCTAGTCGATTTAAAGATCCATCTGCCAGATTGATGATTGTTCCTAAAACAGTAGCTTCTGGTAAATATGACCTCACTAAACACGTATTGAAACGCATCGTTGACGGATGTAACCAAGCATTACAGCTTGAATTAGAATATGAATATGATACGATTCAAGCCGCTAAAGGTACATTCATGCTAGTGTATAAGTTAACAAAAGCAATTGATGATGAAACACTCATCGAATTTGCTGATATGATTTCAAACTGTGTTAAAGATGGAGCAGAACAATGAATCGACGTATTCTAGAAAAAGTGGTTGTATTTTCACCAGAAGATAGAGCTTCAGTTCCACAATTACATCATGATCTTTGTGCACTGATGTATAAGATTCTGGATATCTATGGTGTACGTATTTGTATCATCGGAGACGATAGACACAAATACTATTCATTTAAAGCATTCTTCACGCATCAGAGTGTAGATACTATATTGGATATCCATGAAACATCTGAAGAAGGTTCAACAATTATCAACTTCCTTCGCGATATAGTAAACGAGCATGTTGCTAAGGAGTTCTTCAATGAACGTTGTAATTTTGAATTACTTAAAAGAGTTAGAATGTGTATTGAGAACCCAAGTCTAATTAAACAGGTATTGGACAGACTCAATTATCTATTCCCTATTACATCACCCTATAACCAGCTATATATAGCTAAGTTTGGTCGTATTGCTAGTGATGTAGATTTAATGCTAACGTATCGTTCAGCATCCGTTATTGGCTTGAATGTTGCAGGTTATACAGTCACTGATGACTGTAAAGCTTTCTTATATTACTTTAGAGAATTTCTAAATGATAGGTTCCTATCAGATGAAGTTCCTTTTGTAGTAACAGGTAGTTCTAGGGTTGACGGTGAACCGATTACACGTGGTTTAGTGATGAAGACTGAAAGTAGAGAAAAAGCTATTTTCAGACATCGTAAACCATTCAGTCAGGTTGCTGTTAATACTCAAATACAAGTATCCGAAGAGGTATTAGACAACTTCGGATTTACACAACATCAATTCTACGATAAAGTATCTAAATGGGTAGAAGATGTTGTATTTATCTATAGTGGTCATATTCCAAACCGTTGCGTGTTAACCAACAGTGATGGGAATATGTCGTCCTATATATGGTTCTCTGCCGAGGCTAGTGTGAATATCTGTGCTGATGATATCGTACTATACTTATGCGAAGAACTTAATAAGATTGGTGGAGTGATGAACTTTGTTCGGTTCATTAGTCTACGATAAGGGTAAGGAGATTATACTATGCTTAATAAACAAGAATATGCTATCTTTCTAGCGAAAGAAGAGCATAAAGAAACCATTCCATTTCGTCTAGCACATGCGTTATGCGGTGCACTCTATTTCGATATTTCATTCGTAACAGACCAGCCATCTATTGATGCCTGTGAAGTACCTGAATTACAACTTCGGTTAGATACTGTAGAAGATGAAATGGTATTCTCATTAGGGTCTATCCAAGATGTCATCGCTATGTGGTTGACTATCAGTAGCCATGATGTGATTCGTCCCGGTTTATATAGAAAATCCCATATGGATTTAATCTATAAAATCTTAAATGAAGCTGGTGAAACAGGGGACTATGATAAAGCTGCTGTAGCGTTATTTGAAATATTCCCTCCATCCACATATCATGCTTCTATGACGTTACCACTTGATCCAGATACAACACGTGTTACCTATTGTGATGACGGATTGCTAGCGATTGAAGCTAACCTATTTTCTCAAGAGGAACAAGCTAGAACACTCTATGCTATCGATGCAATTACACATCAACGTCGTAGATATAACGACTTAAGTGTAATGGTTAACTATCGCTATATGGATGGTGCTGAAGAAGGAGAAGAGTTATTTGAATTGGAAAACTTCTGGGGTGCTAATACATTCTTAGCAGTTGAAAAAGTTCGTCATAGTGAAGTGGTTATCTATACACAAGACCTAGATGATCATCATGCACTTGATTTCATCATTAAGGATATGGAATACCCATTGAAAGAAATCCAAAATGAATTCGACTGTGATTACAATGTCGAAGTCGTTGCGGATGCAGAGTCTGGTGATACATATCTAAAGATTAGACTTACTGGTCATGATTTCTTAGCCCCTGAACTTTGCTATGCTGCTGGTATCTTCGCTACATGGCAAGCTAATCGTGGCGAATTCTTTGTTGCTCTCTAAGATAAGTGACAGATTAATAATGTTTTATTCCCCTGAAAGGAGATTACATATGTTAAAGACAGGTATTATCGGTATCGGTAATGCAGGTAACCAAGTTGCCGCATTAGGTCTTTCTACGAAAGATATTCCTGCATTGGCTATCAATGCATCTGAGAAAGACTTAGATACCATTCAAATTAAAATGGACGCTATCATCTTCGGTGACAGTGCAGGTTCTGGTAAAGACCGTTCCATTGCAAAAGGTTTCGTTAAAAATAACATCAAAGATTTGATTAAAGACGAATCCTTTAAGAAATTCATGGATACAGTTGATATTGTATTCGTAGTTAACTCCACTGGTGGTGGTACTGGTTCTGGTATGGGCCCTATCTTGACTGATATCCTTCGCCAATACTACAAGAAAGATGAAAACAAAATTTTCATCAATGTGGGTATCTTACCTACACTAGGTGAGTCCGTTGGGGCACAACGTAACACCATCGAATATTTGAAAGAAATGTCTGACCTTGGTGGTCCATACATGTTATTCGATAATGAGAAACGTGCATACCTTCCAACGAATAAACAAATGAGCGAAATCAATAAAGAAATCGTGACTATGATTTCTACGATTCGTGGTGATCATTCTCATTCTTCCCCATATGGTATGATTGATGATAAAGACATGCGTAAAATCATCAGTGTACCGGGATTAATGTTCATGGACGTTCTTACTGAAATCTATGAAGATTCCGTAGGTCCAGAAGAATCCCTTGATGGTATCTTATTAGACCATGCCGTAAAAGGTTCTTGTATGGTAAACTCTGATATGGATGACCATATCGTTAAACGTATGGGCTTCATTGCGTACCTTACAAAAGGTCTTAACGACCGTTTCAATGAAAATCTTCCAAGTATTCGTAAGTTCTTCGGTGAACCTGTAGAAGACTTCAAACACTTCGCTGAAAATACAGATTCCGATAAACTGAATACCTTGGCATTGATTATGAGTGGTCTTTCCATTCCTGATCATCGCATCAAAGTGATCATCAACCGTATTGAACGTGTGGAAGAAGAACTTCGTAAAACAAAAACAAGTTCTCTATTAGACACGGCGGTTAATAAACTAGGTGATTATGAAGCAACCAAAGACAGTAACGATGGCGATGCTGACGAATTTGATATGGATAGTATCCTAAACAAATACTAAAATTTTCATGTATATAAACGAATAGGTTAAATACCTATTCGTTTATATATTATCTTTTTGAGTGAAAGGTGGTTTCACTCTTCCGTGTCATTAGAACTAATTAGTGCCAAAACAAAGAATTAGTTCTATAAAAATTATTAATTAGCTAAAGGAGCATTACTATGGAAAAAACACATGGTAAACAAATCTTCAGCAACTTCAAATTGAAGATGTTGAAAAAAATGTCTAAGGATGAGCTAAAAGACCATATCGGTTCCAATCTTATCCCACTCGTAGATTATTACTTCTACGATAGTTATCGTGGGGAAGAGCGTAAATATGAACCGCTTATGTTAGACCTAATCTCATCCATGAAGTATTTCATCAAACCAATCAGTAAAATCGTTACTGACCGTAACTTCAAAGATGAAGTTCCAGATGGTTTGCATGTTATGCTTGTCGATTATTTGGAAAAGCTATACTCTCGTATTGAGAAAAGCTTACAAACAAGTCCAGATATCGTACCTTCCCAAGAAGAACGTGAAGCTCAAAAGCAAGCAATCGAAGTGTGGAAGGAATTACGTGACGTTGTAACTGACGTCGTTCGAGTATCTGCTAAGAAAACCATTAAGAAATTAATGAAATTAGGTATCAATGAAGAATTTGCAATTGATATTGCTGCTAACATTGTACCTAGCGAATACTTGAATAAATTCAATGTACGTAAATACATTTTCCGTTTGAATCAATCTTTGTACAAAGTACAAAAACGTGGTGTTGAACGTGTGGGTGATAATAAATACACTGTACACATTGGTGCAGAGTTGAATAACCCTGAAGTATTGAAAGCTATCTACCTCATCGCATTAGATGACGCGGATACTGAAATCGTACAAAATGCATTAGTGGGTATCGCATTAGAAAAGAAAACACGTGCTTTAGAAACTTTCACAGTTCCTCAAATGGCAGTGTATAATGCAATCAGTCGCTTAGCATTATCTATCTTAGAAGGTGAAACATTGTTTGCTCCTGAAATTAATGAAGCAAAACTTTCTAAGAAAGAATTGAAGAAAGCTAAAAAGGAATACTTATTTGGTAAATCCGAATTGAAAGGTTTCTTCAAAGCGTACCGAGTAGAGCGTATCAAAGATGCTAAGAAAGGTCGCGATGGTGTTCGTCGTATCCAATTCGATACATTGAACCCAGAAGACTACACTAACGTGTGCAAAGTCTACAAAAAGTATTTGGGTGAATTGACAAATGAATTGATTCAATCCACGCCTAAAGAAAAAGAAGCTGTCGAAAAAGACATGGCTAAAGCGAATGAACAAACAAAAGAAAAACGCAAACCAGGTCGTCCAAAAAAGACAGATAAAAAATCCGATAAATAATATCGGACGGTGTAAATAGGTACCTGTTTATACACGATAAGAGTACATACGGTTCGCTGTATGTACTCTTATTTTTTTCTATTAGAACAGTTACATATTATTGAGTTTATTTTAATCTATCTTATTGCATGAAAGGCAAGAGACACTATGATTTACATTTACAATCAAACTAACAAACCGCAATGGAACGTAATTGACAAAGCTGAACGCTTTGCACGTATCGCAACGGTAGACGATGCTAAATTTGGTATCGACATTTTCAAAACATCTGGAATGGAAGATGATGTGATGCGTATCGACTTAAGTGATGAATTTGGTCATCGCTTCGATATCGCTAAAGTATCCGACTTAACAACAACGATTCGATTTGACCATCGCCATTTCAACCCATTTATTATGCCAGTAGAAGAAGGTAATAATACAGATATTTTATTGATTTCTGTATCCCTCGATGAAGGCAAGGAGATGATTAACTACTTCTCCAGAGACGCTTTTGTATATTATTACAAAATTGATGCGGAACACGATGTAATGCACTTCGTAGTTTCTTTCAATGTGAATGAACAAATGCCTTTCATTCAATTTATTCTTCGTGGTTATGACCGTGACATGGTAACTCGTGTAATGGTTCGTTATAGTGACCGTCGTAATGCGTATGAAGTAACGAATACGACAATCGCTAAAATTGAAGTACCTGCGAAAGGTCAACGTGGCTATTTCGACACATCTGACCGTCGCTTAGAAGATGGCACTCATCCAATTCGTGTATATCGTCCAGCACGTCCTACATACACTATCGTTAAACTCGATGATGTAACAGAAGAACAAATGGACCGTATCAAACATCGTTACCACTTATCTGATCGTTCTGCTAAGTTCGTAGCTCCTCGTGAACTTCGTAACTATGCTCGTAAAACACGTATCAGTGCGGTAACATACGTTATCAATAAAGATACTAAATCTATTATTGATAACAAAGACGAAGTTATTGAATCCTTGGCTAAACTTGGTGTTCACTTCTATCGTACAGTGAATGTAGTTAGCTCTGAAGGTAAAGTCATTCGTATTAAATAATTAGTACCCTATAGATGGATATACCGTTTGGTATATCCATCTTTCTTACGTCTTAAGACGTTATAGCAGGTTCAACTAATTAATACATACGAAAGGAGATTTACTTATGGGTAAATTACATGATGCATTATTGCAAAATGATAAAAAGGGTATTTTCGCTGTAGAAGACCGCTCTCTTATGGGCTATGCTACAGGTTTCATGCCACTTGATTATCAAAATGGTTATTTATTATCAGTCACTGATAAAGACCATAATGTGACTAACCGTTGGGCTAATACAGGTTTATTCGGTGGTCAATTCGTTACCATAATCGGTAAACCCGGTGTCGCAAAAACTTCTTTCTGCGTACAAGTCGGTTCACGTATTATCCGTCCATTTGAGTATGGCGAGTATTATCATATCGATGCAGAAGGTTCTTCTAACCTATCTCGTATCAGAGCTCTCAATCATTTCAGTACGGTGGAAATGAAAGAAAAGTATTATATACCTCCCATCGACTATGTTGAAGATGCATTTAAACATATCTATCACTTAGCTGAAATGAAAATGCAAACCAAAGAGCTTTTCTATAACACAGGTAAGTTTAACGAATTCGGTGAAGAAATTCGCTTACCACAACCAACTGTATACCTAATTGACTCTCTTCCATCTCTTCAAACGAAAGAAGTAGAAGATAGTGATGAGTTAGGTACACAAACCTACAACATGCGTTTGGCAATTGCATATAACACGTTCTATAAACGGTTACGTCCAATTATTGCTAAAGCAAATATCATGGTTATGGCTATCAACCATATCAAAGATAAACCTGAGATGGCGTTCCAAAAGACACAAGCTCAGATTCAGTATATGAAAACGAATGAGAATATCCCTGGTGGCACAGGTCCAATCTACTATTCTCAAAACTTATTCCGTTTCATTTACAAAGGTAAATATACGTTTGAAAAAGATGGGTTTGAAGGCTTCTTAGTAGAAGTACAATTCATCAAATCCAAAACGAACCGTGGTGGTTCTTCCGTTCAATTAGTATATGACTATAACACTGGTTTCGACCCTTGGTTAACTATGCTCCACTATGCCAATATGGCCTGTGTAGTCAAAGGTCGTAATCCATATTCTTACTTTGAGTCTGCACCAGACTTCAAATTCAATAGTAAGAAATTCCGTGACGTCATCGGTGATAAAGAACTTCGTGATGCTATGTTGAAAGACTGTGCACCGAGTCTATATCAATTACTCTCTTCTAATCAATTCGATCCAGAGAAAGAGTTTAGTCCTCAGGAAATCATCAGTCGCTTCAATGAAGCTTATCAAGAAGAAGATGTTGATTTTGATACTGAGGTAGCTAGAGATGAGTAATATCGGTTTATTACCCCATTACAAGGGTGAATTGGTCTTTGGAGAGTTACCATACTCCAAAGACCAACTCCTTCTCAATGTGTTCTATCACAGGAAGGATAAAGATTCCGCTGATAGAAGCGACTATGCTTCGGTTGTATTTAAAGATGTAAATACAGGACGTAAGTGGATTCAAACGATTAAAGATCCATTGTACATGATGTACATTGTAAAACCTGAACACCGAACCTATACTCACTATCCTTCCTATATGCCACTAGAACAATGTGACCAGAAGATAGTGAAGTTCCAGTATATCTTACAAGAGATTGCTAAGGTCGGTGGTAAGGAAACTAAGGACTATATGGATGCTTGTCGTAGTCGAGGACAATGGAGTGCGGTGAAGAATCTTCATCACTATCCATATGTATTAGCAACCGACTATCCATATCCAAACTACTTCCGTTGTGAATGGATGCTACACTATCACAATTACGATATGCAATATTCCTTATCTAAGGTCTTTGCCGATATCGAAGTTGACGGTATTGACGTACCAGGGTTTCCGACTCCGGATATCTGCCCAGTCAATGCCGTTGCGATTGTAGATGAAGAAAGTCAAACTGTACACAGTTTCTTACTTCGTAATCCAGATAATCCATTGATTGCGGAATTTGAATCCGACTTAGACGGATTCGTTCAAGAATGTCATACAGCATTCGATGAATCATACGGTGTATTGAATTATCAAATCCATATGTATGATACAGAAATCGATATGCTCTATGATATCTTTAAGTTAATCAATTCTCTGGCAAGAGACTTCGTTCTATTCTGGAACATGGGTTTCGATATTCCGTACATCATGAAACGAATTAAAGCACTCGGATACGACCCAGTCGATGTGATGTGTGATAAAGAATTCGTTCGTGATGAATTATATTATCGGGAAGACCATCGTAACCATGACTTCAAAACAAAGAATGATGTATTCACCATTACGTCTAAATCGGTATACCTAGACCAAATGTCACAGTATATCAAGATTCGTAAAGCTCGAGCAGAGTTAAAAACCGTTCGTTTGAATGCGATTGCTAAATCAGAACTTAACGATGAAAAGTTAGATTATAGTGATGAAGCGAATATCAAAACCTTACCATACGAGAATTATCGTATGTTCGTTCTATATAACATCAAAGATACATTGTTGCAATATGGTATCGAACGTAAGACACATGATATTGATAACGTATTCCAACGATCATTAGTGAATGCTACCCAATATGAGTCAGCATTCAGTCAAACGATTCTATTGAAGAATCGTGCCTATCTATCCTATTATAAGCAAGGGTTTATCATAGGGAATAACCAAAATATTGACTATGCTAGTCAATATAATAAACCTGATGTAGATGATGATGGTGATGATGACGAAGAAGGATTTGAAGGAGCCTTAGTAGGTGACCCTGTATTGAATGAGAAGGTTGGTGTATCTATATTAGGTAGACCATCTAAGTATATATTCTCTCGGGTTATCGACTATGACTTCTCATCCATGTATCCGAATATCACTATCACTCATAACATCGGTACTGTCCCAATGATTGGTAAACTTAAGCTAGAAGGCTTCGGTCAATATAATCCAGACCCAACGAATGAATGGTATGACGAGGGTAAAATCTTCATAGAAGATTATCTATCCTGTGACTATTCATTCTTAGGAAATCGATATTTCAATTTACCAACTGGCGAAGAATTGATTAAGGAGTTTGCTAAATATGATAGATAATGATAGTGGTACATGGGATGTCACTCCCAAACAACGAAATGCATTATATGACTTAAATCAGGTATTGAAGAATATGTATTCCTCGTATATATGTGACGAAGATATCATTATGCCATCTATGGAAGAAGATATCAAACGTCACGTATATAAACATTGCCTGATTAAGAAGTCCTATGATTATGAATTCATGGTAAACAGTTTAGTCAATATCGATACACTATCCAAAGCGATTAAAGGTATCTGTTTAGATATGACATTGGATAGTCATGATATCTACCATTTGAAGAACTATTCTAAAGACCTTGACTTTGCGATTGCTAAGAAATTACCAAAAGATAAAGTGCAAGAACTTCGTCAGAATAGCGATATCATCAATGATATGATAGCTACTGTTGACACCTTAACGAGTGGAACTTGGCATTCTATCGAACTAGACGAAGAGTCCATCGTATCTCTACAAGACTATTCAGTTTTAGAAAAAGAGATTGCCCCAGGTGTAGTTATGGTGCTTACTAAGGAATTATTTCCAGCTATTAAGAAGGCTCATACTATGCGAATTCACAGTAAACCAATGTGTGAAGAATATGGTATTCATGAAGTCATCATTGAGTCAGCTCATGATGATTGGATTGTGTATACTAAACATCATATCGTTGTATACTAAAGAAGAAGACTCTCCGGAGTCTTCTTTTTTTACCTATTTAACAACTCTGTAATGTGAAACATTGTTATTTTTTTTAGAATAGAAGGTGAAGTATTTGGCAGATAATAATAACAACAACTCTCCTGAAATCAAAGATATGAAGAAGAGAGCTGAGCAAATAGCTAAAACTAACGGCACCATAAGCAGTCTATTCGATTTATTCAAATCAACACCCGTTATCGATGGAGCTAAACGACAAGATGAATTAAACGATCTATCGGATGAAGTCGATACGTTATTGAAACGAGAAACTAATCGCTTTGTGACAGGTACACACAACGGTAAAGATATAGCTGCTTTTATGAATTCTATTTTCACTAAGAGACCTAAAAGCTACGCAAACAGTATGAATTCATTCATGCAAGGTCAATCCGTAGAAGAATTATTAGGTGATGAAAATAGTCAAATCAATATCATTCTAAGTGAACGATATAAAAACGTAAATAATATGTATGAAGACTTGCGTCTATTAACAGAGCAAGTATCTGAATTAGATGAAGTTATCTTAACCATGCGTGACGCTATCACCAATACAGATAACATCACATCTGAATCATCCCGTATTATTCGATTCGAAGGTGAATCTGATGAAGATTCGAATGAATCGAAAATGCAAACGGTTGAAACGATGGAAGAAGTTACAGGTATCCTAGATAAACTTAAAAAGATTGTCATTCCGGGTACGTTAACCTATGGTAACTTCTTCGTATTCACTCAACCATATACTGACTTATTCGCTAAGTTTAAAGCATTGGATGATAAGTTTAATGACCAACGCTTACCGAACATGTTTGAGCATACTATCGCTTTGGAGAATACGCTTCCTACTGATGCTCCTAAAGGTACTATGACTCCTGCTATGGAATCTATCTGTCCTTTATTGGAGAAATATGAAGAAGACTTCAAAATGGTGGATGCTAAGTATAATCAAAATGATATGGCTAATACCATCAATACAATCATGGAAGGTATTAGTGTTATCAATGACCCAAGCGTCCCATTATTAGAAGACTCTTCTATCGCAGCATTAAGTGATGAAGGGATTCGTAATGAACTCTTCAAAGCTATGAAGTCTAAGAAGAAGGATAAAACTTGGAATACCGTTGCCGATGCAACGACCGATAAAGGTAAATCAGTCAATCCGTTTAGTGATGCTACGGTTGATGCTAAAACGGTAAATGATATGACGGATGAATATAAGAAAGAATTCCAAGATACTGTTAAAGGCGTATACTTGAAACTATATGACCCAAGACGTGTTATCCCGATTCGAATCATGGACTATATTATTGGCTACTATGTACTCTATGAGACAGTGGATGAAACCCGTTCCAATGTATTGAATGCAGTTCATACACTCAGTCGTACAACGATGTTATTCCAAAACAGTAAACGTAGAGAGTTCGAAGAAGAACTTGTATCTCTTCTCTCTGCTCGTATTTGTGAAAACATCGATAAGAAGTTCTTGCGTAAGAATGCAGACTTCAAAGAATTGATTGCGAATGCGATTTCCTATGAAAACTTCTATACGAAATCATTCAAAGTTCAATTCGTTCCTGTTAACTATATGACTCATTTCAAAGTAAATGAAGATTATAATACACATATGGGTGTTTCTGTATTGAAGAAATCTCTATTCTATGGTATGCTATACCTATCTATCCTACTCTTCAAAATCATCATGATTGTAACTCGTAGCTCCGACACTCGGATGTTTATGGTTAAAGGTAGTGGTGTAGATAAAGATATCAGTAATCGTATCAATCGAGTTATCGCTGACTATAAGATGAATCAAATCTCTTATAATGATTTCGGTTCAGTTCGTGGTATCTTATCTAAAGTAGGTAAAGGTCGAGACGTAGCTATCCCTGTTGGAGCTAACGGTGAACGTTCCTTCGAAATCGAAGTGATGCAAGGTCAAGATATCCCATTGGATACTCCTCTCCTTGAGTTACTTCGTAAAGGTATGATTTCCAATACTGGTTGCCCTAGTGCTATGATTAACTATTTAGAAGAAGTTGACTTCGCTAAACAAATCCAAATGTTGAATAGCAAGTTCGTTTCTCGTATGGTTAGTATGCAGAGTGAACTAGAAATTCCATGTACTGAATTATATCGTAAACTCATCTCATTTGGTGGGTACGATATCGATGAAGTTGATATTGATAACATCTACTTCGAATGGGCTAGACCTAAAGCATTGAACAGTCAAAACATCGTTGATATCATTGGTGTATCTGACTCTATTGCCGAATTCATCATTAAGATGTATAGTGGCGATAATGACCAAGATGACCCTCGTATCAAAGATAGAATCTACCAATACGTGGTTAAGAATATCACTATGAATGGTGTTCTAGACTTCGAAAATATTGAAGATGATATTAAACGCATTAAACTTGACTTCCGTCAAGAATTAAAAGAAAAGGAATTAACTAAACTAACCCCTGATGATGGTGGAGAAAGTTCCTACTAAATGATATAAACTACAATGGATACACTCGTTTGAGTGTATCCATTTTTTAGTGTAATTTCTATACTATATGAGTATATATTATTAACGTGAATAGAGATAGAAAACAGTAATGAATAAGGATATAGTCTATCAAATCTATTCGAAGAATTTTTATATTTAATTTACTATGTTTCTAAAAGGAGATTTGAAATGTTAGAACAAGTTAAAGAATTAGCAGAAGTGGTATTAAACTGGGTTAAAGAAAACCCGAAAACAACAGCAGCAATTGTGACTATGCCTGTTGGTGTATATGCAGGTAAAAAGATTTCTGAAGAACTACTTGCAAAAGCTTTTGAAGAAGAGCTTAAAAAGCAACTCAAAGAAGCTAACAAACGTAAAAATAAGAAAAACAAAAAGAAAAAAGAAGAAAAGAAAGATGAGGAATAATCACCATGTTTAATGAAGTTTGCCGTATCGTTGGACTTATCGTAATTACCAACTACGTAGTTGATCGTGCAACTAAAGCGATCAACGAATACGTAGAATCCAAAAAAGAAAAAGATGCTATTGAAGCATAATAAGAAAAGAAACCTTCGGGTTTCTTTTTTTTGTCAATATACGCTAATCGATACAATATACTAATTACAAAGTGAGGTGACTTTTTCTATGATCCGACAACTACCATCTTATGTAGAGTTTTGTAAACAACATAAGTTGACTAAACCATATACTGCTTACTTATTAAAAGAAGTACCTTTAACATCTACCGATTGGTATGATAGACAAGATTCATTCTGTACTGGATTACTTCATGGTAAGTTTAAGCTATATTATGCCTTGAAATCTTTCCCATCTAATAAGATTGATAATAAATTCGTAATCTATTTCATTACTGATATGGGTCTTTTCGTAAAAGAAATGTACCATTCTAGTTGGGACTTCCCGCTAGATTTCCGTAATGTGTGTGCTAAGTATGTAGGACCTATTTGCCCTGGTGATATCGTTATCAACCATCCGAATAGAAGAACTCTCATGTTCTTACATGATGTACGTTTCACTGAAGTGATTGATGGTATTAGCCAACCAAATTCATTTGATAGTACAGAAATCTATCAGAACTTGAAAGCTAAAACCCATACACTGGTATTAGAGTCTAAAGACCATCCGCCAGTAGAAGTTCCATTCGATATCCATCTATACAGAGCACTTCGTTGTAGACACTTCTACATGCATATCAGATTAGACAACTATATCAACTATAGAGAGATTCGTTTCTGGCATCCAAACTTATAATATAAAAAATATAATGGATATACTCGTTTGAGTATATCCATTATTTTATGTTTCTATCACATATATAAGTATATATTATTAAGGTAGAATAATAGTATTCATTTTTTATACAAAGGAGAATTAAAATGCGTTTTATTAATTTATGTCCACACGATGTGACATTCGAGCTAACAGATGGTCGAATCGTTCAGTTGGAGATGGCTGGTACAGTTGCCCGTCAAGCCGTAACAACTGAAGAGTATGGGGTCATCCCATTTGATGACAAATCCGGTATTCGGTCATATAAGACTGAAGTAGGTGATGCGGTTAATCTGCCAAAAGAGATGCCGGGGGTTATGTTGGTTGTATCCGCAATCGTTCGATTGAACAACCCACACCGCAAGGACTTAGTCAGCCCATCCAGTGTATATCGTACACTAGATGAAAATGGTAACGTTGTGTTCGTATCCGGTGTAGATACGAACTTTTAAACATAAGAAAGAAGAACGGAAACAATCCGTTCTTCTTTTTTTTTATTTTTTTAGCACCAAACAGCGGCAACACGATTCAAGTGGAAGTTTTGATCCCACTGTTCTAGTAAGTCATCGCGTTTACTTTCAGCATCAGCCCAATCATCGATTTGAAGATTGAAGGATGCAATGGATGTTTGGAAGTCTTTCCAATATTTCAATTGGTTCCAGAAATAACGCTTAGCGTCTAACAATGCTAGTTTATAGAATGCTTGACGTAAGCTCATTGGAATATCATATAATTCTGTGGAATAGGATACTTCAACTCCAATGATAACTTGGTCTTTATAGTACGTACCGTTGTTGACACGGAATCGATTCGGTGGAATGAATTCAGGTAAGAATGGTGGTTCCATAACGGATGCTAAATCCCCAACAGATTGTGATATCGCTAATGCTTGGAACGATTCGATAGTTTCATAGGCAGATGGCACCGATTGGTAACGCATGTCATTGAATGGTCGAATGCTCTCAATACCTACAATGAATCGGTCGGATACATCAGTAATGATAGGTGGTAGCTCATAGATATTACTCATATCAGCTACGGTGTTTTCTTTATCATTCCGAATCCGTAATTCATTTAAGTTGGCAGGTACATGCATAACTCTAGGATAATACGAAGAGAACGTTGGGAGTGTATCATCGACAATGATGTCGTGATATAAACAGTTATCATCAACTGGTAGTTGAATGGAGTATAGACCACAGTGTTGTTTGATAAGCTTCAGGATATGAGCCTTATCGCGAAATACTGACATAGGGGTTCACTCCTTACATATTACGAAGGATATCTGCAACTTGGTCTTTTACATAAGATTCCATAGCTACTGTGAAGGTTCTACGTTCACCATTAGCAAAGGCTTCTTGGAAAATGAGGTTTTTACCAGATTTATCTAAGCATACGGTTTCGTAGGCTACTTCGAATACATCCATGAAAGATTTGACTTCTTTGGATTCTTCCAATAAGAATTCTGTAATATCAGTCATAGTGGATTCGCTGACTGGGATACATACATCACCTAATTGAACGTTAGTTACAGGTTGTAAACCAACGGATTCATGAACGGCTGTAATACCCTCATCTGTTTGGTATGCACATTTATGGGATGGAAGGATAACACGGTCATATGTAATGATACGTGGAGTGCTTCTAATCTCACAGCGTTGTGCGTCGATTTTTGTGATAGGTGCTAAGGCACGCAAACTAAATGCGGCTTTAGCCCCTTGCAGGATATGACCCTTGAATTGATTCCCTGGGCCATTATAGTCATTCGCAGTATCAATGATACCAAATACAGTATTACCAATGAATTCTGGACTTACGATTCGATGGGAAATGTTATTTGGGTCAATGGATACAATACGACTTGGATCTTTTGTGTTAGGATGACCATTTTCACCATAGAAAGTTTGATTAGCTAACAACTCTTGGATGTGTTCAGCTTTCCATGCAGCATGCATAGGCTCTTTGAAATAGTTTCTATTGTTACGATTGAACGTATTGAAATCCTGTAAGCATGTACGGAAGCGAACATAATCTACACCTGGTTGCTGAATTACGCTAATAATTTCAGGGGTGGTTGGTTCGGATACTTGTTCCATGACTAAGCATGCAACGATATCATTACCTGGTGTCATATTATAGACCTCCTTAATTAATCATTTATTAACTTATATAGTTGTTTCGTCAAGAGAAATAAACATCTGGACATATTGGTAAAATTTTAGGTATCAACACTACGAAAGGTAGGTGTAGACATGATCAATGTCCACGTTGGTCGTCTAAAGGACACTCCTGTCGCTATATATAGAGATACATGGGCTGCTAATACAGTAATGGCGTTAGCTAATTACAAAGCACATTTAGCAGGCGTGACTGTATATAATGGTGAACAACGACCGCTTATACAAAGTACAATCGACGGGAATACTGCATACGGTAATTCTCTTCGAAAAGATAACGGCTATATTTTATCCGTATATCATAAAGATAAACCAGAGACGTTATGTGGCTACATAACGTTTATTAATGATGAAAATAATAGACCTGAACCATTCCCTCTTATCGACTTTGCCGAATGGGATAACCCGGGTACTCTACTAGCACATTATATGGTAGAACGTATTCTAACAGCTATTAAGAACCAAACAAACACAGAAATCAATATCAATGATACGATGTTTGAAAAAGGGTTAGCTGAACTATGTGCTATCCAATATGAAATCGCGGGTAGTCAACAAGCACTCGCTCCACGACTCAACTTACCTGATTCTATTATCGATGAAGTTGAACGTCTCCGAGTGACTGACCGTTTAACACATGACTACTCATTACTTACCATCACTGGTGAAAATAGTAATGTATACTACATTGCAGTCCCAGTGCATAAAGGTAATCGTATTTCTGAATTCATTCTATTAATCCCAACTGAAGCAGGTGAAATCCTTACTACTTCTATCGGGATAAAAGACGTAGTGGAACGGATCTTCGTCAAAGACGAACCAACAGTATCTGAGCTATTAGCTACAGAATCTGTAACTCGTTCCCATTTGAAATTCCATCCTGTTATTAATCTTCTTCAAGAAGAATATAACATCTCTTCTGAACATGCATTGGAACTTATGGAGATGGCTGCAACAGAAAACCCATTCTTGTTGCTTGAATACACTATCCCATCCATGTTTACTACAGAAGATGACTATTTATATACACTTGCTGAAAACTTAACATTAGCATGTGAACTTACTGAATCTAATGCCGACTTATTCGCCGATGCGGTTGTATATGAAGATATGCAATCTAAAGCTAGAGAATTAGGTGCTAAAATTCATGATGCTGGTTCTAAAGCTAAACGTAAAGCAGTAGCAGCAGGTAAAGCTGTCAATGCCGTAGCTAACCCAATCGCTAAAGCAGTAAAAGCTGTTATTGATGGTGCTAAAGATTATATGAATGATAGTGCACGTGAAGAAGCTATCACTGGTTCCACGTTCTCTAAACTTCGTAATCTATTCATCAAATGTATTGCACCAACAGCTGCTATTGCATTAACTGGTGGTGTTGCTATTACTATCGTTGCCTTCTTAGGCACATTAGCATTGAATAAAAAACTGAACCTCAAGTCCCGTGCCAAAGTAAAACAAGAACTTGAAATGGAACTTCGTATGGTTCGTGAAAAAATCGAAGATGCTAAGTCCGCTGGCGACAATGAAAAGAAATACCAATTGATGCGTATCGAAAATAAAATCGATACTCAATTGGCTGATATTAAACGTAAGATGTTATAGGAGGCTAATTATATGGACTTTTGGGATATTATGCTTGAAGCTGAAGAAGCATCCGAATATGAAACCTTATATATGGCTACTCTATTAGGAACTTCAACAAATTCCAAATCTCCGTCTCCATTCATTTCCATGTACTCTTCTGTTGACGATGCTATTGCAGCATTAGATACAGAAGAGTTACTTCTTAATATAAAAACTAAAATTCAAATCTTTACCAATAAGGACCCTGTTAGAGGGGAACGATATGAAGTAACTAGCCGAGATGCGTTCTTAGGAACCATTAAGGTAGATGCTACAACAGTACTCGTTCCTCACAAGATTCTTACTATCATTGGTATAGCTAACCAAACCGATGAAGAATCTGCTGTCGGAGTTCGACGGTTTATAACGTATAAGAGTCCAATTGGACAGGTGGGTGATTTACCAATCGCTGAACACCCAAGTGCAGACTGTATGAGTATCGTTCATGAATCCATCATCAATAGCATCGTTCTGGAAGCAGACGAGGAAGAAGATGATGATAAAACGACTCGTGATACTCTACGGGATGCTCGTAAAGATTTAAATGATGATATTAATGAAGAAGACCCATTACCTGAAGAAGAAGGTGATGTGGAAGACATGGAAGATGAAGGTGCAGATGAAGGAGATACGACAACAGATACTACAGATAGTGAAGGTGACAGTGGAGATGATGCTACTGATGCTGGAACTGATGGAACTGATACTGGGACTGACACGGATGATACTGAAGAAGACTCCGGAATGGATGATAATCTTGATGATTCTGATAGTGAATCAATGGATTCTGATGACAGCTCCGGAGATACATCGGATGATATGGATGGGAGCGGTGATAGTGAGTCTAGCGATTCTACTGATGATAGCTCTGACGGTAGCGATCCTAACGCAGAAAGAGCGAAGAAAATAAACACGATCGTTCTTTTGAAAAACTTCATATCGTTCTATAAGATTATTGAAAATACTAACAAAAAATTAACAGAAGCTAGAAAAGATAATATTCTAACGACTGTGACAATTAATCAAGTGCGTAAGAACTTAATACGATTGGGAGAAGTCGTATACAAGTACATCACACTTTATTATGATGGGAACGACCATGCCCTCAACCTCTATAACTATAAATATTTCAAAGAAATTTTTAAGTTAAACGTAGAAATGCTTCGTAAAATGAAAAATAGCGAAGATAATGGTCAAACAAATAGTTAAATTATATAACTATTTGATGTTTTAATTAAACCATCAAATTATATTCCACAAACAAAAGTAATTTTTAGGAGGTTGACACATGTATCAACATATCTATGACAATGAAAGCAAAACTACACAAGGTGTAGGTTCTTTCGTTGATAATCGTGACGGCGGCTTCAAAGCGCAATTTAAAGCGATGGTTGAAAGTTTCAGAAACAACTACTCCATCGACGCTTTGTCCGATATGAAACAAATCTTGTCCGTAGGTCCTTTATTCGAAGCTTACAAAGAAGCTATGTTCAATGATGCTATCGAAGCAACATCTGAATCTTCTTTCTGCACTTATGGTCATAACAACAATGATGAATACCTTTCCTTACATGCTGACAAAATGGATCAATATGTAGAAAATACTCGTCAAACACTTTTAACAGAAGCATCCTCCGTTGGTATGATTGAACCAATCGTTGGTTTGACTATGCCTATCTTGAAAAAGCAATATATTGCTAACCAATTCAAAGATATGCTTCAAACAATCGTATCCACTTCCCCTATCGTGAAATATGCTTACGAACGTCGTTTCTTGAAAAACGCTAAAGGCGAAAAGAAATACTTCCCAGAATGTTTCTACGATGGTTCTTACTATGAATTCACTGATCAAGGTATCGGTAAAGAAGTAACAAACAAATGGTACCCACAAGCTGGTGGCACATTGCCTTTGTTCGACTTGAACATCCTTGAAGAATCCGGTGGTTCTCTTGAACGTCGTGACGCTTTGTCCTATGACTTCGGTATCAAAGCTCTTAAAGTTGATATCCCTGTAGCTAACCCTGCTGGTGGTACAACTACTGAAGAAGTTATTATCGATAACTTGGATATCCGTCCTGACTATGCAAGCAACACATTCAAATACACTGTAGAAATCGAAAATAAAGTAGACCCTACACAAGCTCCTAACAAAGTGCAAGTGTTCGGTTCCTACTCTCCTTATGATGGCTTGGTAACTGTATCCGCTGCTGCTGATGCTGCTTCCAACGTTGTTATTAAAGGTATTCAATTCGGTGGTCACTTGTCCAACTCCAATAACACTGAAACAATTGAATTGGATAAAGAACGTCATAACCAACAAATCACCATCGCTGAAAAAGAACGTTTCAACGCTGGTTTGACATTGGAAAAAATTAAAGACGAAAAAGCTTTGGCTAATATCGATGTAACTGTTGAAGTTGTATCCGATATGTCTGACGTTTGTGCACAAACTGCTGACTCCAACACTCAACGTTTCTTGGAACAATCCTTCCAAAAAGTGAAAAACATGGGCAACCGTGTATTCCAACCAATGGGTTACAACTTCCAATTCGCTGATGAAGTATCCTTCGATATGGCTGCACCTAGCACATACATGGTACCAGAATCCGAATGGAGAAGTAAACAACTTCGTTACTACTTAGGTCGTATGATTTCCTACATCAAAACTAAGTTACGTGACGAACGTATTATGATTGCTATCTCTGCTAACTCCTACGTAGTTGAATTGTTAAGTGCAACTGATGACAACATCCGTTGGGTATTGAACTCCGACTCCAACATCGGTGGCGTTAAACTTGACTACAAATTTGGTGTTATGACTGTTGATGGTACTCGCGTACATATCATTGCCAGCCAAAAAGAAACAGTAGAAAAAGGTTTCCGTATCACTGTTATTCCTTTGACTGACACTGTAATTACATACCGTCGTTATGAATATAGCTTCAACATCGAAACTAACTATCGTAACGCATTAACTCCAAACATTCCAAACATCATGTGCGTTCAACGTTACGAAAACATTGAAGTACTTCCAGTTCAATCTAACTTGTACATCAAACAATACCGTGAACGTAACCTTGGCTTGGCTCCAAACGCTGTTTACTCCAGCCTCACTGCAACTCATATCTAATAGATACTTAGTTGCTTAACGCATCATTGGAATGATGTGATAAATCCCCATATGGTGCAATACCATATGGGGATTATTTTTTTACGAAGGAGTACACACAGATGTATGATTCCCAAATTGAGTATGAAGAATATGTCTTGTATACTACCGTAGCAGAATCTGAATTAGTGATGGTAACTACTGAAGCATTATCGAATAAGGTTAAAGATATCTTAAATCGTATTGCTGAGAAGGCTTCTAGCTTAGTCTCAAAAATCGTTGCTAAATTTATTGCTCTTGTAAAGAAGGCTAACGTAGTAGTACTCGACAAGCTTGCAACTCGTAACCTTAAAAAGGGTAGATTTGCGAAAAAGACTATGGCGTTTCCTGATGTACCGGGACTTAGACAGCTGATGATGGATTTAAATAAACTTCCATCGTATGCTAAAGATGTAACCGCTGCATTATCAGGTAATGACATTCAATGGGACAAAGTATTCGAAGAAATTGATGATATGAGAGATCGAGTGAATACCGTTCGTGAACAAATGAGTCATCATAAACGTACGAATATCAACCCATCCCTGATTAAGAAAATGGTACTGTATGCTAACCTTGGTACTAAGGCTAGAATACAAACATCTGATGTCAATATCAAACGAATCAAAAGTAAAATCAATGGTATAAAAGAAACGGCTGCTACCATGCAAGTCCATCAACTTACCAGTCGGTTTATTAATCTATTCGTGACGATGACATCCCTTATATTTAGAATTACTCGATTGGCTATCAATAACTTACGGCGTCTGGCACGAAATATTGTTAAGACGGAAGAAACTAAAGCTAACCAGTAAAACAAATCTATAAATCTATACTTATTATATTAACCGTAGAGGTGTTAACACATGACAAACGTATATGAATTAGCAGTTGAATCTGCTCAATTTGAACTCATGGTTGAATCCATGGAATACACTACTGAAGGTGTAGTGGATACTCTTAAATCTATTGGTGACCGTATTGGTTCTTTTGTATTGCGTTACTATGATTTACAAATGAAAATCATTACTTGGTTCCGCACAAATGCTAAATGGTTAACTAACAAAATTATCGAAGATGCTATTGCAACAGCTTTCGAAAAAACTACTGAATATGGTGTTAAATTACATAACTTCCGTTACAATAACCTTTTCGATAAAGCTCGTAATGCAATTGCTGCATGTATGGACTCTGCTAAATCTGGTAAATGTGAACATGCTAAATTGGAAGCTGCTAACTTAGCGATTAGCTTCAAAGAATTGAATGCGACATATGCAGATGTTAGTATCCGTAAAAACACTGTATTGAAAGACTTGGATACTCGCAAAAAAGTGATCGAAGACCTTCAAAAAGCTAAAGCTCATGACTTGGTAAAAGCTGCTGAAGCATTGGTTAAGAAAGTTTCTTCCGATGCAAACGCAACTAAAGAACAAGTTAAATACGTTAGCCGTATCGTAGCTGTAGCTCAACGCTTCGCTGCATTAGTATTGGCTGCTATGGAAGCTGCTAAAAGCGATATCATTAAAATCCAAAACAAAATTGGTGCTAAAGCTCCTAAAGAAGCTTAATCATTCGTACATAAGTAGAATAACCCTCGTGGTTATTCTACTTATTTTTTTCTATAATTTATTTTGGATACGACGTGTATCTAACTAGAGTTATTCTATTGATTAGACACTTTAATAAAATTCTATTAGAAAGGTGGCCACCTATGAATACAGCTAATAACGCTCGAATTCAAACGAGTATTCAGTCCATTGTTGATGGTGCTGAGTTCCAAGAACTTCGAGACAAGTTTGATACCATCATCCATACTAGAGATGAAGCGAGTATCGATACTAGCCTTTATCACATTGCTAGAATTCTAAAACGTATTTTCAACATCGAAGCGAAATTCTCGATTGTTGATAGAACCTGCCAGCATCCATTCTTTGGGTTTAATGTATTCCCATCTTTCAATGATATAAAAGACATCTCTTCCAAAGTACTCTCTAACAGTACAGATGAAATCATTGAAATCTGGCAAAACGTTGATGATTGGTACATCGAAATCGATTCCAATCTATTATACAACTCCAGCAAACTATTCACGTCTGCTGAGATTACCACTCTATTCCTATATCGTATTGAACAAGTCATCTTCAACTACGGTTTACCTGAACGTGTAACGTTGGCTATTCGTCAAGCATTAACGTCATTAGATTATCGAAGTAATGCTATGGCTCGTAGTGCTATTTGTCGAGACCTATACACCCTTCCATTCTTAGTAGGTGCAGGTTTTGTTAACTACACTAAAGAAGTTGACCAAGATTCTATGTTAAGTAAATCTGAATACTATGCTTCCGCATTTACTAAAATCTTAACAAACTTCGGCATGTTAGAAACAGTGGATAGAAACCAAGCTGAATTTGACGATACATTGAACTACGTATTGCTTATGATTTTCGAATCCATTAACGATATGAAATATAGTACTCGTACACTTCGTCATAACTTGAAACTCTATGTAGATGGTGTTCGTTCCAACTATATCAAAGCTACTGTTAAGAAAATCTTCATCAAGTTTACAAATGTATCTGAAAAAATTGCAACGATTGAATCCACAAATCCTAAAATGGTTGCTATGCAAGAAAAGATTGCTGATGCTAAGATTGCTGAGCAATTGAACGCTATCTATGAAGCAGCACATGTTGACCAAGAATACATCGACAAGAATGGCTTCGTTAAGAAAGTAGATAATAAAGAAATCGATATCATTCGTATTGAAATCGGTAACATTGAAGATGCTAATGATAAGATTTATCTTATCGAACGTGTATATCGTTACCTCAGTATCGTTAACTATGCGTTATCTATTATCGAAGACCCTGAATTAGGTAAACGTGTTCGTGTATCCAAATCCACATTGACTAAACAACAACGTGAATTAGAAGACTTACGTGAACTTGTTTTGAAAACACCGATTCGTCCTAAGAAATATGGTGTCTATATCAAATATCCTGTAGGATACGAAGGTTAAAAACTGAATATAGGTATAATTCCTCGTGGATTATACCTATATTTATTTTCATACAGTTAAGGAGAACTACATGGACGGTGAAATCATTCAACAACCCAAGGTTGCCATGGGGTATGACTTGACTAAATTCTATGGTATTGATGAGAAAGGGATTCCCTTCTTCTATCATCTGAATACCTCTAATATATCATTCATACAGACGGCAGCCGATTTAAAATCATTAGGTATTAAGAACAATGCGTTCTTTTTACGTATCTATAATCCAGACCTATTCGACGTTGATCCATTTGACCCTAACTTAACTCCTGACCAAGTTAGAGCTATCATCGGGGAATGTCTTATCAATCCATGGTACTTCCTTCGAGAATGTGTACGCATTCCAGAACAAGGTGGTGGTACAGGACCTGGCTCTGGTTCTAAATTCCGTTTACATCGTGGTAACCTAGCCGCATGTTGGTGCTTCTTTAGAAACATCGACTTGTATCTAGTCATCCCACGGCAATGTTTTAAAACTCACTCTATGCTAGCTGTACTAAACTGGGCGTATATCTTTGGTACATCAAACTCTGTATTCAACTTCTCAAACAAATCACAACGTGACTCCGACGATAACTTGAGAAAGATGAAAGAACAGAAAGATGTATTACCTATCTATATGCAACATCGGTATAGTCTAGAAGTCAACGAGTTGGGTGAACTTAAACAAGTCAAAGGTATTGACAACGTTCGTACTATGACAAATCCAGTGAATGGTAATCGTATTGACTCTAAACCATCAGCGGCAACGGAAGAGAAAGCGGACGGTATCGGTCGTGGTAACTCTGCTCCAATTCAGTTCTATGATGAAGTTGAGTTTACGAAATACATTGGTACGATTATCATGGCGGCAGGTCCTGCCTATGTACGTGCCGCAGAAAACGCTAAGAAGAATGGTGCGATGTTTGGTCGTATATTCATTACAACTCCAGGTAATATAGACTCACAACCAGTAAAAGACTCTATGAGTACTCGTGAAAATGCCGCGGTATTTACTGAACGTCTATATGATATGACCGAAGAAGAGATTCGAGAATTCATGCGAGTTAACTCTCGTAATGGTATCGTATATATCGAATTCAACTATAAGCAAATCGGTATGGACGAAGATTGGTATCAACGTGTATGTGCCGCTTCTAACTGGGAAAAAATTAAAATCAAACGGGAAGTACTATTGCAACGCATTCGTGGTACATCCGCTTCCCCATTTGACCCAGATGACCTAGATGTAATCAACGGTTTCCGTAAAGAACCGATTGAAGAAATCATGGTTAATAAAATCTTTACACTATACGTATATGAGAAACTAGATAAAATGGTTCCATACATTATGGGTATCGACTGTGCAACAGGTACGAATAACGATAATACAGTTATCATGATTATCGATCCATATACATTGCGACCAGTAGCTTGTATGAAAACTCCATTAGCTGATGCTGTGGAAACCGCTCAGAATATCGTATCGATTGTTAATCGACTCATACCAAAAGCCTTGATTGCACCTGAACGAAATCACTTAGGTTCTGCTGTTATTGATATTCTTAAACGTAGTAGCGTAGCTGCTAACTTATATTATGATATCGATAAAGCTATGGTACCTGACACGGAAGCTCGTTTGGATAGTAAAGGCTTCGTTATGAATGACCCTAATAATCGTCGATTCTATGGTGTAGCCACAACAGCTACTACAAGACCAATGATGATTCAAATCTTATTACGACACGTTGCTGAACGTAAGTCTGATTTCATTTGTCGTGAATTGATTGATGATTTGAATAACTTAATCCAAAAGGATAGTGGTAAAATCGAAGCTGCACCAGGTGAACATGATGACGTTGTTATGGCATATCTCATTGCCTTATTCGTATACTATCATGGTAGTAAACTATCTAGATATGGTATTACTAAATACGACCCACGTAAACCAATTGGTGCAGAAGAAGTCCGTAAAGTTGCTACGTATGATGATGCCTATGCATCTCTACCTGATGACTTGAAACAATTCTTCCCTAATCCTAAGGGTGACCAAATAACACAAACCTTTGGTGGGTATGCTGTTGATAATGCCCCTGAACGACCAATTGATGCTCATAACGCTCCACCTAGTTACTATAACAGTGCTAGGGAACAATATGTAAGTACATCAACAGGACTTAGAGTTGGCGTTATCAACGATGAATACCAAGAGACACTCCATCGTCCATATGACGACTATAGTGGTGCCTATGATGATGCATTTGACATCTGTGATATTTTGAATAAAGACTAATAAAGAGATAGTATCCGCATGGATACTATCTTTCTTTTGTAAAAAAATAAAGTCGTTGGTACATGGTTGTATACAAATACTACATTAACTTTGATAAGGAGTCGTATCATGATATTAACAAATGACAACGATTTTGAAACCCGTGGTGATACATTCATTGAAGTATCTCCATTAGAGCAATTATCCAGAGAGTTGTTGGATGAGTTTATCACCATTCAAATTCAACAACCTTTTGAAATGAAAACCAACTTTGTAGAAAACTTCACAGAAGAAGTTGAATTATTAATGTTAAATAACGCAGAAGATGAAGAATATCTTGAACAAATTAAAACAGAAGCTATCTCTTTCTATACTAGCGTTATCAATCAAATCAATGATCGTTTCCATTTAGACATCGATGAAGATGTAATGGCAGGTCTTGATTTCAATGGTGCAAGAAACCTTTGTGATGGTTTATATGGGTTCTTCACTGTAGATTATACCAAGAATGTGGCGAAGTACTTATCTCGTATCATTCTTCTTAATTCCGAATCTATTATTGAGGAATTATCCAATAATGAAAAAGTAAAAGACGTATCTACATTAGCTCTACGTCAGAAAATAGATAGTGATGTATTTGCTTCTCTATTAGCAAACATCAATGTGGTCTTATCTATCGCTAAAGATATCGACTTAGACCCGCTCGATTTCATCAATCTTTTCAATCAAGATAACTATGATGTGCATATTATCAAATACTGTTTAGATAACCATGCTATCAACGGTAACTTTGTGAAACCATTCTTACGTCTTGTATTTGACAATGACCAAGACTATGTATATGATGGTATCGTAGCAGACGTATATACTCGTTTACTACAAAAATATGCTGAGAAACACCTCAATGTTCAAAAAGAAGGAGAGACTGATGGAACAGAAATCGAATACGCAGATGCCAACGACGGGAATTAAGGATTTAGTCAACCAAGTTCCCGATTTAGCTATGGAGATTCCTGAAGGCTTGAGCCCTAAAGAAGAAGAATATTTCCGTATCGTTCAAGCGATGGAAATCCGTAACTTAATTAATAAATTTAAAGAAAACCGCAAGTTCATGTTAAATAAACTTCTTGCTTTCATGCCTATGGAAGAAGAAAGTGCTAAAGTTATCATGGCACGTCTTTCTGAATATACGAAAGATGAAATTCAAAACATGAGCGATGAAGAAATGGAAAAAGTTCTCAAAGTAGAAGGTGACGAAGTCATCGAATCCATGTTCTTCTTACCTGAGGTAGAAATCCCAGGTTTCAACGAACACGACTTCCGTCGTGATGTATTGACTTTATTTGCAGCTACGAAACAAGAGGTTGATGATATCGATGCTATCATCGATAACGTAGAAGCTCAATATACAAAGTATGTTTCTAAAGAAACTGATGAACTATTGAAGTCTAATACATTCGACGAGTATCTTATGGACTACTATAAAGATATGCTAGCTAATAATGATACGCTTACCGATGAACGTCGTGCTCTGATTGAAGTTGAATTGAAAGCATTAGAAGATGCTATCACAATCGAACCAATCACCGGTCCTATTATTGACCAAATCAATAAAGGTAAAGTGGAATCCATTCGTCATGGTTTTAAACATGAAATGGAACAAACAATCAGTGCAGCTGTTAAAGTAGCCGAAACCAATAAATTCAACTTCCCATTCCAACTCATGATGGATTTGGAAACTACTCACTTTGGTGAGAACTATAAAGAATATAATAACCTATTCGTATTCTTATTTGCTCGCTTTATTAAGCATAATAAGACTATGGATAGATACACTGTACAATTCTGCAATGCTTTGTCTACGGCTTGTGTTATCCTCGCTCGCAATGAGGAGACATTGAATCCTGAGTATGTTGAGAAACATACAAAGTATATCAAAGAGATCGTCGACTTAGTAATTAACGCTGAATGACATTAGGGTAAGGAGTTACATGCTCCTTACCCTACTTTTTATGTATTTTATGGATTAGGAGGAAGCTATTATATGGCTAATCCGTTTACTAAGAATGGGCCTAATATCGAATTCACAGGCGAGTACATGGAGGCTTATGTACCCGAATACTATTTCGATACTGGAATAGCCCAAATGGTTGGTGATCATTTCTCACTCTTGGGTATCTTTAATATCCGAGTGTTTACAGATGTTGACGGCAAACAACCTCTGAAATTAAGAACAGTAAACCTTCCTGTCAAAATAGTAACCTATCCTACTGGGGGTTATGAAAAGAAGAAGTTGGATTTAGTGGGTGCTGGTGAAGATACATACTACGTATTGAAATACTACAATACAGATGTATTCTGCCAAACTGCTCTACCGCAAAAAGCGGAAGCATTTAAAGATTTCCTAAAGATTCTTACGGCTGGTAAATTACCGCGGTCGTTTTCCTATGATGACATCATTACACTATGGGATAAGAACTTCCTGTTGAATGGTATCAAATTCGATATACCGGATGTGATCAAAGAACTCGTTATTAGTGAAATCTATCGTGACCCATCTAAACCAGAATATAAGTTCGGTCATCTTGTAGGTACCAACCCATCGGTATCTCGTCATAGCTACACTACAGCGAATACGAAGGATATTACTAAGTATAACTCTTCGTTCTCTGCTATCACATTCGAGAATATTGATGAGGCGATTGTTTCTGCTGTAACTACAACTCGTACAGAGCGTAAGGAACAAACCTCCCCGATGGAGCAACTACTTAAATTCTAAGTATTCCATATACCCTCGTAGGGTGGAAAAACAAACATTAAATTAATAATTTAACACAAATTATACTTGACAAACTAATTTTAAAGGAGGGTATACTAATGCCACGTACAGGCCAAATTATCCCTGAGTGGATTCAACCTCATGAGGCTGTATATATCAACGACAATACGTTCTTTGAAGACTATACTGCTGATAATAGTGGTCCGACTTTTTTGTGTGTATTCACATCTCCTAAAGGTCGTAACCAATTACAATTGAAAAAATCTTTTACAGATTTCGTCAATGAATATGGTTTACCAGATTATCAAACTTACGGCCAAGCAATGTACATGCCATATGTAGCTCTATTCACAGGTAACGCTAAAGCTCAATGCTTACGTGTAACAGCTGATAACGCAACATATGCTCATTTCATCCAAACTGTAAGTTATAAAGTTGAAGCTGGTAAGCTTAAACTTAAATTCGAAACTTTCAAACGTGACGATGTAACTGACTTGAACATGTTGGAAATCTATGCCAACGCAATGTCTACTAACCCAGTTAGCGGCACTGAAGAAGAAAAAGCGGCTGAATGGAAACGCCGCCCATTATTCTCCTTCGCTGCATTAGGCCCTGGTAAATATGGTCGCGATTTCCGTATCCGTGTAACTCATGACCGCAATGCGGACCGTGATAACGAATACAAAAACTATCGTGTAGAATTGATTAGCACTGAAAAAGGTACTAAGAAATTAGAATCTTACAATGTATGCTTCTACATCGATGCGTTGGACCCTAACACTCAAATCACTAACTACATTGATGATGTAATCAATGATGAAGGTGGTAAAGGTTCTTCCCGTGTATCTGTTAAATTCTACTACGATACACTCCTTGAAGTATTCAACGAATACAAAAAGGTATATGACCGCAATGGCTTCATTCCTCCTACAGTAGTATCTGTAGACCGTCGCCCTGCAACAACTGCAACTCTTCCAGACCCAGAAGTAGTTTACTACATGGCTGAAACTGATACAGTTGGTGGTCGTACTATCAACCAAGGTACATATGTTAAATATGACAATGTGAATAAAACATACAACGATATGACATTTGCTCATATTGAAAACACATTGACTACATTACCTACATATGATGATGCACAAGACAACTTCTTGTACATGATTCCTAAAACTCCTGCTACTGACCCTGTAACTTACGATTACTTCGTAAAAGCAGACACTTCCACTGGTGGTGTGGGTGGCAACGGCTTCATTCAACTTAACGTTGTAGAAGCTAAGAAACTTCCTGCAACTAAACTTGCTGAAGAAGGTGTTTACTACTTATTGACTGCTGATGACGGCAACTTCACTAATGGTACATACTTAAGCTTCACTAACGATAACGGTTTAGCTGCAACAACTCTTCCAACTCCAGTAGCTCCTGAAAATGAACTTCCATACACTATGGAAACATTCGATATCTTCGGCTACAACCGCTTCACTGAACAAGATGACAAATTCATCGAAATCGAAGGCGGTAAATCCACTATCCATGTAATGGATATCGAAGGTGTTGGTTTAGAAGGCGGTTCTGATGGCGATTTCGACCCTCAATCCGGCTTATCCAAACAAGAACGTCAACAAGCTATCGATAAAGCGTACCAAATGGCGTTCCAAGGTGGTAAAGACGCTAAAGTTAACTCCAAACGTCGTGCTCCAGTAGACTTGATTCTTGATGCGAACTACTCTGTTCAAACTAAGAAAGCTATGGCTGCATTAGCATTGAAACGTATGGATGCGGCTGTTCGCCTTGACACTAACTTATTAACTAACGTGAATGACGTATTTACTATGGGTCAAACATTGAAAGACATCAACACATTCATGGTTTCCAAGAATGCGGGTATGTTCAAAACTGTAGATCCAATCACTGGTAAAGTGATTCCTGTTACTAATACATTATGGATGGCTCAACGCTACCCATTGCACGTAGCTACTTACGGTAACCATGTTCCTATGGCTGGTGAACGTTATGCTACATTGAGCGGTTATACTAAGAACTCCATTCGTCCATTAATCGATGCTGACGATATGGAAATCAAAGAAAAATTGCTCACTGAGTACCAAATCAACTACATCGAAGCTATCGATGAAGATACTTACATCCGTGGTACTCAAAACACTTCCCAAGTTAAAAACTCCGACTTGAGTGAAGAAAATAACGTTCAAGTATTGCTTGAAATCAAACGCAAAATTGAACGTATGGCGGGCAAACGTCGTTATGAATTCTCCGATGAAGATGAATTGAGAATCTTCCGTCAAGACTGCGAAGAAATCTTCTCCAGCTATAAAGGAACTAAATGTCGTTCTATCGACGTACAAGTTTCTATGAATAAATGGGAAAGAACTCGTTCCATCGTTCACGTTTACTTGGCAATCGTATTCCGTACATTCCAAAAACGTGCTATCATCGAAATCGATGTTAACCCTAGAACTTAAGAAAGGAGTCGTAATATAACATGAAATCTATTCAGCAAAATATTAAACGCAATACGAAAGATTTCTCGGAATTCGGCTTATGGGTAGGTGGTCTTGATGTTTCCACAAAGAACATTGACCAATTTGACCCTCTTCGTGCCGGTTATTCCCGTATCTTCATTGTACGTCTTCCACGATTCATGGAACGTATGGATATTGCGGCCGCTAAACGGTTCAAACATTTGATCGAACTTGGTTTCACTGGCATTGATGGTATCGCTGATACTACAATGGAAACAGAAGAATTGACTGGTGGTTACGCTGGGAACAAATTCCAAATTCCTAACGTAGTTAAAGATGAAACTGATTCTTTAACTATCAAAACATATGAATTCTCCGGTTCTCCTATCCGTGAGTTCATTGACACTTGGATGACTGGTATTTCTGACCCATTGACTGGCTTGTCCCACTACCATGGTCAAATCTCTCCTGAATGCCAATTCAAAGCTTCCAACCATGTTATGGAATGTATCATCGTGAATACAGACCCAACTGGTATGGATATTGAATATTGTGCCATGTTCTCCAACTTGATGCCTAAGAAAGTTGCTAAATCTCATTTCAACTTTGAACCAGGATCCCATGCTGCTGTTAGCCTTGATTTGGAATTCACTGCTACTCGCTATGAATCCCCTCAAATCAATGAGATCGGTTCCGCCTTGTTGAACAAATATCGTATCCTTCGTGATTACTTAGACTTCAACTCTGGCTACACTACTCAAATGGTTAATGCTATGCCAGCATACCAAAATATGAATCACTTCTAATTCATATTTTACCAAAAAAAAAAGAAATACAGAGTATGGAACTTTCGTTCCATACTCTTTCTTTTTAGTCATATTGGTTTGGTGTTTCAAATCGAATGATATAATCAGCAGTCAACTTGCTGTAGATATCAAGTTCATTGAAATGATACATAATGTGTCGTTTAAACATAGTTCGTAGAGTATCCATAAGGATATTCTTTATTTTGCGTTCTGAACGCAATTCACAGTAATCAACGATAGTCATACTGTCTTCCCACCAATAGTGGGTATTCATAAATGAAATCACTTGTACTAGAAAGATTTCTAGGTCGTGATTCGCTAGTGTTTGTTGTTTACCATCAGGTTTAACTAAGGTAACCAACCAAGGTCTATTCTTCAATCTTTACCTTCCTCCATGCATTCATAACTTCACCAGGCACTCGTGCATGAGAAATATAAGCACCAGTGATTGGTTCGTCGTTGGTATATTCGTCTAGTTGTTCATTATATCGTTCAATTTCTTCACCAATGTCTCTACATAGTGTAGTCATGAACTCGTTTTCATCTTCAATATACGAATACTCAACTGTACTCATATTAGAATTGAATTCACGATACATATGGTCGCATACTAAGTTTAAGAAATCCTCACGATCCTTTGAACTCATAGATACGATGTAATTGAAGCTGTTTTTGATACCAATAGAATATTGGCGTGCAATTTTTTGTGTGTATGCATATGCCATTTTTTTTAGTCTCCTTTTTAGAAAAACAAATTACTTGAATAGTTATCTATTCTATAAAAGCATAATATATATTTGAGTCACCGATAGGTAATTTCAAATATACATTATGACAACAAGATAACACATTTCGTATTTTTAAGAAAAGGAGAAAAATAACATGGCTCATGAAGCATATATAAATAGTAAAAAGGAAGTTATTCCTAGTGTAACACAAATCCTATCTATGATTAATAAAAAAGGTCTTATGGACTGGTCAAACTGGTTAGGATTCAAGAGAATTAAATATAAAGAGTTTCTTAATGAGAAAGCCTTATTAGGAACTATCGTACACAATAAAATTGAAAGTGATATCAAAGGGGTGGAGTACACTCCGTATATTGATGAAATAACTGAACGAGAAGCAGATAAGCGTTTTAATCGCTATCTACAGTGGAAGTCTGATTGTGAAGTAAGTCCAATCCACTCTGAATTGAAAGTTCACAATGAACGATATGGTGGTACCATCGACTTTATCGGTATGGTCAGAGGTTCATTCACTCTACTCGATTTTAAAACGTCTAAGAAACCACAATATAGTCATTTTATGCAATTAGGTGGCTACTTAAACCTATTAGAAGCAACTGAACCAGATATCTATCACAGTATCCAAAATTGTTCAGTTGTATGTTTTACTGAAAAAAGTGAAACTCCTATGATTATGGTTACTAAACCTATTGAGGATATGAAGAAGTATCAACTCGCATTTGAAGAGGTGTATACTGCATTCATTGCTCTACAAGATATCTTACAAGTAGATTGGAAGGAGTCTCTTATATGATACACAATGAGTTATTTGCTGTAGCGTTTATAGCAGATATCCATTTCGGTGCTCTAAAGACTGAGAAGTTATATGAGCAATTAAAAGAACGTTTCTTACGTGTCATAGACGGTAAGCGATTAGATATGATTGTATTTGGTGGTGATTTATTCCATACGATTACAAGCATGAATTATAGTACCGCTCATTCCGTTATGATGTTTATGGAAGAAGTTGTCGACATTTGTATCCAAAACGATATCAAATACATTCGTTTGATTCAAGGTACAGCGAGTCACGATAACCGTCAATTACATAACTTCAGTATGTATGAGAATCGGTCAGATATAAACTTTAGAATCATTATGAGCGTAGAAGAAGAACATCTAGCCGAAGGATTAGATATTCTCTACGTTCCAGAAGAATATATGAACGATATGGAGCAGTTTTATGCTCCGTATTTATCCCAAAAGGATAAGTATGACTTTATCTTCGGTCATGGGATGTTTAAAGAAGTTGGTACTATGGCTAAGCAACAGCTTGGTGAGATTACCATGAGTCGTGCTCCAGTATTCGATTCCAAGCAAATGATTAATGCTTGTAAAGGCCCTATCTTCTTCGGCCATATCCACACGAATACGGTGATTCGTAAACACGTATATTACCCAGGTTCATTCTCTCGGTTCCAGCATGGGGAAGAAACCGATAAAGGTTTCTATCTATGCGTGTATAACATATTGAATCATAAGTATGCTGTGGAGTTTATCCATAATGATATGGCGGAAGAGTATATAACAATTAAGATTCCCGACTTTACAGTATATAAGGATAAACCAGAAGATATCGTTGATGTGATTGAATCGATACAAGCAGACTATAAACGTGTGAAAATTGTATTGGTAGGACACATCGACTTTAGTTACGCTCTTCAATTTATCCGTGAATATGCGAAGGATAAACCAAGACTCCAGATACAAATCACAGATGAAGCTCAATTTGTCAAAGAACAAGAAACTGAAAGGGTTGTTAATACCCTATTGGAAAAGTATGCATTCATCTTTGATTCTGGCATTAGTCATGAAGAAAAGATTCAAAAGTTTATAAAGATTCGACATGGTAAGGAATTACCCATCGAGACGATTAAGAATGAATTGAATTTATTATAAGTAAGGAGAAAGTCCCTTGTTACGTTCCGAAGTGAGTTACCATAAAAAGAAAGAGTTGGAATCGCCAACGGCACCATTTGATCCAACCCAACATTTGGTAGCAATGAAATTATCTAAAGCGAACTTACAGCAAATCATTGGGGTTGTGTTCTCCAATGACCCTGCGATTACTCGCTTGCATTTGAATAACTTACAAAAGTTATTCGCTATATTAGACCCAAAACCGTTTGAGCAAGATGTAGCTCTCTATGCACGGTATATGTTTATAATCAAAGCATTAGATGCTCGGATTAAAATGGGTACTACTAATAAAACATCATTAGTAGGTGCCGCAGATAACCCATCTGATCCAGAAACACAAATCATTCTAAAATACCTAGATGAATATATTGATGTAAACCATGATGAGATTCTGTTTACATTGAAAACCATTGAAGATATTCTTCAACATAGTTACCTTTTATTCTATAGAGACCGAATCTACAATGTATTCTCCAAGATTTCATCTGGTGACTATGATACACTAGGTAGTATGAATGATGAGGTTAAAGCTGTAGTCAGCAACCTCATGACAGACTTACGTAAAGCCGAGTCTGTAGCTTCCATGAGTACATTCAGTTTAGAAGCTGATATATTTGAACCATTCGTTGAAGAAACGATTAAGAATGCTGGTGATGAGAACCTTGCTCTCATGACAGGTGTTCGTGCCCTAAATGATATTTTATCCCCAGGTTACATGCCAGGTCGTTTGTACCTATGGCTAGGTGTAACGGGTGGTTTTAAATCCGCTATGCTATTATATTCTTGCTATTGGATTAAAACCTATAATAAAATTCAACCTCGTCGTAAGCCAGGTGCTAGACCAACGGTACTGTACATTACGACAGAGAACTCCGTTGAAGAGTCCTTAATCCGACTATTCAACATCTCCACATCTTCTAAAGATATTCAATCCTTTGCTCCAGCTGAGGCAGTTCGTCTCATGCGAGAAAAAGGTGGTTTATCATTGAAAGATGGTGAAACCAATATCATCATGAAGTATTATGGTAACTTAGAAATCAGTACAGCTGATTTGTATACTATCATTGATGAGATTGAAGAAGATAATAATGAAGTCGTTGCCTTGGTATTTGACTATATTAAACGTATTCGGTCAGCCGAACCAACGCAAGATGAAATTATGCGTTTGAAATACGCTTCAAACGAATTGAAAGACTTAGCTATCCGTCTAAAAATCCCTGTGATTACAGCACAGCAAATCAACCGTGCCGGTAACATGGCTGTTGATGATGCTCAAGTAGCAGGTAAGGAAGACCTCGGTAAGTTGATTGGTCGCGGTAACGTGGCACAATCGTGGGACCTATTAGAGAACTCTGATTGGGTATGTATCCTAAATATCGAAGTCAAACGGGATGATGGTTCGAGATGGTTAACCATGAATGAGATAAAGAAACGGTATAAAACAATGACCGACCAAAAGTATTTCAATCATCCATTTGCAGAAGGTAGTACTATTATGCTCGTAGATGATGTTAACTTAGACCGTTCATTGTCAAGAGTTTCTTTGGCAAGTGACTTACCTGGAGCTTCATCTGATCTTAGTTTCCGTGGTAGTCGTTCCGCTAAAGAGCGAACTAAAGAAACACCGTTAACCACAACGTCATTCTCATTACAAGATTCTCTTGGTAGTGATGCTATATTCACACCCTTAGAAGAATAAGACACAAGTAATCCCCCTAGAAAACATCGATTATGATGCAATCTAGGGGGATTACTTGTGGTTATTTATTTTCTTAAGGAGAAGTACTATGAAACAACTATCAAACCTTAACGCAACAGTGTAGGTTCCTCAGTAGAGGGCGTTGTTTTTAGTATGGTGGTATATAAATACCCATAGCCACACATGGCAGCTAAAGGAGCTATGGGTATATAGTTTATATACCAATACATGCCCGCCATTTGGGCGGGTATTTGGAGTATCTATAGTAACTACAAAATGTAGATGATAACTCACATGGAATTAGTTGCAGTACCATCATGAACGACGGATGAAAAAGCTTGTTTCAAGTTATTTATCAAACCCCTCCGCCTATACGATAATCGGACTGATTATGCAAGTAGATGCTGGGTTCCTCTTATGTATAAATATTTTCATGCGTTCTGATGGTTGCGTATGCAACCTAATTTAATGTTATACTTTTTTCACATCGAGTTTGAAATTACAATTCTAGAATTTCTTTCTTGATGGAGTTGCGGTTAGCTGTGATAGTTGTTTTTTCTTTCACTAGTACTTCGTTTAAGAAATCGATGAAATCAGAACTGAAGAGTTTAATCCCTTGCTCAAGGTCTTTGAACTCAGTGACTGAAGTCATATGATTAACATGCATGATGAGTGGTGCTAGTTCAATCGTACCATATAGATCATTCGACAGCATATACGGTTTATAGCGATACTTTTGAGCATCCACATCATTCATTTGATAGACTCGAGCGTATTTGTTAACATGATATCGATATTTACTCATCAAAGTAAATACGTTAAGTAGCAATACATTGCGGTTATCTAATTTAACTAACTGCTCGATTTGGAGTTGTTTATTCGATATTTTGAGATTTTTACCCGTAATGATTTGCTGGGTAATCGTCTTAGCACTCGATATCATATATACACCTCTTTAGTTATTAACGATGTTCGTCTACTGGCTCTAATGGATTAATAGAACCGTCTGGGAACATAACCTCCATACGAGTCACAATACAATCGTTAGGATCATTGTTCATAAATAGACAGATAAGTCTAGAACCAGCAGGTATCATACCTTTATCCCCCTGATGAGGGAAATGATGGTCATGATGGAAATGGTGACACACTTTCAAATCAGATGTACCTGGGCAACATGTTTGTGCACCATGTACAAGGTTAACACAGTTACCTGGACAATCATGGAAGTGATGTCTATGAGCGAGTGGCATTTGCACTCGGGCTACGATGTAATCAGAAGATTGCACTTGAGCAGAAGCTTCCAATTTACAATCGCTTGAATTCATAAAAGATGTTTGGTCTACACTAGCTTTATTTGTATTGGATGAACCAGTCTTTTGACCCATTAATTTTGGTACATAAATTTTCATTTCTGTAGCACATGGATCAGTGTCTTCGACTAGGTAACAATACTCAAACTGATTTAACGAAAAATCATTACCGCCTGCATTTTGCATAGTTAAATCTCCTTTATTAATTAACATATTGTGCTTTAAAAGCTACCATAGGGTTATGTTAACATCTATATAAAAGGAGGTCCTATCAATGTCTAAATTCTATAAACATCAATGGTTTGGACGCACTTCCGAATATCCTAATCAAACAGAAACTCGTGATGAATTCTACGAAGGTATTCGTAGAACTAATGATAAAGAACGCATTGCGGTCGAAAAGTACATGAGTACTGAATATGATTATAAGGTACAAGGTCCAACCCGTGAAGGATTTGAAGTTCGTATGGATATGAATTTACATCCATATTATGCTCAAACCCATCATCATTGTCAAGATGGTCATATGTTCCATCCGACTAACGAAGATACTAACTGTGATTACTGGATGCCTACAGAAAAAGATGTGGTGAATGCTAAAGGCTATAATGCTACTAACATCCGCATCATGCATCAAGTTTCCAAACGTATCAGTGATTTAACTAAACTCTTAGGCTTGATTAATGATTTATCTAAACCTCTTGATTTAGCATACATTCAATGTAAATGCCCTTGGGTGGATAGTTCTTTATTTAGAACTATTCTTTCTGTTGCGTTTACAGAATTACTAAAGAAAGATACATCGTTATTCCATACTTTGGAATCTCTATTAAATCCAGTGGAACCTAAGAAAGAACAAGACCCTGAACCACAAAAACCTGGCGTAGATGCTTCTACATCTACCGATGATTTACATAATTCGGTTCATCGTCCTGAATATACAAATTACCCTAAGATTAGTGAAGAATTTATTAGAAAAATCATTCACCAAATCTATGAAGAAGGTAATTATAAACCAACTGAAGAAAAACCTGTAAAGCCACCTAAAGTTGATGAAGGTACTTCAACGGATACTACACCTACTACGGAACCTACTGTTCCTAATACAGCTACACCAACAGAAGGTAAACCTGGTACTCCTGATACTGGTACTAAACCAGTTGACCCACCAGTGATTCCTGAAATGAAACCACCTGCTGTGGGAACTGATACAACTCCTGTAACTCCAACGGAACCTCATGTTGTCGGTGAGGCTAAACCTACTGAAGGTAAACCTGGTACTCCTGATACAGGTACTAGCCCTGTACAACCTCCAGTTCTACCTGAAGTAAAACCACCTAAAGTGGAAACTACAGAAACAGGAACAAATCCTGCTCCTGTAACACCTTCTACTGAACCTACGGTTCCTGAAAAACCTGTTGCTACGGAAACTGAAACTACTGTTCCAGAAGCACCTAAACCAACAGAAGGAACTAATAACACAGTAGAACCTTCTGCTCCAGTTGTGAATACAGAATCTCCAGTAGTTAAACCTGAAGATAACACTGTAACTCCTCAACCTGAAGCACCAGTAAATACAGGTGATACTCATACTGAAACTGAGACGGCTGTTCCAGCACCAGCTCCAGAAACTCATACACCTGAGGAAAATAAACCTGTGGCAGAGGAAACTCATACTGAGCAACCAGCGGCTCCAGTAGCTGAAGAACATGCTCATACTGAAACAGCTGAAAACCATGAAGGTACACCTGTAGTAAATACAGAATCTCCTGCGGTAACACCTGCTGAGAATACTGTTGTAACTCCTCAACCTGAAGCGGGAACTAATCCTACAGTAGCTGAAGATACACATGCGGGTCAACCTGTAACACCTGGTGAAACTCATACTGAAGAACATCCTGCCGCTCCTGAAGAAACTCATGAGAATACAGGAACTCCAGTAGTAACACCTGCTGAAAATACTGTTGTAACTCCTCAACCTGAAGGCCCAGTAGCTGGAGAAACTCCTGTAAATGCAGGTGATACTCATACTGAACAACCTGCTGCACCAGTAGCTTCCGAAGAAACACATGTAGCAACAGAACCTGCTGCTCATACAGAGGAAACTACTAATGTAGTGAATGAGGGTGCTCCTACTCCTACAGTAAATGAACAACCTGTCGCAAATGGTGAATCTGGTGCTCCTGTAGCAGCAACTACAGAAGACCATAGTGAAGAGCATACTGAAGCTCCTCATACTGTAACACCTGAAAGTTCTCAAGTATTACCTTAATGACCGGTGATTTATAATGTTGGAAGTGATTAAACCAATACAGTCTGATTTTAATTGTTATTGTACACTAATGGTACATGAATACGATGCTGTCGATGGTTCAGTTGCTTCTAAACAACGAGTGGAAAATAACCCTCAAGTTGAAGTCAGCTTGAAATTTCAGACAGCCATCAACCAATTACAACGCTTAAGGCGCCATTATTGGTCACATGGGTCTTTTTATGTATTACTGAAAGAATACTTTAGGTCATTCGTAGGTTTCTATGATGACTATCGTATGTCATATACAGCAGATTTCTATCGGATTCTGCGAACCATAGTCTATACGTATTTCAAATTACCAAGACACTCGAAATTCATTCGAGCTGTCGAATTCAATGATGTGGATGGTTCTATTACAATTAGAACGATTACACTATTGATTGGAAGTAAAGAAATAACCCTAGATTTATAAAAACTAAATAAGAGTATATACCTTCGATTACATAGGTATATACTCTTATTTTATTATTAAGGTATAAGGAAGACTAATATGCAACTGAATAGAGGTCAAGAGACCGCTTTGCAAAATCTTCTCCAATGGTGGCGTCATCGTACCAAGCAAGTATTTGAAATATCAGGTGCAGCAGGTACAGGTAAGACGACCATCGTAAGAGAATTGATTGATTCGCTTGGTCTTTCGAATGACCAAGTATTATTTATGGCATATATTGGAAAAGCGACACTAGCATTATCTAGAACTGGATTGAATGCTAAGACGATTCATAGTTCCATATGTGATATAGAAATGGTACCAAAAGAAGATGAAAATGGTGACCCTATTGTAACCGCTAATCAGCGGTATATTTGGGTTCCTAAATTCAGTCGTAAGAAATACCTAGATGGTGACGTTAGACTCATCGTTGTGGATGAAGCGGCTATGGTGCCAGAAGAATTAGCCAAGTGGATATTGGAATTCAATATTCCAGTTATCGCACTGGGTGACTTAAATCAGTTACCGCCTGTCATTGGTAACTCATTCTTTTTAAAGCGACCTGATGTTGTTCTCACTGAGATTATGCGTCAGAGTTCCGAATCCCCGATTCCTTGGTTAGCTAAAAGTATCCTAGAGGGTCGTCGACTCGAACGGGGAACCATTGAATCCAAAATAGCCATTATGGGACAACGTGATTTTGATAAACGATTATTCAAAGAAAGTGATATCATTATCTGTGGTACCAATAAGACTAGAGAGAATCTCAATAACTACTATCGTAATGAGTTATTGAAGATTGATTCAGCTGACCCTATTGTAGGGGATAAGATGATTTGTAGACAAAACAACTGGGATGCTATGATTGGAGATAATATATTCCTTATCAATGGGCTTGTTGGATACATCACCAACATAGACTTGGAGTTCTCTACAGCTAAACGACTAACTATCGATTTTAGACCAGAGTTCTTATCTGAGTCCTTCTATGACTTAGCCCTAGATAGAGAATATCTTCGATTACCATTCCAATACCGCAAGTCCTATATCTCCAGAATGAATAAGTTTGAATATGGGTATGCGATTACATGCCATTTAGCACAAGGTAGCCAATATAACAAAGTTATCGTAGTGAATGAACCCTTTGGTGATTCATTGTTTAGAAAACAATGGTTATATACGGCAGTCACTCGTGCTATCGACCAACTTATCATTCTAAATTAAGGAGGATATATGGATTTACATGATGTTATGGGTGTAGACTTGAGTAATTCCATTTCCAAGCATCTCACCTTTAAACATAAAGTCATTGATTATGACTGGAGAGCTAAGCGTAAGCGAACAGCTCAAAACATACGTGAAAAACTCCTAGGGGCTTCTACAGTGAATAAAAATAAGAAGACTAACAAGGGAGTAACTTCAAAAAAGAAGAAAAGGAGGAAACGATAAATGGATATCGGTGAATTCCAAGCTATCATTAATAAAAAAGGTATCGATAAGCTAGCGGGCATTATCTTCGATAACTCTATCCGTTGGTACTTTGATGATAAACGTAAAGTACCTAATACTGATCCAGACACGAAAGATAAGTTCCCATTCAAACTTGAACCTGTTCCTGTTAATGAATGCTTCAAAATTGAAACAGACATTTCCTGTCTATCTCGTAAAGTTTTCTTCCCTGGTAAGAGTCCTTATGATGAGGATAATAAAGCTTACTATTGGGACGTGGTTCATGTAGAGAACATTCAGAAGTTAATCTTCGCGGATGATGATAATGTAGACTACCTACGCATGAACTTCGATTTATCTGGTACATAATAAAAACTGAGTTGAAATACAAATATATATTATTTCAACGTGATAGAACATTCTCTATCGCAGTTTAATGTAATTTTGCTAGAAGGAGTAAACACATGGCAAAGAAAAACAAAAAACATGAATTGAATGGTATCCAAAAGGTATTGGCAGGTATTCGCCAAGACCGTTACATGTTGGATCAACGTGAACGTGATACGCAATACGAATGCACTCACAAACGTGGTAATTCCCTTCGTTTAAAACAAACTAAAACGGAAGGCGTTTTCCGTTGTAAAGAATGTGGTGCTAAATTAGACTTCCGCTTCTTGATGAAAAATTCTGACCCTGAAACAATCAAAGCAGAATTAAAAGATTGGAAAAAAGCTGGTCTTAACTATGCTAACTTAACAAAACTCCAAGCAAACTTTAAAGGTGATGCTAAAGAATTGAAAAAGTTAGTTGATGCACAACGTGCAATCGATTGGGCAACACGTGCATTCAAAGTAATCCTTTTGAAAGAATCCAAACCATTCAATGGTAAAGGTAAACACAAAAAAGGTAAAGGTGGCAAAGGCTATCGTTCCACTATGAGCATTACTGGTGGCGGTTCTTCCATCCTTCGCCGATAATACAGACCAAAGCTATTTTACGTAAAAGAGCTTTGAGCTCAACTAATAAGAGATATAGGTTATTGCCTATATCTCTTATTTTTTATATTTTTTAGGAGGACACCATGATTGAAGTTGAAAAATTATTAGAAGGTAAAGTATACGACCTTAACGAGAATATAATTAATACATTTGAAGTTGGACAAGAATACATTTATTACAACAAAGATTCCAATGCCGTTATCCAATGTGAAGTGGATGAAGATGGTGAAGAAGAACTTGTTGATATCATTGGATTTATGGTCATTACAGAAGTAGTCGACCAAACTAAGAACCAATGGAACAAACGTTCATTGGGTGACCCATTCCGTGATATCATGGATGGTGTATTACGCCCTGGTGAATTGGTTCGTTTCCGTAATGCAGTAGATAACGAAATCGTTTATACATTAACAGAAGACGTATCTGATGACTACGGTATCTTTATGGTATCTGAAAACCTTGAAGATGCTATGTCTGATATGAATGATGAATTCGATATGGACTTACTTCGTGAGTTTGTTAAATCGCAAGAAGTGGAAGAATTGATTATCGAAGAAATGGGTGATGATGACGAAGATGAACATGATGACGATTGTGATTGTGAACACTGTCATTCATTCAATGATGATGATTCTCCATTCGAATATTGCTTTATCCCAATGACTAAACTGGTTGATTACATTGATCGATATCAAGATTCAATCAACTATGCCCGTCAATGTATGGGTTAATCGATAAGGTAGACGCAAGTCTACCTTATTTTTTTACTGCTAGTAAATAAATACCCTGTACAGTAATACGGGTATTAATTTTTAATAACAAATAAAACAAATTAGTATTCGTTATTATATTAGGAGGCTACGTTAAGAACTATGGCTAAATTTAAAGATGATGACATTCGGGTTATAGAAGATGACCTAGAACGTCTTCGTGAACGAACCACTGTATATATTTCATACAAAGGTGACAAAGGTGCATTGCATTTATGTAAAGAGCTTATCAATAATGCTATTGACGAAGCAATGTCTCCAAAGTCCCCATGTAAAAATATTCAAATTGTATTTAACGAAAAAGAAAACAGATTGACTGTATCTGATGATGGTCGGGGTATTCCTTTCCAACACATTATCGATGTTGTAACTAAACTACAGTCAAGTTCCAACTTTGGTAAAACTAAAGAAGGTGCTGAAGTTTCATTAAAAGCCGGTGAGAATGGTATCGGGTTAACAGCTATCAATGCGTTATCTGAATTCCTGACTATCATCGTAACACGTGAAGGGAAACGTGGCACATTTAACTTCGTCGATGGACGATTACAAGGTGAGCCTATCTATGAACAGGCTGACCCTAATGAACATGGTACCACAGCGATATTTGTTCCAAGTGAAAAATATCTTGGTCCATGTCATATCAAAGAAGCCGACTTATTCTCTTGGTTAAGTTTAATCTCTCACTTCGTTCCTAGTAGTAAAACGATTTACTACACTCCTATTAAGAAAAAGGGTGACGAAAAGAAAACGATTAAGCTAAAATATGCAAATGGTCCAGTTAAACTACTAGAATCAAATATGAAAAAACCATTGTTATCCACAACAATGAATTTCAAAAGTGCTAACCCGAACGTTCAAATATGTTTCAATTATGATGAAGCTGATTCTACGGACGGTTATAACACTATTTCTTTCTGTAACTGGGTAAATACGATTCAGCATGGTGAGCATGTATCTGGTGCTAAAACTGGATATTGTCAAGCTATGATGAAAATTGTTCCTACATACATGACTGAGAATGAGAAGAAGAAATGGAATATCACCTTTGAGGATATTCGCCTTGGTCTATGTACTGAAATCTTCTTATTCCATAACGACCCTCAATTCACAGGTCAGACTAAAGAGTGTGTAGGTAACCGAGAAATCTTTAAAGATGTTCGTGATGCAGTCTATAAAGCTACGATGGTGTATATGAAAGATAATGCAGCAGAAGCTAAGAAGATTTCCAATTACATCAAGAAGAATGCGAGAGCACGTCTTGAAGTAAGTAAAATTCGTAAATCGGATTATAAAGCAATGGATTCCTTTGAAGAATCGGTTATGAGTGGGTATAGTCCTGCCATTGGTAAGGGATATAAAGAACTCTACATAGTCGAAGGGGATTCAGCGAAAGGTGGTGTTACGGGTGTCCGTGATGCTATGACGCAAGCTGTATTCAAGATTAAAGGTAATCCGAAAAATACATATGGTATTAAACTAGCCGAAGTACTTCAAAATGCAGAGTTTAAAACTCTCATTAAAATCATCGGTACTGGTATTGGTAAAGACTTCAACCTAGCTCAATCTAAGTTCGATAAGATTATCATCTTCGTTGACTCAGATATTGACGGGTTCAATATGACTTCTTTACTTTCCACTTTCTTCCTTTGCTTCATGCCAGAGCTTGTGAAAGCGGGTATGTTATATAAAGCTAAGGCCCCATTATATATCTTGAAAGATAGCAAGAATAAGTATATTCTATCTAAAGTAGAATACTACAAAATCTTTGCGGATAAGGTTGTTGAAAATACAACGCTTATCGATAGTAAAGGTAATAAGCTATCTAATGAAGATATGCATACACTGATTGATTCCAATAAAGATTATCTTCTTGAATTGGAACCATTGACTCAATACTTCTATACAAATCCAGAATTGATAGAGTTCACATTATTACATGCCCCATCTCCTAAGTTCAATTACGTTCTTAAGAAACGATTCCCTGAACTTACCTATGATGAAGCAACCAATGTAATCCAAGGTTCTATTGATGGTGTATATCAATACTTAGTAGCCGACCAAGCATTCTTTGATAAGTGTGAGCGTTTGACTAAGCTTATCAAAGATGTAAATAAGTCGGATATATATTATACTATGGAATCCAACGGATACAAGTATCTTACATCTCTCGGGATGTTCTTCAAGAATACGAAGAAGTATCTACCAGAGATAGAGGACCGTATCAAAGGGTTAGGTGAGCTTGATGGTGAGGTAATGTGGGAAACTACATTGAATCCAGCAAACCGTGAGCTCATTCGGTTAACAATCGATGACTTGGAACGTGACTTGAATACGGTAAAAGTATTACATGGTCCAGATTCCAAACTTCGTAAAGCGTTCATGATTGATAATAACCATAAGTTCAATCGTGATGATTTGGATAACTAAGGAGGGATTTTATATGGAAACAAATCTAGTTCTTGGCATCGTACTTATTGCCCTATGTGCCATTGCCTACACGGTATATGATATTATGACTCAACGTCCTCCAGAAAAAATGAGGGATGAGGAATATCATAAATTACTTGATCAGTGGGAAGGACGAAAACAAACCGATGGCAAAGAAGAAAAATAAAAAGGGTAAAAATGTTGATGTCAAACTATACCACAGTGACCGTGGTGTAGTGGATACCAACATTAGTGAGTATAATGAGGACGGCATGTTCAAGTATGGTACTAACGTTGTACTTGCACGTGCTATCCCAGATATTTCAGATGGCTTAAAGCCAGTTGAACGACGGGTACTATATGCAACAGCAAAGATTGCTAAAGCCGCTCGTAAGTTCACAAAAGTATTATCCCTTGTGGGTGACGTCGTTAAGATTCACCCACATGGTGACTCCTCTGCGGAGAATGTTATTACATCTCTAGCTAAGAGTTGGGAGATTGCCTTACCATTGATGGAAATCAAAGGTAATGGTGGTCAAATTGCAGGTGATGAAGCAGCCGCTGCTCGATACATTAACGGTCGAGTATCTGATTATGGTAATGACTGCTTCTTCAGTGAATGGGATGATAAAGTGATTGATATGACTCCATCATACAATCAGGATTATATGGAACCATTAGCGTTGGCTCCTAAGTACCCAAACGTCTTATTGAAACCAGTGACTGGTTTTACATTCAGTATGGCTACGTATATTCCATCCTATAATATCACGGAAGCCTTTGAAGAAGTCATTAAGATGATTAAAGACCCATCCCATGAACCATATCTAGTACCAGATATTCCATCTGGTTGTGATGTGGTGGATGAAGGTAACTTCAAAAGTATCTGTAAAACAGGTACAGGAACCTTCAAGATGCGTGGTACGATTATTGAAGATGAAGATGAACATACGTTAACTATCACTTCTCTACCATATCAAACGAAATTGCAATCTATCATTGATAGCATTGCGGATTTCCGTGAAACAAAACAGTTGGTAGGGATTCGTAATATCTATGATGCATCTGATGCTAAGGGTGTACATCTCACACTCCAGTTTGCTAAAGAAGTTGACTTACACCAAGTCAAAATGTTCTTATATGCTAAAACTGGGTTGGAGAAAACATTCCCTACACAAATGAACTTCGTTGATAACTACGTAGTTAAATTATTCAATCTTAAGAGTTTGATTCAAAACTGGATTACTTCTCGTCGTTTGTTTAAACGTAAAGTATATACGATTCAGTTAGTGCAACTGAAAGAGATTGTATATATTACTGAGGTATTAGTAGATATCATCGAAACACCAGGTAAAGCTGAAAAGATCATGAAAATGATTAAGAAGTCCGAAGATGATAAGCTCGTTAAGTTATTAATGGATGATTATAATATTACATCCGTTCAAGCGAATAAGATTATCAATCTTCGAATGAGCGAATTCAGTAAATCTGCGTTACATAAGTTCAAAGAACGTCTTAAAGAAGCCTATGCTAAAATCGATGAATATACTGAGTTGATTACTAAACCTAAGAAACTTGATAAATGTATCATTGCTGAATTGGAAAAAGGTATTGAAAAATATGGTGAACCTCGACGTTCTCGTATTATCAAAACTGGCAACGAAGCTAAATATAGTGATACAAACCATATCATCGTATTTACTAAGAATGGGTATGTTAAGAAGTTACTTGACAATGTAAAATCCATTGGCGATTTAGCTCAAGGTGATGAACCTGTGGAAATCATCCATGCTAGTAACTTAGATAGCTTAATCTTCTTCGATAGAAAAGGGTATGTGCATGCTCTTGAAGTCGGTGAAATCAAAGCTTCCGATAAACGTTCCTATGGTGATGCGTTATCTAAATACGTTTCCGTCAATGGTGACGTGGTTGCTATCTTTACTAAAGAAGCTATCAAAGATACAGAAGCATTTACATTCATTACTAAGAAGGGTATTATTAAGAAAACATCTTGCTCTAAATATCCATTCCGTATGTCGGTAGCAAGTATCATACTTGGTGATGGTGATGAATTGGTATCTGTGATTAAAGGTAAAGAAGCGATTGATATCATTGCCTATACTAAACTCGGTAATGGGTTACGATTCAATACAGATTCCTTCATGGAAACTAATCGTATGAGTCGCGGTGTTATTGGTATCGACTTACCACCTAAAGATGAGGTTGTTGGTATCACGAAAGTAACCGATGCTGACGATGAAATGCTTATCTTAACAGATAAAGGTAATGGTAAGCGTTGTACATTAAGTAACTTTGCATCGTCTGATAGACGAGGTACAGTATTAAAACTGGTAAGCTTATCTAGTGGTGAAACTCTATCCTTCGTGGTAGCTTGTAATAGCTTCAGTAAGTTCAAAGTCTTATTGAAAACAGATATGTTTGATATTAAGGCAACAGACTTCCCTGAGTTAACACGTAACCATCCAGGTAAGAAAGTCATCCCTGTACGTCGTGGTGATGTGATTATCAAGGTCGTTAGACTGTAATATAAGAAAGAGGAAACTCGTCGTTTCCTCTTTTTTTTTTGCATGCTTTTGACAACTACTTAAGTACAATCTCATATTCAATTAGAAAGGAAGGTACTGCTATGCTATATAATGGTATAGATATGGACACATTCCTGTTACAGTTACGAAAGATTATTCAATCGGCTGTTATTAAACAAAACAAAGAAGCACGTAAATATGAAACAAAAGATACTAAGTTAATGGGTGATGCCTATGTGGCGGCCATTGACACTGGCGACTTCTGGGATTCATATATCCACTTCGAACGAAGTGTTTTATTAAAGGCTGGCATTGATAGACTATTGGTAACGAAATGCCAACAGGATAAAGAAAATATCCCTGCCCAATATAGAGATAGAGTGATTCAACTTCAGAAGAACCTCATCATTGGTTCCTTTGAAGAACGAAATAACTACTATCGTATGCTACATGGTATGCCTGATGTAGAAGATAAGGAAAATATCTATGTTCCGGAGAACGATTTTGGTGTTCCCACCAATGTTCCCGTTCATGAATTAGACCCTCAACTGCAACACTTGGTTACCACATCTGGCTTAGCTGACCAATTGATTAAGATGTATCCCAAAAAGAAATACTTAAAATTCTTAGGTGGATATGCTATCCCATATCATACAGCTCGTACAGCTAGAAACTATGAACTACTCTATGTACTCCCATCGGATATCGAATTCATCTCTAATGATTTCGTTAAGTTCTATGCGGAAGCACGGGACTATGTTATGATGGGTTTATATACCCAAGAAGATAACAAGACCTTTGAGTTCTATGATGAATTCATGGGATTCTTGATTATGATCATTGCGATACAACGATTCATTGCAAATATCTTTAAGCAAGGTATTACAAGGGACTTCTATGATGACTCCCTTATTCGTTATTTATTCGAAGGGTATAATATGCCATACTTCGAAGAGATTTCGGTTATGTATCAGCGTATCATCGCTAAAGACTTGAACTTAATGCTTCAAGTTAAATCATCCAACCAAGTTATCTATGATATTTCTAATATCTTTAACTTCATTAAGGTAAACGTATATAAGTATTACCTCGTTAAAGACTATAAGAAAGATGGTAATGGCAACCCAATCATCAAGTATAAGACTATCGTAGATGAAAATGGCGAAGCATCAGATGTTATCGACTGTCAAAACACATATGATGTTTGGTTCCAACGGGTTAACATCCGAGATATGGACCCTGCGGCAGCGATTGCTGACCCAAGTAATCGAGAAGATTTCCATTCTATCACAGATGGTGACCCATATTGGATTAATGACTCTGACTTAATGGAAAAACTTTGTCATAATAACTTCAACTCTATCATCACGAAATACATGGCGATTGATTTGATTTATAGTATGACTAAAACGTTCTATGAGTCCACATATACAATTCGTATGGCTATTGATAATCAAGATGAAATGAAGAAGCTTCAAATGAAACTTCCTCGACTTGGTAAAGACTATGTAAACTTATATGAACTGATTATCTTCCTATGTACATTGGTTGCTAATAAGTTCGGTTTACGTGGTGAAATCCCTATTAAAGGGTATCAGATTGCTAATGTATATGGCTTTAACTTTAAAGCCGACTTAGCTAAAATCCGTGATGACTTATTATATGGAAAGGGTGCTTGTTCTAAACGAATCGACCCTGAAATCTTAAAGTTCTTCACTAAAGTACATACACCAACAATCAATGACGTTGATGATGTGTATAACAACATCAATGCGTTACGTAAGTTCATCGATGAACGATTACGGTTAACGAAAGATTTGGAAACGTATGAGTGTTATAAGAAACTCTATGATTCTCTTCTTATCACAGAAGATGTGAAAGAACTCTATAAGAAACCGAATGGTCAATATGGTAAATCCTATGAAGACTTACTCATGAACCTTCGTCCCGACTTATGGGAAATCTTCAATGGTATCCGCGGTAAGAATAAAGAACTGAATGATATGATTAACTATATCCTTGGTAAGTTATCTACATTGAATGATAGCTACCAGTTCATCAGTTCGCTAAATGAAAAAACTGAATTGATTAAAATGATTGAGAAACTCATCAATGAGTTTAAATCCTATACGGTATCTGATGCATTCTCCAATATCGTGTATGTATTAGATGACCCTCATTTCAACTTACTCAAGATTCTTGATAAGCTTAAAGGTATGGAAGTTGATTTATTGATTGAAGATAGAAAAGCTCTTCAATATATCTACGATGACTGTATCTCACTTATCAAAGTAACGAATAAGTATGATGATAAGATAGTCTTCACAGAAGAGTATCGTGCCTTATCATGGCAATTACTGAAAGATTATCTCACCATTAGAGATAAACTTCAGCATGTATTAGTCAATATGGTCATCGACGATAAGTTCGTTTTAAATTGGTTTAATGATATAGCGACATCCAAAGATATGAATCTATATGGTGAAATTGATACAAGTATCAATATAGAAGATATGCTCAAGTATATTAAAGAGTGGAATCTTCGTGATAAGTTCCCATTATCAGACCCAATCTTATGGAGTACTATCGTCAATATTATTGCTAAAGGTCATTTTGATCTATTTGATGACCTTGGTACTGAAAAGAAACAATATATCTATCATAAGATGGTTTCTCGTCTCATTGACTGGCATGTGTATAACTCATCCATCCGATTAGAAGAGAAAGCTCCATTACATATGAACAGTCGCCACGTTCTTAAGAAAGAAGGCGATACTGTCGTTAAGAAACTTAAGTTCAAAGACTTCGTTCGTATATTAGATACCCATAAAACTGAAACATCAATTGATGCTAGACATTCCACTGATGTACGTTCTGTATTGAAAGCATTAGCGGGTCATTATGATTTCCAAGATAGACGAGTGTTAACAGACCTCCGTGCTAGGAAAAGAATTAACCCAAAAAACAATACAGTAGAAACAGTTATTGAGAATAGTGTATCATATAGCCATTCACTCGATAAGAAGGATGGTTTTGCTATCGGATCTAAGTATACTAGAAAATCTGGTATGTATGGTAAAGATTCGGTTCGCTTCAGACACTCTCTTAAAAAACAATATGATTAATCCGCAGTAAAGGAGATTCGTAGTAATGGCTGAAATTGTAAACAGAAACCTGTCTGATAAACTCGGTACAGTAGATGTTTTAAAAGAGCAGTTCAGTGAACCTAGAACGCATCGTCAAAAAACATTCCGTACTGAAATCAGTGCAACAGATGAATTTGGCAATGTATTATTCACTAACGAACACAACGAAACAGTACTTGGTGGTGCTGTAACCGTTATGGAAAAAATGTGGGGTATTCGTTCTCCATTGCAAGTAGCAACAATTAACGAAATCATGAATATTAACCCAACAATCGGTACTGACCCTAATCCATTGACACAAGATGATATCGTATGTCTTTGGGGTGTTGGTATTGGCGGTTCTGGTGATGCTTTCGGTTCTATCCGTCCAGTAAACTTTTATGAACGTGAAGTTGGTCAAAATGGTCAACGTGACGAAATGGTTCCATTCCGTGTCGTTCAAACTCCATTAACTGGTGATGACGGTGCTAAGTATCACATGTTAGAAGAACGTAAAGATGGTTTGTTCGCATACTATCTTAAAGGCTTTGAACAAACTCCACAAATCAAAGTATTGTGGAAAGATGGTGAAGAAGGTGAAGATGGTTCTGAAGTAGAATCTGATGTTCACAATACTAGCCGTCGTGATTTGATTGAAGCGTTCGTTGAAATGCGTCTCAAATTGACTAAGAAAGACGTTCGTGAATGGTTCGATGTAAATGGTAATATCCAATTATCTCGTATCAACACAATCGCTCTATTCACTGGTAAGCGTGTAGAAATCGCTCCTGGTAAATTTGACTATGTAAACGTTAAGATGTTCTCCAAATTGAATTTGGACAATGAACCATTAACAAATACGAAAGAAATTAACTTCACATATCGTATTTACACAAGCTAATATATTGCGGATATAAGATTAATTTCTTATATCCGCTTTTATTTTAAGGAGGTTTTATAGATGGGCTTATTAGATAAAATCCATAAGTTATTTAAAACCGATGCTTATAAATTAAAGGTTATCTTAGCACAAGATATTCAAGAAGAAGTTAACTTCGTTGAATTCACTGAAGATTATGGTGACGTAGTAGATGATCACTTCACTACTAAGTTCATTCATCCATTAATCGATGCTAAAGACTCTATCTTAAAAGATAAAGACCCTAAAAAAGCAATGGCTTTAATTAAGAAAGCTAAAATCACTATCCCTACACTTGAAAAGTTCTTCGATAAAGAAATCTTTAACGGTAACTCTCGTCTTCATAAAGTACCTTTGTTATCCGTATTGAAACAAAAGAACCGTTATAGTTACATTAATATCAACGATGCTATAACAGATGTACAAGAAATCCTAGCTCAAAGCCTTATTGAGCATGGTATCAATGAACTTATTGAAGGTTCAATTATTAAAGTTTGTGAAGGTAAAGGTCATTCTCATGAAGATTTAGTGAATGCTATTGTCAATAAACAATATGACGTATTCCCTAAAGAATGGGTTCCTGTTCTTAAATACTGTCAAGAACTTGATGCTATTGCAGGTACCGTAATTAAGAAATACCTTAACTTAGGTAAAGAATTAGCAGGTCTTGTAGAGAAATACTACAAAGATGCTGTAAATAAATATTACGACCCAAAAAAGTAACTGAGGCTACTTGCCCTAGATATCTATTCAAAACACAATCTATCAATCAAGCATGTATCGATGATAATGCTTCCGTAGATGAGTTTATTAAAAAGATTAAAGTAGATGATGACCACGATGGGACTGTATTATACTATGAAGGTGAGTTGGTAGGTGCTGTTAATGTACAGCAATCCACTCATCAATTACAAGTATTATGGGTCCGTGATAGTTATCGTCGAATGGGAGTAGCCCGTCAATTATTGAAAATAGCTACAACTAAACATGGTTGTACGCAACTCTCAGTTGATAAATCCAACACCGCTGCTATTAGTTTATATACTAGCGATGGTTGGAAAACAACAAAAGAAGAAGACTCTATGGTATATATGGAGAAATAGGTGAATCTATATGATTACAGATACAGATAAAGCGTATCTACTATCATTAAAACCTGACGATTTGACTAAGGAGTGGTTTGATAAGAACTGCTCCATTCATTTCGATACAGAACAGAAGAAGATGGTAGAACCGCGCTTTAAATTCCAAGACAAATTCAAACTCAAACCAAAAGAGTATGTCAATACAACGGAAGTAGAAACAAATGTAGGTCAATTCTTAGTGAATAAGTTCCTATATGAATCCGTTCCAGCAATACAAAAAGTGGTAGGTTATATTAATGAACCAATCACTGATGGTAAACTCGGTTCCATTGAAAGTGGTGTATTATCCAAAGCCTTATTGGATGGTAAGATTACTGCTGAACATATGGCTGAGTACTTTAACAATATCCAATGGTTAGGTAATACTATCCATACAAACGTATCTTGCTCCTTCACAGAAGCAACTACTAAAAACTTACCTAAAGTAATGAAACTTCGCGATAAACTCTTCGAAGAGAATAAGGAAGCATTACTGAAAGGTGATGCCGTCGTAGCCAATAAGATTGAAAAAGAATTGATTGCTATGGCTAAAGAAGAATTAAAAGGTGATGTAGGTTTAGAGTTATACAACTCCGGTGCTCGCGGTAGCTTCGAGAATAACTATAAGAACTTATTCTTGACTCGGGGTCCAGTGTATAATCCGAATACTGGTGGATATAGTATCATCCAACGGTCCTTCATGGAAGGTCTTGAAAAAGAAGATATTCCTTCCTATGGTACAGAGGTTATCAATGGTGCGTATCCAAAAGCCATTGGTACTGGTGTAGCTGGTTATGCTACTAAGAAGTTCTTCGCCGCCTATCAATCCGTAGTTCTTGATAAACAAGGCTCTGATTGTCACACTAAAGCCTATCGAACAGTAGTCATCACTCCAAACAATGCACAAAAGCTTATGTATCGATTCGTTGTAGAAAAAGACGGATTAGTGATGTTAGATAACTCTAACATCGGTAAGTATATTGGTAAAGAAGTTAAACTTCGTTCTCCTCTATATTGTATTGGTGATAAACTCTGCTCCAAATGTGCAGGTGATTTATACTACCGTTTAGGTATTGAGAATATCGGTATGACAACATCTGCTATCGGTTCTAACTTATTGAACTTACTCATGAAATCATTCCATGATAGTTCCGTTAAGATTACCGAAATCAATGTTGATGATATCCTCATTTAAAAAAAGATAATAGATAGAGATATAGCGTATTGCTATATCTCTATCTATTTTTTAATGTAAGTTTGTTATTATGGTAAGTCCCAATACCTATAATAAGGAGTTGTAGAAATCTTCGCCTTGTTACGTCATGAAGTTTCTACATATTAGTTCCACCATGAATAATTTTTTATTACGCTTCTACTTTAGCTTCTGGGTTGTATTTTACGAATTCTTTAGTTTTGGAATCGAATACCCATTTGCTACCTACTGGTTTTTCAGTAGAAACTTGTTTGTTTAATACGTAGATTACGCTATCATCAACAGTCAAACCAACTTTTGCGAAGTCTGGTTTTTCATCCAATTTTACTGTATCTTTAGCGATGATGTCGCCGAATTCACCAGCAGTGAATTTACGGTATACACCATTTACATTGTAGATAACGCCTTCTTCAGCAACTACCAAGTTAGGTAATTCTGTAACTTCTTGGATGGTAAGTTCTTTCTTTTCAAGAGCTTGTTCTTTACCAACGTATACAGTACCCGCTTTGATTGGGTCTTGGTCTTTTACTTTGATTTCTTTGGAAACAACGTAGATCATGTTGTTTTCAATGTCTTCATCTTTAGGAAGACGAGCGATTTCTTTTAAGCCTACATAGTCAGCTTTGATGTAATCTTTCTTAGCTGCTTTGTATTCGAAGAAACCACGGTCAGCATCACCAGTTGGTTGGTTCAAGAAGTAAATAACGCCTTCTTTAGCTTCAGATTTAACTGCTGGTAAACGAGGAACGTCTACGATTTTTTCAGTTACTTCTTCGAAGCCGTCTTCAGCTGCATTTAATTTGTAAACTTTCTTGTCAGCTTTCACTTTGTAGAAAGTAGCTTTCTTAAATGCTGTTTCGGAAGGAAGTTCGGATACGCTAACTACATCGCGGTATGGTTTAACATCAGCTTTGATACCAGCTTTAGCTAATTCATATAAAATCACTTGAAGTGTGTTAGCATCAACGGATAAGTTGGATTGGATTTGACCATCTGTCATACGAACCACTTTAGCATCCATTGTTACTGCTTTACCAGTTTCATCAAGGATTAATAAATCCATTACAGAAATAGTTTTAGTAGTGTTATTTTCAATGAATGTGTGAACTTTTTTACCTGCACCATTAGCAGCTCTACGGTATGCAGACAATGCACTCAAGAAAGTGTATTGGCGGAAGAAGTTCACAAATTTTTTAGCAGCCGCAGCGTCTAATTTAACAACACTATCACCTGCTACAATGACAGTCAAGCCTTCGGCTTGGTCTGCTTTGATAAAGTATTCCAAACCATTAGGGGATTGATGAGATACAAAACTCATTATTCATTACCTCCGTCTGTGTTCATCATATTTTCTTTTAAATATTTTTTAAGACTTTCGTCTTTTGTTTTGTTAAAGAGTTCAGTAACTGGTGTAACTGTTGGATCAGGGATTTCGCTCATTCCACCGAAGTTACCAACTTCTGTAACGAAACACATTTCTGTGTTATTCTCTTTCATGTTAGTTCATCTCCTTACATAAAAAAGTATTATTTAAGTGTTTTCTTTAGAAGATAGCCTTCTGTAACGAGATTCGTTTTTAAACCCATTGCAATCATATAGGTATCCAATGTATTTAAAGCCACTTTATTATCCACGTTATCTTCTAGCTCTTCCATAGAGAGGTAGCCTTTACGTCTGATTTGAGCATAAGCTTCCTCTTTCATCTTCATATCATCCGCACGGAATGACATGAATTCTTTAACAGCATCGGTTGCCCCGTACGTCATGAGAGAGTAGTTCTCTTCAATAGCCTGACGACCATTCTTATCTTCATTCACTACCTGACCTGTTTTAGTGTCACGTGTTGTAATATCGATAGATGTACTGTTTTTCTTACGTGCCGTTTGTTGTACACGTTTTTCATGAATGTATCCCACAGGAACCTTATATGGAGTTACCGTCGGATTCTTCTTATCAGTACTGAAGAATGGTAATACTACGTGTTCATATAATGGGATATCAAGCAACTTTGATGTTTTCTCAATATTTTCCATATCTAAGTCTCGTTCGAAGATAACTACGTCGAGTGGTAGATATGGACTTTTCGATTCGAAAAGATTTTTGAAGAATGCATCAAATTGTTTATCGCTCATCTTAGAAAAGAAAGAACGATAGTTCTCTGCATTCACTTTACTTGGATCCATCGTAGCAAAGAAAGAGTAGATTAAATCTTCCATCTTTTTACGTTTATCCTTAGTAATAGCCATAGAAGTAATCGCCTCCTTTCAATCGAGTACGCGATTATAGCTATGTCGAAGAAAGGAATTATTACTCTTCGACAACTCTAGCATCCTGTAAGAAGTTGAGAATTTGACCATAGTTCATTCGTTGACCCTTCAGTAGTATAGTATACTCACTCGTTGTCGATGCTGGATTTGTCACAACATCGTACAAGAAAGAGTCTATACAGTAGTCTGTGATAGAACTAATCAGCTTAACTTGACTCAAATCCTTTTTATCTAACCCATAGGTAGTCGCTATATACTTAGTGAACTTAGGTTTCATTTGCTCTTGGGAATCTAGGTCTGCACTATCTGCTTCAATATGCTTCATAGTTAGATTATATTCCACACATAAGAATTTCATTAATGTGAACTCTACCCATTCTTTATAGGTAATAGGACCCATATCTTTAATGAATTCTCGCATAGCCTCAATGGGTAATTGCATCATTAACCCATCGACTTCTATAATATCAACGTCATTTAACTGGCTCATGTTAACCTCCTATCAAAAAAAAAAATAAAGGCGAACGAATTCGCCTTTATTCTTAACACGTCTTAGCGTTTACGAAGAATGGTGTTGAAGATGTCACCCATTTCATCGTTCGCTGCATCATCCATTACTGGATTACGTTCATTACCTGTGCGGAATAGACCACCACCATTGGATTGTTGGATATGTTGCTCTTTCCGTTTTTCTTTCTTAGGTTTTGGATTTTGTTGTTGGTTATTGAAGCGGATTTTGTTCACCTTATTGTCAGGTTCTGCACCTGGTCCAATATCTTCAATCTGTTTCTTTGGTTTCTCGAAGCGAATGTTATCGGCTTTGATGACATTCTTTTTGCGTGGCTGTTCTTTAATGTGTTGGATTGCCGCTTCCTCTTCAACCATCATGTCATCTAATGTTTTAACTTCTGGTTGAGGCTCAGGTTGAGGTTCAGGGCGTCGATCAAACCGCATACGAGTTAATTCTTCTTCAACCTTAGCAGCAATAGCCATATCATCTGATTCAATAGATATTTCATCTACTGGTTCACCATGAGATAAATCTTCTTCGATTTCTTCACGAACCATTTCATCCGCTAATTCTTCATCTCGACGACTTTCTTCTTCGATGTCTTCATGAATCATGTCTTCGATAGCTTCTTCTTCACGAATGTACTCCAATGGATCTTCATTGAAACGAGTAATGATTTCTTCTTCATCATCCTCTTCTACAATTGGTTGAGGTTCTGGAGTGATACGGATTTCACGATTACCGTCATCATCTACCGTAATAGAGATTGGTTCATCTGCTCCATCCATAGGACGTTCAGGTTCTCCTTCTAAATGTTCTAAACGAGTTGCTCGGCGTAATACACCTTCGTTATCATAAGAACTGAACGCTACTCGTTGATACTCTTCCATTTCCTCTTCAGTGTAATGAGTGGAATTAACCAAGAAACAATGACCAGTTGTATCTTGTGCAATGATGAAGTCATTTAAGATTGTATGGTCTACTGCAATGATACGATGTGTTTCCGCTTCTTTTGTAATAGTGCGAAGCAATACATTTGTCATATCATCATCACATAAGTCCGCCGCATAGTATTCGATTACCATACCACCAACAAGGTATTCGCTTTTAATTAGGTCAAAGCGAAGGTTTACATAGCTACGTTTTTTAGCCGCGTCGGCTTTTGAGATCTCATAAAACATGTTTATTTCCTCCATGGATTAATAAAAACTGACTACCATGCATTGTAGTCACATGGGAATAATATATAAATATAAGAGAGATAGATATACCTCTATCTCTCTTATATGACACTAACGGGATTTAGACCGTTGAATAGTAAATACGAAGAATGTATAAATAGCACGTCTAAAGTTATTTAACGATGCTACACGTTGTGTTTTACGATACGTTTCAGAGTACTTGTTAATCCAAGCATCTAATGTATTCTTAATCTTAATGATATTATCATCCGTTGTATTTGATTTCTTATACACGGATAAGCAGAATACTAGGAATGCATTACCATGTAAATCATTTACATGATTCGTTCCGTCGAATAAGAATAGGAACAGAATCGATTCACATAAGGCTTTGATATTATCAGATTCCGTTTTATCTTGACTGAGTTGATTTAACGTATTACGAAGTTCGTTTACGGAAACTTGATTCATTCGAGCAGCGATATCAACGATTCGATTATCAGGACCACTCACAGACATCTTAATCCCTACTTGGTCAACGATACGTTGAATCAATAGAGAGTTAGAATCAGATTGTTGGAAGTTTTCCTCATCGTTGTTATCCTTCTCTAGATTGAGATAGTTACCATTTTGGTAATCTTTTTCGAATGCATCACGAATCTTTTTAATCAATGAGTTCAAACGAGTCTTATAGGCATTGATATAGTCAGTCAACTCTTTATCATTAGCATGACGGATATTCTTATCATATGTCTTATCTGCCAATTGAGTGGTTTCTACCAATGCTTGTAGGATATTACCTACTTGCTTAACCTTATATTTATTAGAAAGGTTATTAATGGTATATTGCATAATCGCTTCATTTGGCTCAAACTTGAAGTACTTATAATGCAATGATGGATACATGGATAGGGTTAAGTAAGTTACAGCTAATGAATTTAGCTGTTCTAATTTATGTAGCTTGGAGAATCGGATAATCATCATCATAACAAGATTGAATGGATCCGTAACAATCTTCCAGCTACTCTTGACATAGTTAGATTTCTTTAAGAAAGTTTTAGGTAACGTCTTATCAAAATCAATCAAATCATAGATTTTTTGACGTTCTAATTCCGAAAATAAAGTACGTTTACTAGGACCCGCAGTGGAAAGTTTAGAAACATTGGCGTCGATATATTTAGTCACATATAGCATGAACTGTTTCTGTGTAGCAGGTTTAATAAAAGCAGCTTCTACTTTAGGATATATATTTTCTAGAATAGTGCTAGTAATCATATATAGCCTCCTAATGATTTATCAATTTATAGCTTATTTTACTGTTTGTACAACGCTAAATAACTGTACAGATTAATAACGTGTGGGGTTTCTAAGCTAGGAAAACCCTACTATTACATCATTAAACTATCTGTAAAGGAGCTTATTCATGAATGAATTTATTGCTCGTTATCGTAACGAAAAAGTAGCTAAAGCGGTTGTAGAAAATACAATTGCTAAACTAGATACAGTAACCGAAGGCTATGTAGGTAAAACTGCGAATCTAGTAAAAATCGAAGAATTATTTAATGATATCATTGCTGATGTATATCGTACAGCTGGTGAAGGTGCTTCCGCCATGGACCGCATCTATACGGCTCGTAAAATGAATATCAATAAAGACCCTCGTATTGAAAAAATCCGTCAATTATATGCAAAAGAATTTAACTTTGCTAAATTTGATATGACAGTGGCGTCTACAAAAGACCCTAATGCATTCACATACGTGATGTCTAAATTCACTCGTACAAGTATCAGTAAACTTCCTGAACTTCCTACGAAACATGGTGAAAAGTATATCGACAAATCCAAGCAATATGTATGCTACGTATTCCTGTATTCTTCGCTATTCGCCAACCTAACAGGTGGCGAAATCACAGCAATCATCCTCCATGAAATTGGTCATAACTTTGATATGGCTACGAAGTCTTGGTTTGGTGACTGGTTAGGTCAACTCATCACTGAAGAAAGTGCAGACTTCGAAGAATGGAAAGATAAAATGATTCCTCGTATCGTTAAAGACGTTAAAAAGGATATGGCTGATGAAGCTAAGGACTATGAAAAGGATACGGAAGAACCAGTATGGGAACGTCGTTTCGATACCATCTTCAAATACGTTCCACTCGGTAAAATCATCATGACTGGTCTTTGTGCCGTTATGGCTCCATTAACTTGGTTGAATTCTAAATTCGATGCAGGTTCTCATCGTGCATTAGGTGCCGAAGTATATTCTGATAGCTTCGCTACAGCCTATGGTTACGGTGCTGAAATCTCTTCCGGTCTTATGAAATTTGAAGACGCTGATTGGGGTAGTGGTGCATCCTCTACTAAAGCAGGCACTGTATCCTATCTATTAGGTACATTCCCATTCATCTTGATGTCTTATATGGATCCACATCCAACAACTCAATCTCGTATCACTCGTCAAATGAACGACTTGAAGAAATTAATGGATGATCCTAATACTCCACCAACAACTAAGAAACTTGTTGAACGTGACTACTTGGTAGTGAAGAAAGTATATGACCAATACCTTGAAGGTAATGGTTCTACAGTACGTTCCTTCATTCGTAAAATCCAAGATAAGTACTTCAAAGGTTCATTTGATATTCGCGGTTATGCGTTGAAAATCAATGCGTTAACTGACCGCGATGAAGCCGAAGATATTATCGGCAAAAAATAATCGTATTATAGGAGATTGGTGAAGATGGCTAAGATTACATTATCCGAAGTAAACAATGACAAACAGATTGAGATTCTCACAGAAGAATACATGGAAGCTAACTGGGATTCATTAGATAAAGATGAAATCAGTTTGTACCAAAACATGTCAATCCGTTTCTTACTTCGACATGAAAATGATATTAACTGGAAATTATATTCCGCTAATCCATTCATTACCATGGAAGCTATCGAATTCTTTAAAGATAAGATTTCATGGATTAACTTCTGTATCAATGGTAAGTTATTGACAGATACTGTGATTTATAACTACCGTGATAAAATGGAATGGAATGTGTTACTCAACAAACAGCAATTGGATTTACAGTTGCTCATCTGTTTATCTGAAATTTATCGCAAAGACCCTGAAGAATCTACAGCTAAGAGCTTCTGGAAAGCAGTATCTCGCTACCAAGACTTTGACTTGGAGTATGCTGCGGAGTATGGTCAATATATTGATTGGAAGCTTGCGAGTCATAATACACTACTCAATGAGTTAGTGTTACAGGGCTTCTTAGATAAACTGGATATCCTAGCAATTGTTAAAGATAGACAACTCAGCGAAGACTTCTTGTATAAGAACGCTGAATTCTTTAAAGCTAAACTAGGTATCGAATAAGACAAAAGTAAGAGTGTATAGGTTAATTCATATACACTCTTTTTGTTCCATCGCTATACAAGATAATCAACATATCTTGATATATTATGTATTTTATGGGTGTCATAAGCCTCCTTAATCACGTCGAAACGTTTATCAAGGAAGATACACTCAGACCTATTTAAATACTCTTCAATGAGTTCTTTCTCAGCTAAGTATTTACTATCTAGCAAGATATCATATAAATCATAGCCAACCACTTGTGTGCCAACTGATTCTCGAATCGCTACGATACCATAATCAATATCATGGTCTTGTCGTTTACGTTCTAGCATCGCTGTCAGTGCAATCGCACTAAATGGTACAATCACTAAGTTAATAGCAGTTGAGCTCAAGTCTTTCTTAAATAAGACTCGCATGGTATCATCATGCTCTGTCCAAGATGTGACAATGGTATCTAGCTCGCTCTCAGGTCGTACGAAATCTTCTTGAATCGGATATACTAGATGAGCATATTCCGGCTGAAATTGACCAGCAAACATTTGACATAGCATGGTGTTATTAGCAACTAAAAATAGGACTTTATATTTCATTTATATTCTCCTTATCTTCTAATACTATTACTACTATGTATTTTTATATATCGGCTTACAAATTATTAGGATAGTAATCCAAGCTATGGTTGTATTTTTATGTTTCAAATCACAACCCTGTATGACTATAATCATTAAAGCCATAGTGTAACGGATCTATTATCTATCTCTTTTGCAGGATTAATATCATTCAACTTTCCTGTAATACACTTGATCTACCCCTAGGATATTCCTAGGGGTCCTTTATTTGCATTTTTAAGTATATATTATAAAATCGTATCGATACATTTATACTTTGCTTTAAAAGGAGGGCATTGCAATGGCCGTATCAGGTTTAGAAAGAGATCGTCTCTTATTCAAATGGAAAGAGAGACGAGAAAAGAAACTATCTGAAAAGAAAGCAACTAAGAAATTCTTGAAAGCTTTCAGTAAAATTAACCGTGAGACTTCTTACAAGTATTACACCGATGAGGAAAACTTATCCTACTACAATCTTCTCATGTGCTTAACGTATTTAGAGAAACTGTGTATTGCTAAGTTTGGTAAGAAGTTCAAACCATATGATGTAGAAAGTGCTATCTTAAAAGCATTTGATTATGAACTCACATATCGAGCAGCTAAAACGTTCGATAAAGTTAACAAGCTACTCAGAAAAACAAAAGACAAACGACTTCAATCGTTTATCATTAAATCTCTTAACGACGGTAATTCATTCACCGACCACGTTAAAAAATCAGAAGAGAAAAACTTATACAATGACTGGGAGGTACTAAACCATGACTAATACTATCGTTAAAACAGGCATGAAGATTGCTGATATCTTCAATGTCACTACTAATATCAAAGGAATGGTGATTGGAAATATCATCAAAGCAATTCCTAAATTGATTCCAGACTTCGATCCAACATGTACTATGAACTTAACTGAATATGACATAAGTCCAATATCCAATAAGTTCGAATTGAAGTTCACCGCAACCAATCCAAACAATGAAGTGATTTGGTTGATTAAAACATCTGGTCGATTACATGACCGTTCATTTACTATTTCTTTCTCTAAAGATGCGGCTATCTGGCATAATATCACATACAGTGTCGATATTGTAGAGGGCTTACTAGAAAAGCGAACTAAAGCAGTAAAGAAATAATAATAAAGGCATACAGGAAAAATTCCTGTATGCCTTATTTTTTTTTATTTTTTATCGTAATAAATCTCTTTCAATCGTTCTGTTAACCCAACGATCATCTTATTACCAAACATGGTAATCAAGATAGATGGAACTTTACGAGAAAGTACAGAGTTAGCTGGGAAGATAGTAGAGATTTCTTCATCTGGTCTATCTGGTGTATATGGTTCTTCCCCTTTAGGGATAATACCAGATACGACACCTTTCAATGCAGCAAAGTCAACGACTTTATCACCGACACCAACAGGGTCACTGAATTTGATAAAGAATTCAATGATGACACCTTTATCAATAGTATAGCCTTTGATTTTACCTTCTGCATTTGGTTGCATAGGACCAGCCATTTCATAATACGTATTACCAGAGTACGTAGGGTCATCAATTTTATATTTCTTGATGAGAGCTTTCTTCTTAGCAATACCTTTCCAATATTCTTCTACGACTGCACGAAGAGATGGAGATAGATTATCCAATTCTTCTGTACAGTAAATACGAATATCTTCAATCACACCCGTGTATTTAGATTTAAGATTGGATTTACCAAGGTTCTTGATTTCCTCGCCTAAATCTTCACCGATGTTAGATAATAGGTCATTGATAGCATCTTCTTTATTAGATTGCTCGTAGTTGATTAAGGTATCCCCTACTTGAATAGCCTGTCCTTTCTTCACCATATTTTCAATGGTTGCATTAGGACCTAATACAAGATGTTTACTCATAACCATTTCAGTAGATAAACGATGGGATAATTCTTCCGTTACTAGTTTACTATCTTCGAATGTACCGAAGGAAGATAAACAAGCTACTTTACAGAGTGTACCGATATTGAATTTAGGGCCATCGAAGTTATCACCAAAGAAAGTATCATTAATCGCAATGATATCATTCTTGTTGAATTTATCACCTACGTTAAATTTACTTTCCATTTTATTGGATAAGTAGAAGCCACCAGCACCATTCTTAACGACTACAGGGTTAAGATTGATAGCTTCGTGTTTACCACTATTATATTTGACAATCATCATACCAGTTGATTTATCGAATCGTTCTACTATACCATTCTCTTCAGCTTTAATAGCAAAGTCTTTCGATACAGTGTATGGTAGCGTTTTCTCGATACCAGAAGAGATAAGCACTGGACTCATATCTTTAACTGGAATGATATGTTTAGATTGTTTCGTTGCCATCGCTGTACGGATACTATCATCACGAGATACACCCAATGGCGTTAATGCTTCAGCATAGGAGAATGCGTTGTTGTCTTTAATTTCACTATTATCACGACTGACATCAATGAAACCACGACTATCAATAATCTTAGGTTCAATCGTTAACTCTCTAACGACACCACAGTTAGCATCAGGAGATGTAGAAATGGACATAAGACCTGTCATAGATGGGTCGAAACTACGTTTCTCTTGTGTATATGCTTTATCCATGTTGATACCAAAGTGACCTTTAGCAGAAATGGAGCGAAGCTTTTCTTTTTCTGTAATTGGATTGATAACGGAGTAATCTTCCAATGTATTCAATGCCATAATTTGTTTAATAACAGCGTTCTTAGGAACAGAAATCTTGACTGGGTTTCTATTCATAGCCGTACGACGATATTTCGTGTACGCTTCAGATAATACGCTATATAACACAGCAGAGATAATCTCATTGTTACGAACACGGAATTGACTCATGTCGATTTCAGAATGGTAAGAGTTATCAGCTAGTAAGGTATTGGCTGCAATCAATAAACCAACGAAATCGGTTGGGTAACCCATTTGTTCTAAGATTTGTTTTGTGACTGGGTCAATCATATTATCATAGAAGGAATCATAACCAGATGCAGTAGAACGCATACCAGTTTGAGATTCGATGATATCTAGATATGGACTCTTTGTATCAAAATCAGAGAACTTATATGCTACCGTATCAAAGATAGCTAAGCCATTCAATAATAAGGAAGCTTGGATTGGTTCTCTTTTATAAATCATATAGCCATCAGCAAATCGAATCACGCCTTCGTTTTTACTCAATCCTTTTGGATTCGTATCAGAGAAACGATATTCGATGTTAGCTTTACGCATGATGGTGCTAAGACCTTCATAGTATCCTAATAGGATAATGGTAGGAATCTTCTTAGCCATAATCATACAGTATGTATACATGAACTGTTTACCAGCTTTAGCACCATGTGCTAATGCCCAGAAATCAACTTTCGTTTTTTCTTCAAAGGCTTTAACGAATTGGTCAACGATACTATTAGCAGAATCGTCATCTGCGTTACCATCAGCATTTACAGTCATGATATCTTTATCAATCATACCGAAGCGTAATTGATTGGTATCTTCCAATTTAGGAATCAATTCATGACGTTCTTGTTCGGTAAAGTATGCTTGGTCAAATCGTAAGGTAATCTTAGAAGACCGTACTTGTAATTCAAGAATATCTCTAGCAATAGAATCATATTCGATAGTAGTCTTAGTAGAACCATTTAAAGCCATACCATTACCACGACGAACTTTGAAGTATTTCGCGTTATCTGGAGATAGAATGATCTTCTTGAATAAATCTACTTTAGGAGATACATTATCACCACGACGATACATGAATACTTTCTTGAAGTCTGTTCTGATTTGAACAGTATCTGGACGAATCTTAACGATTGGTTTTTGAAGCAATTGGTTAACAAGTTGCTTACGATTACCACCAAGATACATATAGTTTTTATCATAGATTTTAGGAATATCAACAGTCACACTATGTTTAACTCGGTTAGCATCTTCTAACTTGATAGTGTATGTTTCCTTCAAATCCATCGCAGTAGAAGAATCTACTTTGCTAATACCCGTGATATAGACAGGCAGTGGTTTATCATTCAATGATTTGAAGGCATTGATAATATCCTTTTGCATAAGCTTTTGGTTATAGGAATCATTGAAGTTATCGAAACGAACTTCTTTCACATTTTCATTCGTAGTGAAGACTTTATTTCCGATATTCGTAGCATTGATTTCCACATCGGGTAAATCAATATTGACTTTACCTAAAGTGATATCATCTAAACGAAGTTCCTTTTGACGACGACGAAGTTCTTCTTCTCGAGCAGAGTTCTTAGCGAGAGTCTTTTCCATTTTATCATAGTTCAACTCAATAGCTGCTTTAGCAATCTCTTCATCAAGGTTTTCATCATCATCTAAATTAACTTCTGTTTCTTCAGGCTCTTCATCTTCCAATGGAACCGCTGTGATTTCTTCTTCCTCATCGGAATCCGGTTCATCGATATCTTCATCTTCAGGTTCTTCAACTTCAGCTTTTTTATTATCAGCTTTAAGTTCACCACTTACGATAGACGTTGCGAGTTCAGAACGAAGAGCTTTCTTCATTTCATCATCTAATACACTATCATCCAGTGTATCAATTTGGTCGATACTATTTTTAAGCTCATCTTCTGGTGTTTCTACAGGAACAGAATCAGGTAATGTACCGTCATCATCCAGAGAATCAATCGTAGTCATATCGATTGTATTTCTGAATTTTCTAAGTTCCTTGGCGAAAGCAAGGTGTGTTCCTTTATCGATATCTTTGAAATTGAAATGGAACCATCCAGACGTACCATCAAAGATGATACAGGTATATTCAGATAGATTTTCTTTTAGAATCGTGAAATTCTTTCTAAGTGCAAAGTACATCATACTCAATGGATTATGAAGTTTAGCACTCATATTGATAACATCTTTCTTATTAGAACCATTGATATCCCAAGTAGAAGCATCGATTAAGATGAACTTATTCTTGTGAGATGTTCCTGGTAAAGAAAGCGTTAAGAATTGACGTAGTGAACCCATATAAGCATTCACTACCATTTTATATGTGCGATTACCCACAGCTTCATTGAAGTTCTTATGGAAATCGCTTGTATCAACTACGATATTTCTATTTTTAATCGGAGCTGGTTTTGGTAGATATAACATCCCCAATTCATTTTTACAGAACGTAGCCATATCACTAATTTGAGTTTGGTCTAATTTAGTTTGAACCATCTTAGTGAAGTACTTTTGTCTGAGTTTATATGGTCGGTAGTACCGCTTGAATGTAGTAGCTAGTCGATAACTATCTTCATTCAGAATAGCGACACTATCCTTATGGTCATTGACCAGTACGACTAATTGCGTTTCATAGCCACCATTCGCTGGATCGTATGGTAACTTTAACTTTTGCTTAGTATACTTAAAAGGATTTACTTTATCCAAAGTAATCAAGTGATTCACATCCTTTCATGTGCTTAATCAGTTATATAACTGTCAAAAAGATTAAACACCATGTATTTATCTAGGTTATAAATATATATCATTACTACATAGTGAAGGGCTAAATTAGTAGTCAATAATTCACGTTTAAACACCATATTATATTTCAATATGGAGAAAGGAGAACAATAACTATGATTAGACGTATTGATTTTAAAATGGTAAACGGTCGTCCGTTCTATACCATCAAATCTGGATATTTTAATATATCCAAAAATAATGGCGTATTCGCCTTAGAATCCAATTCATGGTCAGTATACGTCCATGAAGATAAGATTGTATTTCGATGCGACTCATTGAGTCGTGGTATGAATGATGACTTAGTACGAGAGTTTACTATCTCTCCTAAAGAAGGTTCATTATTCATGCAAACATCCAAAGATAACTGGTATTGGTTCTGGCGTGATAAAGAAACGCAAGATGTAATGGATAAATACTCCATTAATAAAATCATTCCAATCGACCCATCCGAGTATATTCATTTAGAACAAGTGAACTTACTCGAACATCATTATTCTCCTGACGGTGAATATGATGGATATCGAATCAAAGATTCTACTATCAAGGGGTCTCAATCCTTCAAGGTATGGTTAAGTGATAAAGTGGCAATCAATAAGATTGAACCTAAGATTATCACAAAACATCCTATTCTAGGAAACACTACAGAGGTGATTCTTTCTGATGTATATTTCAGTTTAGATACATTCATGCTTGTTAAGAACCGTGAAGAACATCAAACCTTATACATCAATAAGGATATCCCTATCAGCGATATCGATGAATACATGAGTCAACATAAACCAGTATTCTCAGATATCACACCTGTATTAGATGATTCATTCATTAAGAACTCTAATATCGGTAACTAATCTCATATACGGATACCAGTTAGGTATCCGTATATTTTTATTATCTAAGAAAGGAGGTACTATATGCTACTATGTAAGGTATTCTCATACGAAGAAGCATTACGTGAAAAGTTAATGGATATCACACATGAGATGTTTGAATACATCACTGATGAGAAACACCAAAAGAAACGATTCAAACAAAACGTAACAAAATCAGGTGTAGAATCAGTACATGCCTATCCATGTGATAACTTATTGCTTAAAGTAGTTCGTATGAATAGTGGTAAGCATCAGATATTGTTATTTGATGATGGTGATGATGAATATAGCGTTATGATTGCTAGCAATGTAAGTCCTAGACGTCCTAAAAGTTATATCTATCAAATACCATCAAAGTCAACGTATCAATTGGTGACTGACGAGCCACCAAAAGGATATCCACCATTGGATAACTTTTACTTCACATGTATCAGAGTCATTCTCAGATACAATGAAATTTATATTAGAAAATCCAAGCAAACGTTTATCAAAAATCTAATACGTGAGCAAGGATGTGTATTAAAACGTTTACAAGATCTCTATCGTTATGAGATCGATATTTAATTTAAGGAGATTACAAAATGGGTAAATTAGTAGGTAAAGATTTGCTAGATTTTCTAGCAAACGCAAATCGTACGTATGACTGGCAAATGACAGATATGGAAAACTCTGTGGTGTATGCTGCTTGTAACTTAGGTCAAGATGGTATTGTCACTACAGAATCATTTAAGATTGAAACTGAGTTCGATGTATCCTGTCGATATGATGAAGATAGAGGAACTGTAGAAGCAGATGGTCATGGTCTTCTATGTACCATCTACGAATTAGTGGATGATATGTATTACCCTATCATTCTACTAGGTCAAGAATTCGACTATAAATCTTTTGCTCAATACCAAGAAGGTAAAACATGGTGGGAAATCCAATCATTCGACCCATCCATTCCAGAATCATGCTCTGAAGAGCTTATGGAAAAGCTATGTAAACTTGCACTTGAACTAGGTCAGCTATCTACCGATGATGGTGAATTAGATGAGTATTTGATTTCCAATGGTATCGCTTTTGATTCTGTTGGATTTGCTAATCTTCTTTGGAAGAGTTTCTTACAAATCCGTCAAATCTATACTCAGTTAGAAGATACCTATGCCAATATCGAAGTAGCAGACTTGTTCCAATACTATGATGATGATAGCATCAACAATCGTAACGATGCATTAGAATATGCGAATGGAATGATTGATGAATTAGTAGATTAGGGGTTTCCCTAATCTACTTTTATTTTGTTTATTTAGGAGATGATGAATATGCCGAGATTTTTAAATCAAGTCGTAGATGAATATAATGAAACGTGTAATAAGTTCTTATCTATCGTAGGGGACGTGTGTCATACTATATATGCAGCATCCAAACAATCTAAAATGCCAACGAATCGAATTGCGGATGAACCAATGTTTCGTTGGGAAGTCCCATTAGACGATGGTATGATGGTTGTTATGGAATGCACATCTTACCGTACGAAAGCACTGAAGCACTTCATTGTAAAAGTTAACGACAACGACCAAATCATTATCAAATATAATACCGTTAATCGGTATTGTGTAATCAGACAAGAAGCAGGTAAAAACCCAGGTCGTTCTATGCGTATCAACCAAGTTGACCAATTCGACTTTGCCTTTATCACAGAAACTATTGTTAAGACCCATAGAGCTTACCGAAAGAAAGGTATCGTTCTATTACATGATGAAGGTCGTAAATTAGTAGAACTTTCCAATATATTAACTAATCTAGTTTATACTAGAATCGATTTATAAAGTATACGAGTAGCCTATTAATAGGCTACTCGCTTTTCTATTTCACATCTTTATACTATTACAGGAGAACTAAAAATTATGAATAAAGATATCAGATTACAAGCACAAGAGCGTATTGAAATTAAAGTCGTCGATGAGAAAGTCATTGCTATCGACCCATCTGGTCGTGAGCATGAACTTTCTTACAACTTCCCAATTGATATTACACCTCATTGGGAATTATCTCTATCCTTCAAGGGTAAGAGTGTTCAAATCCGTTATATCGGTTATACTAAGCATGAAGATGCACGTCTATCCTTCGCTAATCCAGCGGAAGATGGTTTAATCTTCCTATGGCATGAAACAGAAGATGAAGAAACTAGTATCTTCCACTTCGGTTTCAAATTCCGTTCTCTTAAATCTAAGCTATTCAAAGAAAATAATGAATTCATCTATGTAAAACCAATCATGTCAGATAATCGTCTATTAGCGATTCATAGTCGTCCAGAAAATCCAGTTGTCGGTTTCTATATCAATCGTCAAGATTTACTCTATAAGATGAATGGTATCTTCCCAGGGTATGAAACAAACATCACATTCGATGGTCGTTTAACATACCTATTCAGAACGAACTACTTCTTCCCATTCTTAATCGTTGAGTATCAAGATGGTTCTCGAGGCTGTTACGTATACAGCTCCATTGACCTTCTTACTCAAGAGAAACAATTAGCAGATTTAGTTCGTATTTAACACAAGTAGAACGGTAGGATGTTTCCTACCGTTCTTTTTTTGCCTTCCCTTTCTTTTTTTGACAAGTTAGTATATATTAATTCTCTCGTTTATTTAAAAAAGGAGTTGTAATCACATGACTTCTATCTCCGATATCAGGGTATTCTTAGGTAAAGAGTTCGATAACTATTATTGCGTAGATGACTTAGACCAGTTAAAGTACTTTCTTTGTCATGACGTATTAGACCGATTCACCATCTATGACCCAAACGAAACGACGTATACCCATGATTATTTCGATATGGTATATTCTTTACTGCAAACAAGCAAAGATATTATCGCTACCATTCCTTACAACTCAGAGTATCGTGTTAATAAGCCTCTTATCTATACCGTTTGTATCTACCAATTCTTAGGTATGTTAAAGACGGATAAACGGGACTATTGGACTCATTCCGTCGAGTATCTCAAACGAGATGCTAAGCAACTCATCTCGTACGGGTTTACCGAACCAGAAATCAAAGAGATGCTATGGATTCTTTCCAATAACCTCATTCCAGATATCAACAAGGCAACCAATTGTTCGTTCCCATTCAACCCAGGGAATTTATATATCGTATCCGACGCTATTAAATTAGCTCGGTTACCTATCTACGATCTCGTTCTCACGACATACCACGAGGTATACTACACGCATCGTTACAATATTACAACGTACGATATTTCTCATATCTCACAGCTAGTATATCTACGTCTCCAGTCGCTTTACGGTTACAAACAATGTAACCATCTATACTTATTACACCTCATTTTAGAGAGTCCTGTCTATTCCGAATATAACGAGTTACAAAATATCTTAGAATCACAAGATACCTTCAACGAGTATATTCAACACTACTTCGACACGACTTCTATCAATCGAGGACTTCAATAAGTATCTATACCTGTCTTACGGTTATAGCCGGGGGCGCAACATTTTCTCGTCGTAAATCATTGGACCTCATGCTTCGCTAGATTAACGACCTATATATTAGTATTTATACTCTATTTTAATTTTTACTATATATTAAATTAAGTATTTGGGGTGTATGTATCCAACTCTCTCGTCTGGAATTCCAGTTCTTCTTTATACATACTTACCCCAAATACTTCTTCTTATCATTTTTATACTACTATAAGTGGTATATACGACAGCATATCTTTCTTTCTCTTTCATTGGTATACATCCACTGGATATATTTTATTCTTTCCAGTGAAATACCAAGTCATCTTAAAGTAACTCATTAGAGTTACTTTACTTTTTTTTTATTTTCTATTGGTATATTCAACGGGTTATATTCCAATCTTCCCATTGGTATACCTTCGACACGTATATCTACTTTCTCTTTCACTGGTATATCCTAATGGTATATTCACTTCTTTCTATTGATACACATTCAACTGATATACTTATTCCATATTCTCCCATTGGTATACAATCCAGTTGTAATACTTCTTTCTTTCCCTATAGTGAAATTACTTAACCGCTTTATATTCCATTCTTTCCATTGATATACCAATCAACTTAAAGTAACTTCTTCTACTCAATTCACTTATTTTTTCTATTTTATAATAATTTATAATAGTATCAACTTATTTTTAAAATTACTATATATTAAATATAGATTTTTAAAAAGAACGTTAGTTCTTTTTAAAAAGATATAACTCTTTTAAAATGATATCATATGTGAATATGATATTATTTTAACAATAGAGCTTGTATTTTTTCTGACGACGCCTTTTTAATGGCGACGTCAAAAAAATACGTTTTATTAATACTATTAGTAGGAGAAATATGGGGAATAGAGAGGGGCCGAAGGCCCCTTTTTTGTTTTTTAGCTAGAATCAAAAATATATATTATAGAATTAGAAAGATATGTATTTTTGTATAGTTATAAAACAAGGAGGTACTATGAGTAGTATCATTGTAAAAGAAAGTTCTATGATTAGATATCGGTATAAAACCCCGTATGATAACAGAGAAATCATAGAACCTGCATTTTGGTTAGCTAATAAAATTAAGTATAGTAGTGATTCTGAAAAGGGTTCTATTATCTATAGAAATAGTAGCCATAAATCTAATATCGTCGGTATTCGGGAGTATAGAGGTAAAGATGTTCAATATATTGAGGGCATTCGTGTAAATGGTCAGTTTAACACATATTTTCAATCCTCTATAGTTCGTCATATTATAGATAATGCAAATTATGATGCTAGTTTAAATGGATATTGGTATAGCTCCCCTATAGTGATTGGTGATAGAGATATTTCTGATTATGAATTACAACCAGAAGCTAAACGTGATTATTATCTATTAGCAGGTATCATCAGTCCACTGATTACTAAAATGAGACTAAACGCTGATAAGCAGGTTGAATCAATATGTTTAACAGCAATGAACTCTATCAGTTCTAGATTGATAGGTAAGTTACAGCAGTTGTTTAAGAATATATATGATAGTGAAATGATTTTATATGCTGGTGTTACGATAAGTTCCACTTCAAAGAATTCATATTTTGATGAGATTCTTATTCGTCATGATAATCTTAATGTCGAGATAGGCAGACATACATTGTTGAGTAGAGTTGTTCAATTCTTGCGATATTTGTTTTGTACTCCACTTATTACTTACAAGTGTGCTCATATACCATCAGGTGCTATTACAGCAACTAAAGAATCTCAGGATGCTTACATTCAAGGTATGGGTCTCGTTTATACACTTAGTACTAAATTTAAAACCTTTGCCCGTTGTGGGATTATTAAATCACCCATTCGTAGTATGGAAACATCGTTGCGATATTTAATGGAAATGCGAAATGAACCGTATAAGATTAAGTATTATGATAGTGATTATCGTTGCACTTTTACGGCTACCCCAGATTTCAATAAAACGGTTCGTAACATTATGGAGCGTAAACCAGTAGATGATTCGGTCTTTATTGAAATATGTAAAGAAGACATGAATCCATCGGAACCATGTATTGAAATCTTTTATGACAGTGACTATATTGAAGTTGATGGATTAGTAATCCCATAGTTGATAATAAAATATCCTGACTAATACAAATCGGTAATCAAGCAAAAATTAATGTATTAGTCAGGATATGACTGTCTAATGTTATCCCTTATGGATTCGGGAATCGTACCGACGTATAGAAAAAGTGGTTTAGGGCGTTCCAATTTAAGATGCCATAAGTAAGATGCATTATGTACTTGATCTGCAAGTCGATTGGTGCACTAAGTTGCCGCTAGTGAGTATATGGGAAAACCGAAGTATCTGTTTGAGCAGGTGGTATTCCGACGACAAAGTAGGAGCCGTCTTACGGATATTCTCGTTATACGTTGAAGAGCACGTAAGTCGTAGTTAAGATACTACGCTATTAAGCATGCAATAACTTAGGAATCCGGTACCGCGGGAGGTGCTAGGCTGTGGGATGAATCAGTACACATATCTATCAACAAAACATGGGACGCACCCGCGCTCCTCAATAGTCACTGGATGGTTATGATGTTAAACGGTAAGTTTTCCATCTGAATAGCATCACTAGTAACTGTCACAAACTATGAGTGTGTGGGATTGATACTATGAAGGAGACTAAACGGATGAAAATTTTTGAATTAGAGGTCGGTGGTAAAGTGGTAGCCTACTCTAAGCATAAATATATGCTAGAACTCTACCTTGTCCAGCGAAACCTTGAGACATGTAATTTTCAAATCCTAAGGCGTAATATCAAAAAGGGAGACTATGTTGACCCTGAATTATTACTCTATTGCCTAGGAACGTTCGTTCTGACGGCTCAGGAGCATTCCTATGTGGAAATGCTTGGTGATGAGCACAGAACATACATTGAGAATCTTATCATAGGTCTAGAAGTTCTCGCGGGAGAGAATGCTCGAAACCTATCGAGTAAAGATTTGAAAGCAATCAAACGAACGATTAAAAGCCTTAAAAAGCAAAAGTCGTTCACAGAAGAAGAATCGGCCCATATACTTGATACTATTACGGATCATCCGAATGTAGTTGACGAGTATATGGGTCAAATTAAGTTTATTAAAAGCGTATTACGAGGAGAGTGTTAGAATGATCAATATCGTAGCGATTGAGGGGTTAGATTGTAGCGGTAAAAGTACCTTTACAGCAGCCCTCACAGAAGTATTACAAACTATCGGGAAGAATGTACATGTTGAGTACGTTCATTTCCCAGATTACTCACTAGAGTCGGGTAAGCAAATCCGTGAGATTCTATTCCATGGAGATGTTTCTAAAACTCGCTCTAGAGATAAACTCATGCGTCTATTCATTAAGAATCGTCATGAGTGGTATGTAGCAAATTATGAACGGTTATCTCAGTATGATAACGTAGTTATCTTAGCCGATAGATATCGTCATAGTAATGACTACTTGAATGCATCTAAATTCAGAGATGTACCAAAAGCAATGGCTAAATATACAGATATTGAATTGAATGGTTATCGAGTTCCAAAAGAAGTATTGAACTTCTTAATGGATACACCATTGGATTTAATCAAGCAACGTGTGGCTGAAAAAGCTAAATCGGTTGGTATTGACCAATACGAAACAGAAGCTAATATTGAAAAGGTATTTAGTAAAAAGAATTTGGTGACTCGTCACTGTATGGATAAAAACTTCTTTATTCTACCTGGTCATATGATTGACCAAAACTACATGGAAGCGAAAGGTAATGAGTTATATCGTTCCAACGATAAGATGGCTGACTATGCTATCCTATACTTCTCATACCTGATTGCTAAACAAATTAATATCGTACTGGATAATCAAGGTCCACGTAATAAACGAGGTCACTTCTACATCGGTCGAATCTTAAAAGATCCTAAGATTAAGATTATGACGAAAGTGGAGATGGCTAAATTGCGTAGCGAAGTAGTTAACGGGTAAGGAGTTACCAAAAGATGAGTGAAGAAAAATTATTCAACCGAATCAACTTCACTGGTAAAGGGGCTGACTTCTCTTCTAATATGAGGAAGAGAAGCTTCTTCCTTACATATGGAAGTTGGTTATATTTTTTTGAACCGAACCAAGATGCGTTCGACTACTATTTGAAGAATGAAAAATTAAAGAAATACAAACACATTGTATTCTGTATTTCCCATGTTCATGAGGATGCCATGAATGGTATCAATACGTTCTTAACATATATCAATGAACGATTTGAAGGGAAAGAAACGGTATATATTGTAACTAGACCAAAAGCTGTAGTAGATACACTCTTAGCAGCAGGTATTTTACAAACGTATCATGACAAATCCATCATTGTAGATGAATTGGTGGACGTAGCATCACTAGATATCCTCACTGTTGGTATGAAACATGGTGATGTGGATAGCTGTGGCTTTTTAGTGAATGATAGAGAATCTAAAACAAACGATAATGTATTCTATACTGGTGATTGTGATTCCATTCCAACGCCAATCTTAAAGATGTTCTTAGAAGGTACTATCAAATCACTAATCAGTGATGTTACATTACAAACCCCTTGTGACGACCATATTACATTCAATTTCTTTAGAGAACTTGTAAATACATATGGTCCAACAATCTTGTATCGAATTAAGTTTACTCATTTCCAAAATGAATATGAGTACAATGCCATTACCGAAATGGTAGAGCGTATGATATTCGAACATGTAAGGGTAAAATAAAGGATAGAAGATATAGGCAACAACCTATATCTTCTATCTATTTTTTGTGCATATATTATTACTATAGCTAGCATTTTAATATTTGGAGGTGAATATAATGGGAAATGATAGTACTGTATTCGTTATGGTAGTACCCAGTGAACCCTTTAGGTTATTCTGGGCAGAAGACCAAGCTACCTTGATTAGCTATGGTGTACAAAATCGTTGGAAAGAACAGCGAGATTATCGTATAGTTTCTATGCTCCGCAGTAATTTTGAGGATATTGAACTACCAGCTGGTTCCTATACGGATGAAGTGTGGGAGTATAAAGAAGGGTTCTGGATTACTGAATCTGAACAAGAGATTCTAGAATCCAATTTAGATTATGAGATGGATAGTCTAATCCATCATTTAGAGGGTGCTCGTAAGATTTTAAAAGTCATGACGGGTGATGATGTGAAAGACTTACGTAAAGCTATTGACCGTCTATTGTTTGACCCAGAGATACCTAAGGGTGTATTTGAAGACTATACAAAAGAGGAATTGGACGATTTCGCTGAGTATATTATCTTAGCAGAGAAGATTAACTATCCTAAGTATATCGATAAGATTTTCCCTAAAGACGGTAAGAAAAAAGGAAAGAAGAAGAAACGTAAGCCAGTTCCAGTCGACGGTGATTATCAGCTCTATTAGAAGATAATTCCCTTGTGGAAAATATAGTAAGTATTTTATCTTAGAAAGGAGATTACTATGGAACAGAATGAAATCAATGCACTTAAAAAAGAATACTTCCAACTCATGAAGCAGTTGGGATATTCCGTAGTATATGACCTCCATACTAAAAAACATGATGACATGTTTGATTTGGAGCTGTTATGTACTCACAAAGAAAATGATGAAGTCTTATACTGTATGTATCAAATCGGTAAAACAAATGAACTCCGAGTTGAGAAGTATAAAGAGTATCGTGATAATGGTAAACTTGACGAATTCCGTCAAGGTTTTATTAACTGGATTACACATGTTACATTCAATGTGAATGATTTGATTGCATGTTTATTACATGAGGGGTATCATATCGAAGAGATTTATATCGATAATAAGATTCACTTAACCCCTAAGATTATCAAAACGGTAATGGATTCCCTTTGTCGTAAAGGGACTCCATTAAAACGCCTATAAGATAAGGAGGAATATATTATGGGAAAACGTCGTAAACGTAAAAACAGAGCGACTATCTTCGAATTATTCGGTCGTAAGAAGAGTAATATCGAGAAAGTAGCCGAAATGATTGAAGAGCAGCATATCTATAACCAACGTGTTAAAGCTGTATTCGGTACTCTAGGATATTTACAAGGTGTAGATGAAAACGCAGTATCCGGCGAAGATTTCAAACGATTAGTGTCTGTAGTAGAAGAACTTGCTGATATTGTATTTGGTGGTGACGTTGATTTCGATACAGTAACTGAACCATATATTGAAGATGATGCTGACGAAATCGTATCTGAAGACTTATTATTCCGCAAAGGAGCTCCAACTATGAACATGCTAAACAAACATACGACTATCGATGAAATGATTATGGAGGACGCTATTAACGAATCCATGGATTCTAGAGATGAGTCCCATACTGATGATGAATTCGTATCCAAGGATATCTTATTCCGCAAAGGTAACGGTCCAGCTAAGAATATGCTAAAAGAAAATACAGCTATCGATAGAATGATTCGTGAAGACGCTATTAACGAATCTATTGAGTCCAATAACGACTTATAAGATTGATAGGGAATCATGATGGAATAATTTGGAGATATTGTTCACATCACTGAAGAATAATACGGATAGCCCGCCTTTAAACATATATCTAATTTAGATTTAATTTAAAGGCGGTGTCTACACTATGAGAATCCCGAAAATTAAACATTACACAACGGAATCTGAGGTAGTCACTCAACCGGTTGAGGAACTACTCGTCAGTAAGACGTTTTATAATTTCGGAAATAATAAAGAGAAAGTGAAGTTTATTAAGACAACTGAAGTACTCATTCGCTCCTCTTTAGAATATAGAGAATTGATCCAATACCTTGGATCAAAATTAGGTATGAACTACTGTTCTTTTTTTCATAACGTATCGAAAGAGAAGTATGGAAAAGCTAGAATCCGCATTGAATTACATCATGAACCATTCACATTATATGATATCGTGAATATAGTACTAACTAAACATCTAATGGAAACGGAAGATAATTCCACTATCAGTATGCTTGATATTGCTGAGGAAGTCATGGGTTTACATTATGATGGGTATGTTGGACTTGTTCCACTCTCACAAACGGTTCATGAGTTAGTTCACTCCGGAGCTATGTTTATACCACTCCAATTTATCGATAAAGGGTTTAACACCTTTTACTTACGATATAAAGATTATATTGAGGAACCTCTTAAGCAAATGCTTATCACTAAACTGAATCTATCGAAAGAATACGCTGCTAATCCAGATCAATTCACAGAAATTCTTCGTAAGAAATATATCTACGTGGTAAATGATAACTATGAGAGCGTTCCTGAACGATTAACCTAATAGAAGGAGATTAGTATATCTATGGGGGATTACACCGAACGCGAACCGATTCTTTGTATCAGACGTTTTCTTACATTGAAAGAGGGACGCAAACCATTTTCTGAGGTCATTCGATTACGTAATTATCGTGGCTTAACAGGAGCATTTGGTAAAGACACGGACTTTAACATGCTAGCAAGTTCGTTACTATATACATTTTCTTACCGAGATACTTTACAGAACAACGGTATGGAAGTTCATAAACGAAATCACGTTGAATTCAATGAAAAGTATAAACAAATCGTAGTAGGTCTACTGGTAACGAACCCAGAACATACAAAAGCATTATTACTCCGTAAAAAAACTAGAAACGACTTTAATCAACTGACCCTTATTCAAGGGCATGTGTCTGCACCGGAATCATACAAAGACGATGAAGAAGCATATCTTTCTTCCACGACTCTCTATGACGTATTATACGATAATATGCTTAGAGAAGCAGAAGAGGAAGTTCAAGGTCTAGTGAGTGTATTCTATAACTCAGCACCTAATACCATGCACATCGAATACTTTGCTAACAATGATTTCGATAGAACTGATATTGCATATTACCATACTGGCTTTATCTTTGAGCTAGTAGTTGACAATATTGAAGAACTCGCTAAATTCAAATCAGGGGAACCTGAGAAACATGCAGTTGAATTAGTCGAAGTTGACAAGATAATCGACGACCCAAATCTCGATCCATGGGTACGTGAAATCTTTAAATTAAACCAATAATTAGATGACAGAAGCACTTTTTCGGTGCTTCTGTCATTATTTTTTTGCCTTTTTAAATATATATTATCTTATAGTAAAAGAGATACTGACTAGGTGGTTATTAGTCGTATTTCTGTCAATATTCGAGAGATACCCATGGCTTAGGTATCTAACTACAAATGACAGTGAAGAAGTATTTAAGAAGGAGAACTAGTATGGAATTGAATGAGAATAAAAAGATTAATGAAGATATAGCCGAGATGATGAAATCATATGGGATTGACCCAAATGTTATTGATTTGATGACACGTGATATCGATGATGAAATTATGCTAAAGGATATAGAAGAACGAGCATTGGAAGGTATCGATATCAATAACATTCGACCAGAGTTTTTATCGTTTACGAATAAGGAGGATACTGGCGTTGTCGATGCTGAATGGAAAGAAGTAGAAGAACCAAAACCATTCATATTAGAAGATGACGAAGAATATCAATCGATGAATGAAACACCAACTTCCGACAGCGTTGAACTTGATGCGAAAGCAAAATTAGAAGCCAACGCTACTAAATATAAAAAAGAAGCATATGACAGATTTAACCACATCTGCTCATTGATACCTGATAGTATTCCATACTATCCTTTCGAAGGTCATACTAATGACGAACGATGGGTGGAGAACATCATTCCCGGTGATGCAGTTACATTCGGCGATGTCCGAATGGCTGTAGAACATAGCCACGGGATTGATGTTTTCGCACCACATCATGTACCTGCGTATACGAAAGCACGTGCTGTATTCAACAGTATTCGAGATAGATTTATTCAACCTGAAAACAATGGTAAAGTGATTCCTGTGGATGACCCATCAGGATTTGGTGACGGCACAGTCACATATGATGAAATGATCGAATACTTAGTTGAAGAATGTTTCCTAGAAGAGGAAGCATTAGATAGAAAACAATTTGAAGAGATGATTCACCCTATGGTACAAGATCCAGATGAAATGCAACGAATTTGGGAAGAGGAGAAAGCCGATCGTGTTCATGAACGTTTTAAAGAACGTAAAGAACGTGAAGCACTCTTTAACAAGCCCTCTGATGGACCGCGGATTAATGCCGATGAGCAACCGATGGAAATTCCTGTTGAGAGTGACGACCCAGTTATGATTGCGTACAAATGGACTGACCCTAGACTAGAAGCGTATCCATCTGTGACTTGGGATTATGAAGACGATAATTACAATGAACCAGATGAAGTATTGGAAGAACTTGCTCCAGGTGAAGAAGAATCAATGGAACACAAAGAGACTCGGTTACGATTAGCAGCTCAAGAGTTGAAGCATCGCTATCGTAGTATCGAATCTTGGATTGAAGCGACCGAGATCTATCGGGAGTACGCATATTTCTTGATTGAAAAACATGGTGGCAAGAAACAATACAAATTCCGCCGAGCTATTGGTTTGGCAAATGAATGGTTCCCATTCTTCCCAGTATTGAAAAAGAATAAAGAAACTAAGCACTTCATTGAAAGTGGCGAAGATTTCATTCCAGATTATTCATTACCAGAGGAAGCTGAGAATGATGTAGTACGAATTGCTCCAGATGGGAGTGAATACGTACATCATTTCCGTAATAACTTGGAAACTAACAACTATCAGTTACAAGGGAAACCATATCATGAATTGGATATCAATTTTGTATTGCAAGATACAGATGACCAATTCATTATGAGGGCTGTTGACACGAAAGCGAGTGCAGCACGTCGCAGAGTTAATGACCCAACTAAAGCATCTCAATCCGTTTTGGATGATCTCAATTATATTCAAGACTTCTCCGCTCGACGAGCGAAGGCCATTGCAAAAATAGATAAAGCCTTAGCTAGTAAGAAACTTTCTAAGAAGCAACGTAAGAAACTTCTCAAGAAACGTGGACGTACAGCAACGCAAGGAGGCTTCCAGTCTAAGCAAGGTGGCGATGACTACTTTGGTTTGCATGAGCGTTTCAAAGAATATTATAAAGAGAAATTCCGCAATCCGTATATCGATGACGAAGAGCGTTATCGTAACCCAGATGAAGTTGTCATCTATAAAGACGTATGGTTGAAACCAGAACGATATGAACAACTTCAATTAGTTGATGAATTTACTCGTTTGGGTATCATCGACTTCTTCAATCCTAAACAAATTCTTCCTAAGAAAGCCCGTAAGGTTAAAGTATTAACGAGTCACGGAAGTGCAGACGGTGACCGTTTCAAATCTAAGAAGAAACGTAAAAAGGATAAGAAGAAAAGAAAGAAAGACGCTAAGAAGTTTAAGAAGCAAACTGGATTTGATTCCACTAAAGGATTAGGCTTCGATGATTTAACGTCTATTATTAATGGTATGGCTAATTCAGCCGTTGGGAGGTAATCAATATGACAGAATATACTACAAACGTAACGGCTGAAATGGAACGAGCTGGTAAAGTTCGTCATAGAATCTATGAGCAATTCACTGAGGAAGACATGATTGTCATCCTCAATATGTTACGTGATGCAAGATTCCGTGATAATAACGAGAAGTTCGATTACATGTTAGAACATCTTCGTGGTCGTGGTTTCTTAGAAATCGGTGCTGGTACTAACCGTATGGCTGTTAAGAAAGGTGGTTATATTTATAAAATCGCTTTCGACACCTATGGTGTGAAGGATAACTGGCAAGAGTTTAAAATGGCTCCCGAGTTACAACCATATGTAACTAAAGCATATGAGTGTAATGGACTTGTTCTCGTTGCAGAATATGTGGAGCTTATGTCCCAAGAAGAGTTTATCGCAAGTAAAGAAATCATTCGTGAAACGTTAAAACAACTTGAACGTGATTATCTATTCTCTGATATGGGTACTATCAAAAAGAACTTCTGTAACTATGGTTACAGACAAGGTTCGGGCGAAATCGTAATCCTAGATTACGGTTATATCTATCCAATCGATAGAAAAATGATGACTTGTTTAAAATGTAGTCACGAGTTAACATGGAATTACAATTTCAATGAACTCGTGTGTCCTCATTGTGGTTCTAAATACGACCCGATTAAGATTCGTGACCGTATGAGAAACTATGATGATACTACAGTCTATACTGAAATTGCTGGTGAATCAGGTGCGTTGACACTAGATTTGGAGTGGTCTCCGGAGGACGCTTAAATGAAAAGTATTATACTAGCAAACTCATCGAATCAACTGGGTAAGATTCTAAATAAGTTAAAACCTAAAGAAGTTGAAATCGTTGTATTATCAACTCGAATCGACCCAATTATGTTAGATAGACGATACAGTCGTCATAATTACAGTCACTTAATTCCACCGTTACCTATACTCCATAACTTTTTGGAGTATGGGTACGATGATTTGTATGTCGAAAGATATTCAGCATATCTAAAGACACCAATGAATTACTTGTTTTTAAATCAGATTATATATAATCTATCCCATAGAGATGTGAATATGGTTCTTGTATGTGAAAAAGAAGAATCTGAATTCCAATACCTTGAGTTACTTGCTAAAGCAATCAAAAATGTATATCAAGTAAAATGTGTTACGTACAAAGATTGGAAGAAAGGTAAAACTTCTAAATCCGTTAACGATAGAGAAACCTTATGTACTATCTCTGAAAAGGTATATGAAGTATTTAAGAGCAAGGTCATTGATTCGGGATATGAAATCCCAATCATGATGAATGAGTTATTACCCAAGAAACGGGTAAAAGAGTTACCTAAGAAGTTAAAGAAGTTGTATATCCGTCATATAGAGGATATCCAATCCAGACAATAGGAGGATTTTAGTATGGCTAAAAAGAAGGATAAGAAACAGAAGAAATTTGTTTCTTACAAAAAACAAAAGAAAGAATCAAAAGTTGCACTTAAGCAACTTTTGAATTCCAAAATGATGTTACGTAAGTTCCAAGTGATTTTGCAATTGCAAAACTATGACTTGAAAGACGTAAAATCTATGTTAAAGATTTTGATTAAAGACTTCATTAAGGATCATGACATTGACCCAGAGATGAATGAATTAACAAATCTTATCGAAGCCAGAAAGTATGATAAGGCTAAGAAAGAAGGTCGTGAAGTAGAAGGCATGAGCTCTAAAAAGAAAGCTATGCTTAAATACATTGACGACCATTATGATTTCGAAGAAATGGCACGTATCAGAGCATTACGAACTGAATTCGGTGATGACTATGATAACGAACCTGACTTTGATATCTACAAAGGTTCTTCTGTAGAAGAAGACTTAATGGAGTATATGCCTAACTTCGATGCATTCAGTGATGATGACGACGAAGATGGGTTTGATCCATTACGTGACACTGGTAAGAAAGCAGCTAAACGTGCCGATAAGATTAAAGCTAAAGACAAGAAGAAAAAAGCTAAGAAAAAAGAAGGTCGTAAAGTTGATGACAACCCAGGTCATGTGAATTCATTAAGTGAATATTATCTAGGTGGTAAACCTGAAACTGATAACTATTCCGACTATGATCAAATTGATCCAGATAGTACTCATGCTTATAAAGGTTATGAAACCTTTGAAGAGGTGAAGTACAAAGTAACTCATAATGAGTTATTAGAAGGTGCTACCGTAGAGCAAGATGAATATGGTAACATCGAAGTGTATTTCGAACCAAAAACTATGATGCAAGCTCGTGAATATGCGGAACTACAAATGTATCGTGGTGTATGGTCTGAACGTGATGTGGATTCTTACATGTTCCGTATGCAAGAACTGATTGAAGGAAACGAAGATGACGAACCAATCGTTATCGAACCATATCAAAAGAAACCAAAATATGATGATGACGGTGAAAAGTTAATTACAAGCACATCCCAAATTCATAGCGAAGAAGACGTCATTCGTTATTGTAAACAAATGGTAGATGCTGGTAAATGGACTAACCAAGAAGCGGATGAAGTATTACAAGAATTCCGTGATGAAGTAGAACGTCGTCGTCAAGAACGTGAAGAAGGTTTCGTTAACTATGTTGATTTAGGTGCCCCTGATCGTGCGGCAGTGAACCTTATTTCTGGTGCAGCAGCAGTAGCAAAAGGAGCTGACCCTAAGAAGGTACTTAAAGCTCAACGTAAAAAAGAAAAAGAGATTAAATCTGTAACATTCGGATTATCTCAAAAAGATTTGCGTAAGAAAGCAAAACAACACAAAGAAAGAAGATTTATGTAATGACCAGTGAGTTATACAAACGAAGTCTATATTTGAATAAGAATATCGATTACTTATTCGGAGTTGATATTTGTGAGTATGATATCGAATCAGCAGGTCTAAATATTATCAAGTATTATGGATTACTACCACAGGACAGAATCACATACCTAGAAGGTATGAGCAAGGAGGCGAGAAATAAGCAGATTGGTATTTACCAACGCGACGATTCTGTTTTCAAAGAAGCCCTATCAGAAGGGTTTGTCAATATTCGAAAAGAATTCTTTGAGCTTAATGAGATAGAAGATGATGATATTCTTTCAATCAAGAAAGATGCCATCTTCACTCTCGATAGACGAATGCGACACACTAAGATCGGAAATGTCACATTCAAGCGAAAGCATTCTTATACATCTTATTTGTATCTCGATAAGAAAGAGATATATGTGAATACATTAATGAACACGGTAGAAATAAAAGGGTTAACTGATTGCAGTGAGCATGAGGGATATATGTTTGATTTCTTCAAACGGTTCTGTGCCATAAATGAGAACTCCCCAAATCAGGATATAGCCATAGATTATATACTAGAATTCATTCAGAAATATAGGAATAAAGAACTTCCTAATGGATATTATAGAAGACTATCCAAAGATAATAACTTCGTCGTATATGACGAACTGAATGATGAGTGGATAGAGGTTAATGACATCGAAGTCAACGAATACGATGTTGATATCAGTTATAACTATATCAACTACCTTATCCCATTAGCTAGTATCTACCTATAAGGAGGATTTACCATGGTTGTAAAATTAACTCCAGAGTTATTAATGTTAGTCAATCGATATGTACGGATTAGTGCATCCAATCGATTGAAAGATGTAGGTGGTATCCAATATCACATAAGTGATATGGTAACAGACACAAAGAAACGATATGAACTAACACAATTAGTGGAAGACTTCGAAGAGTATTTAGTATATCTCTTAGCCGATAACTATGGACATGAGTTTCTATCAACAAAGGAAAAGATATCGATTCGTAAAACTGTATTCATGCGGTTAAAATCGATTAATGGTTGCACGACAATGAAGCAACTCTTTATACGATTCCTTACGATGGAAATGAAATAGAAAATCCCTTATACCAATTACGGTATAAGGGATTCTTCTTTCTTTTTTTTTTGCTTACTCTTCTTGAAGAGTGAAGTTATTGACACGCATATAGTCAACGAGTTTGTATGTGACTCGTCTAGCTACGTATTGTCGAATGTATTCACTAGTAACACCTGTCATATTGGCAGTTAAATAGAAACCAGTGGATAGAGAACTAATCACACTATGGGTGATTTCAGATTGGTATTTTTCAAAGTCATTGATGACTTTCAAGTCTTGTGTCATCATCGGTGCTTCTACAACGGCAACGAATTCTAAGTTGATCAATACATCTAAACTTTGTAGAAGTTCATCAATCGATAATGAACGGATTGGTGGTGGAACAGGTTGAAGTTGACGCATACGGATTTCACGTTGCATCATCCAATCTTGATATACTACTCGTCCAAATAGAATTACCATACCCAATACGAATATGGTGGCTATGCTGTATAGCCAAACAATAGACCAGTTTTCAATTAGCCAATTCATTGTACATATCCTCCGTGATATTATTTACTGTTTAGGTATATACCGTATAAACCAAATGACATACAAGAGCACATCAATAGTTCTACGGAATGGTCAAATAGAAATTCCATATATCCTCCTTAACGATAGGACCAAGACACCATATTGTTCTCTAGTTCGAGAATGTTGGAATCATGGGATTTGAATTTTCTAGATAAGTCAATATATTCATTAATCTTAGCTTTGTATTTATCTAATCCATCTGGATAGGATTTAAGGAAAGCGTTCACATCACCAATACCTTGGTTAAGGTTAATGAATAACTCGCCACTGTCAACAAGCTGATGCACTGTTTTACAGAGCATAACGATTTGAACGTGTTCTTTATAATGCTCATCTAATACAATCTTAGCAATCTTGAATGTATTAACCGTTTCATCGTTGTTTAATAAGTGGTCAGTTACTATAGCACAATAGTCAAATAGAGTTAACATCGGACCATGATGCATTTCAATGACAGCATCAAATCGACTAATGTTACCTAGTACTTGACAATGTTCCATTTTCAATTCACGAATCGCATCTACGAAGTTACTATAATCAGGATGTTTACGAATTGCTCGTTCACAACCTTTAATGAATCCTACGTAGTTTTCTAGGTTCATGAAATAGTATTTGTCCTTGTTAAAGGATATATCAAACTCTGCTTCTGGAGAAGCTACAGTCTTATTCGGGTCATGTAAATAGTCAACAGATGACATTTGCATCGCTCCTTTCTTTGATTAGTTATATGTGCCACTATGAGTAGTATAGAATAGTTGCAAATACAGATAACTATATGTAAAATACCTAATAAGGAGGTACATACCATGACAGAACAAACAAACGGTACTCGTATTAGTATTGATGAACATACTAATTTTTTAGAACTAAGCCGTATTAATGCAAAGATTCCTGTAGAATCTTTATTACGTTTTAAAGATAGATGGAACTGGACTCTCATTTCCACTTATCAACACTTTTCCCTATTTGAATTAGGGTATTTAGAAAACTTTGTGAATTTCAGAATGTTATTTAAAACTCAACCATTTGATAGAGCTATCGCAGATAGATACAAAGAGTTTTTAGATTGGGATTTCATCAGTGGTAACTGTGCACTAGATGTATCCGACTATTATACATTCCGTGACTATATCAATTGGGACTATATGCTACCGAATACAATCGTATTCCAACAAGCTAATTTGGATACAATCGAAAAACTTAAAGATTATCTTGATTGGTATCATTATCATGATAGTCCGGTTCGTTTCGATATTGAATTCTTACGAAAATATAAAGAAGAACTATATTGGAAAGATATTGACTTCTTAAATCGATGGTCTAAACCATTTATCTTTGAATTCGCTGATTATATCCCTTGGGATTATATTGCTACCGATTATCCTTCTTTAATAACTGAAGACGTCATCGCGATAGGGGCTAGAGAACTTCTAGACAATGACCGAAATCAAAATAAACCGATAGCTACCCATCTTAACAGTTGTTCCGATGAAGTACTGATTATGGTAATGCATCATATTAATGGATTTACATCATTAGGGTGTAAAACATTCGCTGGTAATGAGTACTTGAAAACTCTGGTTGATACCGTTGTAAGTAATTCTGATGTATTAATACTAGCTGAAGCTCTTAGACGAGTGATTCATGATGTATTGATTAATAACATTCGACTCGATAAAGATAGTATTGAAATCTTGAATACTGCTATCTGTGAGTCTTTGGATGTTAAAGAGATTTGTGAAGATACTGAACTCGGTACACTGGAAACCATTCTTCCTTTATATGCATATAACCCAGCACCAAATAAACAAGTGGTTGATTATATCAACGCACTACTTGGTTATAATATCTTTGCTGATGATACTAAGTGTAGTAAACCGACTGAATACGTTGGGGTATTTATGGCTAGATTTGGTGACTTAGCATTCAATGAAAATTTTGCTAATAATATCGATAACTATATCGACATTATCGCAGAGTATGGTTCCGCAGAAAATCGAGCACTTCTTGCTCAATTGATTACCACTCACCCAAGCTTTGAGGATGTAGATGAAGAAGAGCGTACCAAAGCACTGAATAAGTTAAACCATATTGATACTCATCGCAATGACCAATTGATTCCAAATCCACCAGAGGAGGAAACTGATGCTACAGATAACAACGACGAATGAAGGATTGATACCTTTAACACTTGATAAATATGCTTGTGTATTAGGTACTCTATTCGCTTTTGATATTGGTGAAGATTTCATCGATGCCTTGAAGATTAGCAAAGCGGAAGCTATAGCTATATTTCCAATGGACATCGCCGATGGATTAGACCGATATAAAGAAAGAATCAAACGCCTGTTTCAATATATCATTTATGAAGACCAATCTTATATTGGTAACATCATTGTCATAACTCATACACCTGAGTTAGAGACCACTACCAGAGAGGTCATTGCTGAAACAGCTAGAAAGATTTCTTCGACTCATAAACTATTCCCTGATGATAAAGTTATGCTCAGTCAATCAGTGACAGCATTTAAAGGTTCTACAGGGGACCCAATTACACATATCACTGCGTTTATTCGATGCTCTCAGCATATAGATAAACGGGATGATACGACAGCAGAGAAAATCTACCATTATAAAGCTGAGGATACTGACCTCTCATTTGAATTCAGAGAGAATATTATGCTTGGTAATATGAGTACAGGAGTAACACTAGGGACCTACTCTTTCCATTGCAAACGTGAATGGATGGACTCCTGGGAATACACTCCAGAGTACTTAGAGAATCATAATCCTGGTAGAACTCGTTCTCGTTCAGATGATTAAAGGAGAAGTATATGGACTATCAGGTTGATAATCGAAAGAATAATCTTCTTATCCGCTTTGGACCTGTAGAAGAGTATCCAAAGATAGAATATGTGAGCGAGTTTTCACTCGCTCTACGTATGAGGGATAATTTAATTGTAACTATCTGTGATGATGTTGATGCCGATATTATCAACAGAGATGTTAGACACAGTTGCGGTATTGGTGATAAAGTTATCAATATCCATACTGATTTAGATAACTACCCAGCGGATTCTGTGGTTGATGATTTCCATTGGACTACGTTATATCGAGCTATGCCGAATCACGCTGAGTTAAGTCGAATGGGTTTAGTATTCCATATCCTATCCACTAAACGGAATCGTACATCGGTATCTGAGTTTATAGCAGAACGACCGATATTAAAACGATTCTTAGAGATGGTTGTGAATCGAATTCAAGAACTTCTATTCCATCGTATCATTGAAGAATATTCCTCAAAGATGTATGGTAGAGATGAAGTATGTGCCGAATACATTGACTTATTCTGGGATATACTCAATGTGGATGTCATACGTGAAGCTATCGATTATATTCGAGAAACGGAACGAGATACATTCAACTGTGATAAGTATGAACTTCCTATTGAGGAGTACTGTATTATCGTATCCCATTATACTAAATAAACATATATTATCATTACGTACTTAGTTAATAAAGGAGATGTAAGTATGGCAAAACAGGTAGCATTTGCATTACACAAATACCTTCAACGTAACCAAGATACGGACAATCCTGAATTAACTGAGGATTGCTTCGTACCAACTGATGAAGAGATAGTCAACTATGTCAATTCAGAGGGTATCGTAAACGACGTTCACTATACGGTGCATGTTAAGAGGTACACTGGGTCATATGAAAATATGCTGACAGTGGAATTTCTTGATAATAAATAATCGTATATAGAACGTATCTGTAACGACTCTCAGAGCTTACTGGGAGGTCAATTCATTTTTTCAAGGAGGACTCACAAATGGCAAAATTTAGTGAAGTACTGAAAGCCTTAGAAGGCAAAACGAAAGGTACCAAAGATAAAAAAGGTACTACGGCATTTAGTAAGAAAGACTTTTCTGAACTCACAGCTGCATTCTTGAATGACGATGGTTACACTGCTAAAAACATCAAAACTGTAAAAGGTGAATATGTAACAGTAGAAGAACAACCAGTAGCAGCATTCCGTAATGCATTCATCAAAGACGTGTTGGTAAAACATGGTGTTGATAAACAAGAAGCAGAAGCAGCGGCTCGTGCATATGAATATAGCCCTAAACAAGCAGAAGCTTTGTATCCAGTTATCACTGAATTATTATACCAATACATTGGTGCTGGTCGTACATTCAGCTTCCAAAATAAAGAAGACTTTGTTGCGGCTATCAAAATGCGTCATATCGATGCACATGATTCCACATTCAAAAACCGCGAAACTGGTGTTGAAACTGTAACTATGATTCAACCACATCGTGTGTTGATTAAAAAATCTTCTGCTCCATCCTGGAAAAAGAAGAAAAAGAAATAATCTATACTATAATGGATACACTCCGAAGAGTGTATCCATTATTTATTGTATTTTTTACTAGCTATATGTATATATTATACTTATAGATAGAATTATATTTATTTTAAAAAAAAGGAGACTTAAAACAATGAATGAATTTAACGAAGAACTTAAAGCGATTAATGAAGAGATTGAGCGTCTCGAAACAAGAATTCAAAACTTACAGGATTTAAATCCAGTGAGTAAAGAAGCATATGATACATATCTTTTACCATCTAGAGGAGACCTCGTAGATGGTAAGATTATGAAAGCGTATGTTAAATTAAGAGGTATTCGAAGAGAACTTGAAGAATTGATACAGGAGGAAAAATAATGAGTATTCGTTACGGTATGGATGCAGTTCCTGGTAAAGTGATAGATGTTAAGTTTAATGAGGGTAAGAAACAAATTTGTTTCGTCATTGAGGATATCAATGGACGAAGACTTCCAGTGGCATATGATGTCCATGATGAAATGGTGCTCCCAGATAGAGTGTTAGCTGGGATTATGCTTAAGGAAAGTGATGTTCCTGTTAGTCAAGATATTAATCTAGACCTTATAACGGAAGTTATACTCAGGGTAAATAGTATAGGTACATTCGCTAAAGATAATGGGATGGATAAAGAATTTAATGTATTGCTGGCTGATTGTGGGTTCTTACAAGAAGACGAGTTACCAATCTCGCTTAATACTCCAGATGTAGTAGAAGATGATGATGTTGCCGTCATTCCTGATACCGCTAATGATAGTGAAATAGAGGAAACCACATATACTGATGAAGATGAGTATTATGACACGGTAGTACTATCTACAACGGAAACTACGTTCATCTCTGAGTGTATTGGGTATCCTAAAACACGTATTACACCAAAAGGTGAAGAATTGAATATCGAAATTACGTTTGCTACCAGACGATTCGGTCTTAATGAAGTGAATGTATTACTACCTATTTCGTATAATTCTGTTGGTATCATAGATGCTATTAACAAGGGGGTATATTCTGCATTTGTAGAAAACCGCACGTTTATAGTCGATTTAAATTTATTTAAGGAGAAATGTGATGAAAATTAATTATTATGAAGATAAAGTACCTCATACAGTTTATGGTACATTGGATAGTGTTTGGGTTAATAAAGCTTCTAAATGTATCTCTTTTTACGTTAAAGTAGATAATGGAGTTACGGTAACTATCCCGATATATACTGGAGAGAATGTTATTTTACCTCATTATATGGTAACTCGTATCATGACTGTAATGCGAGATAGTGTCACAGACGAAGCGATTCAATTAGAGGATATCGCTATGGAGATATTAACTCAAAATACATTGGGTTGCTTCTGTAATGAAAATTATCTTACTGATAACTTCTTCGATATGATGATTGAAGATGGTTATTTAACACACGAGGAATGTCAAACATTCGAGTTTGTTCATGATCGAGATGTTGAAGACTATGAGAGAATCATGTCTGAAGACACCGATGAATATGAGAACTACGGAGACTATGAGATCGATGATGAGGATATCGATATATTAGATGACTCCGAACAGTTCCCACTAATCGATATGACTGACAAATGTACATACAACGTATATTCAGTTACAGATGATACAGGAGTGTATATCCCCAATTGTGTAAATGACCCACATATAACGGTTGTTTATACTGGAGTTAGGACTAGAGTTGATATGGTCTTTAACACAACGGACTTTGGTAATGCAAAGCTTAGTTTAGAGAGCAGTAAACAAATCCGTGTTATTGATGTTCTCGACACTATCATTGGAATTATCAATGATGCTAGAGAAAATGGCACGTCCGCATATTTCAATAAAAATATTTTTGAATAGGAGGAAATGGTTATGATTAGATTACGTTATATGAACCCAAATGGGGATGCTATTGAAACTGGTGAAATCGTTAAAGATGTCGGTATTGAGTTACAGACTCTTCAAGATAATCAGTATAACCTTATTATACGATATAATACCGTTCTACGGACTGGTAGAGTTGATTTCATTCAACCAGTCGCAGATGAAATCCATATCGTATTACAAGCGACTCGTGAAGATGTTGATACTATTATAGATACTATTAGAAAAGCTATTTCTGATACGTTGAAAGCTATCAATGTATATCAAAACAAACAGTCTAGTGTTATGGCTATGGAAATAAATCCTGACTATGTATATGACAAAAACATAGAGCGACCAAAGGAATACGTTGATTTAAATCAAGTATTATCCCCTTGGTTATAAACTATAAAGAAGGTACTTCGGTACCTTCTTTTTTTATTTTTTTTGTGTTAAACTCCCACCCTAGGACATAGTTTTAAATCCAATAACTATGTTTTTCCATACTGGAGAAATATGGAGAAAGGAGTTTATGATATATGCCTAAAGGTAAAGATACTAAATGGCTAAAGAATATAGGTAAGTCAGTTGCCTTCGGGCTTAAAAATACACTTGACTCTCGATATTCTGAAAGCTCAGGTATCCGCGGAGATATTTACAACTCTGCAAAGAATCTACGTGAAACGATAACAGAAATGCGTAGAAATAAAGCCACTTCAAAATCATATCTGAATGAATATAAGGGTAAAGCTAAAGAGTTATATAGTGACGCAAAACGTGCACTTGAATCTGGTGATTTATACCCTAATAAAGACAGTGATGATGATTTTGATTTTGGTGATGATTTTAACTTCGGGGATGATGACGACTTCGGTTTCGGAGATGACGATGGTGCAGAACCATCAACTAAATCTTCCAGTAATTCTTCATCTGTCTCTGCGGCTGAGATTAGTTCATTAGGACGAATCGAAAAAGCCACATATAATTCCGGTGCAAAGACTGCCGGAAGCATTGTTAAATTAGATAAAACTATGAAAACCCAAGGAGCTATTATAGCAAAAGGGTTTGAAAAACAAGTTCAAATTGCCGCTAAACTATCCATGAATATGATAGTAGCTCAACAGAAGCATCATCAGCAACAAATTGGACAACTCGTAGGTATTCGAGATAACTTGAATTTACTCAACACGTTCAATCATGACGTTATGGGTAAATTTATTGAAGGTTCTCTTAAGTACTATGATGAAAGCTTAACCATCTGGCAACGCATGTTAGAGATGCAAGAAGAACGTCATGGGACAGCATTTAAATCCCAATCGTTTGGTGAATCTGACCTCTCTAAAGTTACTGGTTTAGGTGGCTTTGATCTATCTGCCTATGCTGACGTTATTAAGAAGAACTTTGATGGCACATTACCTGGCATGGCACTCAGTATGGGCTCTATGTTCTTGGGTGGTGGATTAGATTTCGGTCCTAAGAAAAAGGGTAATCCATTAGGTTCTGCTCTTGAAGCTGGTTTGAGTGCTCTGTTACCTAAAGTACTTGATAGTGCTTTGGTTAATCTAGATAAATCCGTTGCTAATATGGTACCTGCTATGTTAGCAAAATTGGCTGAACGTGGAGATGACCCTAATGCAGGGATGATGTCACAGTTCTTTGGTCAATTATTCGGTATTAAGCGTAATGGTGGTCGTTTTGATACGACTAAGTATGCTAAAGGTGCCGTAGCCTTTGATGGTACAACACATAGAACGATTAACCAAGTCATTCCAACATACTTAAGTGAAATTCTTGGAGCGATTAAGAACGAACCTGCTAAACTATTTGACCATAGTATGGGCAAGTTCACAACGCGTGCTGAGATGAAAGCTCGTCATGAGCGTGACCTTGAAGGGTTCGCTATGCGGGCAACTGATCCATTGACTGGTAAAACAACTAAAGTGTTAGACCAAATGGAATTCAGTTCAGACGAGGAACGTAGAAAAACTGAGAAATCTATTAGTAAATTCGCATCGGATTTAGCTACAGGGAAGATTAAATACAACCCTAAACAGTTAGAATCTATGATTGCTGAAATAGAGAATAAATCAGCGAAATCTATCGTTGCTGCCGTTATGCGTCAAATGAGTAATGCTGACCATTTAGCCATGAAAGGTGCTGGATATAAGTATGACCAAGATGTGAATAACTATTATGCTAATATAGCTGATGGAGACATGTCTGGTTATATCCTTAATGACAACTTTGATGGTGCTGGTGGTAGACTCACTTCGGTACGTGAAAAACGAGAAGCTGAAGAAAAAGCTAGACTTGCTACTCTTAAGAAAACCGGTGACGCTGTACGCTCTAAGAGTACAGGTAATAAGTTTATTGATGGTAAACTTGGCTTAGGTAAAGAATCAACAGGACCTATTAGTGCGAACGATATCGATGATATGGATAAGTTCGTTGCTGGTGCATTATCTGATGAGAAAGGTCTCAAATCTCTTGACCGAGAAGGTACCAGTGAGAATAAAGGTCTTGGTTATTATTTAAGAAACCCAATGAATGCATTAACTGATACTATCACTAAAATCGATAATACTCTTTATGATATTATCTTTGATAGTGAAGAAGGTAATGGTTCTATTATGGGTTCTATCTTTAGTGGATTGAAACGAAGCTTCAATAGCATTCAAAAGTTCTTGAAAGATAATGTATTCAAACCAATTAAAGATAGCTTAATGACTGATAAAGCAAAAGCTAAACTTAATGAGTTCCAAGGGAACATGTTAGATTATGCTAAGAACCTTATGGTTGGTTCTAAGAAAGGTGGAAAGTATGTGGGTGGTGCATTCTCCTTTGCTGCTAATGCAGTAGGTGATATGGGTCGCTACATGAAACAAATCTTCGATGGTAAAGACTTTACAGATTCTTCTGGTAAGACTGTGAAGAGTATGACTATCGGTATTGGTGCCGAAATGAAGAAAGGTTTTGATAGTGCTTTTGGCTATTTGAAATCCTATTTATTTGGTGGCTCCGACCAAGAAGGTCAAGAAAAAGCCAAGAAGATGTCTCTCGTAAGTAATATTACACACACGCTTTCTAAAGGATATCAATCATTCTCCAATAACTTCTTTGGTACTAAATTAAATGAACGCCAAGCGTTTAAAGACTTTGGTACATTCATGAAGAAGAAACTACCTGCTGGATTAGCTAAGGGTGCCGTGATTGGTACTGGTCTTAGTGCCTTATCCTTAACAGGTGGTGCTGGTATATTAGGTTCCTTATTCCTTCCGGGTGGCCCTATCGGTGCTATGATTGCTGGTACGGGTATTAGCCTATTATCTCAATCGGATAGATTTAAAAATATGCTATTCGGTAAAACGGATGATAAAGGTAATCGTACGGGTGGTGTCATTGGTAAAGGTATTCAAAAATTCTGGAAAAAGAATAAGAATGCGTTAATCGGTGGCGGTATGTTCGGTGCTCTTAAAGGAGCATTGGGTATATCCATCCCTGGTCTCATTAGTGGTTCCCTAGGTATGGTAGGATTAGGTGGTGCCGGTTCAGCTATTGGTGCTGTCGGTATGCTTCCTGCTATGGGTGCAGGTCTATTAGGTCCTGTATTAATGGGTGCGGCTACAGGCTTAGCAGTTAAGTCTAAACGATTCCAAGAATTACTCTATGGTAAAAAACAAGCCGATGGAACTAAGAAAGGTGGCCTTGCTAATAGTAAACTCGCAGCCTCTATGAAGAAACTCATGCCAGGTGCGGCATTCGGTGCATTATCTGGTTGGGGATTGGGAGCCTTCGGTAGTAGCTTTGGCTTAATGGGATCTGCTTTCATGGGTCCAATGGGTATGGCTCTTATGGGCTCTGCTCTTGGTATCGGTTTAACATCCGAGAAATTTAAAGATGCGTTATTTGGTAAATTTAATGAAGATGGTACATACAAATCTGGTCTAGTTGACAAGTTTAAAAATGCGTTAACTGTCGGTGTTGTAAATCCATTGAAAGTTAGATTCGCTAAAGGTGCGTTAGCTGTTGAAAAATGGTTTGCTAAATCCATCGTAAATCCATTACAAGATGCTTTCACTCCATTGAAATGGATGTTTAAAGATCTTGCGACTACGATTAAGGATAAAGTAACTACGTTATTTACAGATACTGCTAAAGCAGTCACAAAACCATTCCAACCTCTTATCAGTGCTATTACCAAACTCCTCGGTAATGTATATAAAGGTCTCCGTTCTGCTACGGATAAAATCTTTAAAACGACTATGTGGGGTCTTGGACAAATGCTCTCCTCTCCAGTTAAACTAGTTGGTTTAGCTGCTGGGTTAGCATCCGGCTATTATAGCATGGGAGCATATAAAGAAAACGTTAAGAATAAATTCAAAGGTATCGGTTCTGCTAAAGGATTCCTTGGTACATTAAGTGCCACTGGTTCAGCGTTCGGGTCTATGATTGGCATGGGTGATAAGGATTTAACTTCTGAGAAGTATAAAGACTTAGCACGTGCTAGAAAATATGCTCAAGAACGTGATGCCAAACAAAATAGATACTTTACTAGAAAAGAAGCTGTTCTTAACAAGTACGCTCAAAGTAAAGATGCATTTGAACAAGAAATCTTGGCAAATGGATTTGGTTTAACTAAGAAACAAATCCAAGCTAAACGTCAAGAACTTGAAGCAAATAGAGACCGTGATTTATTAATCACAGATAAAGCGAAAGACCAAATCACTGCGATTACACAAAAAGAACTTGAGGTTCAAGAAGAATCTAGAGATTTCTTAAGTGAAATCAAAGATGGTTTCCATAAACTACTGAACCGTATGGGTGTCAAGAAAATCAAAGGTAAGCATCTCGATGCAGGTCCTAAACATGAAGATGACGACCCAGCGAATATGGTAGGTGGTAAAACAGCCGAAGCGATTGCAGCTGATAAAACAATTGCCGCTTCTCCATTCGGATTCACTTTACAGAACTTCGGTGCTAAAGGTAAAGCATTCGGTGCTCGCCATGCTGATGATAATGTAGCTGAATTAGTGGGTGGTAGAACTGGTCAAGCCATTATGGCTGAACGAGCTGATGAGAAGAAACGTCAAGAAGGATTAGCCTTATTGAAACCTATCGCATTGAATGCGAAAGAGAAATTGAAAAATAAAGCAGAAGGTCTACTTGATAAAATCTTCAAAGGTATGGAAATGGCTAATAAGTTCTTAGGTCTTGCTGGTATATTGGGTGTAGTTAAATCTATCTCCGATATGATTCAAGGTAAAGGAACTTCTAAGCATACAGACCGTATCGCTCGTGACTATGCACAGAAAGGTGCAAGATGGGCATTACGTAATGGTGAAACCATTGAAGCCATTGGTCGTGGTGCTAGAGATATTGGACAGAAAGCGATTCGAGGAGCTAAAACATTGCCAGAGAAATTTGGTAATATGGCTCGGAATGCTAGAGTCGGAATTAATAACTATATGAATTCCAAATTTGGTATTGGAACTCGTATGTATGAATCTAAAGCGGTAGCCGATTACGTTGCAGAACGTGGTCCAGTCACAAGCAAATTATCGCATATTGCTGAAGCAGAAGCTAGAGTAATGAGTGGTAAGAATGCTGCTGATATCGCTAAGATGGGTGCTAATGAAACTGAAGGTGCATTGGCATCATTTAAGAAATGCTTATCTGAAGCGGCTGATAAAATCGGTTCGCTCAGTATTGTTAAAGATAAACTCGGTCCAAACGCAGGTAAATTAGTAGAAGCTGTTAAAGGACTTGGTAAACGAATCACAGGTTCTATGTTTGGTAGAATCGCTGGTAAGTTTGCTAAAGTTGTAGCTAAGACAGCTGCTACCGTAGGTACTGGTGGTTTAATTCAAATCGGGTTTAGTTTATATGACGCTGTGACAGGTTCTAAAGATGCTTCTTACATCTTTAACGTACCTGAATCTAAAGTCACTGCTGGTATGCGAGTAGCGGCTTCCATTCTGAATGTCATCTTAGGTCTTCCAGGTCTTATCTTCGTTGATTTGGCATTGGAATGTATCGCGATGTTTACAAACGATGCAATGGATATTAAGTCATACTTGGCTATGATGATTTATAAGAATCTTCCTGGTGTATCCGAAGAAGATGCTAACGCAGTCGCATTAGCTCGTTCTGGTGATGAAGCTGAGAAGAAAGCCTATGAACAAAAAACTGGTAAAGAGTTGACTAAAGATGAATGGCGTAAGATTAAAGATGAACAAGATGACAGTGAAAACGGTATTATAGCGAAAGCTAGAGGTACCGCAGTCGGTCGATTCTTGTTCGGTGCTAATGATGAAAATGGTGAATACCAAGGTGGTTTATTCTCCAATATGCAACGTGCAGGAAATTCCGTAATGGCAACCATTTTCGGTGAAGCTGATACTGGTGACTATAAAGGTAAAGAATCTATCTTTAGTCGTTTATGGTCTGCGGTAGGTGATGCGGCTCATGATGTAATGGTTAGCTTTGTAGGTGGCACAACCTCTAAAGGGGTTGAAAAGGATAGCTTACCAGTTAGAATCGGAAACGGAATCAAAAATAATCTTAAATGGTTATTTGGTGAAGTTGATGATGATGGTAATGTCATCCAAGAATCAGCTATTAGTAAAGCTAGAAGAACCTTACCTGAAATAGCCGATAGTGCAGTATCCTCTGCTAGAAATACTCTTGTATGGGCGTTTGGTGGCATGAATGACGAAGGTCAAATGCAAATGCCATTGCTCCATAAAGGTATTAATACAATCACTAGTAAATTACTTGGTTTCAGAATATTTAGCCCTGGTGATCAAGGTAGATACCCGGCTAAACTAGATTTCCAATGGACTGGTGCTGATGAAGGTTCCTCTGTTATGGAAACTTATATCATCAATCCATTTAGCGAGTTATCTAAAAACTTGAAAGAATCTTGGGATAATTTAACAGGGAATGTTAAAAACTTCGCTGCTGAAACTGCAAATGATATCCAAACTAAAGGTGCTGGACCTGCGTTATTTAACGTAATCAAGAAAATGATATTCGGCTTAGCTGGATGGAACATGGATTTTGATCCTGTTGCAGCGGCTGGTAAAGCGGTACAAACCGCAGCATCTGATTTCTTTACAGGTGTAGCTAACTGGTTTGGTGATGTTAAGAAATTCTGGAACTCCATAACACCATCTGGAGCAGCCAAAGCGATTATTAAAGGAATCTTAAAACCATTACCTCTTGGTGCTGGTGATAAGATTGCAGATATCTTATTTGGTAACTCTTCTGGTTCTAATGGAGCTACATTCGGTGACCGTGTTGGTAATGAAATTGCTTGGGCTGCTGATAAAGTTGGCTTAAAAGGCGTAGTTAATTCAGTATCTAGTGGTAAATTCTTCGGTTCTGGTGAAGGTGGTGATAAGTTAGCAAATGCAAACAATGTATCTGCTAATCGAATCAACGAAGTAGCTAGAAAAACCGATAGTTCTACACCAGACGGTCAAGGTTTAATCAATTATAAACAAACTGATTCTAGATGGGGTAACACAGAAGTCCTTCCTGGTTCTCCTGGTTACGGTTCCATCTCGGATTATGGTTGTGGTCCTACTGTACTCGCTTCTGCTATGGCGAATGTGACTGGTAATACTAATATTGACCCTAAACTTACAGCATCTCTAGTTCAATCTAGTGATGCGGGTGGTGGTAATAGTAAAGGTATTAGTCCATCATTCTTTGCTAAAGCGGCAAGTCGATTAGGCGGTTCCGTATACAACCTAGATACACAAGACCCTATGTCTATGATGGATGCTATTAGCCAAGGTGGTACAGTTATCCTTGGTGGTACTGCTAATGGTAGTTCCTCTACTCCATTTACTAAGGGTGGTCATTATGTTATGGCTAAGGGTGGATATGTTCAAAACGGTAAAGCGTATGTGAACGTATTTGACCCATTAGGTAAGAAAACAAAAGGCTACGCTGTAAATGAAATTATGAGAGGTCTCCACGATAAAGGAAACCCTGGTTTCGCATCATTGATTACTAGACAAGGTGTCGACCCTAGAAACTTTGTACAAGGAGCTAAATTCATTGACCCTAGTATGGTTATACAATATCAACGTGCTAGTGTATTTAGAGGTAAAGGTCCTGGTGCAGGTATTACAGGTGATACTATCCTAGAAGCAGGTAAAGCTTATATGGGTATCGGATATAATCTCGGTGCTTCTGGTGATGGTGATGGTCTTGACTGTGGTCTATTCACACAAAAGACATTTGCTGATTGTGGTTTACAATTGACATCTCGTTGTGCGGATGATCAATTTAAACAATTCGAGAGTGCTAACGCTACGGTTCCTATTAAGGATGCAAAACCTGGTGACTTAGTATTCTTCATAAATACATATAATTGTGACGACGCATACAATAATATCACACACGTTGGTATCTTTGCAGGTCAAAACACAATGTTACACTGTGGTTCCTCTAAAGGTGTATGCTTCCAAACTTTAGATGTTGATTTCTTCCAAGAACGTACCTATTACTTAGCTGGCTCCATTGAAAAACTCTTTGGTGTTCAAAACGGTGTAGGTATTGGTCCTGGTGGTATCAGTGTCGATGGTGTAGGTGGCGTAGGTGGTAAAATGAACGGTAATTCCGCTCCTTCTAAACCACGGAACCCATTAGAAGCATTTATGAGTCGATTCCAAGACATTGGTCGAAACGCTATGACAGCTATGATTACCGGTCAAGTTTATACTGGTACTCCATGGGATACTGCGGCTTCCTCTGGTGGTAGTATGAAGGTCGGTGGTCCAATTGACCCAATGAGTGGCGACTCTGAAACAAATGCTAAACACGTTTACAAAGTTCTTAAAGACGCTGGCTACTCTGCAACTGCTATCGCAGGTATTATGGGTCGTCTACGTCAAGAGAATAACTTCAACACTGCTTATGGTGAAGAGTATGAAGCTGCGGATGGTAGAACTCTTGGGGGTGCCGGGATGGTTCAATGGAACGCTGATCGTCGTGAAGCTCTTAAAGCTTTTGCTGCGGCAAATGGTGTTCCGGTTGATTCTGCTGAACTACAAACTCGATTTATGTTAAAAGAAATCGAAGAGCAATATCACGGCGTTAAACCATCGGCAATGAATAGCCTAGATCCTCATAGTGCAGCGGCACGTTGGACTAACATATATGAGGGCGGCGAACCATCTGACAACGAATATGAATATGCTGATGACTTCTACCAAAAAATTAACTCTGGTTATTTTGGTGGTAATAAAACAGGTTCTGGCCCTATTGCTAAGACACCTTCTACATCAGTATTACGTTCTCTTCCTAACATGAGTATGTTTGGTGGTGGTGATACTACCATCCTCAAACATCTCAACTTAAACACTAAGAAGAAATATAATTATATTCCTTCTACTACATTTGCTGATAATGAAATCGCTCCTGATTACGATGCATTTGGTAATATTATTGCATCTGGCATGCCTGAAAATAATCTTGTTACAGCCAACGATAGCGTCAATGTTATCCAAGGTAAACATGAATGGCAGTTAAACTGGTGGAATAGTAAAACTAAAGAAGAAAAAGAAGCAATCAAGAAAGCAAATAAAGCTGTGAAAGATGCACAAGCATCTGGTACTACAGCAGCTACATCTTCCGATAAAGCTAAAGAATCATCTTCTACTCAAACGGGTAATGTGATTGAACAAATCAAGTCTCAATACGAAAGTGCTGCGGCTAAAATCCAAAATGAATTGAAAGGTTCTTCTGCCTCTGCGGTGGATAAAGCGATTAGTGCTACAAGCAGCGATACAAGCTCCATTGTGAGTGCGATTCGTTCTATTGATATTACAGCTGAAGCTAGAGCTATGGTTAAATACTTAGAAGTCATTGCTGGCAAGTCTGTTGAAACTGCACAATATACTGCTAAAACAGCAGATACTGTGGCAACGAATGCAGAGCAAGCTAAGCAAGCAGCAGCTACAGACCCTTCTATAGCTGGTTCTAAAGCGGCAACCATTCCTGCTCAAGTAACTCAACAGAATCGAAACAATCCAGATAGAAAGACGTATAAACAAACACACCAAACCAATTTAGATATTGCTAAAGGTGGAGAGTTTAGACGAAGCTAATATTTAAAGATAAAGAGATATAGGATTTCTCCTATATCTCTTTATTTAATCTATTTTAACAAATCCATAACCGAAGAATATATGAAATGAGGTGAACTCACATTGTTATTACATATCAAGACAAATTCTGCGGTTAATATTCGTTCTGGCCCAGGAATGGGTTTTGAAACAGTGGGTGCTTTCCCATCAGGTCATATATTAACTGCTAAAGATATGCAAAAAGATGGTGGGGGTAATGTATGGTATAAAGTCAAAGAAGGTTGGTTATCTGGTAACTACGCTGTCAATGTACATGAAGTAGATACCGTGAATGGTGAACGATCCGACTTTAAACTCCAACAATTCGCACCAGGTGACCCAGGTGCTACTCCTACATCAAATACAATCCCTAAATCAGAATCTCCTGCCAGAGATAAAGTCGTTAGTTCGATTGCTCAAGGTCAGGTATCTGGTTCTATACAAAATCCAAATGGTGGTTTACTGTCCGCAGCAATTGGTGGTGGATACGGGGCTAAATCAACAGATATGAACTCCGATTCCATTTTAAGTAAACGTATCTTTGGTACACCCTACCAATTTATGGATACTACCGATTATAGACCTGCCGCACAAGGTGGTAATATAGGTGACGGTGAATTGGGTGCTACCTTTATGGAAATGATGGCTGAAGCACCGATTCTGTCTATCATTCCAGGTAAAGCTAACTTCTTACCTGATTTGACAGATGACCAAAAGAAAGAATTCGTAGAATCGATGAATGAAACATTGAAAGAAATGAACAATCGATTCACACAGAACGCTCAAGATATGTTGGATTCTAAGAATGCAGATATGCGTTACTTCGAATTCCAATCTGACCATACTACATACATTCGTTACGTCAATACATTATGTCAAATGAATGCTATTATGATGGGTCTAGGTGATGAATATGTCCCTGGGCATGAAGGTCAAGGTGAGCAATATAAATTTAAATACTATGACTGGTCTGGGTTTAGATTATCTAACTACATGGCTGGTCGTTCAACTAGTGCTTTATTGCAAGGTAATGAATCTGGTCCTATTCAGAAATTAGAAACATTTAGCGATTACGTTGCGAATGCAATGGCACAAAAAGAAGGTATTATAGATAAAGGGATGGCTGCTATCAGTTCCCTGAATCTAACAGAATACTACGTCGACTTCTATATCAATCCATCGATTGGTTATTCTGAATCATTCAGTAACCAAACTAAAGAATCTATGGTATCCTCCATGGTATCTGGTATGGGTGATATGGCTAAGGAATTGCAATTCCTAATGGGTGCTGGTGCCGTAACCCAAGATGGTAATATGCTAAATACTATTTCTAAAGCGTCTGCTGAAATGGGTGATTCTGCGAGTAAGTTACTTGGAAGTAACTCCGGTCTTATTAAACGTATCACTGGCTCAGCATCTGCTATTCTATCTGGTTCGAATATATTCTTCCCTGAATTATGGGCAGCTTCTGATTTCTCTCGTTCTTATAACGTAGAGATTGACTTGAAGACACCGTATGGGAATAAGAAGAATATCTTCTTAGATTTATTCGTACCTATGTGGCACTGGATTGCGTTGGTAGCTCCACGTCAATCCACTATCAACTCTTATACGGCACCGTTCATTGTACGTGCCTATATCCCAGGTATGTTCTCTTCCGAGATGTCAATCGTTGAAAACTTGACTATCACTAAAGGTGGGGATGGTTCTGCTTGGTCTGTTGATGGTTATCCACTTGAAATTAAACTATCTATCAGTTTAAAAGACTTATATAATACATTCGCTATGTCAATGATTTCTGACTTGAAGTCTGCCTATGACATGCTTTGGAACAATGCGTTGATTGACTATGTATCCGTTCAGTCTGGATTGGATATGAAACTCTCTGAATTCGCTAAGAAGATTGAAGTTGCAAAAGCACTCGGTAATACTGCCGTTAGTGCTATCTGGAACTACCCTCTCGAAAAAGCGAAAGAACGTTTGGCTCAATCGATTCGTATTGCTGCTGGTAGAACCTAATACTCATAAAAACATGATAATGGAATGCATAAGCATTCCATTATCTTATTAGTGTTTTTCGGAGGTTCTTATGTTAAAGAAAAACCTTCTATTATATAAAGAGAAATTTGATATGATTGCTACCAATCAGTGGCAACGTATCCAAGACTATCTAGCTACTAAAAAAATAAATAGTAAGTTCCAAAAGAACTTATATAACAGAGTAAAAGAGATACTCCGTATAGATACACAGACCATTAAAGTAGTTTTCTATATTATTCCAGAACCGACTCCTAGACCTAGATTATCTATACGTGGAGGACATTTTTATGTTAAAAATGCCGGTGCTAACAACACCTTTGCTAAGTACGTAATGAAGAATGAAGAAGAGTTATTGCATCTAATCACTACACCATGTGAGTTCCATTTAACTACGTATCAACCAATCCCTAATACAATGAATACCTTAGATACGGTATTAGCGGAATTAGGATTGGTTAAACCAGTAACAACACCCGACTGGGATAACTTTGGTAAGACCTATTCAGATATGGTTCAAAAGTATCTACTATTGAATGATAGTCTCATTACCGACGGTTCAGTGAAGAAACGATATTCACTTAAACCTAGAGTTGAAATTACGATTACATATTTATTAAATTATGATTGTTTATATAACAAACGTGTAATTGAAAATTCAAAAGCATTTAAGACGAAAGAATAGAGGTGATATTTTATGGCTCGATTTGAAAACCGTGTTCATGATTCGTTAGAATCTATCGCAACTTTCGTTTCCGATAAAGACGTTATGTGTAAATCCGCTAACACAACTATGGTCATTAGAGGTACGGAGGCTGTGCTTGAATCCATCACGGACGACATCAAAAATATCATCTGTCAAACTTTTGATACTACCAAAGCCCACAAGATTTGTAAGATGAACTACCATAGTGAATGTTTATTCATTCGCTTCAAAAGAGAAATACACTGTTAAGGTGTATTTCTCTTATTAACGTCATTTAGACAGTAGAAAGAGAGAATACCCGGTTGTAAGGTATTCTCTCTAACAGATGATGTTGTGTAAAGATAGATAAAGATTATTATACCCAAGGAGGCGGTATAAGAGAATAGTCCTGATATGCGAAGAAAAGATTAAGACGCATATTTCTATTATGAGCAATGCTATCATAATGAAAACAACTATTTTTTTTTACATCATCTATATATAATTGTGTATAGGTGAATAAAATATCCTAGATACCATGAAGGTATCTAGGATACTTATTTTTTTTATTTACGTAAGAAGTCTGCTTGTTGACGAATATGGTCAAGTGTGATGTTAACCAATTTCATAGTATGAGCAGTTTCAAACAATGTGTATTGAGTAAGAGCTTCAGATAAGATGAAGTCTTTATCCAAAGAAGATGTACGAGCGATTTCGTCTTGGTCAGTCATATCCATACGACGAAGGTCGTCTAAGTCTTCGTTCTTATCTTGGATGTAAATATCAAACACGTTCAAGTTCAATGGGTTTTCCAAAAGAACTTTAGATGGTTGAGGGATTTCAGGTTTAGTGCCTTCAGTAGCAGCAGACTCGCGAATGACACGAGTTGCGATACCTTGCATCAAAGAGAAGAAGAAAGATTTGTTAATATCTTCTTTATTATAAGTGAATGTGCGAGAAACTGGGTCGTAAGATTCAGCAATCATAGCAGCTTCAGATGCAACATCGTCTGCTGTTGTGTCTGCACGGTCATCTACTTCTGGCGTTTCTTCTTCGTTTGCTCCCGCTCCAGCTTCGTCGGTTTCACCTTCGAAGTCTTTTACCATAGCGTTTTGTAATTCCGCTTGGTCTTTTTCACGTTGTTGTTCGTCACGAACAACATCAATGACTTTGTTGCTAATCATCTCAGCTAATTCATCAGAACCTAATTTATCCATTTTAACGAGGATAGTATTACGTTCTTCATCATCGAGTTGAGGAGCAATCATTTCTTTGATTTCTTCTTCCGTAGAAGCTTCGTTAATTTTTTTAACACGTTCTAATACGATTGCTTGAGAGAACTGGTTACAGAACTCGAGCAATGCTTTCAAGAACGGAGAGTTTGTACGTCTAGCAGATTCTGCCAATGTTTTAACTCCACCGATTTTACGGATGTAACGACCACCCATAGTACGGAATTGTTTTGCGTTTTCTTCAACGAATGTTTTATCATGAGGTAACGCTTTCATGAATACAGCATTGAAGCATTCTGTTAATACAGCTTGAGGAATCATCTCGGAAAGTTTATTGATAGCACTTGCACGATGGTTACGCATTAAAGCATTATGATTTACTTTTAACGCACTATCGAGTTCATATGCTGCACGTTCTTCGACAAGACGCTCATTTTCAAGTTTAGCTGCTTCAGCTAATGCTTGTGCTTTAGAGATCTCTTGTTGGCGTAGCTGTTTAAAGTCTAGTTTAGTAAAGCCTAGACCTTGTTGGCGTACGACTGTACGATTATATGCCATTGCAATGTACTCCTTTACATATAGAATCTATAATGTTATAACTATGTCCTATACTAGTCAAGAATATTGATGAATATTTGTGGTGTACGCTTACCATTACGGATAATATAATCCACGTTTAGATATTCAGGAATAACCTTGGATGTTTCAATAACACCTTGGATAACATTCGTTTCATTAACGAGTGATTCAAGGGTTTGCATACCAGGACCATATTTATTGATGCCATTAAACTTGATAAATTTAATGGATGGGAAGTTATCTTTAATCCCTGCAATGAGGTTAGATACATATAACGATGGACTGGATACCAACGAAATCTCACGACTCTCAATATATTTCTTAATATATTCTTTAAGTCGTTTCGTCATATCTTCAGCATCAGTAGTGAATGTATATTTCACATCGAAGGAAATAGAGATATTGATTTTATCTAATGGATTCGTTGCTTCCTCTAAGTCTTCATGTTTAAAGTAGAACTTAGAATATCCATAGGTATTGAAGAACTTCATATCGATATGGAAGTTATTCGTTAGTAAGTCAAGAGACTTGCGGATATAGTCATAGATATTACGGAAAGAATCCATAAAGTTTTCACGAGCATTTGGTAACTTGAAGTAGTTGGCTTTAATCAATGGAATCATTTCAAGTCTGAAACCAAATTTACCATTCGCTCCTCGATTCGCATATTGCACATAGGAACGCACTTCAGGTACTGGGATAATAAAGCGAGCTTTAGTATCTTTACTCATGATATATCGATTAGTTAACGTAAATTGTTGCAAGAATGGTAAGTTGTTGAATTTATGTAATTGAGTCGTATGAGTATCAGGATACTTATAGAACGTCAATAACTCAATCTTACAATCTGTACCAGCTGCTAAATATGGATCAGTACTTTCTTCCCCAGTATCAGGGTCAATCATACCTTCCGTTAACTGAATTTGATTTTTCAATGATACATAGTCATTCGTTTTGATGAACTTCTTGAAGAAGTAGTAATCTTCATCGAAACCGTATAAGTCCATATCAACAAGTCGTTTTACACGATGCTCTTCACCATGGAAGGTCAATACGACTTTGAGGTTCTTATTATCGATGTACGTATATCCATCGGTTGGGTTAACGAATGTTCTATCGGTAGGTAATACCAATGTATCATCTTCTACTAATTTGAATGCTTCCTTAGGTAACATAGCCGAAGGAGCAATCTTAGTAGTGATAGTATATCCATCTTCACCATTTAAGGCATCGCGTTTAATATTGATATTATTGACGATGAATTGGTTGAATGAATTGGTGTCGACTGGTTGATATAACGTAGTGATATTATCATTTACAGAGTTAAGATAGAATGCTACTGATAATGGATTCGTACATACTACCGTTAAGAACGGATTGATGTAAATGAACTCACTATCTTCATAGCCATCTAAGTTGGTTCGTAATGATAATGACTTATCAACAACCGCAACCGATTTATCTTTACCTTTATATTTGAACAACTTACCTGCTTTGATAATATTCCGTTTAGATTGTTCCATATATACGTCAACGTCAGAGGATTCGAATTTGATATCCAATGTATTCGTTGGAATAACGTTTTCATCTCTATCACGGAATAGAATGAATGTGGAGTAAAGTCGTTCAAAGGCATCGTCACGTTTCTTCATGAACAGAATTTCATTTTGTTCACGATGACGGATATTATTGAAATAGATTTGTAAGTCATTGGTAGTAGTAAAGGATTTGATGGTAGAGTAGGCTTTAACAACTTCGTTACGTAACTCTTCAATCTCTTTACGATTATAACCACCCGTAGCAGCGCCTGTAACTGTACCCATGAATATCATACCACGGTTATTTGGATACTTATCAGACTTACCGATGATTTCTATATTCGTGCCATCATAGGTATTGAAGTTACCTTCTTTACCTTTAGTGGTATAGAGTTGAATATAGATTTCAGAATTATACTTCGGTGTGAAGTATCGATCATCATTAGAGAACTCAATTTGTAATCGATGTTCATCATTGATTTTATAGAAGCAGAAAGGCTTATCGAGCTTTTCTGTATTGACTAGTTTTTTAGTCAACTGTGTATAGGATAAGTCACCTGGTGCTTTATAGAATACTTCGAAGTTTGCTAATTGACCTTCGAATTTGTATTCCATAGATACTAGGTTAATCTTATCATTAGTGATAATGGTATCAGTGATTGTTTTCTTTTGCACTTGGTGTAATTCCACGTTCAATACAACGTATCGTTTACCATTATCGTTTACGAATGTACTGGTTCGAATATACGGATTCTTTAATGGACTGATACCATTCACATGGTCCATGATATAGTATGCACTATGTGTAATACCTTCAAGTGTTCGTTTAGATGTTACACGAATATCATAGTCTAGCATGAACGGGATATCTTCAATATTAAATATCATATCAGAATCGATATCGAAATATACGATGTTCCCATCACCATTGATACCATTCTTCAATAAGGCATCTTCTGCCATTGTCAATGTAAAAGGAACAGTAGCAGAGTTAGCCATCAGATTATCAATTTGGAATATAGTAGCATGGTTATAGATAGATTCAGGAAGTTCTGCCTGAATCGGGAAGATCTCTTTAAACAATGATGTGATTGTAAAGTATCCATCATTGATTGTATTGGCAAGGATTTCAGTGATATACCCAAATAGACCCACATTCATTTCATTCATGTCAGCAATCTGACTGAAGTAGGTAGGGGCAATATCTTTGGTCAGGTAATCCTTGATATCATAAATACTCGTACCGTTTTTAATAGTACCCACAATATCACATCCTATTTATAAAAATTCTGATAGTTGGAATAGAAGCGGTTAAGCCAACGCTCAACACGCTTCGTTTCTCTATCAGTAGACACACATAATTCTTTTGCTTGTTGTAATACATCCATTGGATTATCCAATCGGGATTCGCCAATAATCCCTTTCTCAAATAGAGTGGATAAGCTGATTGGATGTTCATGTTGCATTAAGGTTTTTAGAATGATTAATGCTTGACTGACTGGGTAGATATGAATGCAAGTTGGATGAAGGTCTACTCCAACTACTGTGAATACAGTATCGAAGTCTCCATCCATCTTAATGGTATTCATATCCATATCTGCGAAACAGATAATATCAGATGGTAGCACCGCAATGGAACCCACAGGGTACCATCTATGTAAATCATCATTCCATTTTTTAATCATTGTACTCATAGATGTCCTCCACTATTCTGGTCGGTATCTAAGTTTATATAGTTCCCCACCATTACCTGTATCAACAAATGGGCAACCAACGAATGTCTTCGTGGAGTGATGTGTTTCCTGATTATATACTGGGATATAATGGAATGCTTGTTGTTGAGATAGGTAGTTAAATTCAGCTACATGAAGAGGATTGTAATCGTCTTTCTTACTGTAGTTGAATGTAATTGTGTATGTAGGTTGTTTAATCGTTTCATTTACAGAATCGGCAAAGTTAGAGGAAGGAATATTCGTTGGGAAACAACCAGTGTATTTACACCAGTAGAGAATATCCTCACCTGTTGTCTTCGTTAAGAAGTAATAGATTGAAATCGCATAGTCTAATTCACGGCGATTGGCATGTGCTGGATTCGGCATAGCTTCACCCCGATAGACAGCATTGATATATTCAATCCAAATTTTCATAATCTTATAGACGGATAGCATATCATCATCACGGAAGTTTACGTTGACAGTACCTGCGGTTTTAGTCTTAATGGTACTTTGACCATATGTATTCTTCCAACCTGTCAATGTTTCACCATGTTCAGTTGTTTCAAGAACTTCGTCTTGTACATCTAAACCAGTACATCGATCGGTTAGGATAGGAATAAAGGAATGACCTGCACCAGCAGAAGCACCCATAAGGTAACTAGATAATACCGGATGTGATTTAAGCATGCTATACATAAGAGCAGTCGCATGGGCATGTGATACACCCACATCTAAATTTAATACACTCTCACCCTTATCATTAGCGAACGATAAGTTCATATCAGGGCGAGTAAAGAAGATATGACCTTTAGAACCAATGAGTTCGTTATTAGGTGTTGGTAGACGATATCGATTGAACTTATTAAAGATGGTAGCTCTATCCGTATGAATATTGAATTCATTGTAGATAGCTTCCATACCATCATTGTATTCATCGTATAAGTCATCATTCATATCTTTGAAGATTTGCACATCCTCTTCAGGGATGTTCGGTGGGTCAGTAACAAGAACGGTTGCATAGGATGCATCTTGTTCCCATTCGTAGATACCACCAAAACGTTTAATAATCTTTTGACCATCGCAACCTTTGTATCGGAAATACTCGATAGCGGCTTGGTCGATTTCAGCGTAGATTAATTGGCGATGCTCATATTGACCATCGAATAAACTACCACCATTATCAAATGATGGTCGTGTTCCTGGCCAGTCTCTTGAGTCACCACTAAATAAACTACCATTACTATTCCCACCTAGAATCGAATTTACTTTACTATTCAGGTTAGGGAACGTTTCACCGAAGATATTGAATATATTCTCTAAGTTTGACCCAAAGTCAAACCCGATGACGTAACTTAAACGGGAGGATAATAATCCACCCAACAAACCACGGAAATTACTTTTAAGAATATCACTAAAGAATGAACCATCGCGTATATTCCCGATGGTTGCACCTTTTAATAGAGAGCTTACGGTTTTATTTTTAACACGAAGAACCTTGTCAATACTCATAGCATTGATACGGTCACTTCGACTAGGACCTTTATTAGAGGAACCATTAATGTCAGCGAAGGATGTGTTCTTTAAGGAAACACCTTTTCCTCCTGTCATGACACTTTGGTCAGATATCGTAGAATAGTTGACACTATTCTTAAGCGATGAAGTCCCCGCTGGTCTAAATGTATAGTTATTATTACTAGACGTTGGGGATGGTGCACTATGTGTTAAGAACCGTTGCATAGAACCCATGACTCCACCGAATGAACGACGGAATGGGTTCTTAGGGTCTTGGTTTGCAGAATTAGCTACGCGTTCAGAAGAGAATTCGACATCTCGGTCGATGATGACGTCAGCGGCATTTAAATAGCCGCCAGTCGATGTTTTGTAATACGACTCCATACCATCTTTATGTAGTGATACGAGTACCACTTTGGTATTGGGTTTCATTTTACCTTGAGCTTTACCTAAGCTATTAGGCTTTGACATAATAGGGGTAGAGCTCTTTACTCTAGCTTCTAAATACATAGTAGTTATCACCTCAATTTAAGGACTGTAACCTTATTTGAATGTTAAATCTATAGTACTATACCACACTGTACAATGTTCTATGTATTTAACAAATATATAATCTATTTCAATAATAAGAAAGGAGATTATTTGCGCAATGATCGACTCCGTAATTCGAACAATAGTATCTGTACTTGGTATGGATGGCTTAGATTCTGTTAATACAGTAACACAAAAACTAGCCGATAATCCAAACGAAAATTACAAATCTATTGCACGCCAATCCGACAAAGCGATTTGTCAATTCCCTATAATTAGCTCTAATGCTATGACATATGATACAGCGATCATGGTGACAAAAGCATGTGAACGTAACTTCACGTCTTTCATGCAAGTTGTCGTTGGGTTGAATAGTGTTATTGATTCCGGTACAACAGCAACACAATATATTTCCCGTTTCCATACAAATATCGATAATGATGGGACGACTGGAACAACAGCTGGTGCCGTACAAACACTTGCACCTAAAGTATTAGAATCATTAGATGCTAAAACACGTAAAGAAATCCATGAAATGCTCGTAGAATCAAATATGGATTTCGAAAGTCAATTCGAAGTGAATTCTATTAATAATAGATTCCGTCCAGTTGATGTAAAAACATTAGTGAAAGAAGGAATCACTGGGTCTGCATATGTAAACAATGAAGACGTAGAAGACTTCATGGAAGATAAGCGATCTGATAAGGGTCAACTTATCCACGATATTAAGAAAAATATCGAAAAACTACATGCAGTACCTAACCGTGTAGGTTCCGATAAAGATAATGTACCTACTCTTAAAGATAGTGATATTAAGAAAGCTAATGAATTAGTACCTTCTTTAATGCAAGTTAAATTAACACAACGTGGTAAAGGTGGTAATATCGACTTAAACTTCTTACTCGGTATTAAAGCAGTACTTCATCCAGTAACTTCTGCTGAAATGATTAATAACTTAGCTAAAGCGGTTACTAAAAACAAACAAGGTAAATTATTCAACTTCCTTCGTTGGACGACTGGTGAAATTTCTTTCTTGAAAGACCTAGTGTTCAGCATCGATGAAGTGAAACGTGATTTATCCGATGAACGTGATAAACGAACTTCTCCATGGTGGAACCTTCTTAAGAACCGTAATTCTGTAAGCCGTTTCCGTAAATGGACTCGTTCTAAACCATTACTTCCTAATGCAACTATTGTTATTACCCAAGCTGAAGTGGATGCCATGAAAGCTAACCTTAAAATCGATTTAGGTGATGCTGTGGTTGCCCGTAAATGCATGGAAGAACTTGGTCTTATCCAATTCGTTATTGTAGACGAAGCAAACGATGTGGCTCAATTCTTAATTGATGGTCAATCTCGTTACCAAACATATACATTTGGTGCATTAGCTCGTGATAATAACGATGCTGAAAAGCAATTCAAAAATATTCTTAAAGCTGTAAATAAACTATAGGAGTATGACAATGACTGATAATCGTGAATTAGAAGTTATGCTTGCTGAAAGCCTTACTTCTAAAGAATATACTACACTTACAATGGCTTTAGAGTCTGAAGAAACAAAAGGGAACTTCTTAACCCGTTTGTATGAAAAAGTACTCTTTAGCTTCCATCGTTGCTTGATTTCTATCAAGAAAAACGATATGGCAAGAGTGACTCTTGCTACTAAAGGGGATTGTTTAAAACATCCTTACTTCAAACAGCATGGAGTTCCTCCACAAATCGCTGTTTTGTTTACAAAATCTGATAATGAAGTAGTACGTAAAATCGGTGAAGATATTATCACTATTGGTAACTTCTTACAACGTCATCGTGCTAATTTCATGAAATCTTTCCAAGCACAATGTCCTGCTTGTACAGCGATGTATACGACTATGGTATTAGCATGCGTACAGGCAAGCAGCTATGCTATCGGTATTGAAGCTAGTGATAAAGTTACTGAACTTTATAAATCTGGTGCTGATGCTGTAGCTAAATCTGCTGAACTTATTAAAACTGGTCAAGCTGAAAAACTATTCAAAGGTCCTATGATCACAGCTCAAGAAGCCATCGGTGATGACGTTATGAATTACTTTGTTAAGAATAAAACACAAAGCAATGCAGTCTTCGCTGTTATTCCAGCAGTCATCATCGCTCTTATGGGCTTCTTCATGACTGGTAAATTCATTATCTTCAAGATTTATGAATCTAAATCCAATACAGCAGACTACTTAGCTCAACAAGCAGTATATCTTCAAATGAATGCTGATGCAGTGGAAGCTAATGAAAACATTCCTCTTGAGAAACGTCAACAAATCGCTGAACGTCAACGTAAAGCAGCTGAAAAATTATTAGAATTATCTGATAAGATTGCTGTTGATGGTATCAAAGCTGGGCGTAAAGCTCAAGATGAAACTCGTCGTGATAACAAAGTTATCATTGAAGATGCTAAACATGACATATCCGTAAATCCAAATACTACACCAAGTGAAACCAATCAAGGTGTAGATGTATTATTTTAGGAGGTAACTCACATGTTCTTATTCGAACAAGCACTTCTTGAAGAAAAACAAGAGCAAGAAGTTAATAACGTTGAAACACCTGAAACTGAAGAAGAATTGGAAGAGCAATTCTCTGGTTACATGTGCGAATCTATCCGTTTAGAAACTGCTATGGTTAAAGCTGACCGTAAATGCACTGAAAACTACTTAGCAGCTACTACTGAATCTGACAAAGAAGCGGTTAAAGCTATCTTCGAAAATACAGTAACTGATTTCGTTAAGAAATCCAAAGAAGCTATCATGAAAGCTATCAACACAGTAATCAATTGGATTAAAGAAAAAATCAAATGGGTTACTGAAAAATTAGGTAAACGCGTTGAATCCGTTGTAGCTAAAGCTAAAGGCGTTGACGCTAAACTAAAACAAAAAATGGACCGTGTGGAAGTATTATACTTTGCGAAAGACAACATCAAAGATATGCAGGCGGTTGCTACTCGCGTAGGTCAGTATCGTAATGCATATAAAACGTTCATGTCCGCATCCAGTAAAAAGGATGTTAAAAACGCTAAGAATATATTCGGTAATATCGTAACTCCAGAATATCTATCTGGTCTTCGTGAAGATATGAAGAATGCTGCTACTACAATGCGTGCAACTGAAAAAGTTCAATTCGGTAAAGTTCGTGGTAGAGTAGAAGCAATGTGTAGTATCGGCGGTGTGAAAGAAGTCGCTAAAAGTTTAGTTAGTATTATGGATCAATATCGTGAAACTGTAAAAGATATTAAAGATATCAAAGAAAACGATAATCCTGAATGGGCTAAACTTGCATTACAATATAGCCGCGAATTCATCTCTTTAAGCCGTAGTATTTCTTTACAAGTTGCAATCTATGACCTTAAGATTCTTATGGTTGCTACAGCAGCTATGGCTAAAGCTACAGCTGGTGCATTAGTACCTGAAAAGAAAGAAGCTACTAAAGAATCCGTTTCTTTATTAGATGATATGCTTGCTACTATTTGCTAATAGTACTATAAATCTGGATACCTTCGGGTATCCAGATTATCTTTTGTCTTTTAGTATCACACAGAGTCTACAAATCTATAAATACTTTACATTTATTACGTAATAAATAGGAGGTCTATCCTTATGTTTTTATTTGAACAAACCGTGCTTGAAGATAAGCAAGGTACATTAGTAACGGTTCCAACACCTGTAACAGAAGCTGAAATGGAAGAACAATTCTCCCAATATATGTCCGAATCCATTCGCTTACAGACTGCTATGGTTAAAGCGGACCGTAAATGCACTGAAAACTACTTAGAAGTCACTACAGAATCCGATAAAGAAGCGATTAAAGCTATCTTTGAAGCTACAGTAAAAGACTTCGTTAAAAAATCTAAAGATTCTATTGTTAAAGCGGTACAAACTGTAATCAATTGGCTTAAAGAAAAAGTTAAAATGATTACAACTAAAATAGCTGATAAAGTCAAAGAAATTGCTAAAAAGATGAAGGAATTATCTCCTGATATCATTGGTGCTATGGATAAAGTCGAAGTTGAAACTATCGACTTTAATGAAACTAAAGCAGTATACGATGCCGAATTCATTAAAATTATAAAAGAAGTTGATGTAATTCGTTCATCTAACGATATCGAAGAAGTTAAAGAAATTAGTGAAAATCTAAGCGGTTATATAAGAAATCGTAAATGGGGTAATGGTGAGCCTGATAAAGACTTGGAAGTTGTTAAGGTACCATTCGGTAAAGTTAAAAGCCGCTTTGCCCATCATTGTTCCATCGAAGGTATTAAGAAACACTCTAAAGACTGTGAAAATGGGGTACAATTTTTAGCATCTATCGAAAACGCAATTAATTCAATTAGTATGGATAGTGGTGCATTAGGTGCCAAAAAAATAGCAGCGTTGAGTAAAATATCCAGAATTACTCAACACTATATCCAATCACGATTAACTCTTCACACTCGTATTATCGCCTATGCTATTAAAGGTACATTAAAAGCAATTGCTTTAGCACCTAAAAACTTAGTTAAAAAAGAAGCTACTAAAGAATCTGTTTCTTTATTAGATGATATGCTAGCTAGCTTCTAATCAAAAAAAAATAAGATATCCAGATACCGTAATGGTATCTGGATATCTTTTGTTTTATGTTATTTAGTTGCGTCTGTAAACGCTTTAAAGGATTTTTCAGTCATAGATAAACGAATATATTGACGAGCATTAGCAAATTCCATCAATGTTTTAGATAGGTTAACCACATATGGTAACACCATATGATGCTTTCTATCTCTATCGCTATCCATATATTTCTTAAGTGTTGCTATAATGGCATCGATTCTAGCACGTTCTTCAATTAAATCGGTTTGTAACTGAACTGGGTTGTGTTCTTCTCTATATTTCATAACGACACTAAATTTAACTTTTGTTGTCGTATCAGACTTCTCACGTAAGTCTTCCATGATAGATTTAATAGAACCAACACCATTTTCCAAAGTCATGTTATTAACAGCAATGAGCTCATTAGCTTCATCAATATCTTTGGCTTTAATGATTTCTTCTAATAATTTCCAATAGCGAATCACTTGTTGTTCAACTAAACCAAGTTCACGTTCAATGTATTTAATTCTATCTTCTTCATAGAAATCAACTTGAACGTCTGCAAATTGTTTAAAGTAGGCTTCATGTTCATCTAATTTCTTAGATGCTTTCATGAATTTAGTCTTAACTAGTTTAATACGGTCAGTAATCCATTTAACAATGGCGTTAAAAGCTTTGATTAACTTATCTTTAGTCTTTTTAACATATTCTGTTACAGAAGCTTCATATAGAGCAATGATTGTCTCTTTTTGAGATTCTGTTGCGACTTTATAGTTTTCGGTACAAATTCTATCAGCCATCGTGAATTTGGTCTGTAAACGAATACAGTCGACTATGCATTGTTCATAGGTTGTCATTTACAATCCTCCTAAACGCGAGAACGAATGATTTTATATCCTTTACGGATATTACCCTTGATAGGATTCTTCGTTACATCTTTAATTTCTTTAGTTTTGTTAGCTTGTGCTTTAGCTAATACACGTTTTAAATTACGAGTATAGGTATGGAAACATTGACCGGTCATAGAGAGTTTAATCCCTACGATACGGAGAGTGGTTTCAATATATAACTTTTCTCGTTGTAATTGATTGAACTCTTCCTGAGTATCCGCTTTATCTAAACGGGATTCAATCACTTTCAACGCATCGTTTAAATACTTTTGAGATTCAGTGCAGTTCTTAATCAACCGAGCTGAGTTGTTACAGTATTCAATCATGATATCCACGATTTTTTTAACATCACCTGGTTTATCAATCGTTTCCACTTCATCTAAATCTGCACCACGATAGTATCGTTTAATAGCAGTAGTCACATTCTTCGAATCGAAATCAGTGAAGTTCTCAATGATATCAGCTTCTGTTTTGATATGACTACCATTGTGATTCAATGTATTGGATACAGATGCTAATTGTGGAATTGGTAAACCACTAGACATCAATTCTTTATGGGCTTTCCAAAACGGAACGCTGGTAAAGGATACACCTAAGTAGTTATGTTTAGCAATATCGTCAAATTCATGTTTATGTTCTTCAAACCATTCAGAGTGAGTACTATACATGGATTTGATTTTCTTAATAATCCCATTGATTAAATCCATAATAAACTTACGGATTTTAGCTAACCATCTACGGATAGTATCAACGATTTTATTACGAGTTAACTTCTCACCAATACGGTCTTTCAAGCTAACTTCCATAGTAGCTTGATTAAATACCATATCAGCTTCCATTAATTGAGATTCGATTAAGTAGTCGATAGTATTCATCATACGTCGATACCTCCTAATCCAATAAATGGTCAAGTAGGGATTTGTTCTTACTTTGAGCTCGATTGAAAATCAAATGTACTGTGTAGTAGTATTCCATGAATGCAGAGATTTGATATACTGCGAATTGAGCTACACTATTGATAGAAGTAATAGCCAATCCAGCAAGAATATGAACAGCATCGATGAGTTTCAATAACATACCTACTTTAGTAGCCACGTTAGTTTCACCCATAACTTCTGCCAATTTCTTACGAATTTTAGTAACGACTTTACTAATCGTTGTAGCGATAGTGTCAATCATATCATAGTACGCATTGACATCTAAATGGTCATATTCACGATTCATTAATTTGAAATCGAATGCTAATTGATTCATCAATACGACACCGCAATGTACTTTTTCTCTAACTTTAGTAGGGAAGAAGTACGCTAATAGTGTATCATTGAAAGAATCATCGGATACACTCTTGATATCAGCGTTACGACCATTGATAAGGGATGTGCGTAAGATGCCAGGGGCTTTATCCTTAGCTTCTTCAACCAATTCGTCGAAGCGTTCTTGATTAAATGCTTTGGTTCCAATAGTATCCACTATTTCAAACTGTTCTAACCAACGAAGGTAACGACCGATTTCAGGAACTCTAGATGTTACATTGATATTTGTATACATCATAAGACTGAAGTTATCTTTAGGGTCTTCTACACGACGTTGATATAGTTGAATTTCATTAGCCGTTTTCATACGGAATTTGCTAATTTCTTTGTGATATCGACGGTGTTCTTTGATAGCATAGTCACATGCTTTTTGAGCAGCTTTATCGATATCGGTTAAGTATCCATCAACTAAATGCATCGCTTCTTTAAAAGATTGAGCATCAATAGCACTTTTGACTCTTGATGTAAATTTTTTAGAAGTTGCACTAAGAGGACTAATAATAGAATTATATAAACCCGCTGTCATTTGGAGTGGATCAGGAAGGGCTCCTTTAGCACTCGTGAAATTGAAACGAGATTCTTCGAATACAATATCTAATTGATCTGTCATAAAGGTGTACACCTCTTTCTTAAGTACGAATTATTTTAGCTAAAATACTTATTACCTTGTCTAAAAGACTAAATAAAGCCGTAGGGAAGTCCTACGGCTATTACTTATTTCAAGGTTCTAGGTTTAGGACCTTTAGAAGGTGTGTGCTTATCTTGTACTTTAGCATTGTATTCTTTACGATTCTCTGAATCAGACGCAACACTTTTAAACGTACTTGGATACTTATTATCCTGAATATTACCCACTCTATCTTTATCATGTTGATTGGGAACATCAGATGCTACTTTTAACTCATCATGAGAACCATCTGTATATTTAGATTGCACATCCTTAGGAGAAGGTGTGTTAGAAGGACCCTTACTTGGAGGAGCGTCTTTCAATTGGATATTTGGATTCACCTTAGCATCAATGGTTTGTACTTCATCCGAGCTTAATCCTGACTTTTGAGCAAAGTCATATTGAGCCGCACAGTTGAACATATCACCTGCTTTAGTGAATGCTGTGGTAGCCGATGTGAGTCGATAGTATCCATTATACTTCTGCTTTTCTTTATCGGTGAAGTAGAATACGAATTCCTTATTAGGAGTCATTGCAAATAAATCTTGGTCTACTAATAAGCACGATAGGTGTAAGTTACGTTCATTGATTTCACTTAACATAACGGACTTATTAAACTCATTACCAAACTTATCAGATACGATGGATGAACTACCCATACCACGTTGTTGACCTGCACCGGATACTTCAGTGGTTTCATTATTCCTTGGGTCTACAATCGTTACATTATTACCAGCAACCAAGTCTTGTGTGGTAGATGGTGTAGATACAGAGATATTCTCTGGGTCAATATACATAACGTATTCTTGTTCATCAGGAGACTCAAATGTACCAGTCGCTTTCAGATTTGAATTCGTTTGGTCGAATACGGTTAAGATTGTTTTCTTGAATTCACCTTGTTCATAGCAATCACAGGCACCCGATTTATTTAAGATATATAGGCAACGGAAGTCATAGAATGACATCGTACCAAAATAATAGGTACCGTATGTTTGTTGAAGGTATTCGAATACATTCATCAAGTTCATTGGAGGAACGATAACCTGAGGATATTGTTTCTGATTGTTCAATGGACTGATGAGCATTTTATCAATACCTGCATTACTTAAGATATGACCTAATGCAGAGGATAACGTACAGTCATTATAGATTTCATTGACTGTTTTCCGCATAGCAATTAAGTCTTTTTCTCTCCATAAGGAGATTTCATAGGCTTCAGTATAATCACTTGGGTTATACCAATGCTTATCTTCAGCTTTAATGGCTGAAGATGTACCTTGACCACCAGCTGATTTGTTGGTTTGGTCATATAGTTTACTTTCTTGGAATGGAGCCTCATCATCTATCAATACAATGAATGTATCATTGATGATATCATGATACGGTTGTGTTCCTTGTTCACCATTGATATCTACAGCAACCATTCTAAAGCGAATATTTACTTCGTTCTTGTTATTAACAATGGCTTCATGTAATCTAGGTGGTAATAAAGTCTTGATTTCTAGTATAGGATGAATGGCTTCGTCGTATAATTGGGTAAGAAAAATATGCTGGATAGCAGTCGGTATCATATCGATTGGATCTTGACCAGGAAGTAATACCTGCCAAGTTTCCACTCGATATCGATACCGATGATTTCGCATGTTCGTACGAAATTGATTGCTAGTGCCAGACTGTCCACCCATATTAAATGCTTTATCAAGTAAGCCATCCAAATTTAGTTTAGGAATATTTGGACGTTTTACGGAGCTAAATATATTTTTCAATAAAGAGCCCGTATCAATTTTGATACCCATTTATTATAGTTGAACCTCCTCTAATAACTCATTGCGTTTACTATATTGATTGAGTTCCATTAACATCAACGGACAGTCAGCGAAGTATTTATCATTGATATCCATTAATGTATCAGGGTCAGTTTTATCAGAGAGTTGGTCAAATATCTTTTGTTTCTGTACATCTGATGTGACGTCATATTGATACTCGAAGTCAACTGCTCGATAGTTTCTAACCACTTGGTTAGCGATGTCTTCTTTGTTTAAGAAGTTAAAGTTCGATTGATGAATCACATGGGCAAGATTACTAATCTTAAATGTGTCTTCATCTTCATCATAGATATACCCAGCTTCATATAACGCTTCTAATGATTTATAAATCTTAGTGAAGCGATAACCAGATACACCTTTAATACTACGTTTTCTATCACCATCACAGGATACAATGAATGGTAATAGTAATGGATTGATATCTCGCTTCGGTTCGAACTTGTTCTTGAAGCACATGTACTTCATCACATTCCGCTTCGTTAATAGAACAGGCTCATTCTTAAACTTAGATATCACCAAGAAGTTATAGTTGGTATACTGTAAGTCATATGCATCTTTGGATACGATGATATTTACATTCGCTGGATGTTTGTTCTCCATATGAATGATCATTGGAACCAAAGAGGATTCTACTGAATCGGTACCAACCATATATACATTTTCGATATACTCTGTAATAATCTTCATGAAGTCAATAGACTCCCGAATGATAGTATTCACAGTGATTCTATCTAAGTCAGTAAGGGACTTGAAGAAGTGTTCACGGTATCCCTTAACTAACGCTGTATTATTATATTCCACTCGTGATTGTGGGATATTGTTATAGTAGAGGAAGATGTTTGTCTTTATCTTGCTCTTGGAGAAGTAATTCCGATAGTGTGCTACGATATTGATAAAGTTGGAAATCATATTACGATAGATTTCATTGACTTCTTTCTTATTCGCTACTCTAAGGTACTTCTCAACATGTGTATTTCGAATGCAATTATATAAGGATTCGAAGTTGATATAGATATTAGCGGTATTCACAATACGTTTACCGTTCTTGGTAGTATCTGTTAAATGACCATTAAACATCTTATCCAAATACACATATTTGACTTTAAATGAATTGGCATACCCGTCGATGATTTCAAACATGATTATTCTACCTCAACATCAATCGTTAAGATATCATCATCAGTATCACCGAAGTTGAAGCCACCATATTGACTTTTACGTTTATTGATAGCGGATTGTAATACATCGATACTACCGAAACCGATATCTACGAGTTTATCAACCATAGTATCGACTTCTTCATCCGTTAAACTGATACCTTTACCAATCACAGGTTCTTCATCCATTTTCATGCTACGGATATTGATATTAGCAGGACCATCATCGAAGGAAGCCCTGATAAGGAATTTACCCCAATTACTATTGGCGGATTCCGAGATGTTATCAATCACCTCTTC